AAACTAAGGTTATTTATAGTGTTTATATTAATTGTATTTATTTCAATGCAAAACTAATTAATATTATACTTGCCGATATAGCACAATGGTAGTGCAGCACACTTGTAATGTGAAGGTTGTGGGTTCAAATCCCTCTGTCGGCTTCTATCTCATTAGCTCAATAGGAATAGAGCAACGGATTTCTAATCCGTGTGTTGTTGGTTCGAGTCCAATATGGGATATTAAATAAAGAAGAGTATATCTACTCTTCTATTTTATTGGATAAAAAATGATTAAAAGGAGGAGTTGTAAAGTGGCAACTACGAAGAAAATAAATGCAGAAGCCAAATTGACTCCTGCTCAAATGCGTAAAGAAATTGAAAAATTACAAGCAGAAAATGAAAAGCTTAAAGATAGTTCAAGATGTAGTGTGTGTGATACATTAAAACGAAAAGATGATTTTTATGTAAGTACAGATCCTATGAATAAATCTGGTGTAACACCTATTTGTAAATTGTGTGCTAAAAAAATAGCATTAAGAGTTGATAAAAATGGTGATGAACATGAATGTACAAAGGAAAGCGTTTGTTCAGCCCTTAAATTGCTTAATAAACCATTTATTTATAGTTTATGGGATGATAGTGTTCAAGAATCAGAAAATTTAGCTACTGGTAAAGTAAAATACAGTCCCTGGTCTGCGTACATTAAAAATGTAGCCATGCCGCAATGGATAGGACTTACATGGGACGATTCTGATATGTTTAAAGAAAGGGTTATTTATGAAGATGAAAAAACTCCACAAATGATTGTCGAAGAACATTCGGGTCAAGATACATATGATGATTATATTAAGAATAAAAAAGATGTTATTAGATTATTAAATTATGATCCTTTTGAACAAGAAGCCGTTAGTGATCAACCGTTTTTATATTCTCAATTATTAGGATTATTAGATTCTGGTGGTGATGAAAATGATGATATGATGAGAAATGCTTCTTGTATATCAATTGTAAGAGGATTTTTACAACAGTCTAAAATTGATAATGCTATTGCAAATTTAATGACAGATATTAAAAATGTAGATAAAAATTCTGCAACAATTAAATCGTTACAAGATAGCAAATATAAAATTACTAATGTTATTACTAGTCTTGCGGCTGACAGTTGTATTTCTTTAAAGAATAATAAGAATGCAAAGAAAGGTGAAAATACATGGACTGGAAAAATAAAGAAAATTAAAGATTTAGATTTACGCCAAGGTCGTGTTAATGGGTTTGATATAGAAACATCTAAAGCTATGAGACAAGTTATGGATAATAGTCATCATTCTATTATGCAAGAATTAAAATTAGATGATTCTGATTGGTCTGATATGGTTGCAGATCAAAGAGATATGATTGTCAAATTACAATCAAAACTTGATAAATATATAGAAATTTCCAGAATTTTATTAAACGAAAATTTAGACTTAAAAGATTTTATCAAAGAAAATGAAGTGGATATTCAAGGATATAGTTATGTTGATTTAGAAGAATTATATTCTTGCTTCGCTGCCGAAGATGAAGAGGAAGAAGAAAACGATGAAACTTAGTGAGTTTAATGAATTAAAATTAAGTTTAATAAATGAAGGAAAAATTAATCAAGTTGAAGTAGGAAATTGCATTCAAGGAGATACGATTTTCGTCAAAGATGGAGTTTATGCTCTTTCTTCAAAAAAGATTGAATCTTTATTAAGAATTGCAGAAATGCAAAAGTATTATCAATGTAATCCAGTTAGGTTTATAAAAGATTTTTTTAATATAGAATTACTTGATGCACAAGCATGGATTGTTCAACAGTCATGGACATGTCCAAATGTTTTATTAGTTTGTAGTCGTGGGTTTGGTAAATCTACATTACTTGATATTATAGTAATGGCTAAAGATATGTTATTTAATAACTACTGGACGTTTATAGCATCAGGTAGTGGGTCTCAGGCAGAACAAACATTTACTACTCTTGAAAGATTAGCAAATGATAATATAGATTCATTTATGGGTTCTACTGGTATTGTATTTAAAAATGAAATTGAGATAAAGAATGCTGCCGGAGATGGGTTTTCACATTCTTCTGATGGATTTAATTATACTACATATAATGGATCTATGACGCAAACATTGAACTCAAATGTAGATAAAAAAAGAGGTTTGCGCGGAAACGTAATCTTTGATGAATGCGGGTTCTTGTCAGAAGAAATGATGAATGTATATGGAGCATTTGCTATTGTAAATAAAAGTTTTAAATCTGGTACTGATGGTAATGGTAATGAAATTGATCCTATTAGATTAAGAACTTTACCAAATGAGATTCAGAATCAGTTGTTTTATATTAGTTCGGCTAGTTCAACTGATACTAAGTTTTATGAGTTTTTTAAAGAGTTTTCAAAAAAAATGTTTATGGGTGATAAAAGATATTTTGTGGCAATGATTACTTGTGATGTACCATTGCATCCTACTATTCACGGAAAATTAATGAACCCATTGTATGAAAAATCTATTATTGATAATGAATTAAGAACTAATCCAGAAAAAGCTCGTAGAGAATATTATTGTCAATTTACAACAGATGCTGGTACTAATGCTATTATAAGACGTGCTGTTATTACTCGTAATGAAGAAGTAAGAAAACCTTTGCTTTATAATGATACAGGAGATAAAAAATTTGTTATTACTTATGACCCTGCTAGAAGTAGAGATAATTCTGTTATTTTAGTTGGCGAAATTTATGATTATAAACAAGTTGATGGAAGTATAGATAAACGAATGAGATTAGTTAATTGTATTAATCTTATTGATGTTGGTAAAAAAATCAAATCTCCTATGCAAACACCTGATCAGATTGAATATTTAAAACAAGTTATTCTTGATTACAATGGTGACGCAGATGCTTATGGTAATATTGTTGGTGTTTATATTGATGCAGGATCTGGTGGTGGAGGTGTTAACATCGCTGATTATTTAATGCCAGATTGGAAAGATAAAAAAGGAATTGTTCATAGAGGATTAATTGACAAAGAATATTCTGCTGAATATGTTAAGAAATTTCCAAATGCAGTTGATAAAGTTCATCTTATGTCTCCTACTGCTTTTAAATCTGAGATGTATGAAGCTATGATTGAATTAATGAATCAAGATAAAATTAGTTTTACTGCACAATATGATAATAAAGGATACTTGACTGTCTTTGATATAGATGAAAAGAAACTTGAGAAAGCTAAGAAAGAAATTACAGAACAATTAAAAAAAGAAAAGCTTGACGAAAAAGAATTTGAGAAACGTTTAGAAACTGAATTAAGTCAAGTTCAATCGGTTAATAAAAGAACGATTAAACTTGAATGGCAAGATGAAATTGCTCTTGCTAATATGGATGCTTTAAAAGAAGAATTAGTTAATATGGTTCGTAAGAAACGTGATTCTGGAAAGGATTCCTTTGAATTAACACCAGAAAAGGCAAACAAAATGCATGATGACCGTGCTTATACTGCTTGTATGGCTTCTTATGCTCTTATGCAAGAAAGACGTAAAGCTATTATAAATAAGCCTAAAAAACAAGATATGAATTATAATCAAATCTTTAAAATTCGTCCACCAAAGAAATCAACACGTTTTTAATTTTAAAAATGTTTATATTTTTACATAATATAACATATCACAAAACGTAATAAAAGTCAATAAAATTATATAACTATTTTGAATTAAAAATTTTAAAGAAAGGAGGAAAATAATAATTGGCAGTACAAGAAACAAAAATGATTACAAAATCTGCTGAGGATGGAGATTATTATACAAAACGAGAAAGAGCACAAAAAATCAACTTTGCAAAAATACAAGAATTATTACAAAGGAATGTAGGAAAGAATACAAATAAGACTTTTACTCAGTATACAAAAGAACTTGTAAAAACTTATTTAGCTTCTCCGGGAACAAATATTGATACTATTAGAGAAGTATCACGTTTCTTGGTGAGAAATTCAATGATATATAAAAAGATGATTTATTATTATGCCACTGCTCCTCTTTTCTTATATTCAGTAACACAAGAAAATGATTTATCAAAATCTATTAATGTTAATAAATCACTAAAAGGATATGAAACAGTATTAAAAAGATTGAATGGATTTAAAATGGCAAAAGAATTTTATACAGTATTAGCTACTACTATTCGTGATGGTATGTATGTAGGATTTGTATATGACGATGAACAAGGTAATACTTTTTTAATGCCATTAGACATTCAGTATTGTCGTATTTATGGTAAAACACCAGAAGGTGAATGGATTGTTTATTTTGATGCATCGTACTTTTCAAAAGGAAATAATAAAGATTTCGTAGAAGGTGTTGATGGAGACGGAGTTGGTGTATGGGATTCATGTTTTGTTGATGGATATAATGCTTATCAAGCAGATAGAAACGCACAATGGTTTAGATTAACACAAGAAAGAACATTATGTGTAATTTGTGGAACTGATGATGAGTTTGATATGCCAATGCCATTTTTAAGTGGAATATTTATAGAGTTGCTTGATTTACTTGATTTAGAACAATTATTAGCAGATCGTACAGAACTTGAGAATTATATTCTTTTAGTTAGTAAAATTCCATTAATAGATGGAAGTGAAGATGTAGACGATTTTGCAGTTAGTTTGGAATTGGCACAACAATTTAATCAGTTGTTGGAGCAAGTTGTTCCAGATCTTGTAGGCGTTGCATATTCACCAATGGAGATTGATACAGTTAAATTTGATAAATCAAATTCTACAGAGAATGTAGATAGACTTGCACAATCAATGAATAACTTATTTAATAATGCAGGTATGTCGCAATTAGTAGTTGCTGGTGGAGCTTCAACAAATAGTATTGGATTAAATCATGCAATAGAGAATGATTTAAGTACAATATGGATATTTGTAAATAGACTTGAAACATGGATGAACTATTATATTAAAAATAATATTTCAGAAGGATATATATTTAAGTTTCATCAAATTAGTTGGTATAACAGAGATACGTATATATCAAATTTACAGCAAACTTTTTCATTTGGTGCAAATCAATTAGATTATCTTGTTTGTACTAGTGGTAAAACTCCATATGCTGTTTTAAACGATCTTAGATTTAATGCAGAAGTATTAAATATTAATCAATGGCTTATTGCTCCACAATCTAGTTATACAAAGTCTTCTGATTCTGGAGAAGTTGGTGCTCCAACAAAATCAGATGATGAAATTACATCAGAGGAGACTATAGCAACTAGAGATGATGAAAAAAATGAAAACACTACTAGTAAAGTTGAATAGGTAGGTGAAAATAATGAATAAAAATAAAAACACTACTCTTCCATTTATATTAGTATCTGATTCAACAATTGCGGAAAAATTAAAGCAGTTAGGATTAGAATTAATAATTCAAAATGAATCAATATATACTTTTGCGAATAATAACAAATTAGTATTTTCAGATGATATTGATGAACATAAAATTGTGTATTCAAATAAGTTATGTATTTAATCCTTTCTAATGAGAGGATTTTTAATATAAAAAAATTTAAAGAAAGGAGGAAATACAATAAGAAATGGAACAGAATAAAATAAGAAAATTGTTAACATTAGATGATTTATGTGATTACTATGCTAATCATAAAAATATAGTTTCTTACAGTGCAGATAAAAATAATGGTACTCCAGTAGTTGTACAACTTGAAGGAACTATGACTTTTTCAGATGATGATTATGATCCTGAAACTGGTTTATTAAAAACACATTTGAAGAGTTGTCATATTGGAACTAATCGTAACCATTCAAATATAGAACAAGATGTAATGGAAGAAGCTAAATCTTCTATTTATAATCGTCCTATTCTTGGTTTTATACATAAACTTTCAGATGATACTTATGATTTTGCAGGGCATGAGATGTTTATAAATGAAGATGGAGAAATTGAATATGAAGAGATTCCTGTGGGATGTATCCCTGAATCTGGAAATGCTCATTTAGTTTATGATGAAGATAAAGATAAAACATATCTTGAAGTAGATGGAGTTGTTTTTGAAGAATATACGAGAGCTGCATCAATACTTAAAGAAAAGAAAGAATCAAAAGTAAGCGTTGAACTTGCTTTATTAGATTATAGTTATAACCCTAAAGATAAAGAGATGATTATAAGTCGTTTTTATTTTTCTGGTATTACAATATTAGGTAAAGATAGATATACAGAGAAACCTATAGAAGAAGGCATGTATGGTAGTAAAATTACGTTGAAAGATTTTAAACAAAATAATTCTATGTTTTCGAATTTATCAGAACAAGAAAATTCAAAATTAATTGATACATTAGAGAAATTAAATAATACGCTCTCTAATCTCAATATAAATCAGAATGAAAATTCTAATGAAAACTACGGAAAGGAGGAAAATGATAACGTGGAAGATAATATTTTAGTTAATGAAGAAGTTACAGAGGAATCTACTGTTGAATCTACTGAGGAAACAAAAGTTGAGGAAGAGGTAACTAAAACAGAATCCACAGAAGAAGTAACAGAAACAGTAACTGAGAATGAATCAGAAGAAACGGTTGAAAATACTCCTGATGTGGTTGAAACAGAAGCTAAGAAAAAGAAATGTGAAGAAGAATCTAATGAAAATTCTGATAGCGAAGAAGTTAAAGAAAACGAATCTACAGAAGAAGTTTTTGAAACAATCGAAAAGACTTTTGAAATTGATGGAAAGAAATTTTATGTATCATTTGAATTATCACATGAAGATATCAGATATGGTCTTTATAGCTTAATTGCTGATTACGAAGAAATAGATAATGATTGGTATGATGTAAGAGCTGTATATGATGATTATTTTGTATTTCAAGGATGGTTCTCAAATAAGATTTATGGTCAGAAGTATACAAAGGATGGAGATACTGTTGCTCTTGATGGAGAAAGATATACTCTTCATGAAGAATTGCTTACAGATTCAGAACTTGCACAGCTTAATGATATGAGATCAAGTTACTCTTCTATTCAGAAAGAACTTAATTCTTATAAAGAATCAGAATTAAATGCACAGCGTGAAGCAGTTTTCGCAGATGAAAATTATGCTGAGTTTATTGAAACAGAAGGATTTAAGAAAATTAAAGAAAATATTTCTACGTATTCTGTCGAAGATTTAAGAACAGCATGTGATTTAGAATTTGCAAAATGTGTAAAAGCGAAAGGAAATTTCGCATTAAATCATGAAGAAGAAAAACCTAAAGCACCTATGTTTGCTTTTGGAAAAGTTGAGCAGAAATCTAGTTTCTTAGATGGATTGCTTAAGAAAGATACTAAATAAAATTAAATAAAATTATAAATAGTATTTATATGGAGCATATTAATATGCTCTTTTATATTGTAAAAAAATAAATTAATAGAAAAATTTTAAGGAGGAAAAAAGAATGGCTATTTATACAACTTTAGAAGCTCAGAATGTAGATAAGCACGGAATGTTTCGTAGCTCTCGTTTAAAAGCTACCGATGTTGGTAGAATTTATGATCTTATTGTAAGAGATGATAGTGACAAAGAAATCGCAGTAGATAATGGTGTTGCAGTAAAGGTAGGTTCTGCAACAGGTTCTGGTTTACAGACAAGATATGCTACAGTAGCAAAAATTGGTGACAAGGTAGCAATCGTTGGTTCTCCAGCTACAATTAAAGATTCTTTTACATCTTTACAGGCTGCTGAATATAACTTCTATCACAAAGCAGGTGTTGTTGCTAAAGCATATGAAGTAAGACAGGACGAAGCAGAAGTTTTTGGTGTAGCTGCATATCAGTTTACAACTGTTATTGGTTCTGTACCAGCAGTAGGTAATCTTGTTGTAGTTGATGGTAATGGTGGATATACAGAATTAGCTTCTGGTACTGATGTATCTACATATGGTTTTGTTGGAACAGTTTATGGTTATGAAACTGGTGATAATGAAACAATCGTTTTGATTGAAGTTATCAAAAATGAACAGTTATAAGAGATAAGGAAGGAGGAATAGAATAATGAGAGATATTACATGTTTTTCAGCACATACACTTGCACAGTTTGATAATAATTATGAAAATATGTTACAGTTCAATGAAGTATTAGTAGATGCTGATCATGGTATTTATACTACTTATACTAAAGCAGAAGTAGATACTATGTTTAGAAATCAGATGGATAAAATTTTAGGAGGTAACTTTGCTCAGATGTCTCCAATGAAACGTAGACAGGCATGGAGAGATCATGGTAAAGAAGTTGCTACATTAGTAGAAGATGTTCTTGTTGATAGAATGAATTCTGGTTGGAATGAAGCAAATGCTCGTTTTATGGAATTTGTAAAAGAAATTAATCTTGCAGATGGTGATGTAAATGAGTTCTTCGTTGAAGATACTTCTTTATTACAGGTATCTAAATTTGCAGGAAATCATCATGACATTGTAAGACAGTCTGTAAAACCAGGTAAGGCATTCAGAATTGAAACATCTTGGTATACAATTAAAGTATATACAGATTTTGAATTATTCCGTCTTGGTAAGGTTGACTTTACTGGATTAGTAGATAGATTATATAATTCTATCACAAAATATCGTTATGATGCATTATATACTGCATTTATGTCTATGGATGCTTCTCTTCCAACAGACATGATTCTTGAAACAGCAGTATCTGAATCTACAAAAGATTCTATTATTGCTAAGATTGAAGCTGTAAAAGCTGCAACAGGTAAAGATGTAATTCTTGTTGGTACAAAGATTGCTATGCAGAAATTACAGGGTACTGTAAATTACAATATGTGGTCTAATGAAATGAAGAACGAAAGAAATCAGAATGGTGTTCTTGGTAACTGGGAAGGTTATGAATGTTTAGCACTTCCAAGAGTTAATGCTACTGGTACAAGAACTGAAATTACTGATAATACTAAGATTTTAATCATTCCTGTAGATCCAAACTTTAAACCAATTGTTCGTGTAAACGAAGGTGATGTAATGTATACAGAATCTGGTATGGACGGTTCTAAGAAAGATATGACTATTGATGTAGAGGTATCTTACAAAGAAGGTATCGGTATTGTTATTGATCAGTTATTTGGTGAAATTAAAATTACTGCTTAATTGATAATGTAGATTAATCAATATTATATTAATATTTTAACATAGTGGTGCTAAATTAATTTAGTATCACTATGTTAACTAACAGATAATAAAGGAGAAAAAGGAAAATGACTGTTAATGAATTATCAAAAGAAATTGGCGTAAAAAATAAAGAAACAATTACTTTTTTAAAAGATAAAGGGTTCAATATTTCTAGTCATATGCAGAATGTAACTGATGAAATGATTGAACTCGCAAAAGCAGAATTAAAACCAGCAGAAACAGAGACTAAGGTTGAGGAAAAGGTTGAGTCTGTAGAATCTGAAACTAAGAAAAGTATTGATGATGAAATTCCAGAGGAAAAGAAATTTGCAATGGATGATTTAATTCCTTGTAGAAGTGTTACTCCTTGGGAATTAATCGCTTTGGGTTCAGATAAGAAAACTGTTTATCACTGGGAAGGATATGGAGATGTAGATTATATTAAATATAGTGATCTTCAATCTTTAAGAAGAAAAGATTTAATTAAAGCACCTAAAGTTATTATCGAAGATGCTTCTTTATGTTATCAGTGGAGGCGTGAACTTGGTGATACATATAAGTATTTTCTCGGAGTTGAGTATCCAGAGGAGTTCTTTGATTTATCTGATGCTAAATTTGAAGAACTTTTAAAGAACGCACCAGATGTAGTTAAAGAAGTTATTAAAGTGACAGCTTTAAATATGGTTAAGAATGAGAATTATCCTTCTGTTGTTAAATTAACATTAATTGATAATATCTTAGGTACATGTATTAAAGAGTTCCTCTAATATAAAAGGAGGGATTCTATGAAATATGAAGATATATATTCACGTTTTTATTTAAAACAAACAGATCCTAGTTTATTTAAGTGTTCTAAAGAAGATGCTTATGAAATTATGTCGGGATGGTTACATAGTATTGCTTCTCTTCCATATGTTCGTAAGTGTTTTTCTAATATATCTTTTGACGATGATTTAGAAGAATTAACATATAGTTTAGTTAAATCTGTTGATACAGATTCTGATAATGAATTTGTAACAGAAGTATTTGCGCAAGGAATGGTTATTTGTTGGATGCGGCCAGAAGTTGAAAAAGCTATTAATTTAGCTATAGCTATAGGCGGTAAAGAAGAAAAGTCTATATTAAATAATTACAAAACTAATATAGCAAGATTAGATTCATTGGAATTAAAATTGAAGAAAATGATTCGTGATTATGGCTATAATAATGGTTCATATGAAACAGAATAAGGTAAATAATTATGGAACATTTATATGGTGAATTTACTCAAAATCAAATTGCGCAAACTAAAAAATCGTTAAGAGGATCTATTTTCTTTTTATTACTCTGCGTTGATCCTAAGACATCATCAGAGTATGCAGATATAGATGTAAACAAATCTTTTAATGGATTACTATTAAAACTTGGTGGAATGAATGAATTACTTATGAACCAACCAGAGTTAGTAACCGTTATGAGTCTGCTCCAAGCAGCATTAATTGAATATAACAATCCAGAGTTTGATTTTCAAACTTATAGAAAATTAATTCTTGATGCTGGAGCCGAAGTTTTAAAATTAAAGGAGGTATAGTTATGCCATCCTTTGAAGATATGCAAAGATATTATCAAAGTACTGGAACTATTGGGCAACAATTAAAAGTTATGTCTGATATGGTTATGCAACAGACTTTTGATAATGATATTCAGACAAAGTTGTGTTATTTATATGATTATTATCATGATGACCAACCAGAGAAATTAGATGGTTATGACCCATCTCTTTCTAAAACAAAAATACCAGTTGAATTAAAGTTCATAATTAAAGAATATAAATCTGCATCGAAAGATGATCCAGAATATCATATTCAGTTTGAACCTGATGTTTGGAATTCTATGAGTTGCAAACCAGATTGGTTTGTTGAAGGATATCAAAAATATGGGGTAAAATTCCCTATAGGGTTAATAATATAGCTCCTTATAATGGAAACATTATAAGAAAACCCTTTGAATTGCTGGGAAACCTTAAGAGCCTTATAAACTACAACGTAAGTATGAAATATAATTAAGCGTGAATGTTTGAAAATTATAAGGATATATTATGCTAGATGAAATCTTCTAGGACAGAAATGTAAAAATAGGTAATCAGCAGCTAAGTCCCGAATAGGGAAAAGTTCAACGACTAAGAGACTCAAGTGAGTCCTGTGGAGGGCATCCGAAAGGATGAAGATATAGTCTGAACTCTTATGAAAGTAAGAGAAATTAAATTATGTTAAACTAAATAATATTAAAATAATAAGACCAGACAGAGGGTAGCTCCCTTTTCTATCATACTCCTAATATGAAGATTATGGTCTTTTTATTATATAAATTCTTAGGAGGAATTAATATGGGCAGAGGTAAAAAACCAACAATGGAAGAAATTAATCAGATGATTCAATTGTATTTAGAAGGCAATACAATTAATAGTATTGCTGATAAAATGCATAAAAAAAAATGAAACAGTTTCGAAATATTTAAAAGAAAATGGAATAAATATTCGGAATACAAAAGTCACACAAGAAATAATTGAAGAAGTGTGTACATTATATGAATCTGGTTTATCAGAAGAAAAGGTTGGCAAACAAGTTAATTTATGTAGAAAAACTGTTCGAAATATATTAAAAAATAATAATATTAAAATTAGAGATAATAGTGAATATAGAACATATTCATTAAATGAACATTACTTTGATAAAATTGATACACAAAATAAAGCATATATTTTAGGATTCTTTTATGCTGACGGAAATGTTAGTGTTGATAAATATAACATTCAATTAGGAATTCAAGCAAGAGACGTAGAAATACTTGAAAAAATGAAAGAAGAATTTGGTTCTGATTGTAAGTTGTTTTTGCAAGAAAGATCTAAAAATAATTATAAACATCAAGATATAATAACATTACAAATACATAGTAAATACATGCATAATTCATTGGCACAATGGGGAATAGTCCCACAAAAAACACATGGTATTATATATCCAAACTTTTTAAATAATGATTTAAATAGGCATTTTTTAAGAGGTGTAATGGATGGGGATGGGTGTATTCATGGAACAGAATTATCTTCTGGAAGAAGATGTAGAGCTATTGATATTTGTGGTACTGAAAATTTTTGTATTGGTGCAAAGGAAATAATTGAAAAGGAACTTGGAATACATTGCTCAATTATTGTGACGAATCAAGACCATCCAGATACTAAAAAACTAGTTATTTCTGGAATTTATCAAAGTAAAAAATTTTTAGATTGGATTTATGAAGATGCTAATATGTATCTAACAAGAAAATATAATATATATGTAGAAAAATATGTAAATGAACTTGAAAAAGAAAGTGCATAATTTAACTTAATAAAATTAACGAATTTATTAAGTAACAAAATGTATATATAGATATTCCTGATGATAGAGGTGTTTATCATAAGTGGATTGTATTTTATGATGAACCAGCCAATCAATTTCCTAAGTTCGGTGTGATAAGGTGTAATTATTTATTTACATGGGTTAAAGATGATGGTGTACATAGATATAAACGTAAGATGTGGGGTGCTGAAAGAACTCAATCTAGTTACACTAGCGGAACATGGGAAGGCGACAAAACAAAAGTTTTTGACGAACAAGGAAAGTTTTGGATTCCTTGGAATACTATTAGTTCTGAAATTAAGCATGATATGAGATTATTTATTTCTATGCTACAAGAAGAACCTTATGTTTATCAAATATCTAAAGTAAAAAATACATCTCCAAAAGGTATTGTTACTTGTACTGTTGAACAAGTAGAACTTAATAAGAAAACTGATTATGTAAATTTAGAAACTGGAGAAATGTATGCAGATTATTATGTATCATCTGTAGACCCAGTTGATGAACCTATTAACCCAGTAGAGCCTACAAAGGATAATCATATGGAAATTCAATGTACTACAAATAAGGTTCGTATTGGTGGAAATTATAAAACTCTCACTGCTGTTTGTTTAAATAGCGACGGTGATGATATTAGTGCAGAATTTAATAATTATGAATGGTCTTTCTTTATTGATGATATTGATGTCTCGAATTTAATTAATGTTCAAGAAGTAGATAAAAATAAGATTAAAATTAAGATTTCAAAGATGGATAATATTGATGAACTTAATAAATATTTGAATAAGGTATTGGTTGTAAAATGTAAAAATGAAGAATTAGAATCTAGTGTTGAATTATATACAACTTTATAGGAGGTGTTACTATGGATAAAATGAATGAAAAAGTATTTCAATATGGTCAGCATTTAGAAGACAGTAATATCTCGTATAAAAATATAATTAAAGATAAATTATTGGGAAATGAAAATATTTTAAATATGCTTGATAATGAGGAATTAAAAGATCATGATCCTGATGATTATTATGGAGTAAATTTTTTCCCTTATTATTTATTGCCAGAAACACAGGTCGAAGTAAAAAATTATATTTGTTATGAAACTTCTTTTCAAGAAATTCCTAGATATAATACTGTTATGAAACTTGGTCAAATTACATTTTATATTTTATGTGATTGTAGTAAAGAAAATATAATGGATGCTAGTGGTTCTGCTAGACATGATATTTTGGCAGGACTTATTACTGATGATTTTAATTGGTGTAATGATTTTGGTACACAATTTAAATTAGTTTCTGATAGACCTGGAGCAATTGATAATAATTATATTTCTAGAGTTCTAGTTTTTGAACAGACTATTCCAAATAGCATTGTAAGAAATCAGAGTGTGATTAATAATGTCAGAGTTAATAAACAATAATAAATCAAACAATACTCAAAAAGAGAATAAAGAAACTGATACTTTTGAAGTAGATAAATTACAATTATATTTTGGAGAACCTTTTCAAATATCTGATAAAATTATAATCAGACAACCTACTATTGGACAAATTATGGAATATGGAGAAAAGAAGTTTTATTCTATGCTAAATGTTTTTATATCTAATCCTACTTCTTATAGATTAATGTTATGGGATATAGGTATTGATTGGAATAAAATTTCTGATTATAAATTATTTTCTATGCTAATAAAAAGTTTAAAGCAAGAAGATACATCAATATTATTTGGAGATTTAAATTTTCAATTATTTGATATGTATGAAAAACAAATAAATGAAGATGAACAATATATTACTTTATATAATAAAGAACAAGATGTTGAGATTAATGAAACAACATATAAACATATAGCTTTATATTTAAGAACTATGTTTAATATATTTCCTAAAGTCGAGAAGGCTAAAGGAAAAGGTACAAAAGAAGCTATTATTGATGAAGATCGTATGAATGCTAATCTTAGAAAAGATGAGCAATATCAATCTATGCTTCTACCGCTTATCTCTTCATGTTTGAATCATCCAGGTACAAATTATACTAAAAAACAATTAAAAGATGAAGTTGGTATATTTGAATTTATGGATTGTGTACAGAGATTACAGATATATGAATCTACTGTGGCATTAATGCATGGAATGTATTCAGGTATGGTTGATACAAGTGGAATAAATAAAGAAGAATTTAATTTTATGAGGGATATAAAAACTCATTAAAATTAAATTTATATAAACAAATAATTTAATATAAAAACAAGGAGGAAAAAATATGTCTTTTAAATTGGATGATATTATTATTGACCGTATTCAAATGGCAATAGCAGAAGACTTTGATGGTAATCCACTCTATACACTTACACAGTTATCAGAGGCAACTATTGATATTACTGCTGAGTCTAAGGACGCTAAAGATAAAGACGGTACATTAATCAAGAAATTCTGGCAGGGTAAAACAGGAACATTTACTGCAACAAATGCAATGATTAACTTAAATGTAATTGGTGAAGCTTCTGGTTCTGGTAAAGAAGTTGCTAGTGATACTGCTACTATTGTTATGCCAAAAATTATTACTGTAAAAGCTGGTACTACAGTTACTTTGACAGATTATGTAGATGGTACTGTTACAGTAAATGCTCTTTCTAACAATGGTACTATGGGTAAAGATTATGCTAAAGCAGCTACTGCATCTGATACAGAATTTGGTCTTACTACGGCAGGAGTATTAACACCGCCTACTGACGCTGCTGAAACACAGTTCGTTGTTAAATATAAGAGAACTGTTAAAGATGGTGTAGCAATCAAGAATAAGGCAGATAAGTTCCCAGGTACTATTCGTCTTACATTAAAGGCTTTATGTGTTGATCCATGTAGTGCAGATACATTACGTTCTTGCTACATTGTATTACCATCTTTCCAGGTATCTCCAGAGGTATCTTTGGCATTAACAACTGAGTCTACTTTGGAATACAAAGGAGATTTACAGGTGGATTATTGTTCAGCCGACAAAACATTATATGAAATTTATATTGCTTCTGACGACGAGGAAGAAGAATAATTTTTAGTTTTGGTTAGTACGTGTCAAAGCGTACTAGCTAATTAATAGAGTCATATTATTTATGGCTCATTTATATCAAATAAACTATTCAAAATTATAAAGGAGTCAAGATAATATGAGAAAAAATAATAGAATTTGTATCGTTTGCTCAACTAAATATACTTACTGTCCAAATTGTGCAGAATTTGACCATTTAGAAAAATGGCATACAATTTACCATGATGAAAATTGTAAAAATATTTTTGAAGCTGCTTCTGATTATTTAGCAGGAGATATCACAAAAGAAGAAGCTAAATTAAAATTAGATAAATGTGATTTGTCTAATAAAGCTAATTTTCATCATAAAATAGTTGAAGCAATTGATGAAGTATATGGAACAAATAAAGAAAATACAGAGAAGACGACAGAGACAAAAAAAAGTACAAAATCTACTACTAAAAAAGTTGAAGTTAAAGAAGAAAGTATTAACGAAGGTATTTCCGAAAAATAGTATTTGAATGGTGATTTTATAAGCATATATGGGGTATAACTCACTGTTCGAGTTATACCCCATTTTTTTACTTAAAAGGAGAAAAAGGATATGATTATTAAAACAAATTTAAAACCAAGAGATTATTCAGAACATGAGGTTTGTAGAATTGTCAACCCAAAACAACGTGATTTGTATATAAAACATAGAGTATTTCCAATTGATATATATCCTAGTATTGATGAAAAAGGAAATGATATAACAGTATTTATATTTTTAAGAGAAGAAACTAAAGATTTATATCAACTATGGTTATCACATGAATTAACATAGGAGATAATATATGAAAAAATATACAGAAAAGAAAACAAGAAAATATGTAATTGCTACTTTTAGCAATCCAACACAATATTTAAAAAAGACACCTAGTAAAAATGAATATGTTTTTACAGAAGATATTGAGTATGCAACAAAAACATTGAATAAAAGACTTGCAGAACAGATTAAGAAGTATTTTTATATTGATACCAATATTGATTTAGATTTAATCGTATTGCCAATTGAAATAACATATGAACTTATAAATGAAAATGATGAATAAAGAATAGTGTAAAACTACTGCTGTTCTTTTTTTAAAGTAAAATTTTTTAAGGATTAAAAAGGAAACAAAATAAAAATGATAGATACACGAACAGGAAAAGATTTAAAAAACTATCCAGTGTTAGAAGACGGACGAGTTTATATCTATGTCATGGTCAATAGTGCAGGGAGAATAAAAATAGGTAAAACGACTAATATACAACAGCGTTATCAATCTTTATGCGGAAGTAATAGTGCTGGAATGGAAATAATTAATGTTTGCTGTAGTCCTTCTACATATCTTTATACATTAGAACCAATTATGCATGATAAATTTGCTAAATATAGAATCCCAAATACAGAGTGGTTTTATGATGAAGAAAATACTGGAGAATTGACATTTGAGAAAGTTGTAAAAGAGTTACATTCACTCTTCTCTTCTAGTGATTATAAGAGATGTAACGAAGTAAGGAAACAAGTTGTAGAAAATAAAAGAATCAAGGAAGAAAAGGATAGCAACAATGACAACTAAAGAAATTGAGAATATAGCATACAACTATCTTTGGAAAAAGGGTAGATATATAGTTTGCGAAATGGCAGTACCTCTAGCAATTCAAAATCGTTATCATCGTGATAGGTTAGATATGATTGCATATGATACGGACGGTACATATAGAGGATATGAAATTAAAAGGAATTTGCAAGATTTTCATAGTGGTGCATCATGGTCGTGGATATGCAACTATAATTATTTTATAATGCCAAATGACTTATATTATAAAGTTAAAGATGAAATTCCAGATGGTATAGGTGTTTGGGTTTGTTACGAAGATTGTAAGTATATGGTATGTAAGAAGAAACCAAAGAAAAGAGAATTACTCTGTTCTTCTGTTGATATGCAATTTGCAATGTTACAGGCGTTATCAAGAGAATATAAAAAATATAGGAAGATACTTGAGAAAGAAAATAAGTCTTCTAAAAAGAAGAAATAAACTAATTAGGATTAAAAGGAGAAAAAGATTATGACAGTAATAAGTAATATGGAAAAAGGATTTATTAATAAAATAGATTATATTATATTAACATTAGAAGATGATACAGAAATAAGAATATGTGAGATTAATGATTATGATCTGGATTTATATGGTGGAGACTACTCTTCTATCTCATTTACAACTGTATGTACGAATAACAAATTGTTAAGTAGATTTAAAAGAGAATCAATTAAACATATACATATTAAATTTGATGAAATAAATGGAAATGATAGAAATTCAGTTAGACCATTATTACTTGATATTCCATGTAATATGAAGATAAAAAGATGTAGAGTAAATGGTGATACTAGTACTATTGGAAATATGTATGTTGAGTTGGAAGGTATGGTAAGATAATATGGCGACTAATGTAGGTAAAAAATTTGAACAAAATTTTAAAGCATCAGTTCCAGATGATATATTTTATCATAGACTTATTGATCCACCACAGAGTTTTAATAAAGGAGATTCTTCTCTTAGATTTAGTTGGAAAAATCCATGTGATTTATTTTTATTTAATGGTCAAACAAGAACATTTTATACATTAGAATTAAAAACAACTGGAACAAAATCATTCAGTTTTGAAAAAGAAAAAGGAACTAATAAAACTGCTAATATACATTATCATCAAATCAAAGCTTTGACTGAATTTGGAGAATATGATGGTATTGTTAGTGGTTTTATTTTTAATTTTAGAGTAGAGTCTAATGGAAATGAAATTACATACTTTCAAGAGATTCATGATTTTAATAGAATGATTAATGAATTAAATAAGAAAAGTTTTAATGCTATTGATTTGCTAAAATATAATCCTATTAAAATAGAACAAACTAAAAAGAAAGTTAATTATACATATAATGTAAAGAAATTATTAGAAGATACTGCTCTCCCATTTGATTAAAGGAAAAAATAAAATGTATACATATGAAATAATAGAAACAATAAGACGTGGTAATGGTGTTCTTACTCAGGCACAATATATGGAAATTGTTCATAATAGTCCACAGATAATAAGCGTTAATAGGGATTATATAAATTTTAATCATTATTCTTTCACATGTAGTGATTGTGATGAAGAAATAAAATTTAGGATTGTAGCTTAAATAAGAGTAAAACGCATTAATATTATATGAATAAAAGGAGAAAAGAAATTATGACAGTAAAAGAATTTATTAAAAAATACAATACATTGACAAATGAAGAATTAAAAAATAGTTTTTTAAAATCGGTAGTAAAGAATAAATATCTCCCATTTGAAAATAAAGTTACAATTTGCGAAAAAATTGTAGAAAGTAGTTATTATATTAAAACTAAAGATATAAATGGAAAAGAGAGAAAAAAAATGCATGTAAACTCTCCAGCAAACTATATGCTTTATTGTTTAAATATTGTAAATAATTATACTTCTATTGATATTAATTTTAAAAACTTATTAGAGGAATTTAATATGCTTAATGGATGCGAATGTTTAGATGCTATTTTTAATTATGTTCCAGAAAGAGAAATTAAAGAATTTAGAATGATTCTTGATATGGTTGAGAGTGATTTAATGCAGAATGAATATGAGACACATGCATTTATTAGTAATCAAGTAGAGAGATTTGGGAATTTAGCTGGTGCTACTCTTACTCCGTTACTTGAAGGATTAATGAAAAGTATTGATAGCATGGATGAAAAGACTGTAGATAAATTAATTAAAGAATTTGAAAAATTGTCGAAATTTAATGGTATGAAGTAAATAAAAATATGTAAAGGAGGCTACTATGATAATCCCTAAAAAGGTTATAAATGCAATGAAACAGTTTAAAGATAGTGCTGAATATATAGTTAAGCATGGTGATGATATTATAAATGAATCAATAGAAAATACTTTTGATATTGTCTATTATGACTTAGATGAAAAATTTGCATCATGTATTGATAAATTTTATAAATCATATAATCCAGAATATTATGATAGAACCTATTCTTTATATAAAGGTTATAAAATTAAGCGTAGTAAATTAGGCATTTCATGGGAGTGGGATGCTAAATATTTACCGGATGGTTGGCATCGTGCAGACAAAGAATATATTTTTGATTTAACCTTTATGAAAGGTTATCATGGTGGCGCAACGAAAATTGCTCCTGAAAAAGTAGATAAATGGGGCGAACATCCTAGCCCTGGTAATCCATATTATAGAACTGGTAAATTTTTTAATGAATGGGGAAGTTTAGCTAGTACAACCATTCCTATAGATTTAAGATTAAATAAAGTTATTACTGATTATAAAAAAGATAAGATTTTACAAAAAAATTTTGATCATGAATGGCCGCCAGTATTTTATAAATATTATAAAAATAGTGGAATATTAGATATTATTAATAGATGGAGATAATAGAATGAAAGGAAGTGAGTAATTATGCCAGGTGGAAGTTTTGATAAAAGTGATATTGATGTAAGTACTATTTCAAATGAATTAGGAAGAATGGAAGATTCTATTAAATCATTAACAAATGCACTTAATGGACTTGATAAAGCTAATAATATTAAATTAAAAATAAATGTAGATACAACTGATGCAGAAAAAATAAAGGAAGTAAATAATGAAATAGAAAAATTATTAGACGGTAAAATAAAAGCACCAAGTCAGAAGATAAAATATTTTCAATCTATTGAGAATGCTACAATTGACTTAAAAAGAAGTTGGAATGATTTAGTTAAATCTGTTAATAATGGTGAGATTTCGTCTGATAAATTATTTGATAATAAATTTGCTACTTCTGTATTAAGATATGCAAATGCATTTGAAGCATTAAAGGGAGATATATCAAGTATAAGCCCAGAGATTTCTGATTTTGTAAATCAAATGAGAGGGTTGGAAAAATATACTCAATCAAAAGGATATAATTTTACTGTAGAGGGATTCAGTGAGGCTTTTACAGAATTTGATAAATTAAAAAAATTAGGTGTAGAATTTAAAGGCTTTGATTCTATAAAGAATGAAGTTACTCAGTTGCTTTCATTGACAACTGATGCTACTTCTGCAATGCAGAATCTTGGAAGTGAAATGAATTCTGCTTTTAATGGAACTGGAACTGGTTCTATGAATGGAGCAATTGCTGCTCAACAAGAATATCAAGAAGAATTAGTTGAGACACGAAAGGAAATTTCACTTACACGAGAAGAAATGGAGAAACAGCTTAAATCTTCTTATGTGAGACAAAATGTTGATGATTGGGATATTACATATGGATTAGATATTGATGATGAGTTATCTGATATAGAAAAATATTCTCAGGCATTAGATGAATTAAAAAAGAAACAAGCTACTGCGTTAGCAGATGCTACTATGTGGCAAAATGAATTTGCAGAATCTAAAAATAATGGTGTAGAACCTAAATATGATTATGAACGTTGGATGAACCAATCTATTGAAGATTATCAAAGATATACTTCTCAAATAGAATATTGTCAAGAACAACTTCAAAATGCACTTCATAATTATACTCCAAATGCAGATGGAAAAGATGGAGAAGCTATTAAGGTTTTAACTTTATTACTACAAAATCTTGATGAGGAAATAATTAAAATCCGAGAAGCATTTGGTTCTATTGATGAAGAAAGTGGAATCAAATCATTGCTTTCTTCTATTCAAGAAATTAATCAATATTTAAGTACTACTTCGAATGAGATTAAAGAATTAACTACTGCTATTTCTGGAATAGATTTTAATATTTCTATTAACACTAGTGGGAAAAGTGCTTCTCAACAAGCAGCATCTGTTAAGCAATCTAAACAAAAAGTTGTAGAAGAATTAAAACTTGGATATGAAGAAATAGAAAACATATATAATCAATATAATGGGTTAATTAGAAATTATACTAAAAGTGGGCAAGCATCACAACTATTTTTAGATGCAAAATCTTCATTGGCAAGTACATTATTTGATGGTTTTGATTCAAAAGATATTAATAGTCAAATTGAATATTATAAGAATATAATTTCAAGCTATAAAACAATGTTATCAGAATTAGATGTCGATTTATCTGCTTGGGAAAACAAATTTCAGAAAAATATTGATACATCTATTGCTGTACAAAAGAAAGTAGAATCTGGAGAGTCTCAGGTAGAACAGATTCAAAATCTATTTGGTACAAATAATAACATTAATCTTGATGGAGTTATTGAACAATTAAATACAGTAATATTAAAACTTGAAGAAATTTCAAAGCTTGTATCAAGTGGATTAAATATAAGACAAGCTCTTGATGTGGGTGACAATGCTCAAGAAGTTAATTCTGAGACTTCTTCTATTACTGTATTAGAGCAAGTTATTGATAATGTTACTGATGCAGTAAATAGAAAAAATAATGCATTTAAAGAAGAAGCCAATATTGTTTCTACTTCTACTGATCAAGAAATTGCAGAATTAGGTAATTTACTTAATTGGTTGCAGACTATTGAAAATCAATTAAAAGAAATTAGTAGTATTCCTATTAATATAGATATTAATAAAAATGTAATTGAGAATGTAAGTGAGGCTAATAGTAATTCTAGTAATACTAATACTACTTCTACTACTTCTACTTCAAATAAGGTTAAATCTGTTACAGATGATGCTAAAAAGGCTAAAGAAGAAGTTGAAGAAACTGTTGTGGAAATTAAACAAGGAACAACAGAGTGGAATCATATAGATCAAGCAGCCGAAAAGTATAAAAATATTCTTGGCGAGACTTATAACATTGTTCAAAAGATTAGAGATGTAAATACTGATAAACCAAAGATTTCTTATCAAGTAACTGGTGAGACTGGTAATAGTATTACTCTTGGACATGATACTAAGTTAATTAGTTCTACTAATAAGGTTGATGGTTCTTTAGATCAAAAAAAACAAGAAGTAGCCTTATTAAAAGAGCAACAGAATCTTTATACTAAATTACAAAAACAAAGTAAACAAGCTCAAGAAAATCGTAATACTGAATCTATAAAAGAAGCCAATAGATTACTCACTCAACAAAGTTCTGAATATGAAGCTATTTATAAAATTAAACTACAAGAAGCTAAATTAAATCCAGATGATAATGCTAATCAAATACAAGAATTGGAAAAGCAAAAACAATACCATCAAGAAAATTATCTTTTAATTGAAAAACAATTAGGTTCTTATAGTGGAATTATAGATAATCAAGAAAAGATAAATAATCTTTTAAAGATTGGTAAAACATATCAGGATAAAATTAATGTAGAACAAGCAAAGAAGAATGATAAATCTGGTATTATTAATGTAGATACTTCTAAAGAGAAAGAAATTTCCAATGTAGTAAAAGCTTATACAACTTTAAAGAATACGGAACAAGAATATCAAAAATTACTTGGAAAACAAGATGCTAATTCATTAACTAATAATAATGAAATTATTAAATTAAGAACTATCACAGAAGAACGTAATAAGGCTAATGAAGCAATTCGAAATGCTACAAATCTTACAGATCAAGAGACAAATGCTCAAAAAAGATATAATGAAGAGGTAGCAAAACATTCTAATCTTCGTGCTACTACTGCTGATACTTATAATGCTTCTAATTTAGAAAAAGTTAATTCTCTTTTAGCTAATACTGCTACTAAAATGGAAAAACTTCGTAATGCTAGTTCTACTGGTATTTATACGAAAGCTTTTGAAAATGCAGAAGTAAAAATTGCAGAATTTAATGAAGAACTGAAAAATAATGGTTCAATTTCTGAATATAAGACTAAAGTAGATGAACTTATTAATTCTTTAGAACAGATGAAAAGTGTTATTCAAGTAATTGATATTAATGATTTTGATTCTGCTAGAGATTATATGAATTCATACGCTTCTAATATTAGTGATGGTCAAGCAGAATTCATTAAAGAAATTCCAAATGCCAAAAAGAATATTACTTCTATGACATATGCTTGGACTGATCAAAATGATATGGTTCATAAATTAACTCAAAGTTATAATCAGTTAAATGGACAAATTTCTGCTAGTGAAAGCGTTCAAAAGAAAACAGAAAAACAAACAATGAGTTTTACTAGTTGGATGGCTTTAAAATGGAAAGAAGTAGTTCGTTATATTGGTTCTTTTGGTGTATTTTACGAACTTTGGGCAGCTATAAAACAAGGTGTTACAGTAGTTAAAGATCTTAATAGTGCTCTTACAGAAATGAGAAAAGTTTCTGATGAATCTGTTTCTTCTTTAAAAGAATTTCAGAAAGTATCTTTTGATATCGCTGATTCTGTTGGTACTACTGCAAAACAAATTCAGGAAAGTACTGCTGACTGGATGCGATTAGGGGAGTCATTAGATGAAGCATCTGAATCTGCTAAAACTGCTAATATTCTTTTAAATGTATCTGAATTTGATAGTATTGATGAAGCAACGGAAAGTTTAGTAGCAATGAGTTCTGCTTATAGCGAACTTGATAAAATGAATATCGTTGATAAACTTAACGAAGTTGGTAATAACTATGCAATCAGTACCGATGGAATTGCTACTGCGCTTCAAAAATCAGCAAGTGCATTAAAAACTGCAAATAATGATATGGATGAAGCAGTTGCATTAGTAACAGCCGGAAATGCCGTTGTACAAGATCCTGACTCTGTTGGTGCAGGATTGAGAACAATTTCTTTAAGATTAACGGGTAAAAGTGATGTGCCCGAACATACAGTAATGTATGGGCATTTATATAAATGCTAGAAAGTAGCTATAAAGGTCAAAATCAATATGGGGTTGACAAGACCTTGGTAATTATGTATTATATAATTAAACTAATCAATATTATATAAAGGATTTTAAGTAATGGGTAAATATAATTATAATGATTTAAAAATAAATTTGCAAAAAAGAGGTTTAAAATTATTAACAAAGGAAAATGAATATAAAAATTTAAAACAAAAAGTAATTATATCTAATGGAAAATATAAAACATATATATGTCCGGAACAATTCATGTATAAAGATAAAGAAATATCTCCTTATTGGTTTAGTAAAAATAATCCTTTTATTTTAGATAATATAAATAATTATTTATTAAATGAAAAGAATGGAAATTTTATTTGTTTATCTAGTGAATATATAAATAGAGATTCTTTATTAGATTTTCAATGTACTAGATGCGGTTATAAATTTAAGCTATCTTGGTTTAATGCAAGGAGAAATGAAGATAATCATAGAGGTATTATTTGTGAATATTGCGATGGTCGTTTAGAATCTTTACATGCTTCAATTTTAAAACAAATGTTTCTACATTATTATCCTGATACTATTGTAGAAGATCCATCATGTATAAATCCAATAACAAATGCTATAATGCCAACTGATATTGTTAATCATAGATTGAAAATAGCGATTGAAGTTCAAGGACAATTTCATGAGAGAAAAGAACAAAAAATAAAAGATAAAATAAAAAAGGAATTTTGGATTAATAAAGGTTATAGTTTTTATGATTATAAAATAGATGGAGTTTCTATATTAGACTACATAAAATTATTTTTTCCAGAAATTATTCAAATTCCAGATTGGATAAATTACAATTATTCGAATAAATTAAATGTACATAAAGCACAAATTTTATTAAATAATGGAATGAAAATTTCAGAAATAGCAAAAGAATTGAACGTACCAGAACATCGTGTCTATGATTCAATATATAGTAAAAAATTATTTTATCCAGATGGATATAATAAAAATAACAATGTTAGTGTAGTAAAATTAAATTTAAATAAGGAATATATATGTACATATGATTCTTATAGAGAAGCTGAAAAAGAAAATAACATTAAATTAGGCGTTATTACATCTACTATTTTTGAAAAAAGATATTATGCAAAAGGATTTTATTGGATTCCAGAAAATTTATATTTATCTAATAATTATATAATTCCAACAAGAAGAGATGAAAAATTTGAAGTTCCAGTTATACAATATGATATGAATGATTGTTATATTCAAACATACGAAACAATAAAAGAAGCTGCTAAAGATATAAATGTGATTTCATATAAGATTTATGAAGTTGCAAGTGGTAAAAGAAAAAGTGTAAAAGGATTTAAATATAAATTTCTTACTAATTAATATTATATAATACATAAAACCTGAGAGACTGTCATACTTTTTATGGTAACATAAAAAGTTCCGCTACTCTCCTATTTATTAATAGGATGGAAATACAGTCCGAACTCACACTATAATCCCAAACAAAAATGAAATGTGAGACATAGCCAGAAATGACTATGCGCCATAGAAATATGGTCAGTAATCTTAAATAAGATGAAAGTAACAGATTGACAAAAGAGGCTGAACAGACATTAACTGATTTAGGTGAGGACACAGAAGGTGTTATAACTACTGTATCTAAATTAAGAGAAACAATTATGTCTGCTACTGCTGTTGCATCAAATGGATTTAAAGGATTTGATATACTTGATGAAAATGGAAATTATAAATCTACGTATGAGATATTAAAAGGTATATCTCAAGTATATGAAGAAATTGTAGAAACAGATAAGAAAACAGGAAGTAATAATAAGAACTTGCTTCTTGAAACAATTGCAGGAAAAAATCGTAGTAATATTGCAGCATCAATATTGCAAAATCCTCAGCTATTGGAAAATGTATATAAATCTTCTCAAAATGCAGATGGATCAGCAGAAGAAGAACTCTCTAAATATTTAGATAGTATAGAAGGAAAACTTCAACAACTTCAAAATGCTGCACAAGAATTTTGGTATGATTTTATTGATTCAGAAGGATTAAAAACTCTTATAGATTTAGGAACTAATTTAATAAATATACCTGATACAACAATTGGTAAATTTGGAGTAGTAAAAACAAGTATTGCGGCTTTAACTGGAATTGTATCTTATAAGTATAATAAAGATAAAGGCGGAGGTAGGCACAATCTAGTAATAGAAATATGTGTGCCTCATAAACAAATATGCCTCCGAGCAAGTTAACTGAGAGGTGAACGAGTTGTAAATTAATACGTATTAGAATGTGAATATAAGGTCGGATTTGGTATAGTTAAAATTATGTAAAATGAGTTATGTAAAGTGTAATATAATGGGGGGAACATAATAAAACAACAAAGGTAAGACTTAATATAAAAAATAATTTTGCGATATATCAAATGTGATTGAGAAAACATCTTGAAATAGGTGGATATATAATTACATAAAATATAGGCATAAATTATATAAACATAAAATTTAAAGGGTATATTGACTATAATAAAGATGTTGATATCCTAATGCGCATTAAATAATAACAAGGCTTGCTATAGTTAAACAGTAGAGAATGGAGTAAGGGGTAATGCCCTACTCTCCTGGTATTCAATAACAGGACGGGGAATTTTCTATAATATTAAGTACTAAGCATATGTAGGGATGTATATGTGGCGAATGTGAAAGCATGAGGTAAAGTGACAAGCTTAATATAGTTATTTAGATGTAAAATAACGAGAAATAATCCGCAAGAGACAGCTCTAGAACAGAGCTACCTTCACTGAGCATAAGGACTGTGTGGATAGATAGATTTTGTATATACTTATACTATCACTCTTCTATTCATAAATGTGTGATCGAAACATAAATAGACGTATACTATAAATTGAAAGTGATTAGTTATAAATCACTTTATACGATTAGGGCGTAGATGCCGATACGTAATTATAACACGGCATAGAAAAATTAATAAGAAGACAAAAACCTAAAAAGAAGTTTGATAATGATATTTAAGAATGTAATAAAAGTTAGGTTTATATAAAACTAAATAAAATTATATCTTGTATCTTGAAAATCCAACACTACTCTTCTTTTTTAATAGGTTGAAATAAATAAGACTCAGTAAAATAAGTGTTGAGTTTTCAAGGTACAAGATATAATTTTATAAAACATTGAATATTATTGTCAAATTTAGAATGTTTGATATTTACTAATAATAAAAATGGAATAGCTTTAAATGGACTTAAATTTAATGATGATAATCTTTTTGGATCTTTTATTAATTCTCATAGTTCTAAATATATTGAAGAAGCGAAAGAACAATTTGATAAATTAAAAATGGCAATGGATGGTTCAAATGAATCTGCTTTGAATGTTGCAAAAAATATTGGTATTACTAATCAATCAGTATTAAAAGTGGCTGAATCTGGAGAAATGGCTACTATAAGTCAAATAGAATTTAGTAATGCATTAGAAAATACTGGTATTAAAGCAAAAATTGCTTCTATTGGTGTAAACATTTTAAATGTTGCATTAAAAACTGTTGGCATGTTGATTGTTACTACACTTATTCAAAAAGGTATTGAAGCATGGGATGATTATTCTCATTCATTAGAAAATGCGAAAAATGCAGCTTCTGATTTTATGGGAGAAATAAAAGATACTAATAATTCTATTAAGTCAAATGGTGAATGGATATCTAGTAATATAGATAGATATGAAGAGCTTGCAGATGGGGTGGATAGACTAGGGAAAAATGTTTCGTTAACTGATGATGAATTTAGTGAATATAATTCTCTTACAAATGATATAGCAGATATGTTTCCGGAATTAGTCACAGGATATACAGATACGGGTGATGCCATATTATCTTGTAAAAATAATGTTGATTTACTTACGGAGGCTTATAAAAATCAAAAAACGGCAGCCGAAGATGCAATTATAAATAATGCCGATACATTAGTTAATGGATTTAATGCAAATGTACTAGGCATTTCTCCTGAAAACAATGGAATTAGTAATAAATCTTTATCTTTTTATGCTAATAATTTAATATCTGATGGATATAAAGTGTCACACGTTGATTCTGAATCGGTAGAATTTGCTAAACAAGCAGGAATTGATGGAATATCTAATATAGATTATTTTTTTAATAATGTTGATAAAGTAAATAAAGTTTTGTCTGAAAATAAAGAAAAAATTTCAGCTTATGCAACAGAGTTAGAACAAACAATGGCTTCGTCAGAAAGCAATATTACTCAAATTGTTGATACCTATTTAAATAGAAATGAAGATTTCTTGTCAATGACAGAAGATACACAACTCCAAATAAATCAAGTGGCACAAAATTTAGGATATGATTTTTATGCAAGTTTAGCAGAGCCAGGAAGAGAATTAACTACAACAGAGATTGTTGAATGGGTTAATTCTGTTTTAGTACCTGCTTTTGAAAGTGAAGATTCTAGAATTGCATTAAATAAATTATTTTCTTTAAATCCAGATGCGATACCTGCTAGTGAATATGTAGATACTGTTAATTCGTTAATAGAACAAATTTGTGAAGATATTGGTGGAGATCCAGAAGAATTAAAAATTAATTTAGGTTTTGATATTGATACTACAAGCGAAGCAATTGAGCAAGCAAAAAATAAAGTTGATGAAGCTTTTGGTTCTACTCCTACTGCTGGTGCTGGATCTATTTTAGAAGAAAGTCTTAATACAAATAAAAAAGATTTAGAGAATTGGATTGATTCTTTATCAAAAGATGACGTACAATTAGTAATTGATAATATTGAATTTGATGAGAATTCAACTGTTGAGTCAGCACAAGCTACACTTGATGAAGTAAAAAAACAAGTTTCTTTAGATGTTAATGTTTCATATACTCTTGAGTCTATAAATGAAGATAAAAATAGTCTTGATTCAATATTTGATCAATATGAAGAAAATGAAGGATATTTAACACAAGATGAAGTAGCTTCTATATTAGAAGAAAATCCAGAATATATTTCATATTTAATAAAAGTAGGAGATCAATATAAATTAAATGAACAAGCACTTGAAGATTGGAAAGCTGTCGAAGAAGAACAAAAAGATATTATTGGTAATATGATGGGAGATAATTCTTATCTAGAGAATTATAAAGATTTATTAAATAATATTAAACGTAGTGGATCTAATACATCAAGTAATGGTGTTGGAGATACTGGACTTCAAGTAGAACAATTAGATTCTTTAATTGATAAAAATGAAGAGTTAAATCAGTCTTTATTAGATGGTAAAATTTCAGTAGTTGATTATTTTAATAGTATATCTGAAAGTATTACAAATAGTGGACTTGAAGAAGCATTAGAATCGTTACAAGGAAAATTTGATGGAACAACTGATTATATTGAAGAAACGGTTAGTGTATTAAGTACTGAATTATCTGATGCTTTATTACAAGCTAATAAACGCTTTGTTAAAGGTGAAACAAGTGTATCTGACTATGCAGAAGAACTAAAGGCTGGGGCTCAAGCTCAACAAAAATTATTGAAGGCTTCATATAATCTTGAAATTGGTGAAGATGGAAAAGCAAAAGCAATTGAAAACGCAGATGAATCTGTTCAAAATGCTATTGATAGTTATAATAGTTTAATTGATGCACAAAATGAATTATCTAATGTAGACGGATTTATTGACACTTTATCTACAAATGCTGATTTTTTATCTAGTTATACAGATGAAGCTGGAAATTTTATGGATTCAATATTTGATGACAGTAGATTTAACGATTATGTTTCTTCATTGTCACAAAATTTAGTTGATTTTGCAAATACTAATCAAGAAAATATGGATTCAGTAGTAGCTGCATTAGTTGATACGGCTAATATTAGTGCAGAGGAAGCTTCTTCTTTAATTGCTCAAGGTGCTAGTTCGGTACAAAGTGCGATAGGAGGTTCTTTAAGTGCACTACAAGGAATGACTAATTATTCTATGAGTACTGTTGGTGGTGCAATAACAAATACTTCTTCTGCTATTGGTTCAGTATTAACATCTTTAGGTAATATGATTAAAAATTTTAAATATACCATTAAGGCGAAACCTTATATATCTGGTGGATTTAAAATTAAAAAAGATGAAAACGGTTTACCTACTGGATTAGAATTGCCTACTTTTGGATTTGATATTACTGGTTCTGGTAATGGTAGCGTTAATGATTTTGCTAACTCATTGACATCTGCTGGAAGTTATTTTTCACAAGCAGGAGCACAACAGGCGAATAATAGAGCATTAAATATTGATTCATATAAGCCTTCTGGAACAAGTTCTGGTTCAAAGGCTTCTGGTTATAGACCAACTTCTAGTTCAAGTTCAAAAAATTCAGGTTCTGAGCAAGAAGATACAATAGAGACTTTAAATTGGATAGAGACATTTATTTCACGTATTGAAAGAAATATAACTAATTTAGGTAAGACAGTATCAGCAACATATAAAAATTGGTCTACACGTAATAGTGCGTTAGCACAAGAGATGTCAGAGGTTTCAAATGAAATCAATGTACAACAGCAAGCATATAATCGTTATATGGCTCAGGCTAATTCTGTAGGATTAAGTGATTATTATAAAAATTTAGTACAGAATGGTGCTATTGATATCCAAACTATACAAGATGATGCTTTAAAGGATCAGATAGATCAATATACTGAATATTATGAAGCTGCTCTCGATTGTTCTGATGCAGTACAAGATTTAACTGATAATTTAGCAGAACTTGCACAAACTAAATTTGATAATTTGACTTCTGAATTTGAAAGTAAGATTGGAGAAATTGAGCATGTTATTAATATGCTTGAGGGATATGCTAATCAAACTGAAACTGCTGGATATGTAGCAAGCGCAAAATATTACGAAGCTTTAATAAAACAAGAACAAGTAAATATTCAATCGTTACAGAACGAATATTCTGCACTCTCTTCTGCTCTTGATGAAGCTGTAGCTAATGGAAATATAGAAAAAGAATCTGAGCAGTGGTATGATATGAAATCAAGCATCAATAAAGTAGAAGAAGCTATTTTAGATGCTAATACTGCACTTATTGAATATAAAAATTCTATGAGACAAGTAGAATGGGATTTATTTGATAGAATGCAGGATTATATTTCTCAATTAACTACTGAGTCAGAGTTTTTAATTGATTTACTTGATAATAAAGATTTATTTGATAATAATGGAAACTTTACAAATGAGGGATTAGCTGTACAAGGATTACATGCAGTAGATTATAATACATATATGGCACAAGCTGATGAATATGCTAAAGAGTTATTAAGTTTAAATCAACAATTAGCAGAAGATCCATATAATGTAGATTTAATTGAAAGACGAAATGAATTACTTGAATTACAGCAAGAATCTATAAGTAATGCCGAATCTGAGAAAGATGCTATTAAGTCATTAATTGAAGAGGGTTATCAAGCAATGTTAGATGCTCTGCAAGAGTTGATAGACAAAAGAAAAGAAGCTTTACAAGCAGAAAAAGATTTATATGATTATCAACAATCAATTGCAGAGAAAACGAAAACTATAAGTCAATATCAGAAACAATTGCAAGCTTATGAAGGAGATACTTCTGAGGAAGCCAAATCAAAGATACAGCAAATAAAAGTAAATCTTGAAGAAGCACAACAAGATTTGGAAGATACAGAATATGATAAATGGTTAAGCGATCAAGAAGCAATGTTAGATAGCTTGTATGATGAAGCAGAGCAATGGGTAAATGAAAGACTTGATAATATAGATTTGTTAATTCAGCAAGCAATTGACCAAACGAATGCGAATGCAGAGATAATCAGTAATACAATAAACACTGCTACTAATGCTGTTGGATATACAATTACAGATGAGATGAAAACTATTTGGGATGTTAATAGTGGAATAGGAAAAGTTGTAAGTGATTATACTGTAAACTTTACTAGCATGTTAACAACAACAAATACTGCATTAAATGAAATCAAAAATCTAATTGCTCAAATGAAAGCAAGTAGTGATGCTCAAGCTGCTGCACAAGCCGCTGCTGCTGCATCTTCTGCTACTAGTAGTGCTCCAGCTACTACAAGCACAACAAGTTCGTCTAGCAGTTCATCTTCAAGTTCATCTTCTAGCGGAGGTGGCGGTTCTTCTTGGGGAAGTTGGTTTATTCATAAAACAGATTCGTATCCAAAATCTAAGCTTAATATAAATACAAGTATTGTTGATAGGCTTAAATATAGAGATATAGATTCCTCTTTTTCTGCTCGTAAATCATATTATTCTGCAATGGGAGGCTCAGGAACATATACTGGAAGTAACTCACAGAATACATGGATGATTCAACAAATGAAAGCACATGGATTTAAAAACGGTGGTACAATTGGTGATTTAATTAATAAAACAGGAGAATCAGGATTTGTACTTGCCAGAACAGGAGAAGAAATCTTATCTTTAGAGAAGGTAAAAGAACTAAAAGAGGCATTAATTGCCGCACAACCACTTATAGATGTATCGAAGAATCTAAGTGGATTAACTTCTTTAGGTACTATTGCAAAAGGTAATATTCAAAATGATATTCAAATGAGTATTACTTTACCTGGTGTAACTAACTATGAAGAATTTGTAACGCAATTACAAACAGATAAGAGATTTGAAAAGGTTATTCAGCAAATGACTATAGGAAGTGCATTGGGGAACAATAGCTTGACTAAGTTAAAATTTAAATAGAAATAAAAGTTAAAGAGAGGTAGAAATCCTCTCTTTAGCTATTTAAACTCTGATTTAACTACACATAAAACTTCATCTGATCATGACGACAGATATTACACAGAAACAGAAGTTGATAGTAAATTGGCTCAAAAATCTAAGGTTACGATTCAAGCGCAAACGCTAACGGGAAACGGTAGTAATTGGGTGCTTGTAAATACTTCCAACAATAAACTAATAGGTGCTCAAACGGTAAGAGATGATACCTCTTTTTATGTTGCTGGCATAAATAAACAATCCACAACTGGTTTGTACACACTTATTTTTAATGAAAATATAGAAAAAGGCTTAACTCTACCTATGTGGCTAATATTGATTGACTAAATTGGTGTTTACTTCTGTTAAATCAGAGTTTAAGTTAAATAAAAATAAAAAAGAGAGGAGAAATTTGACAAAATGAATAAAGATAAAAAAATAGAAACTCAGAGAAAGATAATCTTCTCTCTTCAAGAAGAGAATAAAAATCTCAAAGAACGTATTGAAGAATTAGAGTTTCAATTACAATACGAAAAAGAAATGAAAGCTACTTCATTTGAAGAAACAAAGAAATTACTTGCAGAAGCGAGTGAATATCGTAAAAAATATCAAGAATGTATTGATGGATTAAATGATGCAAAAAAGAAATATTTTGAAGCAGCAAAACAAATGAATGAAGAAAAAAAGAAATATAAAAAAGCCTTTGATGATTTATTGAAGACTATAAAGAAAAATACATAAAGATTATATAAAATACAAAAGAAAGGGGGAATATGATAAACAATGTTAATTACAGATTTTGAATACGCAGGAGAAAGATTATCAGATTTTGGATGTATTGTTTGTTGTATTAATACTACTGCTCCTGATTCAATTTCATTAGGAAGTAATATTACTTTTAATACAATAAAAAATAATGGAACAAATATATCACGGTTGATTACTACTAAATATGATGAAGTATATACATGTACTTTTGATATTGGGAAATTTTATTGTTCTGATCCTAATGATAATGAATTATCAGATATTGAATTATCTAGATTAATGAGATGGTTAAATAGAAAAGAATATCATAAATTCAAGCCTATATATGATAATGCTCAATATGATAATGTATGTTTTTATGGTAGTTTTAATGCAACAGCAATAAAATTAGCAGGAAAAGTAATAGGATTAACTTTAACATTTACTGCAAATTCTCCATTTGGATATGAAGATGAGACTGAATATAATTATATTATTGAAAATAGCGGTGATATGTTTTATTTATATGACACTTCTGATGAATTGGGAATTAATTATTTTAAAAAAGTTATTATTACTTGTACTACAAGTGGAGATTTAACAATTGCAAATACTAATGAAAATCGTAATACTGTTATAAAGAATTGTGTAGCCGGAGAAATCTTAACTTTAGATTGTGAAAATAAGATTATCACAACATCTAAAGAATCTCATACTAAATTATGTAACGATTTTAATTATAATTTTCCTAGATTATTTAACACATATGAGAATAGAGAAAATATATTTACTGTTTCAATTCCATGTGAAATTAACATTAAATATTCTCCAATTCGTAAGGTAGGTGTTATTTTATGATAAAATTTGATGAGAATAATAAAGCACAAGAATTTACGATTGTATTATCTAATAGAAATTATAAGCATTATGGACAATTAAATAATGTAGATAATATTACTTATAAAGGAAATTTAAATTCGGCAGATGAAATATCTTTTCAAATACATAAAGTAACAAATGAAAATATTGAACCATTATGGGACGATATTATTGATTTAAAACTTATATGGGTAAAGGAAATAAATAAATATTTTGAAATAAGAGTATCTCTTAATGATTCTACTAATGATATTATAAAATCTATTACAGCTACTTCTTTATGCGAGGCAGAATTATCTCAAGTTAATTTATATGAAATTGAAATTAATACAGAGGATGATATTGATAGAGATGATTATGTAGTTACAAAATTTTATAATCCAGATAATGTAGAGGGCTCATTATTACATCGTATTTTAGACAAAGTACCGCATTATACAATTAAACATGTAGACGAAAGCTTAATGAATTTACAAAGAAGTTTTTCTATTGACGGAACTTCAATATATGATTTTTTAACTGGAGAATGTTCAGAACAGTTTAATTGCTTGTTTATATTTGATTCTACTGATAGAAGTGTTTCTGTATATGATTTATATACTGTTTGTAATGATTGTGGATATAGAGGGGAATATAATGATATTTGTCCTGAATGTGGAAGTACTAATTTAAAATATTATGGCGATGATACTACTATTTTTATAGATAAAGAAAATTTAACTGATGAAGTGGTATTTGAAACTGATGTAGATAGTATAAAGAATTGCTTTAGATTACAAGCTGGGGATGACGATATGACTGCGGCCATTGTGAATTGTAATCCAAATGGAAGTTCTTATGTTTATTATATATCAGACGAACAAAAAAAAGATATGTCACAAGAATTGGTTGAAAAATTAAATTCTTATGATGAGTTATATAATTCTTATACAGAGCAATATGCTGAAATTATGAGTAATATTTATGACTGTATAGACATGATATTATATTACGAATCTGAGATGATGCCAGATATAGAACATGCTGATGTTACTGCTGAGACAGAAGCGGCAAAATTAACTGTTTCGAATTTGAGTCCATTAGGATTATCGAGTGTAACCACTGCTACTTCTACTGCTACTGTAAATTCTGCATTGAAAAATTATGCTAAAGTTTATGTAAAAACTGGATACGTTAAACTTGAAATTGATTCTGGAGAATTTACATATGTGGGTACTGATAGTGATGGTAATAACTATGGTACATGGTATGGTAGATTTAAAGTTACGAATTATTCAGATGAAGAAGATATTGCTTATTCTGATTATTTAAATATTAAAGTATATGACTTATATTCTGAATTTCTTGACCAAAAGATAAAAAAGAATATTTCATCTGATGATGATGACGATGGTAGTATTTATGATGTATTAGAAATCGAGGATTTAACTAAATTTAAAGAAGCATTAACATTATATTGTTTAAATAGACTTACTTCTTTTTATGATGCAATTCAAGGAGCTATAGATATTTTAATTGAAGCAGATCAAGCGGGAACTTCTGCCGATTTATATAGTACATTATATTTGCCTTATTATAATAAATTACAAGCATGTCAAAGTGAAATAGATGCAAGACAAACCACTATAGATGAATATGCTTCTAAGCAAGATACATTAGAAACTCAAAAAAAAGAAATTCAAAAGGTATTAGATTTTGAGAGTTATCTTGGCGAAGAATTGTTTTTAGAATTCTCTGCTTATAGACGGGAAGATACTTATTCTAATGACAATTTTATTTCAGACGGATTAAATAATGATGAAATATTTGAAAATGCTCAAGAATTTTTAGATACTGCTAAAAAAGAATTATTTAAATCGGCAGAAAGACAACATAGTATTACTACTACTCTACATAATTTGTTGTTAATGGACGAATTTAAACCTATTGTAAATAATTTCGAAGTAGGAAATTGGATTCGTATTGCAGTCGAAGATAATATTTATAGATTAAGACTAACAAGTTATGAAATTAGTTTTAATAATTTGCAAACAATTAATGTAGAATTTTCAGATATGACTAAAACTGCAAATAGTATGAATGACATAAAGAGTATTTTAAGTAATGCTCAATCAATGGCTAGTAGTTATAGTTATATAAGTAATCAAGCTAACAAGGGTGATGAAGCGCAGGGTAATATTCAGAGTTGGATTAAAAATGGACTTGATTCTGCATTAGTTCAAATCAAAAATAATGATAATGAAGAAATTACTTATGGTAAGCATGGTTTATTAGCTAGAAGTTATGATGATATAACAGATTTGTATTCTGATGAACAGTTAAAAATAACTCATAATATATTGGCTTTTACAGATGATAATTGGAAAACTGTAAAAACAGCATTAGGTAAACATAATTATACACATTATAATGGTTCTGCTTTTGTAACTGGAATAGGATATGGTTTATCGTCTGAATTTGTACAAGCAGGTTACGTTTCAGGCTCTCAAATTATTGGTGGAGATATTTATTCAGAGAATTACTCTTCTACTACAGGTACACATATTGATTTAGATAATGGTAATTTTAGTTTTGCTGGTGGAAAATTAAAATATGATGGTTCTACAATGTCACTTGATGGAAAAATAACTGCCATAACAGGTACTATTGGTTGTTGGACACTTAATAGTTCTTCTATTTATAAAGGTTCTTCATCATTTGGAAATGCTAGTGGTATGTATTTTGGTACAAGTGGATTAAGTCTAGGCAGTGCTTTTAAAGTTACTTCTGCTGGAGCAGTTACTGCTAGTAATTTAACAGTTACTGGTGGAAGTATATCAATCGGAAGTAATTTTAAAGTAGATTCAAGTGGTAATATGACTGCCAATAGTGCTACAATCACAGGAAACATTACTACAAGTAATTTAACTGCTACTGGTGGAAAAATTGCTAATTTTACTATTTCTGGTGGATTTTTATATAATGGCATTGGAATTGGAACAGCAGGTAGTTGTGGACTTAGTTGTGGTACTTCATTAGGTGGGTCTGATGATTGGATGTTTTGGGCTGGTAATGGAATGTTTAGAGTTGATGCTAATGGAAATTGTTGTTCTAATAGTTTTAACTCTTCTAACGCTAATATTACTGGTGGTACAATTAATATTAATACAGATTCTGATACATCAAGTATAATTAAATTAAATTATAACACAAAGAGTATTTCAATGAGTTCTGGTGGATTTTCTTTACAAGATGATACAAAATTATGTTATTTACGACCAACTTATTTAGTATTTAGAGAAAATACTTCTAATTATCTTGATATGAATGTAAATGTTTATGGACTTTCTTTGCACAAAAACACTTATAGTGGTTCTGGAACGACTTCAACAACTGTTTTTAGTGTTGGTGAAACAGGTATGAGTCATACAGGTTCTTGTGTTATAGGTGGAAATTTTACATGTTCAGGTACAAAATCTCGTGTAGCAACAACAGAAGATTACAATCAAAAGCTTTTATATTGTTACGAAACACCATCTCCTCTTTTTGGAGACATTGGAAACGCCATCCTTGATGAATATGGAGAATGTTATATTTACATTGATGATGTTTTTAAAGAAACTATTAACACTACTGATTGTAAATATAATGTATTTATAACTAGATATGGAGATGGTACGGCATATGTATCTGAGCGAACCTCTGATTATTTTGTTGTTATAGGTACTCCTGGTTTAGAATTTTCTTGGGAAATTAAAGCAAAGCAAAAAGATTATGAAGTTTTAAGGCTTGAAAATTTTGTTGAAATAGAGGAAGAAAAATCAGAAATAGATTATGAAAATGAAGCAATCGAATGGGTAAACAGTGTAGAATCAGAATTATTAAATTATGAATAAAGGAGAATAAGAATTATGAATAAAGTGACAAGTATTGCATTGTTAAATACAAATGGTATGCAAAGAATTAGTATTACTTATTCTGTTATTAATGATGAAGGAGTTATTACTGAGGATAATAAAAGAATCAATAGAGTTGTTGTTGATTCTAATAAACAAGAGATTATTAATCAGTTATATGATTTTGCTCAGACAATTGTTGATGCAGAATAATACAAACTTAACAATATTATAAAATAGATTAAAAGGAGAATAAAAAATGGAAATAGAAAAACCAATTTCAGTAACATTAGAGGAAGCAAAACAATCAATTATACAAGCAGTAAATGGTTGTAAATTACATCCAAGTTTATTAGAACCTATTATAAAGGATATTTATTTAGAAGTTCAGCAACTTGCTTTAAAACAATATGAAGTTGAGAAACTTGAATATGAAAGAAGCTTAAAAGAATTAAAAGAATCAAAAGAACCAAAAGAGTCTGCTAATTAATAGGCTCTTTTATAATATGTAAAGAAAAGTGGTGAAAATAATGAGTGTAAATTTAAGAACAGAAAGTCAAACTCAAAAACTTAATTTAGATTTTAATAAAAATATATATAAAACTGTTCTTGCAAAACAATATGATAAAGGAAGTCGTTTTGTACCTATTCAATGTACTGATAATGGAGTACCGTTTATATTAGATTCTTCCTTTGACATAAAAGTAAAAGTATTAACTCCTGATAATAGAGCTTTATTAGAAAATACAGCTACTGTTCAAAGTGATGGTTCTTTACTTTTAGAACTAACTGAGAATATGCTTTATTATCCTGGTAAAGCAAAAGTAGAGATAATAATTTATGATATAAAAAATGAAAAGCGATTATCTCCAATGAATTTTGAATTAATAATTGAACCAAGTGCTTATGATGAAGAAAGAATTATTGCTTCTGATGAATTTAATGCACTTACTGAATTATTTGAAAAAGCAGATACTGATTATACTTATGTAATAACTTCTGCACAAGCAAGTGCGAGTGCTGCTTCTACAAGTGCAACAAACGCAAAGACTTCTGAAACGAACGCCAGTACATATATGAATAATGCAAAGACATATATGAATAACGCTAAAACATATGCGACTAACGCAAAAACCTCAGAAACTAATGCAAAAACAAGTGAGACAAATGCTGCTACTTCGGCTAGTGAAGCTTCTACATCAGCAACTAACGCAGCCGCATCAGAAGAAAATGCAAAAACGTCTGCTACTACTGCTTCTAATAAAGCGAGTGCTGCTTCTACAAGTGCAACAAATGCAAAGACTTCTGAAACTAATGCAAAGACAAGCGAAACAAATGCTGCTACTTCGGCAACTAACGCAGCTACATCAGAAGCTAATGCTAAAACATATGCTACCAATGCAAAAACTTCTGAGACTAATGCTAAAACGAGTGAAACAAATGCTAAAACTTCTGCTAATACTGCAACAACAAAAGCAAGTGCAGCAAGTACATCGGCAACTAATGCGGCCAATTCTGCAACAATGGCTGAAAGTTATGCAGTTGGTGGAACTAATACTAGAACGAATGAAGATAGTGATAATGCTAAATATTATTATGAACAAGCGAGAGGAATTTCAGAAGGTTTGCAAGGTTCATTATTACCAATGGGTACGATTACTTTTAGTCAATTATCGTCTCAAACAAAACAGTCTGGATATATGTATAATATAAGTGATGAATTCACTACTGATTCAACTTTTAAAGAAGGATCTGGCTTTACATATCCTGCTGGTACAAACGTTTATTACACGGCAGATGGATATTGGGATTGTTTGGCTGGAACAATGGTTTCTGGAGTTAAAGGAAATGCTGAAAGTTCTTATAGAAAAGGAAATGTAAATCTTACTCCAGCTAATATAGGAGCGGTAAATAAAGCTGGAGATACTATGACTGGAACATTGGTATTATCTAAAACTACTGATTTATCTGGCACTGCTAATAACTCTCCTGCTCTTATTGTTGGTGGTACGGCAACTACGGCACATATAGAAATGGATAATAACGAAATTCAAGCCAAAGCAGATGGAACTACTACTAGTACATTATGTCTTAATAATGATGGTGGTGAGGTATTTATAGGAAAAGGAGGCTTAAGGACATCTGCTCCATATCAAAGTACTTTAGCTACTACTACTTATCTTAAGGGGAATCAAGGTCATGCTATAATTAATTCTTTAGCAACTGCCGGAACTTATGTAATGTTGGATAAGTTAAATTCGACAAATGGATATTTTACTGATGGAGTATATAAATCACAAAGACTTTTACAATATACTGATCAAGCTACTGTAGATGAAGAAACAAATTCCGTTACAAAAACTGCTGTGTTATTAGATGAAAGTGGAAATAGTTTATTCCCAGGAACATTAACAGCAACAAGATTTGTAGGTAATCTCGCAGGTAATGCAGTTAGAAGATATGTTTATGGAGAAGATTCTAATAGTACAGATAATTTTGGATATTATAAAGTTGCAAGTACTACTATTTCTAATGTTTATAAAACCGCACAATTAAAATTGCGTATTTGGTCAGATAATTTTACAAATTATGTAGCTCGATCAGTAGAAGTGACTATAGTATTTTGTTCTAATGCAACTAATTCTACAACTACAAGTATGTATGTATATGTTGATGGTGAACTTGATGGAAGTATTATACTCAATCAGATGTATGTTAAATATCCTAATACAGCAACTATGGGTACTTGTGAAATATATTTTTATAAGAGTAAAACATATCAGAAGATTGATGTTGATGTAATATATGAAGGGTATCGAGGAAGTACTGCTTCAACAAGTGCATATCAATCTGTTTGGACTTTTTCTGATAATAAGGTAATTTCTGAAACTATCGAAGAAGATGGCTATGCTGTTGCTACATTGAATTCGTTAAAAATTAACAATAATATTAAGGTTGGTACAGTTACAGGAACAACTACACAAGTATATGGTACTCTTACTAATCCAACAAGTGCAACTAATTATGGAATTCCATTTCATACTTGGAATACATCAGGAAGTAAATCGTTATTAAATAATGATGGATTAAGATATAGCACATTAAAAGGAACAACATCTGCTAATGGATATGGAGCATTAATGCTTGGTAATAATATTGCTTCTGGTACAGAAGGAAATAAATTTGGTTATTTAACAATGTATGGAACTGGTAGTTATTATACTCAATTGAAGGTTGGTACACCGACAGCAAATCGTACAATTACATTCCCAGATGCAAGTGGAACAGTTGCTTTAACTTCTCAGATTGATGAAATAAATACAACGCTTAATACATTAAACTCTGATTTAACAGAAGTTTCTAGTAATTTAGAAAACAATTATACTCCGTATAAATTTAGCATATATGGACATGCCGTAAATGGATATTGTGAAAATGCATTGTTAATATCAACTAACCAGTTTCATGATGTAAATAAGCCTCAACTTGTACATTATTCAAAGACAATAAATATGCCAAGTGATTGTGAACATGGATTTAGGTTTGTTTTTGTATATGATGCAAACAACGTAACAGCAGTTATTATAGGAAGAGCTAGTGGTTCTGCTACATTACCACAAAATATATGGGTTAACCAATGGATTAAAGGTATTGGTTGGTATGGTTGGAAATCATTAAGTTAAATAATTATTCTGAAATAATAGATAATCTCTTCCAGTTTGAAGCTACTGAACCATCATTATTTTGTCCTATAACATAACAATAACAGTTTACTAGGAACAGCACTTTTAGTATATGATAGTCACTGTATCTTAATGTAAGCATATAACCAGGATATCCTGTAAGTGGAATTCCAGTCTCGCTTCCTGTAATAGTATAAATACCAGTACTATAACAACCATATACTATATTAGATTCTGTAGTTTTAAAAACCATAGCACTACCAATTGCTCCAGAACTATTAAGAACATCTATTAACTGTTTTAATACATAACCTTGATGTGGTGATAATGCATAACCATCATAATATTTACTTTGAGTTAGTGCATCCACTATTTTAAGGTGTCCGTAATTACTAGTTGTTCCTGTACCATAACTAGTACTAGTACTTGCATGATTTGTTGGTGCTTTCCCAGTTAAATCAGAGTTTAATATACAATTAAACTAAATAATATTATATATTGACATTATGGTTTTTATTTTTTAAAATCTTATATAAAAGATTGCTTGTATTGGAGGACAGAATATGAAAAACTATAATGAAGAATTGATTAATAATATTATTTTAGGTATTCAAAATATTGTAGACGAGGTTCAATTACAACAAATAAAAAGTATTTTAAATGTGGAATTATATGGTTATTGTATTAATAAACAAGAAACAAGTATAACTGTTTATAATGACAATTCAAATGAATATGCTTTAAAACAATTTTTATCTGCAAAATTAGTTGAAGGTAAATCTAAAAAAACTATAGAACGTTATAAATTTATAATTTTAAAGTTATTAGATTATTTCCCAGATAAAAATTTAAATGATTATACTGTTGCTGATTTAAGATACTGGTTAGCATATTATAAACTTAAAAGACATAGTTCTAATACTACTCTTGATGGTATGAGACGTGTTGTTAGTTCATTTTTTAATTGGTTAGAAGTTGAAGATTACATAGTAAAAAGTCCTGCTAGGAAACTAGTTAAAATTAAACATGATACTGAAATAAAATCTGCATTTACAGAAAGTCAAATGGAGAAAATGGCTTTAAACTGTAAAAATATTAGGGATAGAGCAATAATAGAAATGCTTTATGCTACAGGCTGTCGTGTTTCCGAATTATGTCAAATTGATAGAAGTGATGTTAATTTTGAAAATATGACAGTATTATTACACGGAAAAGGTAATAAAGATCGAATTGTTCCATTTACAGATAAGGCGAAATTATATCTTTCTATGTATTTAGAGAGTAGGAAAGATAATAATCCAGCCTTATTTGTAACACTTCGTAAAAGAAATAACATAAATAATAGAATAACAAAAACTTCTATTGAATTATTAGTAAAAAATATAGGAAATAAAGCAGGTGTAGAACATGCTCATCCTCACCGCTATCGTTCAACTCGTATTACGGTTTTATTAAAGAGAGGATTAAAAATTGAAGAAGTTCAATTAATTTCTGGACATGCATCTGCTGATATGGTTATACATTATTATAGAAGTGATTTAGAAATGGTTTCTAACAATTTTAGAAGAGTTGGTTAGAAACTAATCAATATTATATAATAATATTTAGATGTAAGAAGAGGACTATATCTAATTATTATAAAAAAATAGAATTAAACTCTGATTTAAGTGAATTAACCACTAATGTAGATACTCTTGAACAATTTGGAGTTTATGAAGTAACTCCAAACTATAGTACTATAAATGCTGGTTATCTAGCTGGTGGAAAAGCATATAAATTAGGAAAATTTGTGGTGTTAAAATTTTCTTTTTGTGCTGCACATTTTGACACGACAAAATATTTAGCGACTGTAGATAGTAAAATTAAACCAAAGTCAATAAGATATTGTCATTTGCGTTGTAGACGTTCTACTGCCGAAGGTAATGGATATAATGATTACATAACCGAGAATGGTTGTTATATTGATACAAACGGACAAATTTGGCAAGGATTTAACAGTGAAGGAACAGATAGTCTATGGAGCGGAGATATTTTTGTGTGCTATGATCTCGCATAATAAGCAGCTATTTAAGTGTAATTATTTCTAAAAACGTATATTCATTGATTCCAAGCAATTATCTAAATGTAATTGTAAAGTTTGCTAATATCATTGTTAAACCATATTTTATGTTTGTCATAATATTTGATAGACCATCATAGCTAATTGATAAGTAAATAGAATCTTCTGATGTAAACCTTTTATCTGCTATAATACAATTTACTTTATTTAGTTCATAACGAGTTGTCATATCATAAATATAAATTATATCAGAATTAAAAGAAACATTGAATGATGTTATTTCACTATCTAATAAAATTTTAAGAATTGGAATTGTAAGTACTATAATATTACCTTCTACACAGCAAGTTAAACGATTTATAATTGTTATTGAATCACCTATTTTATATTTATTTACTAAATCAGAGTTTAATTCATAAAAAATAAAAGTCCTCTTAGTAAATATTATTTTGTTTTATGATAAAAAGGAGTGATTAAAATTTATTAAGGAGGCTTTCACTAATGGAAGAAATTATCACAAGTATACAAGATTTTATTCAAGCTCATTATTTTTTAGATTTTATTTTTGTTATAGTATTTACAAAATTGATAGAGATTTCACCTGTAAAAGTATACCCTTTAACATGGATACATAATCAAATTGTTCGTGGTATTAAATGGGTAATTAATGAGGCAAATAAAGAAAAAGATGATAAATTGTGTCAAGAAATCAAGAAAATAAATACTGAGATTTCATCTATAAAATCTGATTTGAATGATTATCATAATGAGCAGAAAAGAGATAAAATTAAAACATTAAGAAAAGAGATATTAGATTTTTCAGATGATTTATATGCAAATCATGAACATCAAATAAAGAATTATGAACGTATTCTATTTGATAGTTATCCAGAATATGAAAAATTGTTAGAATCAATAGGTGAAACAAATGGACAAGTAGATTCAGCAATTGAATATATAGAAGAAAAATATCATCAGCACTTAGACAAACATGATTTTATTTTATAAGAAGGTAATGAGAGAATGAAAAAAAATAAACATATTGAATATTCAAAAATATTAGCTAGTGCATCTCTTATTATATTTTTGTTAACATTAACAATAAGCTTATTTAGTATGATTTATATAATGATTAATGGTGATCCAAGTTTAATTGATGCGACTATATTTGTTACATCAATTTCTGTGACTGGTTCTTTATATGGTGTAACAGTAAAGCATTATTATTCAAAATCGGGGTTACAAAATGTTGCTCAAATTAGAAAAGATACATATAGAGAAGTAATGAAAGTTAGACTTGATTACGATGAAGAAAAGCTTAAATTAATTAACAAATATAATGTTGACGAATGTACTATAGACGAAATTGAAGCAAATGCTCCATTTAAAGATATGAGTGATTCTGTTATTGGACAAATGACAGATAAACTTAATGAAGTCGATTCTGTTAATGAAGCAGAACCAGAAATTGAAACTTATTAATATTATATTTATAGGTATTGGTAACTAATATATGAAGAGTTTTATACTCTTCTATTTTTATATTCTTTTAAAGGAGGAAGAGAAATGGATTGGTTAAATATTATTGAGACAATTTTAATTATTTTAGCTGGTGGAATTATCTTTTATGTTAAGAATTATTCTAAGATTCCAGAAAAAGCGCTTGAAGCATTCAATGCTGCTGAAAAAGCGTATGAAACATGGACTGAATCATGTGGTACTCAGAAAATGGATTATGCTGTAAATTATATATTTGATTTAATTCCAAAAGCATTACAGAAAATTATTACAAAAGATATTATTAGAACTATTCTTCAATCATTGTATGATGAAACAAAATTACTGATTAAAAAGAAAGCAGAAATCGCTTCTAATGCAATTGAAGATAAGATTGAAGAGGTAACAGAAGAAATCAAAAACAAAGATAACGAAATTAAATAATTTTAAGAAAGGAGAAAAATATGGCAACTGGAAGTCAAATTATAGAAAATTGTAAAAAATATTTAGGCAAACCTTATGTATGGGGCGGTGAGTCAATGTCCGAAGGTGGATATGATTGTTCTGGATTTGCTTATAATGTATTAAGAGATAGTGGATATAAAGTTACTAGAACAACTGCTCAAGGATTTAGTTCATTAGGTACTGCTATTGCTTATTCTAATGCAATTGCCGGAGATTTATTATTCTTTGGTAAATCAAAATCTTCTATTAATCATATTGCTATTTATGCTGGTGATGGAAAAATGTATGAATCTATTGGAGGAAGTTCTAATACTAAATCTAATCCAGGTAAAGGTGTAACTTTGTCAAATGTATCACGTAGAAGTGATTTAATTTTAGTAAAAAGAATAGCTGAGGTAACTTCTAGTTCTTCTTCTACTACTTCTTCTACTACTCGTACATATCTTATGAAAGGTGATAAAGGAGATGCAGTAAAAGAATTGCAGAATAATTTAAATACATTAGGTTATTCTTGTGGATCAGCAGATGGAATTTTTGGAGATGCTACAGATAAAGCTGTTAGGGCATTCCAATCTGCTTATGGTTTAACTGTTGATGGTAAATATGGAAATAGTTCTAAAGCTAAGATGGTTGAAGCTCTTAATGCTAAAAAATCTGCAAGTTCTACAACTAGTTCAAGTTCTACAAATTCAAATTCTGCATTTACTACATTTGTTAAGAGTGTTCAGAGTGCAATTGGGGCAAAGGTAGATGGTGTTCCTGGTAGTGAAACCTTATCAAAAACTATTACTGTATCTAAAAGTAAAAATAATAAACATGCAGTTGTAAAGCCATTACAGATTTATTTAAATGCTTTAGGATACGATTGTGGTAATGCTGATGGTATAGCAGGATCTAAATTTGATGCTGCCGTAAAAGCTTATCAGAACGCTAATGGTTGTGTTGCAGATGGTGAAATTACAGCAGGAAAAGGAACATGGAAGAAGTTGTTAAAATTGGCATAAGATAGGTGATTATATATGAGTTATATAGAATTTATACAGAATCTTAATATAATAGATTCCGAAATTGCTAAAATAATGTATGAATTGTATCTAGACTGTTTGAGAAATCAAGCAGAAGATATAGAGTAATTTATTGCTAAAATATAAATAAGGAAGAGGTGTAATATGGATACTCAGGCAGAATTAAAAGTAGGAGAAGTTTTAAGTATTACTAGTGACAATAATAATACTTTAAATACAGTAATGCTTAAAATTGATGACACTACTTTGTTAAAATTAGACTATGATTCTGATAATAACAAGGTAGACCTTGTTATTGAAGATACAGACTTGTTAAATACATATTTAGAGGGAAATCTGTCTAAAAGTACTTTAAAAGATTTTATAAGATCTCTAACTATTTTAACTCGTCAATTAACAGATGCAACAACAGAATAATAAAACAAGGAGGAGAAGAAAATGGTTTTAAGCAAAACAATTGATATTGAGGAAGGTAAAATTAAAGTTACAATTGCTGTATCTGAAATGGGAAGTGATGATTATACAGCAGATGAAGAAATTGAGTTATTACATGATTTCCCAAAGAAAATTGAATATTCTAATATTGATTTTTCAGGAAAAGTAAAAGAAGATGAGGGTGTTTATACTATTCTTGCCAAAGATGCGGAAGATGCCGATGCAGAATTAATTACTTTGCCATTAGTTAATAAAGTTTATACTTTAGATGAAAATTTGAGTATAAGTTTAGAAATTAATGTAGATAACGTAAAAGCTGGTGAAAAGATTACTTCTAAAGAAAAGATGGCACAGGCTCAAGCAAAATTATTTGAAACAAGAATTATAGAAGAAATTACAAAGGTTTTAACTGAAATACGTAAATTACAGCCAGATATTGAAGGGTCAGACACAGAAACTATTTAGTATTATAAACAACTAATATTATTTGTATTTAGCTATTTAAATTTTACTTATCTCCTATAGTAACTGCTATGGGAGATAAGTATTTTTAATTTTATTATTTTTTATTGTATGTACATATTATAGTATTCCCTAAATACTATATCGTGTTTTATGTTTAATATTAAATTTCCTATCAGAAATAAAGAATAATAAAGGTAAAAAGTCTTTAAATTTAAATGTAGATACAAATTATATTAAGGATTTATGTAATCAATTTAATAATACAAATTTAGCTGCTGATGCATTTAATGAAAAAATTAATATATCAGATGAATCACTTCTCTCCTATTTCAAAACAATAAAAAATGGAGAAGCATCATTAAAAGGATATAATGAATATGTCAAAACTACTAATAATTCTATCGGTATTATGGGAATTAAAGCAAAGGCTAGTGCTATTAAAATGGCTGCACTTAATGCTATTTTATCTACGGGAATAGCGTTGGTTGCAAGTTTTGCTATAAATAAAATTGTTACTGCTATAGATAATTTCATACATCGTGAAGAGAAAATTGCAGAAAAGGCAGAAACTGCTAAGAATAATATTGATGATTTGAAGAATAGTTTTGATGAATTAGAATCTTCTGTAAATGATGTAAAAGAAAGATATGCTGAATTATCTCAATATATTAATCAAACTAATGGTAAGAATTCAAGTTTGTCTACTGATGAATATCAAGAATTTTTAGATTTAAGTAATCAGTTAGCAGAACTGTTTCCTTCGTTAATCAAGGGTTATGACGAGAATGGTAATGCCATATTAAATTTATCTGGAAATATTGATACTATAGTTAGTAGTCTTGATGATTTAATAAAGAAAGAACAAGAAGTTGCCAATCAAGAAATTCTTGATAATCTTCCAGATGTATATAAGGAAATGGCAAAAGAAGTTAAAAAGGCTAAAAAGTCTTTGAAAGATTCTAATTATTCTGCTGATGTTGTTTCTGAATTAATGAATGAAAGTGATGTCTCTGAAAGTGATGATGGTATTGATGTTAAAATTAATACTGATATAGATATAAACGATTTAATTGCAGAAATTAATAAGGCATTAATTGAAGCGGGATATACTAGTGGAGAATATATCACAAATGGATTTCAAGACGCTAATGGTTTTAAGAATTTAAGTATATATTTGCCAGAAGGATTTAAAAATGGAGATTCTTTTAAAGATATATTAGGTAGTTATTTAACAAATGTATATGAAGATGTAGAAACTTATACAGATAAGATACAGTCAAAACTAGATGAATTTAAACAGTATTTGTATATTTATTTTTCAACAGAATCAGAATTTACAAAATTAAGTGATAATCCAGAATTGCAACAAACGATTCAAAATTTAATATATAAAACTGATTGGCTTGAACAGGCAAATAAAAATGGTATTAGTACTGGAAGTTGGTCTAAAGAATTAGAGAATTGGTTAACTGATAATTATGTTACTGCTATTGCAAATATTGATGATGAAGAAATTAAAAATTCGTTATCTCAACTATTTGAACCTGATATTAGGGTAGATGATTTGCTTGCGTTAGCTACTAAAATTCAACAATATTTTAATGATAATGGAATTAAAATATCTCTTGACTTTATATTAAATGGAGATCTTAATGGAACGGTACAAAATACTAAAAATAGCTTAGATAATAATATTACAGATATATCTAATGGTGATTCAGACGAGTATAAAAAACTTGAAAAATATACAAAAGATTTTTCTATTGATCAAGTTAATACTTGGCTTGAAGTCACAAAAGGTGCTAAAAATGCTACCGAAGCTATAGAATTGTATGAAGCAGAACTTCAAGAGATTCAATCAGAAAATAGTAGTAATTTTTTAAATAGTGAAGATAATATTGAAGCTATTGATGAGTATAAAGAAAAGATTTCTGATTTAAGTGGATATTTAGAAAAGATTAATTCTAATCATAAATTATCTGCGGAAGAAATGGCAAAATTGATTACAACTTATGGTATTACTGCTGACAGTGTTGATGAATATAGAGAAAAGATTATTAATTTAATGAATGATACTGCTTCTAATAGTGAAATTATGACTGCATTAGCAGATGCTATTGCTAATTGTAATGATGAAGCTATGAAATCACAATTGCAATCTTTATATGATAATTTACAAAATATCAATATAGAAGCTCAAAATGGTGCTAATTCATTTGGTGATTTAGATACTGCTATTTCTACTCTACAGAATAAAGCACAGTTGTTAAGAGATTTAAAAGAAAGTATCAAAGATGTTGGTTATATTGATTCTAGTAATCTTGACGACATTATTTCCACATATCCAGAATTAACAGATAAAGTCGCAGAATATAATACAGGATTGATTACATCTCAACAGTTATTTGATTCATTAACAGAAGCTTATGAAACAGATGCTAAGAATTATGCTCTTGCAGTTGCAGAAAAGCTTAAATATAATGAACAATTTTATAATAATGTTGTAGAAAATATTCCTACATGGTTAAGTGATTTAGCTAGTTCTTATGGTATTGATTTTAAGAATTATAAAAATTATTGTGAAGCTAAATTAGCACTTGATAAAGAATATAATCAAAAAAGAATTGCTATGGAGAGTGCAAAGGCTACTAGTGATAAGTTAAGTGAAATAGCGACAAGTAACACTAGTGGTAGTCAACTTAGAGATCAAGCGGCTTCTTTAGATGCTTATGATAATTATCTTGATGCAAAAAAAGAATATGAAGATTTACAAAAAATTGTAGATGGTGTAGGTACTACTCTTTCTACTACTCTTAAATTGAATACTGATTGGAATTCATTTGGCAAAGATCTTAATAGTGGAAGTAGTGATAAAAATAGTAATAGTAAACAAGAAATTGACTGGCTAGAACAATCATTGACAGTTTTACAAGCTAAAGTAGATGAATTACAAACTACTTTTGATAATACTACTGGAATTGATAATCAAATTAAAGCTCTTAATAATTTAAATTCTGCTTTAAAGGATTTAAAGAATGGTTATAAAACTGCTTATGATACTTATAAGAGTCGATATAATAAAGCTATAAAATCTTTAGGCAAAAGTGGAAGTTCTATTAAAAAGAAAATAGAATCTGGTAAATCATTTGATTTAAAAGAATATAGTTCTAAAACTGCCGAGAAGATACAAGATGCTATTGACGCTTATAATGACATGATTGAAGCACAAGAAAAGGTTAATAGTCTAGCAAAAGAGATTTATGACAATAAAACTATTGAAAAGTCTAAATTATATCAGGAAGATTATGAAAATCAATTAGATGTAATTAACGAAAAGCTTGAAGACCAAACTTTAACTGCTGGAGAGAAAAATAAATTATTAGATGATCAATTAAAATTACAAATAGCTATCAATAAAGAACTTCGTAAACAAGCAGAATACAGTGGGGATTATGAGACTATTGATAAGTTAAATCAAGAAGATAAGAATAATAAACTCCAAACGAAACTTAATGAAATACAGAATGATCAAGATGAAAACCAGAAGCTTATTGATAGATATAAAGAACAGTTAGAAAATACTACTCTTACGACTAGTGAAATTGATGATGTAAATAAAGCTTTACAACATGCTACTGATGAAGATTTTAGATATCAGATGGAATCAGAAATAGCAACAATAGATTCTACTGCTTGGAAGAATTATATTACTAAATTAAAAAAGAAATATAAAGAAACCAAACTTTCTGATGAAGATTTTATTAAAAAGCATATAGAAGAAATTTCTAATTACTTTGATAATACTGATATGGCTAAAATATATCAGGAGTATTTGAATGCTCAAATTGATAATAAAAGTACTAATTATGAAACTTATAAAACTGCTAGAGGATATAGAATTCAAGCCAATGAAAATGATATAACTGATATTAATAATGCGATCGAATCTAAAGGTGGTCGTGGAACTCAAGAACAATATGAACAGTTACAGAAGTTATATCAAAGCAACCTTGGATATTGGGAAGAACAGAAAAAAGAAGCTGAGAAAATGCTTCTTACTGCTAAAGAAGGTACAGCAGAATGGGATAAATGGAATAATGAATTACAAGAATGTGAAGATAATATTTATGATTGTAATGAAAAAATCAAAGAATGTTACTCTTCTATTCTGAAACTTCCTTTGAATGATGTAGAGGATTCTTTGGATGAAATTAGTAAACGAATTAGTGATATTGATGACCAGATATCAGAAAAAGATACTTTAATATCTGCGGCCAATTATCTTATCGACCAACAGATTGAAGGATATGATTTGTTAAAAGAATCTATTCAAGACCAGATTGATGCTTTACAAGAAGAAAAAAGTTTGCGTGAAGCCAATCTTAATGTTCAAAAAGCAGAGTATAATCTTGAGAAAATTAGGAATCAGAAAAATGTAAAAACATTCCGTGAGGGCATTGGGTGGACGTATGAAGCCAATATGGATGATGTTAAATCTGCTCAAGAAGATTATGATAATGCAGTCTATGATAGAAAAATTACTTTACTCGAACATCAGATTGATTTGTATGATGATGAAATTGAAAAGTTGAATGATATTAAAGATCAATGGAATAGTATTGTTGAAGATATTCAAAATATAATGGATTTCAACGAGGCTTTATTATATGATTCTAATTTCGCTCAAAAGGTATTAACGAATGACTACTCTCTTATTGCTGCTATTTCTGGTGAATATAGAAATTTATTAGAAACTAAATCGGTATATGAAGATCAGCAAGACGATTATGAAAAGTTGCAAGATGAAATTAATGAGGTTGTTGAGTTATATGAACGTGAAGGAATAACCTATGAGGAAGCTAAGAAGCGTATACATTCTGCTATTCAAATATATTATCCAGAAATTCTTTCAAAATATGAGAATGAATCGGAAACATTAGATAGAATTATAGAACAGAAATTAGATGATTCAGAAGTATCTACTTCGACTAATGAAGCTATGTTAGAGAGTTATCAATATTTTTTAGGAGAAATGAATGATATTTTTGATGAATTAAATGATATGCTCAAAAGATTTGAAACTAATACATATGATATGGTTTATTCAGTGAATCGTTCCATTTCTAATCTGCAAGATAATATACAGAGTGCTATTAATGCAGCAAACGCTCTTAATTCTATTAGTTCAAGTTCAAGCAAATCTAAAACTAATATTATTATGGGATTAACAAGTATAGGTAAATCTCATAGTGGTATGGAATTAGGTACTGTTCGTAAAAATATGGATAATGGTTCTGGAAATAATTCTGATTTCAAGGCTTTATGTTTATCTGAGTTAGAACCAGATGAAATGTTACGTGTTCTTAAGATTGGGGAAAATGTACTCACTCCTGATCAAACTAATAATGTTATGTCTAATTTTAAGAATCTTGCCAATGTAAAAGTTCCTACTCTTCCACTTCGTAACCAAGAAGTAAATAAATCTATTGAGTTTAATGGAGATATTGTGATTCAAGGAGTACAAGATACGAATAGTTTTGCTCGTAGTTTGAAACAGAGTCTACCGAATGCTCTGTTGCAGGAATTATATAAATAAAAGATTAAAAGGGTGTATTTTTAAAATATGCCCTTTTAAAGAAGGTGGTGTCATTTGAGTATAAATAACGAAGCTATTCAGGTTCTCGCAAAAGAAATAGCTAAAACTACAAAATTTATGATTAAGAATGCAAATTTTGATCGAACAGTAAAAGGGAGAATATTATCTAATTTAGGTGATAACTATTACCAGGTTCAATTAAATGATGGACAAATATATAAGGCAATGTCTTTTAGTACATATAATATAAACGAAATTGTATATATTAAGATTATAGAAAACAATTACAATAATTTGATTATTGAAAATACCATTTCAAAAACTAATGAAAGTTCAACTTGGTCTTTAGAAGATACACCTTTAGATATTGATTTATTATAAAGATTAAGGAGGGATAAGTATGGCAGAATATTCAGGTAGTACTAGTAAATTAGTTAGTAGTTCTTATCTATTTAGAACATTACAAAATTTTTATACGAAAATAAAAGGATTATTGACTAATAAAGTCGATAAAGATGAGGACGGAAATATTTCAGTAAATGGTGCTACTTTTTCTAATACTGTAACAATTCAATCTGATGATTTAAACGGTCATTATAATGGATTATTAGTTGGAGATGATTGTTATATTGGTGACTGTAATATAGAAAACACTATTGGATTAATGGGTAAGACAGACAATACATTAGCATATGTTAAGTTTGGTACAGATGGTAAAAAGTTGGGATTTAATGGTTCTTGTTTAATTTATGATGATTCGGTTGTAGTAACAGAAAAAATAGGGGTGTCTCCTTGTACCAAACAGATAAATTCAACTGGTTTTGGCGATACATGTATGACATATTATCAAACTAATAGTGAATTTTATGGGAATACTGGATGGACTCATTATATTATTTGCAATCATGGAAATGGTTCAAGCTATTATAATTATACTATAGGACTGCCATTTTGGGGGACTCCTATGTACAAAAGACAAACTGGAAGTACAGATGATACGTCTAATTGGCAGACATTTTATACAACGGAAAATATAACTTTTGGAACATCTGATTTAGTAGCTGGTTCTTCGGCTTTAAGTACTGGACATATTTATTTACAATATGAGTAAGGTGGTGATTAAAATAAAACCTGTATTATATACAATAAATGCTTTTGATGCAAGTAATGATTATATTTTTAAATTTTCTTGGAGTGGAAACCAATCTTTTGCAAGTATAGCAGAAATAAGGGAAAACGAAAATAATAATATAGTTTATTTAGAAACTCAAGAAACAATGCAATTACAACATACTTTATTAGGTGATGTTTTAACTAATGGAACATTATACAATATAAGGATAGCTACAGTTGATAGTGACGGTAATGTATCTGATTATTCTAATCCAGTACTTTTCTATTGTTATTCTACTCCAATTTTTAAGTTTGATAATTTAGAATCTAATCAAATTGTACAAAATTCTTCATATCAAGTTACAATGACTTATTCTCAAACAGAAAATGAACCTTTACAGAGTTATGAAATTACTTTATATGATACAAGTAAAAATGTTATACAGTCTTCTAATGTAAAATATTCTGTTGATGAAATTAAATATACTCTTTCAGGTTTAGAGGATAATCAGGCTTATTATATAAAAGCAACAGGACAAACTTTAAATGGTATGGATATTGAAACGGATTATATTTATTTTACTGTTAATTATGTTCAGCCAGCTATTTATTCTATTTTGAATTTGGAGAATAATGCAAATGGTGGTTACATTAAATTACAATCAAATATAAAATCTATTACTTGTCATACTAAAAATAATCCTATTTTTATAGATGATGAATATTTAGATTTGAGTAATGATATTTTAACAATGGATAAAGATTTTATTTTGAAAGATGATTTTGTAATTAATTTATCTGGTTATAACTTATCATATGGATTAATTATGCAATTATCGAATGATACAAATAATAACGCTATTTATGTATATTTAAGAAAAGGTACATATGATATCAATGATAATATTGAAAAGACATTTATTGAACTAGTTGTTCCAGTAAGTGAAATAAAGTATATATGTTATAGTAATTATATTGATAATCCTTCTTCTACTCAAATGTTATCAATTTGGATAACTAAAGACAAAGGCTTATTTCAAGTTGAAATAAAGGAGGATAATTAATATGTTTATAGGAATGCAATTTTGTGGAGATAACAATAATATATCAATGACTGCAACTAATACAGATAACATTACTAAAATTCAGATACAAAATGGGATTTATGATACTTTATTTGGAACAACAAATATTAACATAATTCATTCTAAAGAAGCAATGCAATGGGATTTTTATACAAGATTTTTTGCTAAATTTCAGAATGATTTATCAGCAGGAAATGTTCATTATTCTGCTAGTACTGTTTCAACAATAAGAATTAAACGTAGAAAAGTGAATGAACATAGTTGGTTTACTCTATTTGATATACCTATTAATGAAAATGCAGATTTTAATTTCGAATTAATGGATCGTTATGCTCAGGGTAATCAAGAATATTATTATGCTTTAATTCCTATGAGTAACGATATTGAAGGTAATATTAATAGTAATAATATAACTTCTGAATTTTATAGTTTTTATATTTTAGACAGTGATATATCATATCCGATTATTATGAATACTTCTTTGAATTTGACTATTAATAAAGAATCAACTACTATCTCTACTCTTGGACGTAAATATCCATTTTATATTTCAAATGGTATATCTAACTATAAAACTGGAACTTTAAAATTTGGTTTAGCACCTTTTATTAATTGTCAAGTAGATGTAGACTCTGGATATGAATATAGAAATAATTTCGAACAATGGATTAATAATGGTAAACCTAAAATATTAAAAGATTGGACTGGACAAATTCTTATGATAAACATTATTGATGCTATTCCAATTAGTTTTGATAATTTTGATTTGCCAGAGTATGAAATTAGTTTCGTTGAAATTGGAGATACTTTAGATCAAGTAGATATGTATACAAATGGATTTATTGATGTCAATTACATGTTGGCTTCTAGTTAGGTGGTGAAGTTATGTCAGACTATATTGTAACGCAACAGGATGTCGAAATACTACTTCAACCAACTAAGGTGATAACTTATAAGCTTGAACTTTTAAATTCGAATATGAGGGTTATAGAGCGTTTAGAGGGCAATTTAATTTCAGATAATATATCAATAGATTCACAATCGGATATAAGACGTACATATGAGTGTCAATTAGTTGTTACAGATTCTTCTTTTGATATTTCAAAAGATTCAAAGATTTGGTTTGATAAATTAATTAGACCGTACATTGGAATAAAACATCAGCGTTCTCAGCAAGTGGTTTGGTATTGCTTGGGGACTTTTTTATTTACAGATATGAATTATAATTATGATTCAATTACACAAACGTTATCTCTTACATGTCAAGACATGATGTGTTTATTAAATGATACTCGTAAAGGAGTTTTAGACCAATATAAAAGAAATATTGAAGCTGGTTCTGATGTGCGTGAAGTAATTATTAGTTTATTAAATGAACTTGGTATTACTAAGTATTTTATTGAATTTAATATAAATGGGGCTTCTGTATCAACATATGAATTGCCATATGATTTAACTTATGAAGCAGGCATGACTGTTTATACAATATTGAAAGATTTAGTAGAAATGTATCCAGGAACTCAGATGTATTTTGATTTATATGGTGTATTTAATATAAGGAGAATTCCAACTAAGAGTGAAGAACAGAATATTTTAACAGATGATATTTTAAATCAAATTGTTGTTAGTGAGAATTTATCTACTTCATTTTCTAATATTTATAATAAAGTTATTATATGGGGAAAAGTAAACGAACCTGATTATTATACTAAAGATGTTTCTATTTCTGATAACGTTTATAATGTTAGTTTAGTTTATGCAAAATTAGATGATGATACTGGTGCTACAACTGATGTGCAATATGACGAATATCAGAATTTTGATATTATTGCTTTAAGAATACCATCTACTAATTTGAATGAACCAAAGATAAAAATTAATAGCTTAGAAGAAATATCAATTGTAAATGATAGTGGTAATAATTTGACAGAAAATTATTTGGAAGCAGGTAAAGATTATGTTTTTAGATACCGAAAAGCTACAAATGATTTTTTAATTTTGGGACAATATCAATGTTATGGAGAATCTTATCTAACTAACAATGTTAATGATAAAAGTGAATATGCAGTTATTGATGAAGATAATGATTTGAGTATTGAACATATTGGAATTATTACTAAAGTATTATCAGGTGATGAGTTTGATAATTTGTATACAGACCAATTATGTCTAGAGAGATGTAGATATGAATTGTATAACAATACCAATATGCAAAGTACATTAAATATCGAAATGTTGGCAGTGCCATTTTTAGATGTCAATCAAAAAATAAAATATACTTCAAAAATAGCTGGTCAAGAATGTGAATATTTGATTTCACAAATTTCATGTGATTATTCTCAATTTACTATGTCATTGTATTTGAATAGATTTTATCCTGATTATATTTAAAAAGAAAGGAAAGGTGATATAAATGAGTACAACTTATTCAGATTTAATATATAGTAATTATCCAGATTCTTGTGATACTTATGAATATATGAATGATTTATCATTAGAAACATTAAATCTTGCCAAACAATATCAAGATTTAATTAATTCAAATAAATTCACAGATGCTGCTCAATTATTAATTGATAATCCTAATTTAAATAAAATTATGTTTAATGCAGAAAAGTATAATAAACTTATTGATTCTGTAAAGGCAATTGAAAGATTATATTTTAGTGATATTCAGACGTATATCATGGAACTTGTTAAATATAAAGGGACATATTCAAGTTCTCAAAAATATACAAAGTATGATGTAGTTGAATATAATTCTATGATTTACATGTGTATATCACTTTCTACTCCTATCGGTACTTCACCTACAGATGATACTTATTGGTATCCTTTAAGTATTAAAGGAGATCAAGGTGAAAGTGGAACTGGATTATCACCGAGAGGAGTTTGGAATTCAGAAATACAATATTATAAAGATGATTTAGTTAGTTATAATAATCAATTATGGGCAGCAAAAGAAGATAATATAAATTCTTTACCTAATAATGATTCTACTATATGGTATAGCGTATTATATTCAGATGTTACCAAAGATTATGTTAATACAAAGTTTAATGAATCTAAAGATTATATAGATACAAAATATAATGAACTTTTTCAATCTGTCAGTGATGGAAAAACAACTGTAGCAAACGCTATTACTGACAAAGGTGTTGAGACAAATGCAACAGATACGTTTGCTACAATGGCAGAGAATATTAGCTTAATTGAGACTGGTATACATACAACAGATGCAACTGCTACGGAGAATCAAATTCTAGAAAATTATACTGCATATGTAAATGATAATAAAATTACTGGTACTATGACAGACTTCTCTTTGGCTTCAAATGGAGATGATGTTGTCTCGTCTACATATAATGACCAGCCTATTATTAATACTGTTGGTAGTGCTGCTGTTCAATATGGAACATGGGGAGAAAATGAAGATAAAGAAGGATTAATTGTTGCACCCAAACAAGGATATTATCCAAATACTTCTGATACTACAACTTCATATATGTATGTCCCAGCAGATACAGTAGCTACAAAATTAAAAATTAATCCATATAAAATTGTCAAAGGATATACTATTTGTGGCATAACAGGAACAGGTGTTGGTACATGGCAATAAATAATGGAGGTGATTTAATTTATGTTAACTGCTGAACAAATGAATACATTAAAAAGTAAAATTAAAGCTGAAATGACTCGTAGAAATGGTTACGGGTCATTAAGTTTATTTGGATCAAGTACATTTGATTTTACAAATGTTCCAACTTCAAATGGGGTTATTTATGCCGAACAAGGACAAAAAACTATAGACCTCTTATTAAAAATAAAAGATATTGCTGGGTTACAAAATGTTGTACAAGGTGATGATATACCAGCTAGTTTTATTTCAGAAAATTTGATAACATTGGTAGATAATTTAGCTACAGAATCAATGACTGGAAGTTCTACATCGTGTAGAGGAGCATGTACTGGATTATGTGTTGGTACTTGTTCATCTTTATCAACTTCGGGAAGTAGCGGAGGAAGCAGTGGATGTTCCGGTTGTAGTACTACATGTGGTTCTTCATGCTCTAGTGGGTGTACTGGTTGTTCAGGATGTAATGGTTGTAGTAGTTGTGGTGGCTGTTCTAGTAGTTGTAATGGATGTTATTCTACATGCTCTGCAAGTAGTAGTTCTGGTGGTTGTAGTGGTTGTACTGGAACATGTCAAGGTGGTTGTGGTTCAACATGTGCATCTCAATGTGGTGGCGGTTGTAATGGTTGTAGTGGTTGCACTAATTGTACAAGTTGCTCTGGATGTTCAGGTGGTTGTACAGGAGGTTGTTCTAGTGGATGCTCTGGAGGTTGTTATGGAGGTTGTTCTGGAGAATGTAATGATGGTTGTAAAAATTCATGTTCTAGTACTTGCTCAACTACTTGTTATACTACTTGTACTGCTGGTTGCTATGGATCTTTAACAGGATTAGCATAATAAATAATAAAAAAATATAAAGAATAAATTAAGATTAAAGGAGAAAAATATGAGAAAAATTGAAAAAATAAATTTAGAATTAACACATAAGGAACTTGTTGATTATTTAGCTAGATTAGCTTATGAAGTTCAAGCTAATAAAGATGTAATTGCAGAATTAATTGAAAGAAACAAAGATAATATTTCATTTTTGGACAGTCCTATTTTTAAAGAATATCATAAAAGATTTGAGAATGCTATTGCTTCTTATAATTTTGCAAAAAATGAATTTTCTAAAAGCGTTTTACCTGAAAAATTTCAAACTAAAATTGATGCCTTTTGGGATTTAACTTATGATACATATGAATTAAGAATAGAATATGAAGAATAAAAATAGGAGAAGATATGGCAAAAAGATTAATTCAATTTCAAGATATAATAGCTAGATTGTATCCTGAATTAGCGATAGAAAATAATTCTATAAATAAAAATAATGATAGAATACTAAGTAGAACAATTACTTTTCAAGTAACAGATAATTGTAATTTAGCATGTAAATATTGTTATCAAACAAACAAAGGTAAACGAAAAATGTCTTTTGAAACTGCTAAGAAGTTTATTGATTTATTATTAACTGGTGAAAAAGGATTCAAAGAATATTTAAATCCAGATAAATCTCCGGCTTTAATAATAGAATTTATTGGTGGCGAACCTTTTTTAGAAATAGATTTAATAGATCAGATATGTGATTATTTTTTTGATAAAATGATTGAAATGGATCATAAATGGTTGACTATGCATACTATAAGTATTTGTAGTAATGGTGTTTTATATTTTGATCCGAAGGTACAAAAATTCTTAAATAAACATAAACATAATTTATCATTTTCTATTACGATAGACGGAAATAAAGAATTACATGATTCTTGTAGAGTATTTCCAGATGGAAGTCCGTCATATGATATTGCCATTAAAGCAGCTCAAGATTGGATGAATCAAGGTAATTATATGGGAAGTAAAATTACAATTGCTCCTGGTAATGTAGATTATTTATATGACGCTATTGTACATATGATAGATATGAATTATGAATATATTAATGCTAATACAGTTTATGAAAAAGGTTGGAATTTAGATTTAGCAAGAAAATATTATTATCAATTAACTAAGATTGCAGATTATCTTATTGATAATAATTTATATAATGATATTTACTTATCATTGTTTGAAGAAGACTTTTTTAAACCTAAATTAGAAACTGATAATGATAATTGGTGTGGTGGACTAGGTTTGATGTTATCATGTGATCCAGATGGTAATTTATATCCATGTATTAGATATATGGAAAGTTCATTAGGTAATCAAAGAGAACCTTATTGTATTGGAAATGTTAATGATGGCATTGGTATGTCAAAGGAAGAACTTCAAAGAATAGAATGTTTAAATTGTATTACAAGAAGAACTCAAAGTACAGATAAATGTTTTTATTGTCCTATTGCAAGTGGTTGTTCTTGGTGTTCAGCATACAATTATCAAGAACTTGGTACTCCTAATGGTAGAGTTGATTATTCTTGCATTATGCATAAAGCTAGAGCATTGGCTAATGCTTATTATTGGAGTAAGATATATGAAAAAGAACATGATAATACAATATATAATCTTTATTTACCAGATAGTGAATCGTTACAAATTGTTTCAAAAGAAGAATTAGATTTTATTAAAAGTAGTCCAAATTTAAAATATATAGATTTATATAAAGATTATTTTTTAGAAAATAAATAAGAAAATAATATAGTTTTATTTATTAAAAAATGGTTTTTATTTTATATGAGGTATAAATATGAGTATTTATATAGGTAATAATAATAACGTTGCTTCTAAAGTGATAAATGGTTATATTGGTGTTAATAATGTTGCTCATAAAATTAAAAAAGCTTATATAGGTGATGCAAATAATATAGCAAGATTATTTTGGAGCACAACGTTAGAGCAATATGTAGTATCTAATAATTCAAGTGGTAGTGAAGCTCTTATATATAACGTAAACGATCATTTATTAACTAGTAAATCAACTGGAATTATAGTTTATTCTGCAAATTATTCTAATACATTTCAATATATGGTTACTAGGACTACAAGTTCGGTTAGTGATAGTGATATAAATGTATATAAAAGAAATGGAGATACTATTTCTTTTATGCAAACAATTTCACATACTTTACTTGAAAGTACTGCTTCACTTTCTAGTCAATTATTTTTTATGGCTACTAAAGGTGATTATGCTCATTTTAGTAGTGATGGAAAATATATGGTACTATTAGGGGATATAACTAATGGTGGTATATATATGTTTAGATTCGCTATTAATAGTACAGGCACACAATTTGATTTAATAGGTTGGGAGGAATTAAATATTTCTAGAAGTTCAGTAGATAATATTTCCCATATAGCATTTTCTGATGATTTAAGTACGTTTTTAATTTCTTTTTATTCAACATATTATTATATAAATGCTTTTCATGGCAGTGTATCAAGTGGTGGATATACTAGATTAACAACCCAAAATAGTAATGCATCTTCAATGATAAAAGTTGCAATATCTCCAAATGGGAAGTACTTTCATTACTCAACTTCTACTAGTAATGTAGTTGTTGGTTATATTGATGGTACGTCTTTATATTATAAAAGTTTTTCAGCAACATATTTTGATACTTCTAGTAATTTTCATTCTAGCGCACATGTAAATGATGATGGTGAAGTATTAATTGTTTATTGCTCATCTAATAGTGGATATGTTTTAACACATCTTAAAATAACATATTCAGATGGTGCAGTATCTTATACGCCTTTAAATATTTCAACATATTTAAAATCTTATTTATCAAATCCTAGTTCCACTTTAAATTACAATATTGTTTCTGATATTGTTTTTACAACAGATAAATCAAATTGTTATGCTCTTGTTGGTATAGGTGGTTCTACCTATAGCTCTACTGTAAGTATACTTAAAATAAATTTTGATTCTAGTGGAGCATTATCTTCATTAACAGAATTAGGTGTTTCAAATGCTAGTATAGATCATAGTGATGCAAAACTTATTGGATATTAAATAAAAATAATATAGGTAAAATAAATATGGTATACAAATAAAAAATGGCTCTTGTCTTTAATTAGATGAGAGCCATTTTTTTTTACGTTTTATTTGTCTTTTATTTTTTCTTTTGTTCTTCTTTTATTGTATCTTTTACTTCATTATTTTGCTTTAATAATATTTTTTGAACATCTTCTATTGTCATTCCAACCCCTTTAATAGTTGTCCAAATTTTTCTCATTTCTAAATCATCTTTCTCGGCAAATAAGTTTTCTAATTGAGATTTTAATTCTGTAAGATGTTGTTCTGTTAATGAAATTTCTGATTTTGTTTCTTCGATTCTTTCGTATACTGATTTATTTTTTGGTTTTCTTGCCATAACTAACTTCTCCTTTATGATTGGATATATTGGATATGCTTATTTTAATTACGACAACATGATTAATCATATAAAAATTTAAATTTCATTCTGGATAAAAATTGGATATTTTAGAAAAATAACCAAGGGTTGATTTTCTCAAACCCTTGGTTTTACTGGCTTTGTGAGTATTATTCAGCTGAGATAATCTCTTTTTTGTTATATGATTATTTCACTTATATAAGTCCTTAAATCTCTTTAAAATCCAGTAAAACCATTATTCGAAAATATATATTTCTTTATATCTCTTTATTTATATCCAGTCAAATTGGATATAAATTTGGATAAATTGATAAATTGGATATAACTATATTGGTTATACACTAAGTTCTAATATAGAATTCATATTCTCAATTTCTTTTTTAGTTCTATCTAAGTCAACATGGTTATACACTTGCATTGTTACAGCTATATTTTGATGTCCCATAATCTCTTGTAATACTTTTATATTGATACCATTTTCAGCCATTCTTGTACAAAAAGTATGTCTTAAAGTATGTGGTGAAAAATCAGGCAATAACAATTCTTCTCTCACTTCTAAGTAAGCTTCTTCTTTTTCTACACGATTATAAGCTTCTCTTATTCCATGGAAAGATCTAACTATTGTGTTTGGTGTATGTGTTCTTCCTTCTCTATTTATAAATACAAAGTTTTTATATTCATCAACTTTAAAATCTGAGCCTTTACTAATAAAGTATGTATTTTGTTTATGAATTTTTAACACTTTAACAATATTATCTTGTAATGGAATTATTCTGTTCTTTTTATTTTTTGGTGGTGCTGAATAGAATTGTGTATGACCATCTTTTTTCTTATATATAATTTGGTGATCAATATAAACACATTTTTCTTCAAAATTAATGTTGTCCCATGTAAGACCTAAAACTTCTCCAATTCTGCAACCTGTTCCCAACATAAATACTATCATTGGATAATAAGCAGAATAAATAACATCCTTTTCTACAAACTTAATTAATGCATTTTGTTCTTCTTTAGAAAGAGGATATTTAGTTGATGACATTGAACCTCTAACATATTCTTTCATACAATTTTTACATGGATTTAATCTGATAATTGAATCATCTACAGCTAGTTGAAATGCAGGATATAATAAGTTTTGATATAATTGAATTGTACCTACACTAAATTTTCTTTCATTATATAGATATGCATAATATTTAAGAATATCTGATTTTTTTACATTGTAGATTTGAGCAGATCCAAGAAATGTATTTTTAATATTCTTTTCCCACATGTGTATATAATTGTTTTTTGTAGAGATAGTTATACGAGTTTTTGTATCAAGATAAGATTGAATTAATTGATTAACAGTCATCTTTGATGAAGTACTATTAATACCATCATCTAAGTCTTTTTCAATAGCCTTGATTTTTTCTCTTAAACTAATATCATCACGTTTTCCTTGTGGTATTTTATCAGTAGGTACAAGTTTCCAAGAATAAATTGCATGAGAATTACCTTGTTTATCAGTATACCTATACCTATATCTACCGTCTGCCATTTGACTTTCTCTTGGTTTAAGGTTGCGTCCTTTATTATCTTTATTAGCCATAATATCACTCCTCTATTTAATAAATAATGAAGAATTAATATGACTAATCATGTTGTATACATATTGTAACATATTAATTCTTCGTTGTAAATAATTATATTATGTCAACCTGTTCAATAAATTCATCAAATAATTTTCTTTTAATAAGTCTTTTATTGCCTACATGTAATACAAAATTACAATGAGGATTTTTAATTAACATTGTTAATCTATTGATACCTATGTTAGAGTATTCTGCTGCTTCTTCAAGCGTTAAATTTTGTTTATGATAAATCGGAACTTTTTCTCTTGTCAAATAATAACATCCTTTCTTAAATTAAAATTAGAGTCTCAATTAAGAGACTCTTTCTTTATCTTTTTCATTATTTTGTTTATTAAATAAAAATAAAATATCAAACCATTCACCATATATATGATATGGTTTAAATAATTCATGTAATTTTGATTCTATATTATCTCCGTCAGTAGTATAAAAACTATATATAACTTCTAATGGTTCTGGCGATGCGACTTGTAAAGATGAAAGTCTACGTTGTATATTAACTGCCGTTCCAATTTTACAATATTTTTTATTTGATATGAAATATATATACTTCCCATTTTGCTCTGTTTTTGGTTGAGAGATATTTAATTTATCAATTTTATTATCAACATAATTTTTAATTGTTAATATACTATTTATATCGGTAGCAAAAAATGAGATTTGATTTCCATCAATAGTTTTACGATATTCATATGATTGATGATTTATACGAATACCAGTAACGTCTGTTAATAATGAAACTTCACATAAATCTTTGTTTTGGACTATATATTTTTGATATTTTTCAATAGCTTCTTCTTCTGTTTTACCATAAAAAGATTTTCTTTTCCCATTAATAGTTGTACTGTATTCGTATCTGCCATCTTTTCTATGTCTTACTTTATTCATATTACTTCCCACTACTTCCTAATGCACCAATACCACGTTTAGATGGAATTGCTTTTAATTCTTCATATGTAATTTCTTTCACATTCATTTTTGGGACTTCATGAACGATTAACTGTGCAATAGCTTTTGAATATGGATAAATCATGGGTTTATAATATGGATCATCATCTTCATATATTTTATCAAATTCATCATCACCATACTTGATAATTCTTGTATCAGAATCATATTCATTAGTTTCTCCATATTTATCGAATAATTCTTCTTCATTAAGTTTAGAAATGACTATATCATAAGAATTAACATTACTAATAGCTATAAAGATTTCTCCTCTATAGCTGCTGTCTATAATTCCCGCAGAATACTTCATTCCTTTACTTCCAGTTGATCCTCTTTCAGCTACATTAAGATAATATTTATCTGTCGTTGCTGATGCAATACCTGTAGGAATTAATTTCGTTGTATGAGATGGAATAACCATATAGTTTTCATCAAAGCAAGCATAAATATCATAACCTGCATTTTCATCATCTTTAGTTGGAATAATTGCGTTATGTTTTACTTTTGCAAAAACTAAGTCGTTATCTTTTAATTCAATCATTTGTATTTTGTCTCCTTTTATTTAGTTATTTTAAACTTTTCTATAGATAATCGGGTAATTAATGAACCAATAAAATTACCAATAATCATTAAGAATAATTTTAAATATAGTTCTAAACTTGGTGGATAATTTGCTAAAGCAAGGTAAGATAAATTTGCAATACTATGTTCAAATCCAGAAAGAATAAATCCAGATACGCAAAGAATAACTATGATTACTCCAATAATATTTTTATTATTCTTGTATATATTTACTGCTATAAACATCATTACTCCACACAAGATGCTCATTATAAAAATACTTAAATATGATGCAGAAAATTTATTTTCACATAGTTTATAAGCAATAATTTTAATCTCTTTTCCATGTTCTGTATATTCATAAAAAACAGAATAAATAGCACATCCTATTACATTTCCAGTGAATACATAAAACAATTCTCCAAAATTATAAAGAGGATAGTATCCAGCCATACCAGTGTATAAATTATAATTCATAGTTGATATTACTAAGAGTCCAAATGAAAACATTAATGAACCTATAATTTGATTTGAAATTGACAAATAAATTGTTGCTGCTATATTAATCATTATTCCTGCAAATATTGATTTTTTAAATTGGGTTAATTCCATAACATTTACCTCTTTGATTACATTACTTATTTTTTAATAAGGATTTTATTTTTAATAAAGATATTCATTTGTTGATTGATTTTTCTATCAACTGATTCTACAACTTTATTTTTTCCATAGTCTCTATTATGATATGGTGAATATGTATTATTGTTAGAATCAGTTACATTAATTACGCAAGTTTTATTTTCAAAATCTACATTTAAATTACACCATAATAAAATATCTTTTTTATTTTTATAGACAGGAAACCTATAAGAATAATATCCTTCTATGTATCTAAAATTGTTTTCTTTTAATTGTTCAATTGTTACTGATGACATCAGTTTATATTGTTTTTTATTTGATTTATTCATATTTTAATCTCCTATCTATTTTGTTTGGGTTTATATAGTTTTATGAGATTACTCCCATAAAACTATTTCACCTTTTTCTAATGTTTTTTGTACATCTATAACTCTTTGATTTGTACTACCTGCCCATGGATATTTAACATCTGCGTTTTCTTTTTCAAATTTTCCATCTACAAATACATCGCATAAATTTAAAATACTTTTACGTTTTTCATTGTTAAAAATGTCTACTGTGTCATTAGAATTATAAATATAGTCCCATGTGTATCCACTATAAATCCAAATAGATTTATTTGGATATTTTTCTTTTACCTCTTTTACTAATAATAAAATATCATCAAGGTTATTTTTATTTAAAGGATCACCACCGCTAAGTGTTAAGCCACTAATATAATCATTTTCAAGTTCATGAAAGATTTCTTTTTTTGCTAAATCGTCAAATAATTTTCCATTAGCAGCATCCCAAGTCTCAGGATTATGACATCCATCACAATAATGATCACATGCTGTACAGAAACAAATTACACGTAATCCACTTCCATTTAGCATGTCATCTGTTCGTATCATCATATAATTCATTACATTGATTTCCTTTCTTTTATTTCAATTACTTTTGCAGAATTGTATCTAGTTTTTCCATGAATTTTGGTATATCCAATGTAACCATTCATTCTATCAATTTGCGTGATATTTTTACTATGACAACGTGGACATTCATTCATTTCAAGTTGCTCATAACCACAATCTTCACAATAAGATAATGCTAAATTACAACCTTCATAGAATCCTTTTTGCATGGCTCTACGAATTAAAGTTTTCTGTGCTTCGAAATTATAATCAACTGGATATCTACAATATTGAATTTTTCCACCATTAAATAAATCCCAGAAGCGTCCTTCTAAATCTTGTTTTTGAATTGGAGTAATCTCTTCCCATACACCACAATGGAATGAGTTTGATACATATGCTCTATCAGAAACACCTTCGATAATTCCATATTTTTTACGGAATTGTTCAATTTGTAAGCCGCAAAGACTTTCAGCAGGAGTACCATAGATTGCATATAAAATATGATCTTCCTCTTTAATACGTTCTGTATAAGCATTAATATATTTCATAACTTCTAATGCAAATGCTCCATCTTCAACAAGTGATTTACCATTATAAAGTTCTTGTAATTCATTTAATGCAGTAATACCAAAACTCATTGTCATAGGTGGTAAAATAGATTTAATTTTATCTTCTGGATTTAATGTACCACCATAAAAACCACCCTGAGTAAATCCTAATGGATTTGTACTTGCTTTCTTTTCTCCGAGAAAAGCATATGTACGTTTATGAAGATTTCTGATTAATTCAAGATAATAATCTAATACTTCATAGAAGTCTTTATTCTCCTGTCTTGCTTTGGCTAAAATCATTGGTAAATGTAAACTAATTGCACCAAGATTAAATCTTCCTTCGAATACTGGAACATCATCTTCGTCTGCTGGATGCATTCCTCCACGTTCATACCATGGAGATAATGAAGCACGACAGCCCATTAATGAAACAACTTTTCCATACTTTTTATACATTGAAGGAATGTAACCTTCCCCTGAGAGAGAGAGGAAATCGGGGTACATGGTTTTGCTACTACATTGACAAGCCAAGTCAAATAACCATTCAAATTCTTTCCCTTCTCCATGAAGATTATCATCATATAAGAAAGTTAATTTAGGGAATAATACTGGTCTTTTAAATCCTTCTTTTCCTTGTCCGTTCATTCGAACTTTTAATGCCATTTCAGAAGCCATTGTTTCCCATTTAGAAGTTCCGATTCCAAAGGATATTGCAATAAATGGATAATCACCTCTACTACTTCCTACAGTATTAAATTTGTATTCCCATCCCTGGAAGCCTTGTTCGAATTCTTTACGAACTTTTTCTGTAGCATATTTATCTGCTTGAGAATCAAATGTAATGTTACTCATGCAATCTAAATACACTCCATCAACATCTTCTATCAAACCTTTTATTTCATAAAATTCTTTCTTATATTTCTGATAAGATTTTTCTGCATATGGAGCAAGGATTTTATCAATCTGTGGAATTGTAAAACCACCATACTGTTGTGCGGATGCTCCAAAAGTAACATCACCAATAACATCAAATGCAACATCTAATGTTTTTGGTTCGTTATACCAAACATTACCCATTTCAAATCCATTATTTAATACATTAGACATATTAAACAAACAACAGTTTATTCCGTCCCTACGATCTTTCATATCATGAATATAAATATATCCATCATTAGAAGCTTGCATTTCTTCTTTTGTTAAAAAGAAATGTTTATATAATTCTTTACTTAAAAGACCATAAGATAAACTTCTTTGAGTACTTACCATTGTTGAATCTGTATTCGCATTCGAAACATCACCAATATATCTTTGTTCCTGTTCTTTTGTATATACTTCATTAAGCATTTTTACAAAATCTTGTTTATAGTTTCGATATTGACGATAACTTTCTCCAACAGAAGGATAAAGTTCCATTAAAACTTTTTCTACAATAACATGCATATCAGATACTGGAATAATATCTTCTTGAAACTCTTCTTCAAAATAATTTTCCTCATCAATAACATTAAGAACTTTGTTGCAAATTGTTGTGTAATCTTCATCAGAGAAGTTTATTAATGCTCTATTAGCAGCAAGACTACAAGCATTTATAATTTTTTGTTCATTATAAGTTTCTAATGTTCCATCTTTTTTTATTACTTGCATTTCTTCCTCCTCATTTATATTTTATTTATAATATTATTTAGTTTAATATTTACTATAAGATTTTAAAACGATTCATCTTCCCAATCTTCGTTAGAATGATTGCAGAAAGCTTCATATACATTTTCCATCAATTGAATTCTTGTAAGTAATCCTGTACCAGAAATTTTAGGACTTAACCATACATTTTGTAATCCGATTGTGGCATCATCTGCATCAATAGCAAAATCTCCACGACCAACATCAATACAAATAGTATTGTTTAAAATCATATCTTTTGTAATAATGTTTTCTACGCCAGTACACGAAATAATAATATCAGATGAAAGACATTTCATCTTTAAAATTTCTTTGCTTGTATGACTGTTACACGCAGTTACAGTAGCATTCTCATCAATGAACATATCTATCATAGGACGACCAGCACATTTACCACGACCTACGATAGTAACATTTGTTCCGTCTAATTTAACATTATTTGCTTTTAAGAAATTAATAACACCACCTGGAGTACAAGGTACAAGCTCTGAATCTGATCTGAAACCATCCACATCTTTATTCGGTGAAATATTCATCTGTAAATCTTCAATGTCAATATGGTCAGGTAAAGGTAATTGAATAATAATTCCATCAATATCACAGGATTTATTTAATTCTTTCACTAAACTCTTTAAACGTTGATGTGAAACATTACTACTAATTTTATATAATTCTGCTTTAATACCAATCTCTTCTGCATCTTTAATTTTCCATTTTACATAAGAATTAGAATCACAATTATCACCAACTTGAATAATTGCTAAACATGGTTTTCTGTATTTAATTTTAGAAATCTTTTCTTTTAATTCTTGTTTACGATTCTCTGCATATTCTTTGCAAGAAATCATTTTATCTGCATTAAACTCCAAAATTTATCACCTGCTCTTTCTGTAAACTTTTACATTCCCAATTAGAATTCTTAAATAGAAAGTCATATGCTTCTTCTTTTGATGAAAAGTAAGTTGTGAGAATAGTCTTAGATGTTAAATTAACAATACGCCATCTATTACCTTCTCTTATAGAAGTATCTCTACAGATTGAATAGAAAAATGTATCATTATATTCTGGTCGATAAACTTTTACAATATCATTCACTTTTTGTCTCCTTAGCTATATCAAACAATTTATAAATTTCTTCCCATGTATTACATCTAACACGATGCCAATCTTTATTCCATGAATGTGTCCCAAAACAAACTTTTGTCTTAGCATTACTTGTTTTTAAATTAGTTGATAAATCATCTATAAAGATACCATCAGACATATCAATATGTGCTTTGTCTGGATATTCATTTTGATCAACAAATATTAATTCTACTCCAGGAAGATTCTTTTCTAACCATAAACGTTTACCTATATAATTAGGATAACTACACATTGAAACAATTTTAATATCATAATCTTCTGATAATAAATTAATATAATGTTTTGCTTCTGGTTGAAATTCTAATATATCAAAAAAACGTTTTTGATTAAAATATTCCAATATGTAATTTTTTGAAGTACAATTAAGTTCTTCATATTCCCAAGTATCAACATCACACCAGTTAATATGATGAAAATTTTTATAGTATTGAAAATCTTCATTGTATAAAGATACTATTGCTTTTGTACTCATACATAAAGTGTCATCAAAATCAATATATAAAGTATTCATATAATCACCTATTCTGTATAAGCTAAACTTTCTTTAGTATTCTTTTTTTCTTCTAAATGATTAAGTAAATGCGTGGCATACCAAATAATCTTTTTGACATCTTGAATACCATTTTTATCATTCCATCTACAAGCATATTTGATGATATTACCTGTATCAGTTGCTTCAATACCTTTTAAATCTTCCGTAAAAGCTTCGATTACATCAATAACTTCTAATCCGGATTTGGACTGATAATGTTGTGGATGAGATACCATTTCATCATCACATTCATATTGTTTAGATTTTGTTTCTATTGATTTATTCATTTTTTTTAATCCTTTCTTAATTCTTGCAAATCATTATCTGTAAATTCTGTTACATAAAAGAATTCTGTATGTGAACCTACATCAATTTCCCATTCGTTTTCTTCAAAATTGATTCTTGAATAATATGATGTAAAATTATGTTCGTCTAAGAATTTATTAATATCAGACCACATTTCTTTAATATTATGTGGTTTAGATATTTCTCTTCTTTGTCCTTTTGAGTTTTGAAATTCTAATATCATAATTTAATCTTCTTTCTTAGGTTTTCTACCACAAGATTTAGCTTCTGTACAGAAGCCAACCTTTTCACATTTAGGCATGAAATAATGTTCTACAAGATATTTCCATTCTTCTGAATAGTTACTTAAAGCTTTTGCTAAATCATTAAATAACTGTTTGTATTCCCAATAAGCTCTTGTACACATTCTTTGTCTTGACATATCTGCAAGGTTACGAAAATTATGTTTGCATACAATTTTTGTTGTCATTCCTAAAGGAAGCAATAAAGCAGAATCTTCACGAGGAATATTACAATCTTTTTCTAATGATTTACATACGTTATTAATTGTCCACATTAAATTTTTATATGTAGATAAAGCTTCTGGATTGCTTTTAATAGAATTTGGAATAATATAATTAAATCCGCCATCTTTAGTGTAATCAATATATCTTGTACTTGCTTGTAATCTAGTAGGAGCACCACCTATATGAGTATACCATTCTCGAATTACACGAGAAGAATAACCATCAAGAATCATATACACATCTGGGAATTCCCATGTCCTACCATGTTCTGAATTCAAACATCCAATACCTCTTTTATAATTTTTTGTTGGGTCAGATGTATCTGCTCCCCAACAAATTCCTGCCTCTTCTCCAATTAATGTAATTGGATCTTTCACTGTTCTATCTTGAATAATAACTTTACCCATTTAATCATCACACTTAGGACACATCCAGTATTCATGAATATATGGACTGCCCCATGCTTCCCCTTTCTCACAAATTTTTACTAATTCTGTTCCACATATTTCGCATAATGGAAGATCTCTATAATCATCATTAGCTAAATCATCTAAATACGCTTCATAATCTGCCATGATTACACCTCAACTTTGTATTTACTAAATACCTCTTCAAATCTTTTCTCTTCTTCTGGAGTAACTGCATTAATTGTTACTTCTACTGGTTTAGACAAATCAAATGAATATAAAGCAAGAATTGATTTTGCATCGCAAATATAATGATCATGACGAATATCAATATCGCTTTGAAATGTAGAAGCTTCATTTACAAATTTATTAATTTTGCTTACTTCATTTAAATTTAATAACATATTTTTATCTCCTTTTTTATAATTTTGTTTAGTTTAAAATATTTATATCATAAATTTTAATTGCTACAACTGGACTATTCCATTCTTCGCAACAAGATGATATATCACCATCTCTTTTTGCACTAGAATTAAGTGCGTTTAAATCTACAATAAATTCGCTCACACAGCCATTATGTGCTGTAACAATATTATTGGATTCAGTGTCTGTTTCTGCTTTTATATCTCCAACAATACAAGGAATCTCAGTGCCATTTTCCAATACTAAATCAAAATATGTGCCAACAGAAGTATTAAATGCTGTTCCTATTGCAACACAATATCTTCCGTTTACCATTCTAATGCCATAGTTACCTGTGTATGCACAATATTTTTGAAGTTTATATTGATTAGAAGATGGACTTGTAATGCTGGTATAAGGCATATAACTTTTAAAACCACTATTAGAAGGCATACTATATTCAATATATTCACATTTTTCATTTGATATATAATCGCTATAAATATAAGCTATAGAGTCTTCATATAAAATTTCAACCCATTCTTCATTGTAATATGCATATTCAATCTCATAATTAAATCTATATACTTCTAAAACATCAGAATTAATATCTGGAGAAATCCTAACATTAACATTATCTGTTGTATAACCAACAGTATATTCTACCTCTGATTCGCTAACAATATCATTTTCATTTTCTTCTACTGCTATTTTACAGTAAATTTCTGATATGTACTTATCAACTTCTGCTGTTATTCCAGCATGTAGCATATTATTATTTTCATTTTTTGTTTCATTCGTTGTTTCTTTCTGTGCTGCAACGTCAGTTTTTGTATATTCATCAGCCCCCTGCGCAGGGGCGACCACTGATACCATTGTAGTAGTAGCAATTGAAGTTGCACTTAATAAAAGTGATTTAATCATTTTGTTCTTCATGTTGTCTATATTTTCCTTTCATATTATTTGAATTATAGAATAGATTATACTACAAAATCTTTTATTTGTCAATATATAATATTGTTGTGTTTAATTTAGGATTATGTAATAACTAATTATTTATTATAATTCTCTTAATATCTTAATTATATTACTTAATTCATTCACTACAATATCGACTTCTTCTTTTGTGTTTTCTTCTCCAAAAGTAAACCTTACAACACTATGTAAATCTTCTTCTGGTAGATTAATTGCTTCTAATACATAAGAAGGTTTCATTTCTGCACTATTACATGCAGAACCGGATGATACATAAATATCTTTTTGATCCAACATAATTAATAATGTTTCACTATTAATACCTTTAAAACAAATAGATGCATTATTTTTTAATCTATTTCCTACAAGTCCACTTCCTACTAAATAACACTTATCAATTTCAGATACAATTTTATTTACAAAATAATCTCTTAATTTTGGTGTTGGATAAATCAAATTGTCTATTGCTGTTTTTAATCCTGCAATATAAGGAACATTTTCTGTGCCACCACGAAGAGAGTTTTCTTGTGCTCCATAAATAATAGGACTTAATTCAATTCCCTCTTTTACATATAAAACTCCAATTCCTTTAGGTGCTCCAAGTTTCTGACCACTAAATGACATCATATCAATACCAAGTTTTTTAACATCAATCTTTCTATCTGGAATAATCTGAGTGGCATCTGTATGTAAAATTCCACCATATTTATGAACAATTTTTTCTATGTTTTTTATATCCTGAATAGTCCCAATTTCATTATTTGCAAATTGAATACTTACTAAATCTTTATCATGTGTAAAAAAATTAAGTATTTCATCTAATGCTTGTAAATTAACAAATCCATTATTATTAACTGGTAATGTATAGTCACTTTTTAAATTTATAATTGATTTGTGCTCAATTTTTGTTGTAAAAAAGTTTATGTCATGATGCTTTTTTAAATATCCACAAATAGCCAAACTATTAGCTTCACAAGCTCCTGATGTAAAAATAATTTCAGAAGGTTTTGCTCCAATTAGGTTTGCTACTGTCTCTCTACTCTCTTCAACGATTCTTTTCGCATCAACACCAATTCTATATAAGGAAGATGGGTTTCCCCAATTTTCAATTAAGCATTTATTTATAGTTTCTATGACTTCTTTTTTTGGTTTTGTGGTTGCTGCGTTATCTAAATAAATCATTTATTCACATCCTTTATTTTATTTTTTAGGTATTTCAATAATGCCATCGTCAATCAACCAATTAATTTTTTCTAGTAAAGCTTCTTGTAATTGTAAATCAAATTCATCTTCAATTTCTAAAGGATTATAGAATTTTTTAAAATTATAACCACACATACCGCCATAACTTGTACAAGACAATCTTATTTTTCCTGCATAAGATTTTGCATCTTCATCATAGAATCCAATCCAGTAAGACAAATTAAATATTCCATAATAATCTCTTGGATTTGGTTTAATTTCTCCTGATAAACACCACGCAGAAATTACATTGTTTCTCCAAAAAGGAGCTTTTGTTAGTTTTTCTTTATCTAATATAATTGCTTTCTGAATATCTTTTGGCGATAAATTATATTTGTTTTCAACTTTAGGTGGTCTTGGTAAATCTGTTTTCTTCATAATTAATCCTCGCTAATTTCTTTAAATTTATAAATACTGTTTCTAGTATAGATATATAAATATCCTGGATGACTATATTCATCATAATCATTTACACGGCTTGTACATGGCATATGATCTTCTATGTGTTCATCATTATTATATTTAATATATCTGAAATGAATTGGTTTTCCTACTGTTGGTACATCTAAAAATTCTACAGTACTTCCAATTCTATTTGGATATCTACCATCTGTTCGTGTTTCTCCAGTTTTGTATGTAATGTCTTCTATATAGTATTTCATATATTTCTCAACTCCTTTTTAATTTTAATTAGTTTTAAAATCAAATAACCATTGTTGAATGATTCCTTCATATCTTTTAAAATTTTCTAACGGATTTTTACCATTAAAATGAGTATCAATAATTTGTTTCATATGGGTATCAATTGGTGCACACTCAAGTCTATGAAAGCCATACAGAGCAATACAGTTTGCAACTTTATTACCAATACCCTTATATTGTTTAAGTGTCTGTATAAGGCTTTCAGTGTCTTGTAAAGCCATATTCGATATGAATGTTCCATTATCATTTTTAAAGAAATAATCTGCTATATTTTTAATATATTCTGCTCTATACCCTAATCCACATTCTTTTAATTCTTTTATATTCATATAAGATAATTGAATGTCATTTGGAAATTGATTAAATACGCAGTAATCCTTTCCATCACATATAATTTCTGTATAAGGACTACCATAACCTGTTCTAATTGTATCTACACTCTTTTTAATACGTTTCATATTATTATTTTGACTGATTAAGAAAGTAATAATAGTTTCCCATGAATCTTGTTTGAGAATACGAATACCATATCCATATCTAACAGCGTTCCACATATAAAGGTTCTCATATTTTAATGCTTTATTCCAAAGATCAATATACATATTTGTATTATCTAAATCAAAATAATCATACCATACATTATAAAAAGTTTCTTCGTTACAACTCCATATAAACTCATCTCTATTTTGTTCTACTTCAATATAATGGTCTTTATGTATAATAGAATATTTATTATCCGATAATTGTTCCCAAGAAAAACATTGCCCAGAATTATATATTTTATTTAAATCTAGAAATTGTATCGTATTCTTAAACATATATGTAAACCTTTCATCTTTTTATAATATTATTTAGTTTTCCTAAAAGAAAAATGTGCTCATTTCTTTCAACAAGCACATCTTATCATAGTTTACATTTTTTGTCAAGTATTATTTTGTATTTTTAATATTAAATAGTTTAATTACTTTCAAGCAACTGTGGAACAAATGTTTTTAATGGTTCTTTTAAATCTTGTTTAGCCAACCATTGCAAATAATCTTTTGGAACTTCTTTAATTAAAGTTCCTGCATGTTTTCCGAAACTAATTTTATATTCGTTTATGTCTGGTAATTCAATTTCAACAGGCACATTTTCTTCAAGAATAGTTTTCAATTCTTCTGGAATAATCATATCTAAATCATTTCTAGAACTTAAAATATCACATTCATGAATAAAGAACTCCATATCATTTTTTGGTTCTGGTAATACAATTTTACTTCTTTTATTAGTAGTCCATTCTCCACTATGAGCAGCACACATATCTGCTATTACTTTTTTAAGTTTATCATTAATATCATGTTCTACTTTTGTATTTAATACCCATTCAGAAGCTAAGATTGGATGTTCATGAACTGTATATTTAGATCCATCCCATCCACATTTAACTGCATCATGAAATACTGGGACACATCTCATACAATCTCTCTGTATTGGTGATTTGAATTTTTCTTTATTACCTTTTAAATTAAGTCTGTGATTTAAAATAGAACTAAACATATATACATGCCAAATCTGTCCATATGTTTCACATTGAGTTTTATTATGATACTTCCCACTAGTACTACTCTGCATAGTGAATATGTAATCAGGAATTTCTGCAACCATATCCATAAAATAATCTTTCATTTGTTCTGTTTCAAAATTTTTAAGCATTGGTCTAAATACATTTTGTTTTTGTTCTTTAGGAAGTTTATTTTTCGTTTCTGCCATTTTAACGTTCTCCTTATTATTTTGATTTTCTTTATTATTTTGATATTGAATAACATATATTTTCATATTATATTCTTTTGCAATATCAATCATATTTTTAGTTCCATGACTTTCTCCATCCCAAAATGCAATAAGAACTCCTATACTGTCATTATTTACTGCAAATTTAGCCATTTGAGTATTTCTGATATATCCTGCTTTCTTTCCTTGACTCCAATCTGCGGGCATTTGAGTAAGTTTAAGATTATGTTGTTTGGCATATCTTTCTCCTAATGTATCTGCTCCAGAAGCAGTTCCAGATATAATACGAATGTCATTTAGTTTATATCTATTATCAAATATAATATCAGTTACTTTTTGTTTTAAGAAATCATAATCTTTAAACGTTCTTGTACCAGCTATAATTATTCTTGTTTCTGACATTGTTTCGCTCCTTTTAAGAATATAATATTGTTTAATTAATCAGTTATCTCTACTTCATAAGACATCATGGCTTCGTAGCAACGTTTTGTAATGTTTTCTTTATCATATTCTTCTTGAGCGGTTTTCTTTATAAGATTTTCTTTAAAGTTTTTATAAGCATAAAAAGCATCTAAAGCATTATCATATCTTCCTAGATAAGTTTCTTTGCTATTAACATTACATTGTGCTTCAAATATATTATCTCTAGTTTTATATGTTACACCAATAGGGAAATCTCCTCTGATTTTATTTGATTTAATAAATAAAGTATTTATATCATGTGGCACTAAACAACAAGTTTCCGGTGAATAAATTTTATTATTTTTTATAAGAATATCTTTATCTACTTCCCAATGATTGCCATTTAACCATTTGTCAAAATTTTCTTGACTATGTAACCATTCATAAAAATTATCAAATAATAACCATTCGTTACAAATTACTTTGTCCTCATATCTATGATAAAAATTTTCATTATTAACATATGTTTTAGTATAACATCTAGTAATCATACTACTCCAAGCAGCATACTCTTTAGTTCTTTTGTTATTCTTATCTTTTGTGGGATATTTATTTCCTACTATACCAACTCCGCATAAATTTGGAGCATATGGATTTCTAACACCACCATTTTTAAACGCTGTATAATTTGTATGTACTTGTGCTTTAAAAGAATCTTGAAATTCAACTATTATATCATTATAATTTTTATATTCAATAATTCTCATTTTATAATTTTGATTATTATAATTTTCTTCGTTTGTTTTATCTGTTTTCCTCATTTATATTACCTTTTAAAAATTCCTGCATAAATGTATTTCTTCGTAAATTTTCTTTTTTCTTGATTACTGTATTTACAGTTTCAGGCAAACCAAGATGAAAAGCCATAAGTTTACAACGAGTGAGCATTACATACAAAAGATTTCCTGTATCAAAAAATATATGACTTCTAGGTTCAACAATAATTGGCACTTTAATTCCAGATCCTTGTGAACGATGTCCAGTAATTGCATAACCAAGAGCTACATTTTGCATATCATTTCTATAATATCTTATTTGAATCCCATTAAAATCTAATATTATATATTGAAATTTCAAATTAATTTCTAATATTTTTCCAGTTTCTCCATTAGCAATTAATGTTTCTTTTGGTTTGTCAAATTCGTCTTCGAACACCATATCATTAATATATAATTCTGCATGATAATTATTCTGTGTCTGAATTACAAGATCATTTTCATAGAAAACAGTATCTCCAACTTTAAAATAATTTGCTGAACCATAATTTTTATTTGCTATTTTCTGTAGTTCATTATTTAAAACAATAGTTCCATATGCTCCTACATTTTTTGCAGTTAATACTTGCACATCAGATACGTCTAATTTAATTCCTCTACTTTCTTGAAATTCTTTAGAGAGAATCTTTTTATATAATGCTAATAAGTTTTTAATAATATCTTTATCAGAAGATTTAATAAAAGTATAATCCTTATTCTTACCAAACGTTGTCATTGTTGATGTGATGTTTCCAAGATAAGGTTTGCCATTACGAACATCTGTTGCAACAGTCATCAAACCTCCATCTGCGTATCTAAAAATGCGATTGAGAATTACTTTTGGTATTTTCTCAGATTCAATCATGTCATACAAAGCATTACCACAACCAACACTTGAACACTGTGCAGGATCTCCTACAAGAAGTAACTTTGTTCTTGAAAAATCAATTGCATCAATAATGTGCTCAAATAAAAACACATCAACCATAGAAAATTCATCTATAATTACTAAATCATAAGGTAATTTATTTTCTTGATTATATCCCCAATTATTAGGTGAAGATGGGTCTGGATAACATAAACCTCTATGTACAGTTTTAGCTTCTTCTCCTATGTATTCTGATAATACTTTTGCAGCTTTTCCAGTTGAAGAAAGTGCTAAATAGGTTTTATTATTATCTTTACACATGTTCAAAACAGATTGAGTAGAATATGTCTTTCCTGATCCAGCAAAACCAGCTAGAATAACAACTTGATTTTCACAAAGCAGTTTATTTACTTGCTGTTGTTCTTCACTTAATTCGCAACCATCAATCATTTTATATTTTGAGGTATCTATATCCCATTTATTATTTTTAATGAGTGTTGCTTTAATTAAAGCAATTGCAATATATTTCTCTGTCTCATATGTATTCTTTTTAGCAACAACAAGCTTATCTTTATCATAATAAATAGATTCGTCTTTTAATGCTTCTACAAACTTATCAGCACAAGCAGGAACTAGTTTTAATATTTGTTTACGAAGTTCTCTTAAATCCATTCTAGTATTGCCATTTGAGGATTCATTATCTTCTAATAAAAATGTTACTGCTCCTAAACATCTTTGCTTACTTGTACGAAGTTCATATCCAAAGTCTATAATCTTTTCTTTTTCAAGTTCTAATGCAATAGAATCGGCAGTTTTAAATCCTATTCCACTAATAGAACATAGACATGCATATGGATCTTTCATTAATTGATTTCTTAATTCTTTTACAGAAGAAAATCTATTATATAATTTATGAATCATTGACATTGATAATAATCCTTTGAATTCAATTACCATCTCTGCTAAAGCATAATTCTCAATGATTTTACGCTTAATAACTTCAAAACGTGCTTCTTTAATGCCACAAGTTTTATTTAAATCAATATCATCAAGATTATCATTAATTACTCTTTGAACAATATCGGGATACGCTTCCCACATTACTTTCGCCTGATCAGGAGTAAGAATTTCTTGTAGAAAGATATACATATCTTCTGCACTTTTAGGACGATTACGAGTTATATTAATAACTTGATAAGAATAGCCATTCTTAGTGTCATATGTTTCATATGCTTTAATTTGATAATCTAATCCTTCTCCTAATTCATGAAGTGTACCTTTAATTGATATGTTCCCATATTTCGTTTTCTTTAAATTTAGTTTTTCTATCATTTCAGAATCTACATCAACTGCAAAAATTCGAAATCCAGAAGAATCATCACCCCATATCTTTCGAACCACTGTCCCCGTAAATTCTAGTTCTTTTTTATCTGCCATTTTTATTTTCTACTCCTTGATAACTCGCCAGAGAATTATAATTTTCTGACGAGTTGTGTTTATTATTATAATATTGTTTAGTTTACTTTATAACTTCATACTCCTCTAAAATAGGTTCGACTTCATCAGTAACCACCCATTCATTATTTACACATTTCTTTTTAAATGCCATTGTAAATTCTGGTATTTTTAATATAGAATACTCTCCAAATGGTTGTTGCTTAAAGATTGAACCTTTTTTAATCTTAGTTTTTAAAGTTTCACCATTTCTTACATTATGTAATTCCAAATAAGGAGTTGTTGGATTTTTATATGTTACAAATGAAGTCACTATCCAATAACTATCATGTACTTTTGGATTAGTATAAACAACATAATTAAGGTATTCTTTTTCAAATTTAATCTGGTCAATTATGCTTAAGGATTTATTTTCTACTCTCTTACTTAATTCTTCAACTAATCCTTTGTTATCAATATCTTTATACATCTTAGCAGTTTCTTTTGCCGCATATTTTTTCATAAGATATTCTGATAAACCTAATTCTTCCATCTTATCCTTTTTAACTTGTTTGATAGTTGCAAACTTGTCATAGATTTCATTAATATCCATAAGATATTTATTTTTACCAAAATCACTAAAGAAATCTAAACCAATTAAAATTGTCAACTGTCTAGAGTTTACAGTAGTTTTTGTTTTAATATCTAATAATAATTCAACAAAATTATTATATTTATTTTTTGAAAGTTCTTTTAAATCATGTCCTATTTGTGAATTTAGATATTTAATAGAAGCAATTCCTTTATATAAAGAATGATTTTTCTTATCTACTGTGTATTCTGATTCGGAATATCCAAATTTAATACTATGAATTGTTATATTTTTAATTCTTGCTAACTCTGTACCATTTCTAATATCATCATCATTACTTGCACAATTTAAATATGCTGCCGTAAATTCTTCTGGATAATAATATCTCATATAAGCACATGTATAGCCTATCATACTGTAACCAGTAGAATGATTAAATCCAAACATATAAGAACTTGCATCTTCAATAATCTTCAAAAATGTTTTTGCTTCTTCTTCTGCTATTTCTCTAGGTTGAGTTGATTTACTACAATAACCCTCAAGAATTTCTGGTAATGCTGCTTGTAAACGATCCATTTGTTTTCGACCAATTGCACGTCTGACATTATCAGCTCTAGAACCACTTAGTCCACATATCTTTTGTAGGAAAGCAATAACATCTTCTTGGAAAATTAAAAATCCTCTATTAGCTTTTAATAAGTCATCAATTAAAGGTGATGGATTTTTATTTATCTCTCCAGCAAGTAATCTATCTCTATATGAAGCACCAGACGGTCTTAAACTTGCATTAATCATTGAAAGGTCGTTTATACATTTTGGTCGATAATTTTTCAACATTTCGAAACTATATGAACTCTCGAACTGGAATACTCCAGCAGGACTTATAATAATATCATTCCAAACCTTTTCATCATTCCAATTAATTTCATGAGATTTAGGATAAGGGATGCCAGCATATTCGCATGTTTTACGAATAATCTGTATGTTTTTCAGAGCTAACAAATCATATTTTACAAGTCCTGCTCCATCGTGAATTTCTTCCATATTAATGTACATAATATGTTTACCTTCGTTATTATAAAAAATACCGAAGTTATCTGGAAGAGTAATTGGAGATACTACAATACCAGCCGGATGATATGATTGAGAAACTGCTGTTCCATTCAAACCATCAAAATAATAAAATACATTAGGATATTGTTTTGTTTTTAAATTTTCCATATTTGCTTTCGCAGTTTTATTTTTCTTTAAAACATTCTCATATTCTCCTAATAAATTATATTCAAATGTTTGAGTTTCTTTATCAAAGTCATCTTTATTTTTATCTTTTAATGCTTCAAACTCAGACATGTCTTCAATTTCTTTAATTCGTTTTGCAGAAGAATCAATATCATCTTTGTACATACTATAAAGTTCTTTAATATGAGCAACTTCATCAAGAGGTAAGTTTAAAGCTCTACCAATTTCATCAATAGTACCCTTATCTGATATAGTTCCAATCGCCAAAATATAAGCTGTTTTATCAAATCCAAAAGAATCAATAATATGTTGATATACTAAATCTCTTTGGTCTGGAGCAATATCAATATCAATATCACCTACTTCTTCACGATCCTCATTGGCGAAACGAGAGAAAATAGTTCCCCATTTTACAGGATCAACATCAATGATGTCAGTAATATAAGCTATTGTAGAACCACCAACAGAACCTCTACAGAAACCAATTGGGATACCGTTATCCCAACACCAGCAAACAAGTTCTGACATAAATAACATAAATCCAACCATGTTAATTTTCTTAAATACACGCATCTCTTCTGCTATATTAGCTTTGTATTTAGGTAAATCCTTTTTGTCTATAATACCTTTATCAACTTTTTCTTTAAGTTTTTCAAGAATACGTTTTTTAAGAACTGCTTCTTCATCATCATATAATTTTGGATACTTTACAGATGTATCTAAAACAAAATCTTCAACAGAATCTGCCATACGATTCGTATTTTCAATAGCTTCTAAAACAACATCCATAGGTAATGAATTTTGTTGTCTAAACATTTCAACTAGTTCATCATAGGATTTATATGTCAAATCAAATTCATCTTCATTAGAGAACTCAATATGTTTTGCTTTTTGTAATATACTTCTACATTCTGCTTTATACTGATTTATACTATGTGTATCAGTTCCTACAATCAAAGGTTTATTATATTTTTGTGAAGCTTTATATAAAGCCTGATTATATCGAATTTGTTCTACTGATTTTACATGAGGTTGAATTTCATAGTAATTATATGTTTGTAATAATCTTTGATAATTTTCTTTTGCTTTTTCAATTTGTGACTCTAATTCTTTTATTTGATTATCATAAGTTTGATTACATTCATTAATTTTTTCTTGTTCCCAATATTCAAAATGTGTTGCTTGTTCTATAGCAACTTCTCCAAATGAATTATAATATTCTTCATAATCTTTTTCTGTGGAATGTAAATGAATATAAGCTAATTCATCTTTTCGTTTATTATTTAATTCCTCAATTTGATTATAAATATCATTAGCACTATTTGGATATTTAGCTAAAGGAGAAGCTAAACAAGCAGATATTTTAATTACATTATCTGATATATTAAAAAACTCTTCAAAAGATAAACGAGGTTTATAATACATATGATCTTTATCTGTAGCTTTTCCAACAAGTAGATTGATTTCTTTAACACCTTCATAGTTCTTTGCTAAAAGAATTGTATGATAATTATCTCTTACTTTTGGTTCTAACTGTGCAGTTAAATAAACTTCTACTCCATGTATGTATTTTAATGGTGCAATTAATTCATAGTCATCTGGATTTAATTCTTTTTCTTCGATAAATTTTCTTCTATCTTTTTCAGTATTAAATCCTTTAATATTTCCATTAAATTTAATTCTATATTGATTTACATACATTTTCTTTTCAATCCAGTTATACAAGTTACCATGCTCTGTAAAAGCAATAGCAGTTTGTCCTAACTCTACTGCTTTATCTACATAAAGTTTGTAATTTGTACAACTATCAAGAAGTGAATCTTCGGTATGTAAATGATATACTATATAATTTTTATTTTGATTCATCAAGTTACTCCTTTATGTTATTAATTTCTTCCACCACTTTTAGTCCAAATCTTTCACTACGTAATGTAGGACATTCTGTATATAATCTAGGCTCTCTGTTAGCATATAAATCATCTACAATATACAAATAGCTATAGCCTCCCATATTTCCAACTGGAGAAGCATTTAAAGCCATTGCAATGTGATCGCTAGAATAAACTCTATTACCTTGACGATATTGCTTTCCAAAATTAATCTCTCCAAATCCAGTCATTAGTTGTGGTTTAAATGTTTCATCTTCACCACAAGCAGAGTTTAATCTACTTGTGGATTTTGAAAATTTTCATCTGTACAAATATAGCTTTCATCATACTGTGCTTTATAAAGATGTTCAAATAATAAACTAATACAATTAGTTACAATACTATTCCCTGCTGCTTTGTATCCAGCACTATTAGAAATACCAATAGCTTCGCATTTATCCCAATCTTCAAAAGTAAATCCCATCAATCTAAAGCATTCCCTCGGTGTTAATTTACGAATTCTATAAAGACTTTCTATGTATCTAATTCCACCTTCTGCGGCTGTAAGAGTAGGACATGTTTGACCACCATCTTGTACTCTACCACGTCTTTTTGTACTATTTGGAAAAGAAAAATCAGCTAATCCAGGAACTTCACATTCAATATATCCTTTCTTTGTAGCTTGTTTGATTCCAACTATAGTTTTACTTTCATCTTCACTTATATTTTTACTTATAATATTGTTGAGTTTATCTTTTTCTTCTAAGATACTTCCTGTTGCATAGCCATGAGTACCAGCACATAAAGTCTGAGATACACCATCAATAGAATATACTGCATTACACTGTGATTTACCAGATGGTGTTGTGTTTTCTACACAAATAGGATTATTAGGGAAGAGTTTATCTAATAATTTTGATATTGTTGTAACTCTTTCTACACCATTAATATTAAGCTTAACTTTCATTTCTCCATCTTCTTCAAATGGTTCGACTTTACACTTATTCTTTGTGTCTGCAACTGTACCGAAATTATTTACTTTATATTGTGTAGAACCTAACTGTCTCCAAATCGGTGTTGGTTTAGTCTTTTCATTAGATTCTTCTACAATATGTGGCATTCTTCCACCACCTTGAGCAGTATCTAAAGTAGGACTCATACCATTTGTATCCCATACACTTCCTGCTTGATGAGTAGTTTTTCCGTCCCAAAGTCCACCTAAACGTTTGGAAGAATCCAATTTAGTTTCTTCTACAACGGCAGTACTTCCATAGTTATCCCAACCTTTCCAATCTCTTGCTTTTAAAGTAACAGATTCATCTAAAGGTTTTACATATTCAGTTCCTTGATTCTTTACAAGAATACCACTGACATTGACATCTTGAGGTTCTGCAACTACTAACCCCTCTTGTTTCTGATTACTAATACCTTTATCATATCTTGCAACAATACAATTGCTAACATCACGAGTATTAGGATCGTTTATAGAACAATCTGCACATTCTCTTTGTCCTTTTAACTGTCCTTTATCTACTAACTGTTTAATTAAGTTTGCTGCTCTTTCTGTATTTATGTAATACTTTTCATCTACTTCTTTTTCAAGAATATCTTTTAGTCTAAGTCCTGTATCAAATGGAAGTGGAAATGTAAATTTACCAGTGTCAATATCTTTACGAATAGAAAAGGCAAATACACGCTCTCTATTTTGTGGAATTCCACATTCTTTTGCGTTGAGTACTTTCCAATATGTATTATATCCTAACTCTTCAAGTCTTTCCATCCATACATCAAAATCTGGTTTGAACTGTTTCCCAACAAGATTTTTAACATTCTCTAAACAAAGATATTTAGGCTGAGTATTAGTTTCAACTGCTCTTGCTAATAATCTTTCTACTTCTTTTAATAATCCAGAACGAGTACCTTTAATATTCTTACTACCACAATTAGGACAAGTATCTCTATCTTCGACTGGTAATTCCATAGGATTAAATTCACAACCACAATCCTCACAAGTACTCTTTAATCCTTTTTGTTTTCCTGCGATTGATATATCCTGACAACAAAAGCTATAAAACCAACAATCTGCTGTAGGTAACTGTTCAATTTTACTAATATCTCCAAGATTATTTTGGAGTTTCATTGCTAACCAATATTTTTCAATATCCTTTGTTTTCTTCTTGATAAGCTTATCCCAATCATACATTTTACCCTTATCAAAGTCCATACCAATGTTTCTAGATTTTAAATCTTCTACCATTTCTTCTCGACTAGGGTAATCTGTATAATTTTCAATCATTTCTTTAGTTAATCCATGATGGATTGCTGCGTACTCCACCACCGCTTCTTTATCTATATCACTAGTTGCAATTACATTCAGATCATATAGATTAGTATTGTCGATTCCTCTCTTCTGTGCACCTATACCACTGAAAAGTTCTATCATTGTAAGTTTAGGTTTGTTCATTTTTATTTAATCTCTCCTTTATAATATTGATTAGTCTTATATATAAATAAGCAGAAGTATTTCCATATATTTACTTTCTGCTTATTTACACATTACCATAATATTACAATTTTGTCAATAGTTTTTTATAATTTTGATGAGTTTTGTTTTTGTGAATTATCATAAGACCATTCGCCAAAGTATTTTTCTTCGGCTTCTTTTCTAGCTTTAATTGCATCTTCTTTTGTTTTATAAGTTCCTAAATGTTGATTTTTAATACGTGCAACCCAGTTCCCGTTACTAATTTGTGAAATACCAGTATATCCCGATTTATTTCTTTTAGATTTATATATTTTTTTCTTATATGAAGATATATATTTTTCAGGATTATCATGGTAAAATGACCATTTATAACCATATGCTGTTTTACGTATTCCATTACAACATAGTAATATTGAATCTGTGCGAAAACCTATTTCTTCAAAAGAACAATGATCATATATTTTCATTAGTTCTTCTGTATCTTTATTATACTGACATATTTTTCTATTTTCTGCTCTATCTTTTCTAACTTGTCTTGCTTTTTTAATATTACTTAAAGATGCTACCTTAAATTTTTCTGTCATTGTCTTCTTTTTACCACGTTGCTTTAATCCATTTTTCTTTGACTGTTCTTCTTTAGAAAAGTCGCACCAACCAATATCTGTTCCTGTATGTAAATATGTAAGAATTGCTGTTTTAGATAGATGAAAAATTTTTGCTAATTCTAATGATGTTAAATTTTGATGTTTATTCCAATATTCACATACTTCTTTACATATATTTTTAGTAGCGTCTATATTACAAATATCCCAATTTATTTTATTGCAATCAATTATTTCATGAATTTCAGTAAGTTCTAAAATTGATTTTTTGATATATTCTTTATTTGACTTACTAGCATTGATTATAAAATATTTACTAATACCATTTTGTAATGCTAGTTCTTTTTTTATCATATCAATATGTTTTTGTTCTTCCAATGTTTTACATCTATTATTAATGCTAAATTCTTTATTATAATGTTGTTCCCCATGAACTTCAATAATACAATTATAATCGGGCAAATAAAAATCATATCTATATCTACCACACCATTCAAATATTGTTTTTGTTAATTGCTGAATATATTTAATATTCAATTGATCTAAAACTGATATGATAAATTTTTCTGGATAGCTAATACCATCACTACATTTAGAACAGTGAAATCCATTATTTGATAAATTTGAAATTATCATTTTCTTAATTTTCCCACAATCTGGACATTTAAAATAATCTGACTGCCCACTATTTTCAGTATATAAATATTCCTTATTTTCTATTAGATAAGGTAATAAATCTGGTCTTACTGTTGCCAAATCATTTATTCCTTTTACAACTATTTTATTTGAGCAACAAGAACAAATAGTTCCCTTTTTTAAATTCGATTGAGAAATTTCACCATTAGAATACCCACATATATTACAATCATAATTGTAATACATATAATAATTATGATAAGTTTTTCCATTTTTTATATACGTACCACCATCTTTAATAATTTGATTAGTTATTGTCATATTCCTTTTGTCATCTATAATAGTATCGCCAACATTATATAACCAATTTCTCATAAGTTTTCTAACCATGACATATCCTCTTCTAAATATACATCATTATTTTTTATATTTTTAAAAATATTATCATCTTTAGATGCAGTCATTTTCTGTAAAAAAGCAGAATATGGTTTTAAACTTGATATTTTATAACCTGAAAGATTGTTGTAGTAATATGACTGAGCCTTTAATGATTCTTCGTTATCCCAAAATAATTTTTCTGCTTCTTCGATTTTACCAACTTCTATTAATTCATTATACTGTTCTGTTTTTTCATTAATCTCTGCAACAGTTGTAATAATCTCTTCTTTTAATTCTTCATAAGCATCCCAAATATCATCGACATATGTATAACAATCATGCACAACATACTTTTCTTTAACATCATCAGGCAAACAATTAATATCATTTGTCTGAGCAAGTGCATCAAGATATTCCATCATTTGATCTTCATATCCAAGCTTTTTGAGCCATGCCTTAACAGATGCTTGCAGTTTTTCGCCTATTTCATACCGTTCAATAGTTCTTGTTTTAACTTTTCCATTCATTTGCATACAATCAATATCAACATACTTGAGGAAATTCCAACAACATCTGATTTTATCCTTTGGTACTCCAAGTTGTCTTAAAGCTTCTGAATAGAGAATTAACTGTGCTGCATGTTCTCCAATTGCTTTTCCTGAATACTTAGTTGATGTTTTATAATCTACTACTGTATAAATACCATCTTCATTTTTATAAATAGCGTCTGCATATCCCTGGAAAACAATATCATCAGTAATCTTAATCGTTAAGAATTGTTCATTCTGCATCTTATAAGGAAGTTTTTGATAATTCTTAAAGAAATGAATTAAGTCTTTATAATACTTATCTTTAATATTATTGTTTTTAGTAGAATCATTTCTGTCAAATACTAAATCAACAATTTCAATGTTAGTTGTCCAGATATCATCAAATTCATTTATCATATCTTCATATTTGATTTCATCATTATAAAGCTTTTCAATGACATCATGTACTGCTCCACCTAACGGGGCATATGCACTTTGTTTTTCATTATTTTCAGGTAGATGTTTGATGTACTTTAACATCCATTCATACTGAGATGTTCTATAAGAATCAAATTTACTAAAACTCCAAAGAGTATCAACATTAAATTTCTTCTTAACTTTTTCTAATTCTTCATAAGTTAGTCTCATTTATCTCTCCTTATTCTTCAATTAATTCCCATTCGTATTCATTTAATTTTGGACTTAAAATAACTCTTTTTACACCAGTAACTTCACTATAATCTGGAACAAAATTTCCGTTTTCTAATGTCCATACCATACAATGAAATTGAGGACTATATTTCATATTAAGTCTAGCATGATTATTTGTAATACTCTTACCAGTTAATCTTGATTTTTCCATTGCTTCTAAAATATTCATATTTTATTTTCTCCTTATTACTTAAAATTCTTTTTCTGATAAAGTTACTGTATCAATATTTACATTTAAAATATTTCTCAAAACAATCAAAGCTTCATCAACTAATACATTTTTTGGCTTGTCTATTTTATTGTTAATTAAATCATCTACTGTAATTGGTTTAGGAATATCAATTTTCATTTCATGAGCCTTGTATTCAACTTCTCTTTTATTTGCTTCACTAAAACAAACAATAGGATACTGTGTAACATGACTCCTATAAATCAAATATGTAGTTTTACCGGTTCTTCTAGGTAAATTACAAACTTCCATTTTCTTTCTCCTCCTTTTATATATATAATATTAAATGGTTTAATCAGTTATCTCTACTTCATAAGACATCATTGCATCATAGCAGCGTTTAGTAATATTACCTTTATCATATTCTTCTTTGGCTATTTGTTTAATATATTGCTCTTTATATGGTTTATAATCCAAATAAAAACAATCATTAAAATTTATTCTTACTGGGAAAGTTATATGTTCTCCATTAATAGAGAATTGCGCTCTGTATTTCTCATTATGTTTAGAAACACCAATAGGCAAATCTCCACGTTTACTATCTCTTTTTGTAAATAATATATTAATCTTATGCGTAACTAAACAACAGTTATCAGGAGAATATAATTTGTTCCCTTTTATTAAAATATCTTTATCTAAAGCACTGCGTGGTTCATTAATCCATTGATTAAAATTTTCTTGACTATGTAACCATTCATAAAAATTATCGTATAATAACCATTCTTTGCAGCAAATACATGTTTTATATGTTGGATGCTTATCTTGAAAATCTAAATCATAACATCTTTGGAGCATATCAAACCATGTTCTATATTCTTTAGTTAATTTATTGTTAATATATTTAGGTTTACTACCAGTAATACCAACACCTAAGACATCTTTATGATAATTATTTTTGACAGTTCCATCTCTAAAATAATTATATCTAATATGGACTTGAAAATGATATTCATCTTGAAATTCTACAATAACATCCTTAAATCCATTATATTCAATAATTTTCATTAAACATCCTTCTTGGTTATAATTTATTTCATTTATTCTATTTTCTTTTTTCATTGTTTTTCTCCAAGCTTTTCAAATACTTTTGATGTTCTTTTTCATCATAAACAATTCTATGTTTAAATAAGAAATTATATATTTTATTACCGCAATCTGCTGGACTATCTTTTATATCAAGAATATCCCATCGGTCATAAATATAAGAAACATGCCTGATACGATAGAATTTTTCGCAAATAGAACGTACCTCTTCAATTGGAATGTCTTTATCCATAGCAATAATGATTTCATTAATATTTAATGAAAGAATAATTCTTATCTGTTCTTCTGAAAGGCTATGCCCTTGTAAAGCCAACCCTGTTGGATCATTAAGACTATCTCTTTTTAATACAGATTTTTCTGCTTCGAATAATACACAATACTTAGCTTTTTCAATATCATTATGATTTTCCCAAAAACCATATAAATTAGCAGATTTATTATAACCTTTACTAATATAATATTTTTTTATATCAAACAAATCGTAATTTTCTACAGTTGTTCTTGCATTCGTTGCAACTAATCTGCCGTCTAGCCAATATCTAATAGGGATTATTTGTCTATTTTGTTTATAAGAATAACATAATCCAAATTTTTTAGCTGTCCAAGGCATTATTCCTTCCTTAAACCATGAAATATGTATTCCTGGATAAAAATCATCTAAGATGTCTTCTTCAAGAAATTTAATATCTCCAACATTACACACTCTTCTTTTACTAGTAGCCTTTTTAAATACTGCTAAAGGATCGAACTTAAGTTTTTCTGGTTCTTTCTTTTTAGGAGAATATTTAAATTCTAATCCAAGTAATTTATGAACATATTTAACTGCATCAATAAATTTGATTCCTTTAGCAGTTTGAATTAGATTGAATATATCTTGTTTCTCATCAACATCAATTCCTCTAGAATAACTATAGTAATTAAGATATAAATTATTTTTTATAACAACACCCATTTTATTATCTGCATTTTCATCTGGTTGAGTTGCTGTAAAATAATCCTTTTGAGGATGGAATACTATTTGACGACAGCCCAAGTCTTCCAAGATATGTTCAATTTCTCCATGTGTTTGTATATATTCTTTAAGTTCAACTGATGTCATTTAGCCATTCCATCCTTTTGTCTATAATATTAATCAATTAAAAATCTATAGGAACATTACAAATACCAACTTCTTTCATAACGTTTCTGCTCATATCATGTTCAACAACAATTTGATATTGATTTGCCGAACCCTCACGATTCTTAATTATAAATAAAATCTGATATCGTTTATCTTTTTCTAACTTTACTGGAATTTTAGTTTTTCCATTCTTCCCTTCAAGTTTATAAACATGAAGTTCTCTACTTTCACCAGTTTTTTCATCATCGTATAAATCACGTATCATGATACAAGTGCTGGCAGGATCTATAATATTTTTACTAACACCAATATTATCTTGAGTATAATATCTTTGTTTTACAGAACCTTTTGCTAACTGGAATGTAATCATAATATGCAAATTATTTGCTTCTGGCTTTATTACATCGTTGATTAATACCATGTTTTGTTGCATTTCAAGCCAACTATTATCTGTTACTTTACCAGCATCCATTTTATATGTATCAAGTAAAAATTGTTTTACTCCCATACTTGAGAATTTACGAATAACTTTAATAGCTTTTTCTGTCTCATATTTTTGAAAAGGAACTACTGTAATGATATGATTTTTTGTTTGTTCTTTTATCCATTGTGCTGCGTCTTTAAGTGTTTGTTTTACATTAGCTTCATATTTACCATCTCTAACTACATGTTTTTGTAAATCAAAACCTATAATATTATTAGCAACAAATACTAGAAGTTCTCTTTGCCATTTTTTGAGCCCATCCTCATTCAACATAATTACTATACGTTCTTTGTTTTTTATGATTGATGGAAGAATAGCTGTACGTGCGAAAGTACTTTTACCTACATTTGATAATCCACCAACTAATGTAATTGAACCTAAATATAATCCACCAGTTTCTTTTGTAAGAATAGGCATATTATTATAAGGCAATCCTATAGCTAATCCTTGATCTAATTCTTCAATAAGTTCATCAATTCCATCTGAAATGTCATAACTTTTAACGTCTTGGTCTATATTAACAAATGTATCGTTTAGATATGCGTTATACTCATCATAAATTTCTTCTGCTGTCATATCTTGAAAATCTGAAAGCTTTTCTTTAGAGATTGGGAAGCCTAATTTTGCAAGTTTGATAAGACAGTTGTTCTTTCTCAAATCACGCATATAGCCTTCAAAGTTCTCAGTTTTAACATAAGTCATTGCTGCTTCAATAGTATCATATTCACCATACTCTTCATATTTAGCTAATAACTTTTTGTGTTTTTCAAGATAAAATCCTACTGTTGTTCTATCCAAGGTATTCTTCTTTTCAACCATTATAAGATCATTAGCAATGGTAAAGAACACCCTCCAGCAGTTATTTCCAAACTCTTCTAACTTCAAATTAGATTCTCTTAATACATCTGGATTTTTATATATAATACTTACCACATTTGCTTCTGCGGCCAATTTATATTCATTAATCTGTTTAATAACTTCAATAGTTTCTTGTTCAAATGGAGTAAGTTTAGCAGTGGCTTTTTTAGTTGATGTTTTTGTACCTGTTGTACTCTTCTTAGTTGTAGTAGCCATTTACCATAAATCCTCCAGTCTTTTATTTGTTTTAAATTCGGTAGACTTGTATTCTGCCCCCTCATATTCCATTACAGAAGTATCAACAGTTTCAACTTTCTCCTGAGTTTTCTGAGCATTCAAATATCGACTATACATATCATTAAGCTTGTCACGAACAATAGCACAGATATAACTCATTTTATTAGCTTCTGATTCAAAATTTTTATTTCTAATAGCATTAAGAATTTGAATTTTATTAGCCTTAAAAGTCATAAGAATAATATTATCTGGATAATCACCATATTCTTCGCAGTTATTGTTTCTCACATTTTGACCTTTTTCTAATCCTCTAAGTATTAAAACTGATTTTTTTTGTAATTTTTGACCTTTGTTAATATCATAATTAAATATATTAAGTTCTACCCATTCGCAAAGTTCAAGCCATGACGAATCTTTTCTTTCTTTCTTCATTATTTACTTCTCCTTAATTAATCAGTTATTTCAACTTGATAATTCATCATTGCGTTATAACAACGTTTTGTAATATTATTTTTATCATATTCTTCTTGCGCTAATTGTTTAATATAAGATTCTTTAGAAAATTTATAAGCATTAAATGCTTCTTCCACTGTAGAATAGTTATATAGTGTTGATTTTGCTTTATTATTTTTTTTACCATATATTATTTTTGCTTGAAATCCATTTCTATCATTTCTTTTTGATACCCCTATCGGATACTCTCCTCTTGTTTTTTCTGATTTTACAAATAAAGTATTTATTTCATGTGGCACTAAACAACAAGTATCTGGAGAATAAATTTTATTACCTTTAACTAAAATATCTTTATCTATTGCCCATCTTTCTCCATTCAACCATTTATCAAAATTCTCTTGACTATGTAACCATTCATAGAAATTTTCATATAACAACCATTCGTTGCAGCACGTTACATCTTTATATGTTGGGTATTTTGGTTTAAATACTCTTTTTAACATATCCATCCATGATTGATATTCTTTTATATTTTTATGATCAACATGTATTGGATATTTATTTCCAACAATACCCATTCCATTGCATACACTTGGATGATATGGATTTTTTACTAGCCCAACTTTAAAATTATGATAATTAGTATGTACTATTCCTTTATATTCATCTTGAAATTCAACTAATATATCTCGTTTGTTATTATATTGTATAATTTTCATTATATAATTTTGATTATTAATATTTGTTTCGTTTAGTCTTTCATTTTTTTTATTCATAAATTAATCTTTCTATACAAGTATAGCCACGAGATTATTCTCGTAGCATATACTTTTTTATAATATTAATAAGTTTATTATTCTTCAATTAAAGCAAGTAAAGCTTCTGCATCCTCAAGCTTATCAACTTCTGTAGGTTTACTGTAACCAAGTTCTTTTGCTTTTTCCAGAATTGGTTTAATTTTAGACATTGTAGACTTATTGGCTTTGATGTAATCAAGAACCTTATTCATAACTTCATCTACTGACTTCTGAGCCTTTTTAGCCTTTTCTGCTTCTGCGATCTCTTTAAGTTTCTTGGCTTCTGCTTCTTCCTGCTCTGCTTTAGACTCTTCAAAAGATTTACCTGATTTGGACTGTTCAGCTTTGATTGCATCTTCAATAGCTTTAATAAACTCATCGGCATCCATAGGAATTTCTGAAACAATATCACTAAAACGAGAACCAGCATCTACGGCATAACCCTCATCACGGAATTTAATCTTTCTTGTTTCTTCTGAAATTGACTTTTTCATAACGTCTTTACCTTTAATGTCTTTTCTGCCAGTCTTTTCTTTCACTATTTCACGGTCAACGTAAGCGAGAGCTAAAAAGTGTAACTGTTTTTTTAATGCATTAAAGTAATTTTGCTGCTGATCTGATGTTAAAATCTGATATTGTTCTCCAGTTACTGTATCAGTAATATCTTTTGTTTTTACATGACCAATAATAATTGTTTCGACACCAACTTTTTTAAGACGATTTTTCATGTCCCACATAAGTTCCATGGCTTTCTTTTCACCACGACCAAAGCCACCCCAAGCACTATTAATTGTTTCTGCTCTTTTATCAGCGGCCACGGATTTATTATATAAACGAATTGATTCTGCTTCTGCAATTGGAATAATTTGATCGTAAGTGTCCCAAACAACAACTTTTAAATCTGGATAATCAGTTGTTTTATTTTCACAAATATCTTCTACAATATCAGCGAATCCAACGATATCTTCATCTTCATCAGACCACCAAGCTTCAACGTTTTCATAATTAATATTTTCAATTGCTGCGGCTCCTCTTTCATCACCGAATTCTAAGAACAAATATCCGTCTTCACCAGCAAGTTTTTCACATACTTCTTTAATAAGAGTAGTTTTACCAACTTTAGCTTCTCCTAAAAGACAAGTTGAATAATCAAGCAAATTAACAGATACATGATTTTTCTTACCGAATTTTCCCATTATTGTATTATCTCCTTACTTCGTTATTTTTTATAATTTTAACTAGTTTCTACTGCACCATTACGATGCAGTAGAATTATTTATTTTAAAGTGAGTCTAACCAGCTATCATCATCTGATGTAACCTCTTCCTCAGTCTCATCTACAGTCTCAGTAGTCTCTTCGTCTACTTCTTCCTCGTCTTCATCCTCTTCTTTAGGGATGAGACAATCCATAAGTAAATCATCCTCAGTGAATTTTTCGTCTGTTCTCTGAATAACTGGAACTTTGCTACCTTCATCTCCTACCATTTTTATCATAGGTCTTATAATCAACATTCTTCTTTCACGAGAACCATTCTCAGAACATTTAGCTAGAGCTTCTTCTAAAGTAAAGACTCCTAATTCGATTAACTCTTTAATATCATCTGGGATATCATCTTCGGTTGCCTGAACAGTAGCCCCTGACTCAACAAATTCGCCTTCAAAAGTAACCTGAGTAACAGTGCCTTTCTTAATCTTGAAAAGTTTATTTACGACTTTACTAACTTTAGCTTTACCTTCATCAGTGGAAATATCAACTGGGAATTCAAAAGTTTTTCTAAGAGGAACAAACTGACCACCCTTAATCTTTCCACCATCGGTTAAATCATAACCATTATATTCTTTAAATTTCTCAAGTACATAGGCATCGACCATAAGAACAGATTTATCTTTATCTAAAGAATCTTTTGTGCAACTGTCATTATCAAGAAGCATAGTCTGAGTAAATGTTGCTCTATATTTATCTGGAGTTGCAGAGGATAATGCAATACTGTTAATTTCCTTACGGCACTGAATTGTACCATTATAAACAGTATATTTTAACTGACCTCTAACATTAACAACCATACCATCTTCAAGATGATCATGAATATAAGCAATTGCGTCATATCCCGTTAAGAATTTCTTGTAGAATGTCTTATCTTTGTCTGTTTTTTCAAGACCAACAGTAGTAAATAATAAATCTGGAATATCTTTTAAAATATCCTCATCAAGACGATCTTCCCAATCAATAGTATATGAATTACTTGTATCAATAGAGCCATCCTCTTTTTTACCAAAGACATACACAACATTATCTCTTTCTGATCCGTATCCGTTCATAAGTTCGCAATATACAACTCCGTGTTTCTCACCACAGTCGATACCTAAATTGATTGCATTATAAACCCAATCACTCTTTTCAGATTTCTCATTAATCTTAAAAGTGAAATCATTAATCTTAGCTTCACCAACTAAATTAAAGTTAGCTACCCATTCTGTTTTAACTAATCCAGTACTTTCTTTCTTTGCCATTTTTAATCTCCTTTTCATCATTAAAAATTATAATATTAAATTTATTTGTTTGCTTTATATAATATTGTTTTGTTTAGATTTTTAATCTTCAACTTTTTTGTATTTTAAAGAACCATAATCTACAGGAGCATCCTCTATTTCGTAATCATCGACTACAATATCTAAATAATCAATAATTTCTTCATTTTCAATAAGCTCTTTTAATTCTTCTTCATTTTCAACATCTACTTCGCCTTCATAATGACCATATCTGAGATGTCCCATAAGATAATCACAATCAACCTTAACTTTAAATTTCATATATTTTCTCCATCATTAAAAATATCTTCTATCAGTATTCAATTTACTAAAGCCATAATCTTCTAAATGTTTAACCACAACAATCTTTCCACAATTAGGACAATGTGTAAGTTTTGTAGAATATCCTGTGCCGTGATCGTCGAAGAATACCTCGTCAGGCAAAAAAGTAAAATCTCCACATTTAGAACAAGTTGCCCAATTTTTATTGAATTCGTCAATTTCGTCTACGACTTCTTTACTAACTCTAGCCATGATTTCCTCCTTTCCCAGAGGAAGAAATGTAGCTAATGTAGTTTATACAATTGCCTGAATATCTCGTCTGTAATATCAAGTTTTATAATTTTTCTCTCCATATTTATGTATTGATTTTTTATTTTACTTAGTACTAACATTAGCACTAGATTTTTCAAGCTGCTTCAATAGCTTCAAATTGTCATTTAAGATAAAAGCCAAAGCCTGATCTTCTGTAAATCCAGCTTCTACATAAGCATCAAACTGATTACGTTTCAAAGTAGCAGATACTTCGAATATTTCTTTGTTATTAGCATAATCTTTCATCATTGATAAAATTTCTCTACCAATCTGATAAATAATTGGCTTGTATTCATCCACTAATCCTTTTACTACTTCTTCTGAATTGTCTGATGTTAAAAGTTTCATTACTGCATCATTCATTTCTTTACACTCCTTTTTATAATATTGTTTTGTTTTAAAGTTTCTTATTTATATCACTTTTGACATAACACAGATTCTTTTTCTGTATTATAACATAATATAAAATATTTGTCAATACTTTTTTGATATTTAATATTAATTAGTTTAAATTAATCTTCTTCTGTTATAGTAAATGGAATAATAGTTTCCGGAATATAGTTAACTTCATATTTGTATTTATTAACTTCTGCACCACCGAGATCTTCTACAACATAAAACGTATCATCATTAAGTCCAATAATATGTTTTAAATATGTACCATCTTCTTTTTCAACAATGACACTAACCTTTGGATAAGCTGATGCGTCTAATGAGAAAGCACCAATTAATTCAAATTCTACTTTATCAGTTCTTGTATTAATTACAGCGAAACGTCTAAGTACATTAAAGTTATCTGCTTCCTGAGAAACATTGTGTGATACTTGATTTGCTTCTGTACTTGAACAACCAGTAATCATTGTTGCCATCATTCCTACTACTAATAATGCTGCTAAAATTCTTTTTTTCATACTTATATTTTTCTCCTTTTCTCAAACAACTGTTAATTAATATGTTTTTTATAACTTTTCTCAATATAAATTGGTTGAGCATGACCATATACAGAGTTTGGTAATTCACTCTTTACTAATTCATAACGACAATACCATTTACCATTCACACATTTTAAATCTTCTGATAAATCTACACCATAAATCATCTTACATTGTTCAACCCAATCTTGATATATTTCTTCATCAGTAGAACCATGGGCAACTGCATAATAATCCCAACCAGACCATCCCTCAGAACCCATTTCACATTCAGTAATAAGGTATACTAAATATGATTTTCTCTGTTTACATCTTTTTTGAAATAATTCTTCATTTATTACTATGATATTTCACCTCTCTTATTCAAATCAAACTGTACATTCATGTTTGCCATTCTCTTGTTGTTATACGATTACCAAATTCATCAATCAAATGACTTATCTTCTCAACTTGTATATATTCATGTCCATCTTTATTAAGGCATTTTACTTGTCGATATATAACTGGATTTTCATATGAATCATCTAATTTTACATCTATATCACATTCTCCAATTATCTTCATCTTCATAAAATATTTTCTCCTTTATTCAAATAATATAAAATAAAATATTCATTTACTAATTGCTATATTGGTTATTTGTTGCATCATAATAACCTTTTTCTAACAACTGCTTATATGCAGCGTGAGCTTCTTCGTTAGTATCAAATACAATGGTGTAGTAACCATTGTTTGTAGAAGCACCAAGAGTATTACCATAACCAGGATTCGATACAAAATCACAACTCTGTATCCAAGTTCCAAATTGTATTCTCATATATCTACCTACTTACTTTCTTTTTGATTTGTTCATTATATATTTCAATTAAACACTTATCACACATAAAAATATTGTTAGGATTTTTAAATTTAAAATCATTAATTATTTTAAATTCTGTACGTGTTCCAAATCTTTGACACTTTTCGCAATAAAACATTATCGTCTCATTCCTCTTTTATAATTTTCTATCTTTATTTTACATAATCATTCAAATCAATTTCTTCCTGCTCAATAACTTTAAACCATGTAGACTTCAATCCAATCTTCTTATGAAATTCATGCATTAAATCAGACAACTTATCCTCTAACCATTTTCTCTGCTCATCAGTAACATCTTCATATATGTAATAGTCGCAGCCAGATTCATCACCATATAATTCATCTAAATATTCCATAACCATATCAGGATCAACATCGGTTCTTAATGGAATATACTCACACTTTCCAATATATATTGTTGGATTATCTGTAGATTGAATTCTTTTAACATAATTTATACAATCTAAAGCATCTTGAATTGCTTCTTCTCTCGTATCAAAAGTTCCATGAGTCCATGTATCGCTATCTATTTCATTCCAAGACCATAATTCAGTATCTTTACTCATTAACTACTTCTCCTTTCTTCGATGAAAAAGTGAGTTCAATCTGCACTTTTATATTTATTATCAAACGCATTATTTATAAATGTTTCAATCGAAAATAAAATAAACAACAAAAAATCTATTTCCCATAAGATCAAATCTTGTGCAATTACATCTGATGGTTTTGCAAATCTAATACCATCTCCATATTTCGCAGCACATTCAAATACTCCATCTTTGTAATGAACAATCATTGTTATTATTGCTCCAATAATGTGCATCAAAATTATCATAATTATCAATGTTTTCATACACTAATTCATTCACCTTTCACTATAACAGTCAAACCATTCTGAATATTATCTTCTGGTTGTGACCACTCTTCATAACTTAATACTTCTTCATTTTTTGAATAAACATCTCCGTCTAAAGAAATAATTTTTCCATCCTTTGAAGCAAAACAACCAGCAAATATATTGCTCCCATCAAGAAGTGTAAGTCTGTACGAGACGTAATCGTAATCTTTATTTTTAATCAAATCTCCTATTATCATTAACTATACTCTCCATTCATTCTCTGTTCTAAAATTGGAGCTGTTCTTCTAAGACCTCTAATCTTTCTGTCTTCATAACATTTCTTTGCTCTCTCGTACATATCTGACTCATCGCCATTAAATGCCATAGTGAAGTCATAATAACAACCACCTGGATTATAACCTTCGATTGTTTCTTTACAATATAAGATTGCATCTGGATCATCCATCCAACCACTTACATCCATTGAACCAGCAAGATAATTGCCACATTCACATTTGTAATGTCTTATTGGTCTACCCCAACCATCTCTCATATTAGTAATTGTCTCTTCATATCTATATGGATTATCTTCTCTTATTTCTTCCTTTTTACATTTAGGGCAGTAAAATAATGTCATAATCACACCTCATTTCTGACATAAAACATTTTTTATGATTTCCTCATGTTACACCATACTTCTAATACTTCTGGAATTACAACTATTCCAAAAAGTGATATAGTTAGTGTTATACAAAGTAATCCCATCATTAAATCCAAAACAATATTTTTCATACTTGCCTCCACATAAATCCAAGATTCAATCAGTATTCAAGACCGATAAAGTTATTAAACATATTTAATCCACCGATACAAGCATTAAATCCATCACACCCATCTTCTTTGTCAGCTTCATTCAACACATATTCTGCTGTTCTACCAACATCATAATAAAATTGTTTTTCATTACAAGATGTCTTTTTATCTAAAATAAATGTTTCTAACCTTTCTTCTGATTTCTCATTTAATAATTCTTTTGCCAATTTATTATCTTCCATATAAACAAGTGCATGAGCAAAACATTGTAGTGCTCGCTTATAATAAATTTGTGGGCATCCCATTCAAAACACCTCATTTCCCATAAAAATTGTTACATTTATCAAACTGTTCTTTACTTAACTTCTCCATTTTCAATTCATACACATCACCATTATCCATATGTACAAACACTCGACTTCTATCTATTTTGCTTTCGTCTTCAACTGTTTCAACATACGGAATAACCCTATCTGTTTTATCAGGTGCAACAAAATCTTCATCGAAACAACTACCATTTCGTTCCATGTCATACCATGCAATCTGAAAATGTTTTACTCTACATATACCTTTTGGATTGCCTTTTTCAAATCTATACCACATAATTATTTTCCTCTATATCAAAAATTAATCCCATAAATCATAATAGAACAATGAAAACAATTTCATAAAGGCATCTTTATTCTGTTGCATTACAGAAGAAATTCTTTTAAGATCTTCTATGTTGCGACAACCAATTTGATAGTCATCGTCATAAACATTATTCCCATATAATTTCTTCTCTACATAGTCCTCATCCATCATATGTAAATGAAATATCATTGTTTGATAGATTAATTTTGTATTTTCTTCATCAAAATATCCTTCTGGAAATCTTATTAACAATTCGTTGTAATGTTCACTTTGATTAGGTATGGTAAGATATGCGTGTCCATGATTAATAAAATCTTCCAAAATTCTAATCATTCTCCTACGAAACATTTCAAAACATTCAAACATATCAACATCATCATAACCTCTCCACGCCCTACACCATGCATATTTTAACTCCCAACGAAGTTCTTTGAAAAAATGTCTCAGTTTGATTTTTTCTTTTCTACTACTGACGAAGAAATCTTTTAATCCTAATTCATTCATACTTTCATACCTCACAATCTACTTAAAATTTAATTACATGGTTTTCTTAAATCTTTTATAAAGACCAACATCATTGCAGTGTCTCTCAACATAATCTTTCCACATTAACTCAAATTTTTCTTTGTCAGATAATGATTCAAAGCATTCTATATTCTTTTCATAATTTTCTTTATAGGCTTTGTTTTCAGCATCCCATGCTTCTTCAAATAAACTCATATAATTTCTCTCCTTTTTCATCTTAAAAAACTAAACTTATTACTACTTTGATTTAATAAACCGTATTACTTTACCTAGTCTTTTTGCATATTCAATTTCATAAGTTGTACCATGTCCAATTGTTCCATCCTGTTTTAATAATACAAAAATAACATCTGCCATTAAAATATTATTAAATGCTTCTTCTACTAAAATATTAAATGATTTGTTTGGTTGTTTTTTTACAAAAGTAACATCATATTTATTCGCCAGTGAAAGTGCAAAATCTTCAATTTCTGCTTCTTGTGATAAAGAACCTATAACAAATGCTTTTTCTAAATGTTTATCTACTTCTTTCTTTTTACTTTGAGTCATAATTTCTCCTTTGAACTCTGGTTTTATTTACACTAATAAATCCCAAAATCACTGCGCATAGGATGTTCATATTCATGTTTCTTACCACATTTTTTACATTGATAAGTTGTAATTCTAAAAACAACACGGTCTGTATCATCTAATAATTCTTTATAATCTATCTTCTGCCAATCATGATTTCTACAAAATAATCTTTTCAAAAACACATATTTCTCCTCTCTAGTCAATTTTTGTATTGAATGTTAGTTCTGTCAGGATAAAAACAAATGTATAAAACCATCAAATGTTATTTTCTTTTCATTGCCATTAGGAATTTTTATCATTTTTCTAATATATTCATTGCTATATCCCAACAATTGCATTGTATTTTCCCCGATACGTCCATCAGAGATTAATCCATTTTTTAGCTGAATTTTCTTTATAATAGCTTGAATAGTTTTAATACCAGTATTTTGATCTACTTCATATCCCAATATCTGCAATCTAAATGCTACATCTCGTCTAATTTTTTCTTTGTTCAAATCTAAATAATTTTTATACATATTTAAATCACCTTTAAAAGAAAAATATATTACACCGATATTTCGCTACTCATTATCTTTATCTTTAATGAAAAATACTTCGTCAACATTTCCAACTAATAAGAAACTTCCATCTTCCAATGTCCCTACAACTAAATTACATCTTCCAGAAATAACTTGTCCTTCAATGTCTGATAATTGAAGAATAACTGGTCGAGGTTTGTCATATTCTTCTTTTAATTGTTTTAGTAAAATGTCAGTATCTTCATAGTCTCTATTGCCATTATCTTCAACATATATTTTTATTTGTTCCATTTCTACCTCCAATCTGCATATAAAAGAATTGTTCCGTTACCACTCTACTTTTATGTGTCCATTATTGAACTGCCACTGGTCTGATGGACACCCTGCTGGCAATGGTTTTGCAAATTCAAAATCAACTGTATATCCTAAATTAACTAACTCTTCTACAACAGCATTTCTTATCTCTTGGTTTTCATTATAAAATCCACTCGAATCCTCAGTTAGATCAATATTCATCGTTGCACTACGAAGACCATCATTAATAGCCTGATTAACATATGTTTCTAAATTATCTAAATACTTTTTCCCTTTAGAATTAATAATTGACTTTCTTTTTGCTTCACTTGCATTTATCATTTTTCTACCTCATTTCTATCATAAAAGAGTTAATTTATTTGCCAATATCTCTTCTGCCATTTCTTCCCAATAACCAATATTCATACTGTTCCTCTGTAAGTCCTAAATACTCTCTTGCTGATAATTCGCAATTTGATTCATGCCAATCAAACATTGCATCTAAAAATAGTGTTTCAATCGCAATTTCAATTGCAGTTTTATAAGCATCATCTGTAATTTCAGGAAGATGTGACATTAATACTTTTGCTGCTAATATGTTATTCATTTCTATCAATACTCCTTACTGGTTCTAAATGAAAATCGCTACCATTATTCACAAATACCAAAGCACACTCTTTTAACTCTCCATTAATTAACACTTGTACTTTTGTATTCCGTGTTTTATGTAATGGTTGCTTGCCTAATCTTTTCCATAATTGATACCAACTAATTGATTTCTTCATATATTACTTCTCCAAATATTTTTCATATTCGTCTCTTTTACAAATTATCAAACCACCTATATAATAATCTGGATTAATAAGAAAATTAGTAATAACGTCATTTGGCATTGCTACTATCATTTCTCCCCATCCATCCTTGCCACTACAGGCACGTTTAATATTTGATAACGGACTAACTTTTAGTTCCTGGTTGTTGTCTTGTGACATTTTTTCAAATGTTGTAAATATTCCCATTATGTATTCCTTTCTCTGTTTGCTTTAGATGCGATGTTTTATTCTGGAAGTTGATTACATCTTCCATTATCAAACCACCATTCTTTAAAATTATCTGCTTGCATATTCTCTTTTAGTTTTTCGTAGTTTACGTTTATATTTTTATCATCAATAATAATAATTTCGGTAGATGTAATATCAATCCAATCTTCTTCCATAGTAATATAAGTACCATTAGATTCTGAATACCAATTGCCCCATCCATGAGTTATTTCTGTATACTCTTTAAAAAACCAATTTTTATATTTTTCTTTTGCTTCTTCCTCGTTATTTGCATAAATATATTTCGCATTTCTAATTACCCAATGTTTAGTAATTTCTGGTGGTTTTTTTGAAAAACGAAAAACAGGTGGAATTGTATATGTAAAATACTGTACTGTCCCAATTTTGTAAATTTGTTTCAACTTAACACCTCGTTTCTCACTTAGAATCTCGAATTTATCTGTATTTATCCTTATTCTTATCGCAATATGGAATAATATCAAAATCAATTAAATAACTAACTGTTGCATATAAATTCTTTCCACCACCATCATTATCAATTCCATTTGTGTTCATAACAATAGTTCCATCTTGAGCTACGATATTTACAAAATAACTGCCATCAGAAATCTTATAAACAGTATCGTGCCAAATAGTTTCTGCATTACTTACAGATGAACACTTCAATCCTCTTTTATGAATCATTTCTATAATATCAATAAGGTTATTCTTCAATACTTTATTTAATAATTGTGTCTCTTTAAATAATTCTTTTTGTAAACAATCATTAGTATTATTCATTTCAAACTGTAATTTCTTTAACTGTTCTTCCTGTTCTTTCTTTTGTTTTTGAAGAAGTTCTATTACATTATTCATCCTTTTTTCTCCTTTAAAAATCATCTAATTTATTTAGATAATCCAATGCCAACAATTTCAAAATCAGTTACCTTTCCATCTTTAATTTCATTGACAAGACATTCAGTACCACCATAAAAGATAGCTCCATCTATAGTTACTTTACATACCTGATTTTCAAAATCCCAAGTAGCAATATGTGAATCTCCTGTTGTAGTTCCAATAACTTTTCCATCAATTTCGTTTTCATTGTCTCTATATATAATAGGAAGATTCTTATGTAGATGATTAACTGCATTTTCAACTGCTTCTTCTGTATAGACATTGCCGTTTTTATCTGGTTTGTTGTATGGAATTGGAATAGTTATTGTTACTTTTATATTATCTGTTCTCATAGCTACTAACCCTCTCTGTACAAAATGCAAATTGAATGGTCGCTATATCTTGCCTGTTGATATCTCACATCTATAATTTCTATATTTGGATTTTTTTCTAACCATTTATTTGCTTCAATATCTGCTGTATATTCGCTACTTCCCATAAAAATTTTAAACTTTTGCATATTTTATGCCTCCTAAACAACCATTGAATGAAAATTTAATCACCAACCCTCTCATATACATTTTCATTTTCGTTAAATAACCAAGTTCCAACTTCTGTAATCTGATGAAAATAACAATAACCGCTATATGTTGCCCAATCGTGTAAATCTTTTAAGGCAAATTCTGTTGGAATTATCACCTTATCACCATAGTTGTAAGCATCATCGGTCATAATATCATCAAATAATTCACCAGTTCTGTTGTCATAAATCTTTATATATTTCAAATTAGGATGATTTAACTTCCATTCGTGATGTTCACACTCAAACTCGTTGTCAAATTCTTTGCCATCATCGGCAATATAAACTGTTCTCATATACTTCCTTTCCTCCATTTTGCATATAGAATTGGATTTCTATCTGTCTTCTAACATATATCCAAATGGCACTTTACCATCTACAATTGATTTCCAATGCTTAATAACTTCTGGGTGTGCTCCTTTTGAACTCTCTAATAATTCACCTGCTCTTTTTTGTAGCGTTTCAAATGTATCTGTAGATAATGTTTTTTCAAATTTATGTTGGTATTGTGGATAAAGCATATCATCATAATTAATCATCTTTAATCCACATGTATTATTTCTGTATTGCCAATCTAAAATAAAATCCCACATAATAAAACTAGCCTGAAAACCAGTAATTCCAAATTCTGATGATAAATACCATGCAGTTGCAAGTGCAGCTTGTGCAATTGCTCTTGGTGCTTCTCCGTATCCATAATTACAGTTTTCTTTCACGTTTTGTAAGAAAGAGATAAGTTCATCGAATGACTTAATGTTTTTTCTCTCTTCTTTTAATTTATCTCTTAATTCAAATTCATTCATATTATTCTTCCTCCGTATAAAATGAAAAATTATTTACGGTATTATCTGTCTTTCGGCTAATCTATAATTAGAATATGGATTAGCCGTTGTTAAAGTCTATTTCTATCTGTATTAATTGTGTAACATTAAATTTATGTTTATTTTATAATATTAATTAGTTTTTAAAGCATCTGCATAATACATATCTCTAAGACTACAAATATCTTTTGGTAAAGCTTCTTTTTCTTCATTACTTAAATTGAATAACTTTCTTACCCACGCATAATAGTTATTAGCTAAAGGAGTTGTCAAAGTACCAGTCTTATTAATATAACCTTTTCTAATTGCTTCATGAGATACGCTTCTCATAAACTTCCAGAAGTTATAGTATGCAAGTTTTAATTTTGTCATATATCCTGTAGCATCTTCAATTACAAATCCTTCAATCTTATTACCATTATACTCATAATTTTCATCTAAAACTTCATAATACCAATCAAAGAAATCTTGCCAATTAGCGATTTCATAAGCTTTTTCTTTAACAGTAAGACCAAACTCATTACCAATATATTTTAATGTTTCATAATCATATTTCTTGAATTCAATATCATTATAAACAATATCAAGTAATACAATCTTACTCTCTGGATATTTGATAATATGAGGATCGTGTACCATATCTACGCACTCAAACACAAATGATACATCATGCTCTTTACAATGCTGCTTAATCTTTTCACGATTATCATCAGATACTTTTGTTTCAAATAAAATCTTAAACCACTCTGCAAAATCTCCATCTGGATTAGATTTAGTTGTAATAAACAAATCATCCTCATATTCGTTATAAGCAACAATTCCTAAGAAACCATTCTCTTTTACATAAGCAGTAACCGGGAACTGTAATTTATATTGCAACATATCAAGTTTAGTTTCTGGACGCTCGTTAATATTGAAAAATTTTTCGTACCCACGACAAAATACCTTACCTTTCACAGTATCAAGATACAAACCTCTTGCTTTTACTGTCTGCTCATCCCAAACCTTGTCATAGAATGCCTGATTAGTAAAGTTAAAAGAAGAAATATTACCAAACTTCTTTTCTTTAATAAATCTATTATTTCTTAATGCTAAAATAATATCTGAAACAGAAGATTCTTTTAACTCTTTAATTTCTTCTTTTTCTTCTTCTGTTCTAAATACATTATTCTTAATCTCAATACATGTAAATCCGTCTTCTGATAACTGTACACATCTTAAATTACCACCAAACTCTACATGATTCTCAAGATTAAAGCATCTATCATTTGTCTGAATAGGAACAGATTTTGTATTTCTATGTCCATGAATCTGATATGTATTAGAATCTGTATTCTCCATAAAAGAATCATCACAAAATTCTACATCATTATAAGAACCCACACCTTTAATCATCTGCTCTGTAGCAACTGTAAGCATATTCTCTGGTAATGTACTTAATCCAGCATGAGTTACTAATACTTTTTTATCATGATAAGTATAATATGCACACTGAATAAATTTACGATATAAACATCTTAAATCTTTCTTACTAATGTTGGCATCATCAAGCTGCTTCTTTGTCATAAGTTCAAACTCTTTTGATTTGGACTGTACATCATGAGCATATGTTTTGATCCACTGTTCATGATTACCTTCTAATAAAAGTACATTTGGTTTATTATAAATAGACAATAAGAAGTTAATTACTTCTACATTCTCAATGCCTCGATCAATATAATCTCCGCAAAAAATATAACACTCATCATCTTTAAGTCCACCATTATTATCAATATACTCTTTTAAAGCAGTATAGCAACCATGGACATCTCCAATATGATGAATCTTTTTATACTCAGATAAATCAATAGAATTAAACATAATCTGATCTAATTCATCTGGTTTAATAACTTTAATTCCAGAAGGAATCTGCTGAGTAGCGAAACGAGAATACATCTTATCAATTACAGCTTCTGGAACTCTCTTTAATGGTTCTCTACTCGCATTTCTTCTTTTACATTCTTCAATTGGTAAATCAGTTAAATCAATACAATAAATTCTATATCTATAATCCTGACATAACTGTTTATACTTATTCATCTCACAAGTTTTAGAGTTGGTAGCATCAATAACAGTAAACTCACCTCTCTGCATTCTAACTTGTAATAACTGAAATAAAGTTCTCCAAACAACATTTTCATTATTCTGACTAATAGCCACACTTCCATCTGGCTCAAGCATAGGACTCTGACATAATAATCTAATATCATCTGCACATAATGTATATGGCTTTAATCCATGTTCTTTAATAAATGTTGATTTTCCACAACCAGGTGCTCCTCTAAATAATAATAATGTTCTCATTTCATAATCCTTTCTAACGTTTTATATAATATTGATTTGTTTCGATATGGTTATAATACATCATTTTACATAATTTGTCAATATATAATTTTAATTAGTTTAAAATTTTTGAATAATGCCATAGGCTGTGACACCTATGGCACTCGTTTTATTTATTTTTCTTATCAGTCTTTCCCACAATAAATCCAGCAATAAAAGCTACTCCAAGACAAATCAAGAAAGTACTAAGTTTTAATCCTAGAATCATATAATCACCTACTTATTACTGTTCAATAATCTTAAAAGAAATATCTGTTCTTCTATTCATAGCTTTATGTTCTTCTGTATCATTTTCAACAACTGGATTACTTGAACCATTACCAACAGTTACAATTCTATCTGCACTAATACCGTTCATAATAAAGTAATTCTTAACTGCTTCTGCTCTCTGCTTAGAAAGTTTAATATTATACTCATCATTTGGATCAGAAATTGGATTCGGATCAGTATTACCTGCAATTTCAATAATTGCGCCATCAAGCATTTTAGCAATTTCAATAAATTCATCAAGAGTTTTAGATGCTTCTGCTGAATCGCTAAACTTAGCTGTATTTACTTCGAATGTAACAGAAGCAGATTTGGTTAATAATGCAGTAGTATCAATAACTTCTTGCTGATTTTCTTCTGTAACAACAACAGTTTCTTCTTTTGTTTCTTCTTTTGTTGATTCATATTTATCTCTCAACAATTCAATATATGTAGTATCAAATACTGTTTCAACAAGAGAACTATCAACTGTTTCTCCAATAGAAGTCCATACATCACACATATTTGTATAAACAGTTTTACCATCATTATTTAAAATATCTACATTATCTGCCCATGTAGTAAGATCTGCATCCTTTGTCATTGCAATAATATCTTCATCAGACATACCAGAAAACATTGGCATATATTTTCTTAATACATCAAGATCCTGGTCATATTTCTCTCTTGCCTGTAATACTCCATCAATAAATTTACTTACTAATTCAGGATGTTCTTTTGCATAATCATCTCTAAATACAATACCACTCATAATAAGCTTTGTAGAATTTGCAGTGCTAAATAAAATATGAGAATCTGTCATGCTTTCTGCCTGTGATAAATATGGCTGCCATGTACCAGCAACATCAATCTCTCCTGCGAAAAATGCTTTTGCTGCTTCATCTGCTGTTTCAAACAAAATAAGGTTATTAATAATCTTATCCTTGTCTTCCTGAGACAAATCAGATTTGTTTACAACCCAAACAATCATAGCCTGAGATTCGGAGAACTGTGGTACACCAATTTTAGCATCAACTAAATCTTCGATTGTCTCAATATTAGACTTGGCAATAATACCATCTCCACCATTAGAATAGTTTGTTACAAAAGGCATAACTACGTCTACATTTGCTTCTTTAAACTTATTAGATAAAAATGCCATTCTATTAATTGTATAACCAGCAGCATTTAAATCACCCTTAATTAAAGCGTTTGAACTCTGCGTTGCATCATTAATGATATTAATATTTACTTTAATACCTAACTCATCAAAGATACTTCCTGGCTGTGTTGTTAAACCGCCATTGGCTTGTAAAATAGTTGCATAACCAACCCATTCATCAATAGATAAATTGATTGTATCTTCATCATTTGTTTCATCAACAGTAATTACATTACCATCATCATCGTAATCAACTACACTTGCTGAATCTTTCTTGCTTGTTGAATCTGTCTTATCCTTACTTGTAGTTACTACACCAGTCTTTAAACCGGCAAATACTCCACCACCAATTAAAGCTACAACTAAAACCATAATCATAATCTTAGCAGCTTTAGTTAATCTAAATCTTTTCATTTCATTGTCTCCTTTTATTCATTTTATGTAATATTTAATATTATATAGTTTAAAATTATTTATTGTACTTTTTCTTTAATGATTCTAAATAATCATCACTTTGAAGTTTCTGAGCCTGTTCATTTGCTCTTTGTACTTTTGTAGAAGTACGATTTTCATGAATAACTTTTGCTCCAGCAACAGAAGCATTTAAATCATCATTTTTCTCTTTAATAGAATCAAGAAGTTTATCTGTCGCAGTAACATTCTTCAAATCATCCATACTATCATAAACTTCATTTAACTGAGCCTTAACTTTCATATTTTCTACTACTTCTTTAGACTCTCTTTTTAACTTACGAAGATTAGCTTCACAAGCTTTGTGAACCTCTGTAGCATCATCCTTAGCTACCGTATAAGCTTCAATCAACTTTTTAGTTCTTTCAATATCAGAAACAATTTCAGATCTTTCTTCTGCTTTAATCTGAGCAGATTCCATTTTTCCAGCTTTAACTAAAGCCTCACACTTATCTTCTGTATCTTTTAACTGTTTCTGTAATACTTTTAATTTATTTTCTTCATTACTTAACTTGCCAGCAGCAATTCTTAATGCATCATCTGCTTTATTATATTTGTCCTGTGCTTCGTTAATCTTTTCTGCATAGATAGCTTCTGCTCCTTCTGGAGTAGTTGCCATATCTTTGATAAAAATCCTAGTCCATCCCAAACATAATTTACGAAATTCTGGGAACAAAATAAGTAATAATACAAATAATACAATAGCAATAATAACTAATAATTTTGCCAACTCCATTATGCATTACCTCCAATAAATTTAATTAAATCGTCAATTCTTTTAAGTTCGGCTTCAACTTTATCTTCTGCATTCTTAATAACAATTGCTCTATCAGAATTATCTTTTTCAAGTTCCTGAATCTCTAATTTCTTCTGCTCAATACTTGCATTATTGCTATTAATCACATCATTATTCTCATCTGTAATAGAAGATAATGCAGACTTGATAATTAAGCTTCTATCCTCTCCATCAGCAATTACTTCGTCAACTGTCAAACCAAAAGTAGACAATACTGACAATACTGTTCCTTTTTTAGTTTCGTTTGGCATTTCTTTTGGAAGAGAATTAATTACATCTTCAATCTTAAAAATAGATTTTGATAAATCTGATAAATCATTCTGATTATAAATATCAGAAATCAGATTCTCCTGAGTAACGTTATCTGTATTTACATCTACATCTACGTCCTCATCTACATAAGATTCATCATAAGTTACCTGTGGTTCGTCTACTTCTTCTACAAAGAAGTTTTTAAATTTTCCCATTTTTTTACCTCCTAAAAATTTAAAATTTCATCACACATTTTATTTGCTTCATCTTTACTATGTGTGACCATGATTATTGTATTATGGGTTTCTTTATGTATATCAAGGATTAATCTTTGCATATCTGCTCTAGTTCTTTCATCTAAAGCTGACAAAGGTTCATCCATTAATATTATAGATGGTTTCATATATAGTGTACGAGCAAGAGCTAATCTTTGTCTCATTCCACCTGAAAGTTGTGTCGGATATTTATTAGCATAATCTCTTAAACCAACGTTATCCAACCAACGTAAAGCTTTATCACGATTTTCATCAGTAATTCTTTTATGCTTAACTTTTTCTGTAATAAGAATATTATTTAAACATGTCAACCAATCAAATGAAGTATAATTCTGATGCATCATATAAATATCATTTTTATCTGCTCTTTGAAGAATCTTTCCATCAACATATACTTTTCCACTCAAAGGATATATAAGTCCTGCAATTGTTTTAAGTAAAGTAGACTTACCACATCCAGACTCTCCTAATATTCCATATATTTTATTATCTTCAAATGTATATGTAAAATTTTCTTTCAATGGATTATCTCTACTATATCCAGTTGTTAAATCTTTTACTTCAATCATATCTATACCTCTTCTCTTTGATATTTCCATTTAAAAATCTTTCTTACTAGCCATTTTGCAACACTATCAAAAATAAAACTAATAAACATGATTGATAGAATGCCTACAAATACCAAATCAGTTTTACCTCTTGAACTTGACTGTTGAATCATATATCCAAGTCCATATTTGGCATTAATACTTTCAACTATTGAACAGTATGTAAAACCTATACCAAAGCACATTATAAAAGTATTTAATATACTTGGTAACATTGCTGGTAATTGAATATAAAATATTGTCTGTAACTTATTCATTCCAATTGTGTATCCAGTATCAATAAGATCATGGTTGATTTCTTCCAAAGAAATTACAACTGATGGCATCATATAAACAAATGCTGCTATAAATAAAAACGTAATCTTCATCTTCTCATCAATTCCGACCCACATTATCAATAGTGGATAAAAAGCAGTTACTGGAACATATCTTAATAAGTTCACAATAGGATTAATTGTATATCTCATAAATTTAAAATTGTAAATCAATAATCCTAAAGGCAAAGCAATTAATCCTGCCAAACAAGATGCTATTAATATTCTTCTGAAAGTATAAATAATAGCTATCTGTAATTGTCCAGTAGAAAGCAATAATTTAATGTCTGCAAATACATCTAATGGATTTGGTATAAATAATGGATTTGCTTTTAATGAAGCTATATACCATATAATTAAAATCACAATAAATGTTAATAAGGTTGTTAACTTATGTTTCATTTTTTATTTTTATTCCTTTCTTTAAGATAGGTTCATATTACATTATTTTACTTCTTTTGTCAAGTACTTTTTATAATTTTATTTAGTTTATTTCATCTTTGACTCTGCATCTTCTCCATTATTATATGAAACAATCTTATAACTATTTAAAATAACCATTTCCTGCTCATATGTTTCACAACCAGAGAGCATTGCACGCACTTCTTTTTCTTTCGTTCTTAACGCTTCACGCTTTTTATCGTATTCTAAATTTAATTCTTTTACTTTTTCTTTTGTATCTTTAGTTAACGGAAGAACACAACGAAAATAAATTTCTCTTTCATCTTCATGTGATATTTCTTCTTTAATAGAAAGAACTTTTTCATCAAAATTCTTTCTCAAATCTTCTATAAATTTTTCATTAGGATCTTCTTTAACAAGTAATTCTTTTTTCTCATTAAACTCTTTATTAATCTCTTCATTCTTTCTTTCAAAATACAGTTTTACTACTTCTTCATTTCTAATTGTTTTCATTTTGATATCCTCTCTTTCTTCAACTTTATTATCATCTTCTAATAACCATGAATATGCTTCATGCATAGCCATTCCAATATCATAATAATTTTTTGTTTCTGCTTCAACTAATTCAAGATACTCATCTGGTAAATAATAAAATCCTGTAGATGCATTAGGATTAGGTTTTCCTTCTATTGTAAACACACATTTACCAGTTCCATCTATTCTTTGATATCTTTGTACTGTGCCAATCATCCCAACAATAGAATTATAATTGTTTTTAACATTGCTTGAACATTTTCCATAACAATGTCCTGTCACAAGAACTTTGTCTCCTTTATTAAACATAATATCTCCTTTCATATAATATTAATGTGTTTCTTAACTTGAGATAACTATATCACCATTTACATTTATTGTCAATACCTTTTTTGAAATTTTTTACATTATTTTGTCGAAATATATTTTTATGCTTTTGCTTCTAACATAATAATAGCCGCAGTCATTTAACCACGGCAACTATTACATTAAAAAAAGATATCTTTTGCGTATGCTTTTTGCGCATAAACATACGACTATATGCTTGTCTGAGATCTACTTAAGGCTGCTCAACTTGGCGCATATTGACCCAAATATCCTAAGTGGACTCGAACCACTATCTTGTTATTGTGACACACGCTCTATCCGGTTAAGCTATAGGATATCTTATTATTGTTACGAGATCAAGCCTCCAATAATAATACTTTGATCAAAGTTCGTATATAATTGTACTTCTCATATACTAAGTTTTTAATTAGCAGCTTTCATATTTGACCGTTGAAATATATAGTTGCTTTCCATTTCTTAAGAACCTTAACTTAGAAAATAGGAACAGAAGGACTCGAACCTTCAACCTCACGATTCTTCATCGTGGCTCTCCCTACTTGAGCTATGTTCCTAACCACCTGATGAGATTTATTTATATAGACAGTTTAATCGACCTCACTGTTAACGGGGTTGTTCATATCAACTCACATGGACAGTTTTACCTAGTCTCTTTTCTTTACGAAACTCTTTTCATGGCTATCGGTTTTTCTCCGAACCAAGACTGAAAACCACTACGTCAGTACTCCAACTGCCAAGTCTAATTTCATGCATGACCTAGAACCGATCGCATTTCTAGGATTATGATAACCCCTTTTATCGTATGGTGTTCACATTTTTTCGTCACGTTCTTTTCTTCTTTAGTTGAAAAAAGAATTAAAAGTCAAGTGGATTTAAAGTCACTACCTCTGTTGGTTTCACTCCACTCCTACAGTAACGGCTAGTTATTTTTCTCTGAACTCGCCCAAAGTCATTTCTGCTGTCCGAAATCGACCTTCAAACCCCAACATAGTTACTCTTTCCGAGTTATGTATCTGTTGTTGCCCAGCCTCTAAATCACTGTTTCTTTTTCTAGCCATAAACCACTCATGCATTGTAAAAGAATACTAGAAAACACTCATAACCCAACTTGCTAACATTATGGATTATCCGTAGAGTAAACTCGTATACAAATACTCTACAAAATCCTCGTGCGTTATGTTTCCAAAAATCCATCTACTATCGTCTTGTTTCGTGATGGTCATAGCTTTAAGCTACACTTTAGGTCACGCAGTAGAGTCGCTTCTACAGACACCTAATCTTCCTCTACCCGAAGTTTTTTGTTCAACAATGCTCGCTACTTCATTGTCAGTTCTCTTATGAACTTCTGATTATTCCTATTCTAATCAGTTCATCCCCCATAACTAGACCTATTTGCTTTTATCTAGTTGCTTTCGTACTTCCAATCACTTGAAGACTACTCACGTTTTTATATTGCTTTGATTTTTGGGACTATAGGCTTCTACCTTTCATATACGCCTATCGCAATTCCATCTCAGGTTTTTGCTAGTTTCTATTCAGTTTTTAGGTATTTATATGGTCGTATGAAACTTTAACAGTAGACCTAGCGTAGCGTATAGGGATCGAACCTATGCACCCATTAAGGTGACTATGGATTAGCAATCCAATGCATTACCTCTCTGCCAACGCTACATGTTGCAAATATTTTATTTCATATACGTGATATGGCGCGTCCAATATTATATAGGCATATCTGCAATTATCATCTTTTATGCTTCCCTTCGGCTTGCAGAGGCAGGAAGTCAATGTAGGTCACGTTTTTCGCCTATATAAATACTACTCTAAAATATTTGCAAGATTTATTTTTTGTCCTAACAGAAATCACTCTGTATCAAGTTCCACCTTGATGTACAAATCGGACTTAATTGACTTTATGTATTATGATTCCATATTTCTAATCTCTCTACGAAGTTTTTTGCAAACTCCTGGACATTTCAAATTTTTTGGTGAATCCTCTAAGGTTGCCAATCTGTTCTTTTTAAGTGCTAACTTTTCTGTCTTTGTCATTGTTATTTCTCCTTTATATTTATAATATTATTAAGTTTTAATTTTACCAACACTCAATTTCTACGTTTGGACTTCCATCTTCTATAAAATCTACATTTTCACTACCAAATTGTTCATTAAACGAATGCCGAATTTCGTCTACACTTAATACAGGAGCTTCACTAGCTACACGATCTGCAAACTCCTCAAAATCATCTTCTTTATCATTTGGGATTTCAATTCTAATTGTGTGATTGTAAGTTACTGTCTCTGTAATATCAAACTCTTTTACCATATTGATATATTCTCCTTTTCTTAATTGTTATTTTAATAAATTGCAGGAGTCGGATTCGAACCAACGTATCACACCTTCCTATGGTGCTGCCTTCCCACTTGGCTATCCTGCGAATTTGGGGAGTCACCCCATTCGGTTGACTAGACCGAACCACTTTTAGGTCTTTTGACAATATTTTAATATTTTATATTATCGTTTCTTGTTCCAGGGTTTTCTTATGGCTAACCACTTCTCAAGGTTCTTTGAGGACGGAATTTGTTTAATCTAATATTCTCTTACATAAAACAGTGTCCTCATACTATTTTATGACCTATAGGATTTTTGTGGCTTTGTCAGCCAAACACGCCCGAAGAGACTTGAACTCTTGTCTTACAGTTTTGGAGACTGTTGTTTTACATTAAACTACGGACGCATAGAGTTTTATGCCCTTAGTCTCGTATAAGGAAGAAGTACTCTTTGCTCTGTCGTAAACGCCCTATCCACGAGTTTTTAAGTCATCTGAACTCGATAAGGAGAGTCGTTCTGACTTTAATGCCAAGACAGGACTTAAACCTGTATCAATGCCACTACTAGGCAACGTTTTAATCGGTTAAACTACTTGGCTTTTGTATGCATACTCATTCTCAATAACTTATAGAAATTGAGAAATGGATCATCTCTGACTCGGACAGAGGACTTCTCGGTTATGAGCCGAGCGTTCTAACCAACTGAACTAATGATCCAGATTGCTCCAATATAGTGTGGAGCATCACTTCTAGAAAGGAGGCACATTATTTGTTCTCTCCGAATGAGATTGAAGTTGAGCAGCCCCTGATGGTTACGCTCCATCTCCAATGCGGTCAAAGCGCATTGCACTACTATTATGCTAAGGGGCTATAATTCTAGGGTTTATTTCACATTTCTGTGTTGGCTACAAACCCTTTAACTCACCAAAAATCTTATTTAGAAAGGAGGTTCACTATGAAAACATTTTTAAACTAAGCACATTATATGGTCAAATTGAAAGTTTGATTATTTAAAAATTGCTGTTAGTGCTTAAATGTTTTATTTATTTCTTGTTTATGTTCATATTATAATATTGATTAGTTTATTTGTCAAGTACTTCTTCTAAATTTTTACAAAAATCATCAACTGTTACTGTTATTGCTGCTGTATTATTAACTTCTTTTAAAGCTGCAACATAAGCTTCTGTCATTTCATCAATTCTAGCCTGTCTAGCTTTCTCTGCACGTTTCTTCTGACGTTCAATCTTTTTAGCTAAATGACGAGCCTTGATAGCTTTTTCATCTTCTACTTTCTTTTTAGCATCTGCTTTAGCCTTATCAATATTTTTAACATCTTTAAGAGCTTTAGATACAAGAGTATTATATTCAGAAGAACCGCCACAAAACTGTTTCATTACACAAATTTCAATTGCTCTATCAAGATTAAACTCATCTTCTGGAGCACATATTGCTTTCTGAGTTGTACCATCTGTAAATGTGCAGATAACAACTGTGTCGTTAATAATCTTATAATCTGAAATCTTATAACTTCTCATTTTTTCTATATCCCTATCCTTGTCAATTTTAATTTTAATTGTATTATTTGAGTCATGAAGCAAATCATAATAAGCATCGTAAGATTTCATTCTAAATAGATTATCATATACTATACTATATCTGTCATATCATTATCCTCCTACGCCAACTCTTTTACTGCTTTTTCAACTGCCTGATATCTATCAGCATTAAGTACATCAAGTAAAGCCTTCAATGGATCTAGTTCGTTACTTAATACCATCTTAACAACATTTGTTGAGAAACCAGATACTAAAGCACAAGGAAAACCATTTCCATTAGATTTTACAGGTATTGCACCACTTCTAGAATTTACATTCCAAAATACTAAACGAGGCATATGATATCCAGCATCTTCAAACTTCTGATTGATATTCTGAAATAACTTCATATCTGGTCTACCACAAGTACCGCAATTAAATTCCATGTCAGAAATCACTAATACAGTCTGTGGCATATCTTCCTGACTCATATGATTATCAATAGCAGTCTTAAGAATCAAATCAAATGTCTTTTCAATATTAGTATCTTCTACAATATTGTAACCATAAGCTTTTGCTAACTTATCATGTAACGATTTGCAATTTGATAAATCAACCCACTGTGGTCTTGAGGAGAATGTAATATATTTATCTTTAAACTGTCCATTACATCTTTCTGAGAAGTAAATAGCTAAAGCATTAGCAACAGTCATAGCAGAAATATTACTATGAGGATCGACTCTACAAGTCATAGAACCAGAAGAATCCGCTACAACCATGATATTTGATGCTCCACCAACAGTATCATTTAAGTTTTTCCAAAGTTGTTCAAGAGTCTCATCGTAATTGTTTATAGTCTTTGAATACCAACCATTATTAGTATACTTGCCTACAATATCATGAGGGAATAAAACACCTGCATTAATCTTAACACTCTTATCTCCAGAAGCTAACTTAGAAAGATAATTTCTACGTCTTTCTTCATCGTTTCTTAAGAAAGCATTATTGTAAATCAAGTTAGCCCTCGAAGGTACAGAATTATAGTCAATCTCTCCCCATTTCTTAGCAGACATATCTCTTTCAACAATCTTTAAATATTCTCTCATTTTAGAAATCATTTTTCTATAATGACGATGAGTACAATTTAACTCTGTTCTAAAGATTTCTGCATATCTCTTAGTAGTTTTAGAAGATCCCTGTTCACTAGGCATCCATTTTGCAAGAAGAGAAATTGGTTTATTAGCTGCTAAATTTTCAGCGTCTTCTGTTAACTGCTTCTTAACTAAAGTAACTACTTCATCCTTAACCTGTGTATCAAGTAATACCCAGAGATCGTCATATCTACCATATTCGGCTACAAGAGGAATTAAAGCCTTACAAAAGTTTGGTTCATTGTCTGCTAACCATTTAAAGCAAATACGAAAACTTCTACGCTCTCCACTGCCCTCTCTTGCATCACGTAAGTAGAACAAAAATCTACAAGCAAGAATTTTATCTTCATAAAATACCTGGCTAAACATTTTCTGAATTTCAGAATCTGATTTATGTCTCAGACTAGAAATCGCAAAATTCATGTCTAATAAATGTGAAGTTGTGGTTCTGTACCCTAATGCGCCGTTTTCACTACGAGCAACATTATAAGATTCATTAAGTTCATTTTGAATAGCATCTGCAAAATTCATTTTCTTTTTCTCCTTTTTTTGAATAACAGTTTTAATATTGATTAGTTTCTATTATTCCTAAGCAGTGATTGATCAATTAAAAGTTGATTGCATTAGCGTAAGATTGCTGTAACTGCTTAAAAATAAGTGGGTGATGAAGGACTCGAACCAACGACCACGAGGTTAACCAGCCTAAAAAGAAAATTGCTGTAAGAGAGTTTGTCAAATCTCATTAATACGTGCTCTACCTCTGAGCTACCTCTGCAAGTACTAGGCACTTTAGAGTATAAATGTTTATATTCTTTAATTGTTTAATATATAATATGTTCACTTTGCTGTATGTGCCTATATTTTTATTTAAAACCATGTTGTATCAATTAATTTATCTTGTATAAGATGAAGGTCTTTTCCATAATACCATAAATATCCGTATGCATAATGATTTTTATTGCAAGCATTACAAATAGTATAACTACGTATATCTTTCCCAAGATATATATTTGCTTGTACTACATTTTCAAAAATGTTTAATATTAATTTTGAATTTGTATCTATTTGATATAGTCCCCCGTGTGTTTCATATATTCTTAAACGAGTAACATCATCATTATTCAACCAATTAATATTATTTTTATTTAGTATCTTTTTTATTGTACCGCTATCAACACTAAAATGCTTTGCTGTTCTACCAGTTATATAATTTGCCTCTTCCGTGTGATATTTAATAACTTCATCTTCATTTAAATTTAAATAAGATTTACCATCTCCACCGAGAGTAGCATTATAACCATTACAATCTTCAAATCCAACATATGTATGAAGTTCATTAATCCAATATTGTTCTCTTTCTTCTGGATAATTAGTCTCTTCAATGATTTCAAAATGGAAATGTTCTATTCCATATTTATTCATTGCATCATATAAAGGACGTTTTTCACATTTTCTTTTTTTATAATCACCTAAATGTTCTTTCCATCTTTTATTTGGATCGGTATATTCTGTTTTTCCAATATACATTTTACCATTTATATCATTTATAATTTTATAAATATATCCCATTTTTTCTCCCAATATTTAATTTTAAACTAAGCACATATTTTTTTCACCTGCTTGAAAGAATTAAAAATTTGCTGTGTGTGCTTATATTCTCTTATTATTAAGAGATAATGGAAAAGAATGGATTTGAACCACTATCTGCGATCTGGACTTTATATTATGTACTGTTGTTTTTCAAAAGTTGCTGTTTGAGCGTATTTACTATGCTCATTCATAAAATATCGCTATTCTACCATTGAACTACTTTTCCATATCGAAGCCATTTATATGTTGATTTGCAGTCATTTTCATCTATAAATTGCTGTAATGGCTTCTTTATTAAAAGAGGTATTATTTATTACTCTTTAATAATAACATATTTTCTAACTTTTGTCAATACTAAATTTTATTTTTTTAATATTGACTAGTTTAATTTAATCCTAATGTTTTTAGCATATAACGCATAAAAGGATCAGTTCTTAATTCTTTAATAGCTTCATCTAATTCTTCTTTACTTACATCAGGAATCTTCTTTCCATCAATAATAAAATCAACGCTAGGTTCTGGTCTTTTACCAGTAGATACAACATTAGATGTAAATTTTGCTTTCTTTTCTGGAAAATTTAACTCATAAGCATCTGGATAATTTTCTTTGAATTTAGCTAACTGCTCTTCGTAATAAGTTTTTGCTGCCTTAACACGATTCAAATCATCATTCATTTTCTGTAAATCATCTGCTTCTTTCTTCTTATGCTCTGCGGCACATTTAGATACATGGTTTACATACTGATCAATGTCATCAAATTCTTTTCCACAAATACCACATTTGAATTTACTCATATTGTTTCTCCTTAAACTCTAATTCTTTTAAATAATGTTACTATCTTTATATCTCAAGAACAATTTCACTGCCAAGTGTTGTTCCTTTCGACTATTTAATAATAACATATTTATCATATTTTGTCAACATATTTTTTCATGCTTTATAATTTTGTTTAGTTTAAGAAAAGAAATCAAACCAACCAAGGCGTTCTTTCCTTAACTGATAAAGCAATTATAGCATAAATCAAAATATTTGTCAACAACTTTTTGAAACTTTTTACGTTTTTTATATTATAACATATGAATCTTCTATTAAGCATATTTAATTACAATAACCAACCATCATAATATACTTCTGTTTTATCAGGAAATGTTACGCCAAAACTAAACATCCCAAAACAACAAATGTATGGTATTAATAAAATAATGCTAACCAACGATTTTGTTATATTCATCATATTATTCCTCTAATATTTTCTATCAATCTTTGTATTTCTAGACAAAATAATCAATTGAATACCAATCTTCAATACCTAAATCATTCTTTACTTTGATACAATCTCCATCAAATCCGAGCACCTTGTATTCTTTACCAGCAGTTAAATTAAAATCCTCTGCATGTTCATTCGCTTCTTCATATTCTTCTAATGTTATATTTTCTATTTCTTCAATATACATATTCTTCTCTCCTTTTCAAATGAAATAGTTATCCTATATACACTTATTCATATGTAGTAATAGTCTTTGCTTTCTTCTGTCTAAATTTATATGATTCGACAGGAATAATTTCATATGGTGCATAACCCTCAGCCTTTTCTATATCAGGAAATTCAACTCCTGTAATTCTTACCCATTTCCCATGTTGTTTCATTTCATCCATACAAGACAAGCAACCGCATTTACATATATACTCTTCTTGACAAATAAAATATTCTCTATCGTATGAACAATCTCCAATGCGTTCATAGTTTTTTATTTTTACTACCACCATTGGTATTCCATTATCCATAATTACATCGCCAAGCTGCGGAATATACTTTTTCATTCTATTTTTCTCCTTTCTCCTATAGAAGACTTGTTCTATGACTATTTCTCACTAACTAATTTAATTTTATATCCTAACTTTTTCTCAATTTCATCCAACGTCATAATCTGTTCTTTTTGTTTAATAGTTTCATAAGTCATACCACATACACATGGCAAGTATCCAAATCCAAGGTCGATCATTTTTCCATTATATCTATCTTCTGAAACAGAAAACTTTGATGGTACAATTGGTAACTTAGCCATTGCTTTATATCTTCCAGTTTCAAATCTTGAATCTATCAGTATTGATATATCTAAAAAATATTCACCGTCTTCTTCTATTAATTTCAAATTTTCAATATTACATATTGTATTTGCGTCTATTACCATAATATTCTCCTTTCAATTCCTGCAATGAAAGCGTGGTTCTAACTACTCCAAACTGGATACCAATTGCCTTTATCATCCTGAATCCAGTAACCAGTTGACCAAACATTTGTTAGCGGGTCATATACTTTTTTACCAGTCCAAATCATATTACTTCTCCTTTGCCATATTAGTTAACTCTTCAAGCGAATACTCTGTTCCTTCTTCATCATCTGTTAATACAACAAAGTCTTCATGTTCTTCAAGAGATGTAACTATTCCAATTAACTGATAAACTAAATCAACCCCATAGTCAAAAGCTTTTCTCTCTTCTTCTGACATGCTATTAATACCCAATTCTTCCATCTTTTCATTGAGTATTTTTCTTGTTGATTTTTCTATATCAATTCCCACAAATAATAATTCATCTACATTAACCGATATCATTTTAATTTTCTCCTTTCAATTATACTATAGAAGCGTGATCCTATTAGTTGCCCATTACAACAATATCTTCTCCAAAATCAATAGAATTTCTTGCTTCAATATATCTATCAACTGCTTCATGATATTTTTGAAAAAGGTCATCTCCATATTTTGCATGATAACTAATTGAGTCTTTAATATTCTGTAATGAGCCATAATAAATTTTATCTTCTAGATCATATTCAATACTACCAATATAACCTCTATATTCTACAAACTGTCCAATTCTCATGATCTATTTCTCCTTTAAAACGAGCAACCTATTGATACCTAATGCTACAACCACATTTACATTTTTGTTGATTTGATTCTAATATAGCTTTACATTTTGGACATAAGAATAAAACCCCTTTGCCAAAATCCATTTTTTCTCTATGATAATTGGTTTATGATTTAAATGTTTATTTCTATTCATATATTTCTCCAGTAAATCGAGCGTTCTATTCGTCTAATAATCCGTCAATACAAGCGTTCCAACCGTCTTCCCAATCTCCCCACTGATAATAGTCTGATTTGCCAGTATAACTTTTTTCAGGCATTTCTTTTAATGGACACCAACTTGGTCTAGATTGGCAATAATCACTATCTATCATTCTGCATAATGTGTTGTCATCAGGCTCGTCCATAATTTCACAACAAGCTTCTATTCCTTCATCTATCTCTCTACAAAATCTGCAATCAAGACAGTTTCCTGGCATATCTATAACTAAAATTGCTTTCGACATATATTTATTCTCCTTATTTAATAGTCCCATTCATCTTCGCAGCAAACACATCTTTTAAATGCTGTTCTGGATTAGCCTTATAGTAATTTGCTTTCTGCTCTGCCTGTTCAAAATAATCATATAAAGGCTTATAGTTTGGACTATTCTTTACTTTATTTCTCATCTCAGATACTTCTTCTCTTGTTACAATACCTTTCTGAACCAACAATTGAAGAATTAACTGTGTTTCGACCTTTACATCTAACAATAATTTCTTTTGATTAATCTCATCTAAGGCAGTATCCATATCATAATTTGCGTTATTGCTTAACATTTATCTTTCACCGCCTGTTCTAATTGTATAGAGAATGTCACTTAACAAATTTTCAATTGTTTCAAAGTCTCCACTTAAAGCACTACCTGTTGTCTTAACTTCATATCCCCAATCTGCTTTATTATCAGTTGCAATTACTGGCTCTCTACCATATACAACAGTTCCTTTTGGAATACTCCATTCTGGTTCGCACCATGATCCTTCGTGTCTATATTCTTTAGTAAGAATCTTTAATTCTTTTTGGCATCCTTTGTTATATGTTTTTGAATTACTTCTATCGCACCAAGATACCCTCAGAAATTTAATACCTTCAATTTTAATAGGAACGAATTTATTTACAACAAGAAGAACGCCATCTGTTACTCTGTACAAATCTTGATATTCTGTTTTTGCTAACACTTCCATGTATTTTCTCCTTAAAATGCATCTACAATATCTGTTGCTACTCCAAGACCGATAGATTCCTCTGAATAGATGTACCAATCAAGTTTCTTTTCTCTTATTTCTTGCAATCTAGCCTTTGTAATTTTAGTTTGAGCACAAATATATTCTTCGAAATCTCTCCACATTCTATCTAAATCTTCTACTTTTTCTTTAATATCTTGGTACATTCCAGTTGCTCCACCTGAAAACTGATGACAACACATTTTTGTATGCTTTGTGATGAATCTCTTTGTGCCAGCAACAAAAATCATAAATCCACAACTATGTGCATAACCCGTACTATATGTATAAATTGGTGTTTTACTATTTAACATAATATCAACCAATGCCCACATATCCTGTACATAACCACCAACAGAATTAATATAGATTTTAATTGGTTCTCTTTTGAAATCTTTTTCTTTATTTTCTTTCTCCTGATCTTCATTCAGTAAATAAAGTAAACTATAACAAACTTTACTCATGCTATCTTCATCAATTTCATCATGGATATAAAAAATTCGTTTATCTGTATTAATAAATACATTTTCTCTATTTGACATTTTAATACTGTTCTCCTTTTACTTAATAGTCCCTTATTTCAAAATACTAGAAACAACCTTATTAACAATTGCCATATCAGCCTTACCTTTTAGTCTTGGTACAACAGCTTTCATGACTGCACCTTTGTTGTCTTGCTGAATATCTACAGTTGATAAGATATGATATACTGCCTGACGAACTTCGTCCTCAGACATCATTTTAGGTACGAACTCATTAATAATAGCCATTCTTGCAGTATAGTCTTCTAACAAATCAGTTCTATTTTCCGGACAAGTATCAATCATCTCTTGCATCGTTTTCTTTTCTTTTAATAATACTTTGTTTACAAGTTCTTCTGTAATATTGTCCTTACATTTCTCATCAATAGCTACTTTCTTAATAGCACCAACAAGAGAAGAAATTGTATCTTTTCTTAATTTGTTATGCTCTTTCATAGCTGCAATCATTTCTTTCTGTAAAATATCTAATGTCATAATAAATCTCCTTTTCTACTCTCTTTCCTTTTCTTTTAACGTTTTTTCTACTATTTCATCAGTTTGTTCGTAAATATTTTTCTCAAAGAAAATAATTATAATTAGTATAAAAACATTAAATATAGGGATAAAAGATGTAATTAATATTTTTAACCAAGCTAAAATTGCTCCAGGAATATCTTTTTTAGTTGTTTCTTTTGCCTTTTCTGCAAACTGTTTCCCATACTTATTACTGATTTTATTTTCTAAACTAAATATATATAACACCATACATATTAAAGTAAGGAAACTAATACCTAAATAGATTTTTAATAACATGTCATTCTTCTCCTTTAAATACTAATACTATACATCATAAATCTTTTTTAAATTCTTACATATAGTAGGAACTCTTTCACTTGCGTTCTCATTAATAATTATAATTCTAGCGTGTCTTTTTCTTGCAATATTATATAACCATTCACTAATACCAGTGTAGAAAGAAGTTCCTACAATAACGAAATAAGAATTATTATATTCTAAAGATTTAACCATTTTGACTGCATCCATATATTTTGGTGCTAAATCACCATAGAGAACAATCCCATCATATGTAAGAGGGAAATCCTTTTCTTCTAATTGCTCTCTACTAGGTAATACTCCATGAACTTCAATTACATCTTTACTACCAGCTTTAGTATGAAGTTTATCAACATTCATTGTAATAACCGGAAATCCTGTCTCAGCTATTGCTATATGTGCAGCATTAGGTTCTGCATTTTCACAACTATCTAACATTTGTCTAATAGTATCTCTATATTCTTCTGGATATACATTAGCAAAATCTCGTGTTAGTCTATCTCTAATCCCTGGTTGTTCTTGAAATGTTGGAATACCAGAATCAACACTAATTCCTGCTCCTGTAAAAAAAACTACTTTTTGTTTTTTCATAATTCATCTCCTACAATAAATACGGTAACGCTGCTAAATATTTCTCTTTTAGTTTGTCCGTTAATGTTTCTGTCTGTGCTAAATGGTCTTTCATATCTGCTATCTTAACCCAATAGGCTTCTGGCTTAGTATCAGAATAATCATGAATTTTCTTAACATAATCTATGTAATTCATTTCTTTGGGTTTTGTAATTAAATCTAAACAATCTGAAAAATGTTTATCCAATCCACCGCCACGCCACTTTGTATCCTCTTTTAAATCATGCATAATTGCAAGTGCAATACAATCGTCCATCTTATCATAAGGAATCATAGGATTCTCAGCTACATATTGTGCAACTCTAAGTGCATGGTCATATGTTTTTGGTTCATAATATTGTTTTGCCATTCTCAAAGCATATCCAATTAAACTCATTTGTACTTTCTCCTTTTTATTAATTCAAATCAACAGAATATTCATCTGTTATACTTCCTTCTGGAATATAAATTTTGTTATACACTTCTTCTTCTTTCCAATAAAGCCAACTTTTTGTTTTTGTATACCACTCAACTCTATAATTATCTTCTGTGTAGAATAAGGTTACATTCGCAGAGTTTACTTTATTCGCAACAAAACCACCGTTATCGAGTTGAACCATGTACTGATAATATAAATTATCTTCAATGTATCCACGTCTCATATAGAATCTTCCGTTGGTCAAATTATTATCATTCAACGATATAATTTTCTCTACTGAATATGGAGTTTCACTATATGCCCAGTCTGCTTTATCACATTTTGCCATACCAATAAAATAAAATATTATTGATGCAATACAGACAACAAACGATACTAAACTGATAATAAAACTTGATTGGTCTTCATTATTAAAATCAGACAAACTATATAATGCAAAAAAATTGCACACGCTGTTGATAATATCATCACACCAAGATGGATATAAATAAAAATATTACCTTCTATCAACTTATTCACCTCACTTTTGCCGTTAAAACCTTCGATTTATTAGTCTATTTGTTCTAATCTTTCAGAAATCAATCTCTGCCCTTCCTCAGTCTTATAATATCTTGTAATAGATCCAAAACAAAATCTTACATCATTAGGAATTGGCATATACGTTAAAGTAGTTCCATCTTCTAAATCAATCTCGCATGACTTGAATCCATTTATTTTTGATTTACAAGCTATAAAAAATGGATGTTTGCAATCCTTTTCAAATTTCATTAGTTACCTCCAATATTTTTCCAATAAATTATTATTGCTTCTCTTACATCTCAAAACTTGGCATTAACTGTAACTTGAATAAATTTTTCTCATGCATAGCATCAATTTTAGCCTTTACATCTTTATCTTCAATTTCACCAGTACGAATATATCTATCTAAAACTTCATATGTAAATCCAAGATTATCTTCATCAGTCTTACCACAAAGACCATCTGTAGGTGTCTTATCAACAAGTTCACTAGGAAGTCCTAATACTCTACCAATCTCTTTTACTTCTGTTACTGTAAGATTAGAGAGTGGACTAAAATCGCCAGCAGCATCACCATATCTAGTGGCATATCCCACCCAATCTTCTGATAAATTACAGGTATTAGCTACTCTACCATTTCTACTCTGAGAAATTGCATATAGCATACACATTCTAATTCTTGCTGGAAGATTTGTAATTGTTTGTTTACTAATTTCTTTATCTATTGGCATCTGACTATCTATTGCAGTAACAGCATCGTATATATTAGAAATACAATAATCTATGCCTAAATGTTCAACTAACATTTTAGAATATCCAATATCATTCTGTTCTCCACAAGGCATTAAAACACCAAACACCCTATCTTTGCCTAATGCTTCTACACATAATGCTGCTACAACAGAAGAATCCTTCCCACCTGAGATCCCAATTACGGCATTACAATCTTTACCATTCTTATCAAAAAAATCTCTAATCCACTCTACACATTTATTTTTTGTTTCTTTTGCATCAAATTCTGTTAAGTACTTCATAGAACCTCCTTAAATATTCATATACATTTTTAGGAACAATATCTTTTATTTCATCGAACTTACCTTGTTCACATAAATTTCTTACTAAACTAGATGAAATATGATTTTCTGGAATCATAATTTCAGTAAATCTATCTTTATACTGAGTAAATCCTGCTTCTTTTAATGATTCATCAAGACTCTGACCTTCTCTTACACATGCTATAAACATGTTTTCTTCTACGAATTGTTGCCAATTATACCAAGTAGTTAATGTTTTAATGTTATCCATTCCAAGACATATGTAAAAATCGTAAAATTTATAATCTTTATCAAAATCCTTTCGAAGTTTTGCAACAGTATCATAAGTCTTTTGAGGTAAAAAACTATCTACCTCATAAGATATGTATGTCATGTCATTAGGAGTTGCTTCTTCAATTAATTTACATCTACTTTTACCTGGTATTAATGTTCTTTTCTGAGCAACATAAGTATCGTGAGCAGGAATAAAATATACTTTTTCTGCATTCACTTTCTTCTGAGCAACCTTCGCCATATCTATATGAGCATTTGTAATAGGATTAAAACTACCAGGAATTAGTAAAATTTTATTCATTATTCATTCTCCAATCAATACATCTTTGAAGATATTCAACATAATCAGGATTCTTACACATACCTTTACCAAGAGTATCAGAAATTTTAGCTACATCTTGACCATTACATTTAGTAGTTTTCATGACAATATTAAGAGGAGATACTTCGGTATCATTAGAAAGGTATGTACCAATTCCAAATGCTACTTTAGCACGACCATTGAAGTATCTGAATAATTTATCTGCTCTCTCAAAATCAAGACTATCGCTAAACAGTAGAGTTTTAGTTTTAGCATCAATTCCAAGTTTATTGTAATGGTCAATCATTTTATCTCCCCATTCATAAGGATCACCACTGTCATGACGTACACCACTGAATAATGTAGCATATGTCAACTGGAAGTCTTTCAAGAAGCAATCAGTAGTAATTGCATCAGTAAGAGCAGTACCATTAAGAACTCCATATTCTTTAACCCATGCATCAAGTGCATACCAGTTTGAGTAAGCAGGATTATGTTTATGATTCCCCTGCCCTACACACATAATCCATTCATGTGCCATTGTCCCAACTGGAGTAATTCCAAATTTCTTAGCAAGATACACATTAGATGTTCCTACAAATTTAGTAGAACAATGAAGAGTATCGTTTAAATGAGACATCTTCTCTACTACTAATTCTTGTGCTTCAGCAGAAAGTCGTCTTCTAAGTCCGAACTCAGAAAATGCTCCTGCATACCATTTTCCACTCTTGAGATTATCATACTTAATATCTAATCTCTCCTTGAATGATTCTAACAACTTATCATAGTCATAAGCCATTCTAAAATAAACTTCATTGACAATTGCAAGAGTAGGAATCTCGTACATGGATGTATTTAACCACGTACCTTTAGTCTCGATAGATAATCCGCATTCAGCGTTAGTACTGATTTCAAAATCTTCATAACGTGGATTCCATAATCTGAGGAAGTCTATATAACTACCTTTGATCCATTTAATATTATGCAAATACTCCAATTCATTTTCAGTAAACTTAAGAGTGCAGAATGCTTTAATCTGTTCCTTAATTTCATCCACCATCTCAGTAGTGAAATGAACATCCTTATTTCTACATTTGAATGTCCAAGTAGTCTTATAATCAGAAAATTGATGATAGATTGCTTGACCCATACTAAATTTATACATATCTGTTTCAAGTAAACTCGTAATAATTTGATTAAGTTTCATATTATTTATCCTCCTTATGATTAACATCAATTTTAAAAGCATTATCTCCATAAACTTTTAGCAATTCCATATACATACTAATAAAATCTTTATTACTATCATGCATAGCTAATGGTTTGGATAACTTATTCTGCCACCACTCATACTCTTTCTCATATGTAAAATCTTTGCCATAGTATGCACGACCTGCACCTAAATAATCGCATAACATCTCTTTCTTATATTTTAATGGCATTTCAAGTGGAGTACCACCATCATCAAGATTATCCATCCAGTATTCATAGTGATGCTTATTACGACCTTTATGATGCATCCATGCTGGCGACCATCCGTTCTCTTTCTTACAAGCATCAATTGGACTAAATGTTCCTTGGTAGTATCGCACTCCTTCCCAAAATTCCACTAGTGAGAATTTTGATAGATCATGAAGTAATCCCTGTATAGGAATACCCATTTTACAACAGTAATAAAATACCCAATATTTGTGAATACAGATTTTCTTAAAATGTTTGAAAATGTTTATAACTTTTATCTTCATGTTACTCTCCAATTACTTCAATATGTTATTTTAATCATAGTATTATTTTCCTATATAATATTAATTAGTTTCAAATTCTTTAAACTCTTTAAATTCATGATATATTTGATTCTCAACATAATACAAATTATAATCTTGTTGAGGAATATACCACCAATCTTTTTGATGACCATCTTCTAAGTAATCCTGACAATAATGAGTAGTTTCATAATTATCATCTACCATTTGTCTAAATGAAAGTTCATCAATTTGATCAGATTCTTTTACAAACCTTGCAATCTTATCAATTAATTCTGATGTAAAATCTTCTGTTACTACAAATACTACTCTCACAATTTCTCTATTACGTCTCTTAATTGAATATAACTGAGTAAAATTATTAAGATGATAAACAATCCTATCCCAACAGTTAGGATACCATAATAAATTATTATAAGAATCCGAAGGATAAATAGGATAAATAATACTAGTATGCATTTCAATATTTACATCAGAAGGTATAATTCTAAAAAATGTATTATACCAATCTCCATGATTTGTAACATCGAATAATGGATCACCGCCACCACTAATTGATACCCAATTACAATTATTCTTTCTAATTTCATCTACTAGATTATTTAATCCTTCTACTGTAGTTCTAGGAATATGTAAATTATTTTCTTTAACAATACAATAAGGACAAGTATAATGACAACCAAAGTTTGTAATAATACTTAAATATTTATCTTTCATAACTTTACCTCTTACTCATTTACCACTTCAATCTGACACATCTTCATAGCTTCTAACGCTGTCTTATGACTCTCTGGAGTTACACCAGCACAACAAGACGCATCAACTACGACTTTTGCTTCTGGTAAAAACGCCTTAATTAACATAGCATTTGAAATTACACATATATCAGTGCATACACCCACTAACTCAATTTCGAATTCTTCATCTTTTTCTAATTCATAAGAAAGATTTTTCGCCAATATTACACTTCCAAAAGTAGGTTTTCTAACCTCTATTGCTAATGCTTTATTTTTTCTAATTGCATCATCGACATCATTATTAAGCATCCAACCCATAGAATATTCAATACAATGAATTACTGGAAGTTCCTTGCCTTCCTGTGTTTCTAAGTAGTTTTCGTGATGTGTGTCTAAAGTATAGAAAATTTTATCTCCATCAAATTTATTAATTTTTTCTACTACATTAGGTACTACTGCTTTACATTCATCATTTCTTAATGCTCCATCAATAAAATCATTTTGCATATCCACTACAACTAAAATCTTCATCTTTTTATTTCCTTTCTTATTTATCAAATTAATTTAACTATTTATTTCATTTTTCAAATTCTATTATTTTTTCTTATTGCCTAGTTCCCAAACATATTTAACGCCCATAAAAATATAAAATATGATTTGAACCATTAAAATTAACAACATAGCAGGAATTGCAATAACTAAAACAATTATGCTTAGAACAATCCCAAACAAATTCTTCCCATAAAACAATTTTACCAAGAAATCTTTCAGTGCAATTAAACTTCCTGTTTTGTAATTATTATTTTCAATATTTATTATAATTGAAAAATCAATCCATAACGTTATAATAAACCATAATACTAATAAAATACTTTCCAATATATCGTTCTCCTTTCTTAATCTTATTTAACTTTTAAATATAATATTAATCACTCAATTCCTGCTGCACAAATGAAGCAAGAGCAATACATGCAATCACCACAACCACTTTCTGCACAACCATCCGCATCCTTGTTCATCTGATCATTAATTTTTGTTACTACATAATCATTTTTTCTTAACAATTCAATTGCTTTCTTAATTTCTTCTTCCATATAAATCTCCTTTTACTCAAACAACCTTTTAATTCTATCAATAATTCTATTTTCTGATTTGACCTTTACTACTCTTACTTCATATGTACAATTTCTATTTAAATCAAAAAGTAATTGATTTAATTCATTTTGGTCGTTGATACGAATTGTAATTTGAGGATAAATGTTGAACGATTTCTGTTTCGTCTTTAACACTTCAATATTTCTATTTGCTAAAATTCTAAAAACATTTTTACCATCTGATAAACAATCTGTATATCGTAATATTGCTTTCATCATATTTATCTCCTATTCAAACACCGATCTAAACGCTTCTAAGTTTCCATCTCTTCCTTTAGGAATAGCAAATACAACTCTTTCAAAACATTTATGTGTTGTTTCTAAATATTCTTTAAAAATTCTTGCAACTTCTTTTGGATCTTGACCAAATACACCACAACCATATGCCCCTAAAATCAAAGTGTCTACATGATTATCCTTTGCAATATCAAGAACAAATTTAATTCTTAATTTCAATACCTCTGTATTCTCTTCATCAGAAACATTTTGATATTTCTGTGCCGCTGATTTATTAGGAGCCGCACAAGTGATTACATCACAAGAAACATAATTTTCATTCTTATTAAAAATAATGTTTGGAGAATATAATCCTCTATTCAAATACAATGCTTTGTTTTTATGATTGTTATTCCATTCATAAAATTCTCGTTTTTGTGCTAAAACATTATACAGAAACGAATCATGACATAAACATTCTTCTTGTGCTTTACTACCATTGAGAAACATACCACCTGGATTCTTATAAGAAGAAAAATTTAGAACTGCCATTTGATTCTTACAATCTTTTGCATGTTTAATAATAGAAGAAACACTATCTAATGGTTCAATAATAATATCCATATTACAAGAGTAACTTTTATTACTCACAAAATCTGTACCATAGATAATTGTATCTCTAACAGATTCTTTAATTCTTTTTCCATATGTATTAGCCATCTCTTTCGTATGCTTTCTTGCTTGTTCTGCACGTTTTTCTTTATCAGTCCAATATTCTTTTATATAAGCCATTTCTATACCTCCTCGTTTTAAAATCCTAATAAATATATAATTCCTAATATTGGCAAACCTAATATTACAGTCAATAAAAGACTTGTAATAAGACATGCACTTGCTCTCTGAATAATTGTTATATCTGTGCTGCCATTAATTTTTATTTTACAAAAAATAAACATCAATAAAAATATTACACAAAACATAATTCCTAATATTTTCATAACAATCTCCTTTAAATGTTTTCGTTTCATTTGATACTGAAATATTACCATATATTTCCTTTTATGTCAATACTTTATTTTATAATTTTGATTAGTTTAATTTAATATTCTTCATAATAAATTTCACTGCTAACTTTCTTACCATGTTTTTCTGATTTCTTTACTAAAACTAAGGCTTCATCTCTATCAAGAAAAATTGATTTCTTAAAATCTTTTTCATTAAAGTAAAAAGCATGTTTTGTCTTTTCTTCGGTACAAACGAACCAGTCTTCTCCAACTGTTCTAACTTTCATATCAATCACATCATATACCCCAATTGTAGGCATAATCCTTGCATAATATAGTTTTTCTCCTCTTACTATTCTCTTGTCCATTTTTATCGCTCCTAAAATTCTTTTTTACCAATGAGCTGATTAACAGCATCAGCTACTTCTCGATCAGCTTGAGAAACTTTTACAAAATTATTATCAATAATATTTTGATAACTTGTACATAACTCTTCTAAATTTTTAATGAATCCTTTGTACTCTCTAATCTGTGATGCTGCATCATCAATCATCTGACGATACATGTTATTTTCTTCTACAACCTGTAATTGAGCAGAAGAATAATTTGTTTTAACATCATTAATTTTATTCATGTATTTTGCAACATACTCTCTATTAAAATCATCATCTAATCCTAAATCAACCTTATATAAGGTAACAACAACCTCACTCTGAGCGTCTACAAGGACAATCCAGAGATCTTTTACATAAACGTCAAGTACTTTACCCTTACCGTCTTTCTGACTCTGTTTACCTGAATAAATACGTTCACCGTATAAAATCATCTTATTAATATCAGTTTGAATTTTCTCTTCGTTCTCAACAATGAATCTTTGAATATCGTTATTATCATCTTTATTTAATAAACGTTCTGCATAACGATTTTTAGCGTGTGTACTAATTTTGTATGTATTTTCTGTTTCTGTCTGCATAGTTTTATTCCTTTCATTTTAATATCATTTTATCTCTTTGGTGGTTTAGATGGTCTAAGTGGTTTAACTATACTTTGCGAATTTAATAATTTTTTACCGCAATCATCACAAATGTCGATTTTTGTATAACAAGTCCAAAGAGGACTTATTTCGCCAGGTACAATAGCTGTTCGATGAGATTCTTTAACTTTAAAACTTCTTGTTGCTTCATTTGTTTTACATATATCACAAATTCTTTTCTTCATAATCTTATCTTCTTTCATTTTTTATCACATATAATTTTTAATCCTATTACCATCAGAATCTACTAAATATAAATCTAATAATTTAGCATCTTTAGGTAATGTCCAATCATATTTACACGGATGAGCAATAAAGAATTTTTTAATTCTTCTTATAACAATCTCCTCCCAATATTCATTTAATGGTTTTACTAATTGAATAGCTAATGAATTATAATCGTCTGCAATATGATAAAAAGTTACCTGCTCCCAATCATCTACATCTTGATAAGTCTCCATCAGATATTCATCTTTTAATTCATAGTCATCATAATAATCTTTTCTTTTTGAATTAAATTCTTCTTTCCAGAACAAATCCATTTCGTAATCGCCATGAAAATCTCCCATCTCCATTTGTACATTATCAAGAATACCTAAAGCATAACTAATCAGTTCTCTCTCAAAGTTTCCAGTATAATGATTTGTTAAAATGATCAATTCATAATTTGGGACTTGTTTTACTCTCATATTAATTCCTCTCTTTCTTAAAAAAATATCTGCGCTATTTGTTATATATAAAATAGCACAGATATTCTTATTTGTCAATATTTTATTTAATATTGTTTAGTTTAAGTGCTACTTTTGCAACTCGAATTAATTGATTTTTATCGTTTTCTACTTCGCCATCAATAACTATTTGAAGTAGCGTATTGAGAGTACTACCAATTACTTTTCCTGGTTTAAATCCTAATTCAATCAAATCATTGCCATTGATAGCTAAGTCTTTCAAACTAAAACACTGTTCATCTAATAAGACATCTTCTAAAATCGCTTCAATCTTATCAACTTTAGCTAATCTTTCTTCCATATAAATAGGATTTTGGGCTTTAATATCTGCTCTGCGAACTTCTAATAACCGTCTAAACTGCTCCTCGCCTATCTTATTTAGCCAACGCTTAACATACTTCTCACCAACTTCAAAGGTGGCATCATGATAATAAACCAATTCAACAACTTTCTCTCTAGTCTCGTTATCAAATCTTAATCTTCTCATGATATTATCAACCATATCTGCTCCAGCTTTTCCATGACCTTTAAAGTGATCAATCCCATTTTCATCTGTTACTTTACATTGTGGTTTACCAAAGTCATGAAAGAATACTGCTAATCTAGTAATCAAATCATTTGAGTCACAATATTCAACTGCATGAATTGTATGCTCAAATACATCATAAATATGATAAGGATTATTCTGTTTACATTCAATTACATCATGTAATTCTGGAATAATAAATTCAAATACATCTACATACAATACTAATTCACAAGGAAAATCATTAGCCATTACAATCTTACAAAATTCACTATTAATTCGTTCAATAGAAATCTTTTCTAAATTCTTATACTGTTCATGAATTTCCCAATCAGTATCAGGCATAATAGAAAACTCTAATTGAGAAGCAAATCTAATTGCTCTCAAAATTCTTAACGCATCCTCTTCAAATCTATCTTTAGCAAAACCAACACAACGAATTTTTTCATATTCAATATCAATCATTCCACCAAAAGGATCTACTAACCCCACTTCCGGATTATAAGCCATAGCATTGATAGTAAAATCTCTACGAGATAAATCTTTTACAATATCATCAGTAAACTCTACAGAATCTGGATGTCTGCCGTCACTATATTCTCCATCTTTACGGAAAGTTGTCACTTCATAGCCAACACCATTCAACATAATAGTTACAGTACCATGCTGCAATCCAGTAGGAATAATATATTCGTCTTCAAATATTTCCATAACTCGAAGTGGAGTTGCAGAAGTCGTAATATCATAGTCATGTGGCTCTCTGCCTAATAAAGCGTCCCGGAGGCAGCCACCTACAATATAACTTTCATAACCATATTTGTTAAGCTGCTCTAGTATATATAATACATCTTTTGGAATATTAATTTTAATATCTTTCATTATTTGTATTACCTCTTTTATTTGATTAATTGCATATTTACCACCTTCTTCTTCTTCTTCATTCTCACAAATAAATGCTCCACCCGCATCAACATCAACTAATGTAAAAACACCATCTTCTGTTCGTACTCTGCAACCAATATACAATTTATCATAAATACTATAATCAATCATTCTTTAACCTCTATTTTAATCTCTGGCACTTCAATAAACTTTGCTAATAACCCCTCATGATAAAATACCTTATCACTCTCAGTTACTTCTTCATCAAGAAAACTTCTAATAACAAATGGTAGCATGTAATTATCCAGACATTTAAAATCAATGTCTTTTTCTCCATTTTCTTTAAAAATTTCTTTATAATAACCATCTGTACCATTAATCTTATGAAGCTTAAATAACTCAACTCTTAACGGAACATCAATTCTTTCTTTTAATATTTCTTCAATACTTTTTACTACTAATTTTAATGTATTGCTATCAATATTAGACATATCATATATAATTTCATCATTAGAAAAGAACACAATTCTTTCTTCTGCCACATGATCATATAAAGCATTTAATACATTGTCCATTAAATACTTTTCATATGTAGTATGTCTTTTAGGATTACAATTACCTAAAATAACTTGTCTAATATACTTGCTATTGATGATATGTTTATTGTCTGTAAATTTACTAATAAATTCTTCCCATGTACTTGCTCCAGCGAATATAGAATTATCATAATGTTGTAAAGATGAAAAATTTGCTTTTTTCATATCAATACTGATAAACATCTTACCATCATTAGTTGATTTAAAAATATCACTATTGGGCAAGTTTTTATGCGTTATACTATATTTATTCATATCCTCTTCGTTAAATAATTGAAAAGCTTCTGAGGCTTTAATACTTGCAATAGCAGCATCTTTAACACGATTATATTCCTCAAAGTAATCTTGCTCACAGTGATACTTTTGTAACTCTTTTACAAATATATCCCATTTTTCTAAAGTAGAATAAAATTTATCATATAATTTTAATCTATCTGAAAAATAAGGTTCTTCAAATAAACGAATAGGAATATTGCAATCCTTACAAAATCTCTCTCTTGCTCTAGCTGAAATGTCCATTATACTTCTCCTTTCACGATTCTCTCATTAACATACATCTTAAATTCATTAATCTTCTTATAATCTGGTACATCATGTAGAGATGTATTATTCTTTGCATATTCAAATCTTTTTTCGTATTCATTTAAAAGATCATAGAATTCTGATTTTGGTTGTCTGTTATTATCTAAATATTCACCGTTACGAATACTCATAAGCAAATCATGTTCTTCTGTTCTATATGTAATAATTTCTTCTTTTTCAAGAATATCAATACACATCATATATAATCTTAATAAATGAGCCATATGTTTTCCTAATTTATCATGAGAAATTGCTTTTTCGTTTCGTTTTCCAATCTTATTATAACTACTTACAATAGATTTCATTTCATTCCACATTCCAGCCCAATCTCTTAAAGGATAATGTTTTAAATCAACATCCATAAAAATTTCACTTTCATAACCTTCTTGTACAGCCTTATCAATATAAAGTTTTACATCATTATCATCATGTGGATAATATCTATTTTTAAAATCATATTTTGCATTATTAATACTTTTAAGAATATAAGCTTCATTCTCTGCTTGACCTACTAATCTTGCTGCTTTATTTTCCATTCTGCGCAATTGTGATCCAGCATAATTTCCAAAAGTATGTATACATAATTTTGATAAAAACATTTTTCTATTGTCAAGTAATTCTTTACCAATATGTGTTAATATCAAATAATGTTCAGGAAGACAACCAAGTATTTCAATAGTATTAGGATTACATTTTGCCAATAATGTCAACATTTTATTAAAAGAATAAACTGTTGTGTCAGTATCTACATTTACTACCTGTTCAAAATCTGTTCCTAATAAAATTTCTTATTTTGGATTCAATGCAATTCCTCTTACGTCTAAGTCACTATCTTCTTTATCCATACCATAAGCATGACTTCCACCTAATCCAAGTAAAATAATGTTATCACCCAAATGTTCATTATCTTTTAAGAAAGAATATTCTTCTGTTTTTAATTTATTTTTAATATTATCTAGTGTCATAGTTACTCTCCTTTATTACAAAATATACAAAAACTAATTCCTAAAATAATACCAACTATTAATATAAAACAAACAATCGAACCAATTACCCCTAAAGTATGACATAACCATATTGTAAATATAAATATTACAAAGCATAATAAAAAAAGTAAACTAACATAAGCTATTCCTACTAAGAAACCTGTTAAAAAATTTTTTAAATTTTTCATATATTTTTATATTTTTACTCCTATTTTTCACATTATTATATATTACTTTATTACTTAAATGTCAGTTTAGTTTACTTAATCATTCCCATTTCAAAATAAATGATTTCCCATTATCAACTTCTTCTAATGCTTCTACATTTGTATCAATCCACATTTGTTCAGATTTTCCACATTTATTACACTCAACAATACAAAGTCTTAAAGGATAACCCATACTGTCTTGTTGCAAAGCATTACTTTTTTCAATAACTTTAAATTGATGTCTGCACTTAAAAAATCCCATATAATACAACCTTTCTTACTCATCTAAATTCTAATTTAATCAAATATCAGTTTAAATCGGGTTATTCTCTTTCAGGTGCTACTACGCATCTGTCTACTTGCCATCCGGCATCTTCTAAATCCTGTTCAAGCTGATAGCATACCGTATCTTCGTCGCTGATGTCATCATCAAAATTGGCAACCACTTCAACCAATAATGTTGTTCTAATTTCTTTCATAGTTTTACTTTTCCTCCTCTAAATTCTAACTATGTCAGTTTAATTGTTTAATAATCTCCGTCACTAAATTCTAATTTAATATCCACCACAATTATCAGACAACCATTCTTTTACTTCTACTTGTGCCATAGCAAACGCTAATTCCATATCACAACTTTCAACATTGCACAAAACTGCATCTTCCCCACGATGTTTAGAATTTGGATAATCTTTTGCACAGCCTTTTTTATAAATATAAATATTCCAATCACACGTTTTGTTGTATTCAATAAGAACATGTAATGGAAACTCTTTCGTTAAGTTATTAATAAACTTTAGAAATTCATTCATACTTTACTATCTCCATTTAAATCCTAGCTAAATTTTAAGTATTAGTTTAACTAATTTTCTCTATCATTCCAATGTTGTATAGCAGTTTTAATCGTATGATAATATCCATTCTTAGGATAATAACAATTTCTACAATCTTGACATCTACACATATATGTATCTTTGCTCACATCATCAGGATGATTTGGGTTTTTCGTATGCAATACATAAATATTTTCACTACCACACATACAACTATTTCCAAGATACTCTTTTCCAGTAATTAAATCTTTGATTATTGCTGAATTACCAAAATGCTTCTTCATTTCTGGTTTATCATAAAAACTAATATCCATTAGTAACTCCTTTCTTAAATTTTAACTATCTTAGTTTAGTTATTCTATTTTATCCAAATTAGTTATATCTTTTTTTACTCCATTAAATCCATCTTTATTTCCATGCTCATAACCTAATTTGTATTCGTTTGTATGTAATGTCATGTAATAATTTGTGTTTCTGATGAAACTTACATATCTTTCATCGTTTTTATCAATTTTCGTTTGTAAATCTTTTATCCATCCAATAGTCCAAAGATTAGACACTATAGACGCTAAAAATGCTACAATAAATAACCATTCCATGTTTTATTTTTCTCCTTAATTTTAACTATATCAATTTAGTTTACTTGTTTTCATATCTTCCTTTTTGAACTTCATTTTTAATATATAAAGGGATAATACCAAACAACCAAAAAGATGTTTGTTTTATATATTGAGTGTCGTAGCAAAAATCACCAATACGATTTATTTTTTTTGTAAAATATTTTTCTCTTTTTATTATCATCTTATCGCCTCCGCTAAATCCTAATCTACAGTATCTAATGCACTTAACTGCTTTTCATCATACGATTTTCCACAGAAAGGGCATCTTGATAAAAGCATTGGCGTTTTTCTACTTCTCTTTTTACCTTTTTCTTTTACTTCAAATTCTAAAAATGCTCTACCAGAAAGAATTTCGATTGGCGGTAAAACATATTCGAGATCCATTTTTTCTTTCATCTGTTCCATTTTTTCATTCATACAATTACACATAATTTTTCCCTCCATTAATTCTAATTTAACTAATCTTCCATAAGTTCACTATCAATAATTGTGAAATTGCATCTATGAATATAAAGTGGCAACCCATCTACCATAATCCTAGTCGTTTTAGGTAATTTATCTGCAACTTCCCATGTAATATCATTTCCTATAAATGCACCTATGTTATAACCGTCCTGTGACTGAATTAAAATAACTTTTTCTCCATGTTGACCTTTTTCTTGTATATCAAACCACCAGTTTGTTAATCCAAGATATGTTTCTGCGTTTTGTCCTTCTTCCTTTACTGTGTAGCCGTTTGTTTCATTTGCACTTACAGTATTTAATTCGCTTGGAATTTCTAACATGTTTAATCTTGTATCTTTAAAAATAACTGTGCTGCCACATGACTGTATATAATTTCCATCAATTTCAATTGTCACTACCGAACTTGTTTCGTAATAACTTGTCCATGTACCATCTGTGTTCCAACCATACTGCTTAATTTTGTTTGGTGTAATTGTGAAATTATTTCCGTAAAAATTCAAAAAATTATTTCCTTGATTATCATATAACATTGCTTCATAAGTTATTTGTTCTGGTTCTTCGCTTTCGGTCGTAATACTTTCTTGTGTAATTGTAGTCGAATAATCGCCATCGCATCCCATTAATGTTAACATCATAGTCATAATTAAAACCCATAAATAAATTTTCTTTTTCATTTTGTTATCTCCTTCTTAGTATCTTTTTTATGATGTTTATTAAATCGTTCAAGAACATCTTTAACTGAATGTGTTTTTTTATTTAAAAATTTTTCCACCTTATCTTCTGCTATTACAAATGCTCTACTATCTCTCATAATTCTTATCCTCTCCTAAATAAAGAACTGTGCTATTTGTTTGATTTGTTATACACAATATAGCACAGTTTCCTTTTTATGTCAATACATATTTTCTTATTTTTTAATATTATTTAGTTTAAATCAAATTTTAAATACACTTACCTGTTTTGACAAATCTTCTGCCTTGTATTTAACTTCATTAATATTGCTGCACATTGTAGAAATAGTAGCAACAAATTCTTCACAAGATGCATTAACTTCCTCACAAGAAGCGCTTGATTCTTCTACAACCGCTGATAAATTATATGTCTTATCAAGAATCTGACTACGATCTCCATTTAAACTTTCTACCATTTCATTAATATCTTCAATTTTATTTACTGTTTCTTTAATGTCATCATCTAAAGTTCCAAATACAGTTTTTGTATTAGTAAGTTTATCATTCTGATTATTAATATTCTCAGTAGTTGCTGTCATCTTTTCTACAATTAAAGAATAATTCGAAAGTAATTCATTTAAAGATTGCTCAATCTCGTTTGAAGAATTCGTAGATTCAATTGCTAAATTAGATATTTCCTCTGCTACTACAGAGAATCCCCTACCTGTCTCTCCGGAAGCTCTGCTCGCTTCTATCCTGGCATTCAATGATAACAAATTTGTCTGTTTAGCAATTGCTTTAATATTTTCTATTGCCTTTTGAATACTTTCAATACAAGTGTTTGTGACCTCAATCTGTGTGTTTACATCTGTAATATCAACACTAATATTATCATTAACTGCTTCAAGTTCTCCTAATGTATTTAATACTGTATCTTTTGTTTTATTCATATTATTTGCAGTTTCAATAAGTAAATTAGTATTATTTTTAATATTTTCAATACTGTCACCAATAGATGCAATCATCTCAGTAATATGTTCTGTATCTTCTGCTGTAGAAACTGCTCCTATACTAACCTCATCAATAGCTTTTGAAACATCTCCACTAGTTGCAGAAATAGCCTGAGCCATATCATTCAAATCATTCATAGATTTATTTACTTCGTTAGATACATCAATAACACTACCAACAATACTACTCAACCGATTAGTCATATTGTTCATAGACTTCTGCATATTTACAACTTCATCTTTAGATTCTTTATCTGCTTTTGTATTATTAAATCTAACAGTTAAGTCACCGTTAGCAATATCTTTAATTCCATTATCGACTTCTATAATAGGCTTTGCAATTTTAGATGCAGTCAAATAAGATATAATAATCCATACAGCTACAAATATAATAGATACTCCAATTAAAACGTAACTAATAATTGTTAATGAACCATGCAATTCGTTATAATCTCTTCCTGCAAAGATCATACCAGTATTTGTTTTTCTGTAATACCCATAAAATCTTTCGCCATTTACATCAACATTATCATCAAAATATGTTCCTTCTTTATTGACAGTTTCAATAATCTCTGTACTTGCTTTTGTGCCTACTGCACCTGTGATAGAACTTTCAACTCTAGTATCCCCTTCAAATACTGTAATATCTATTCCGTGATTTTTGTAAGCATTCACATCATCAGTATAGCCATCAACTGCTACTTCTAACGTATTTTTGATTCTATACCCTAATGCATCAGTTGTTAAATTATTACTTAACCATACAATTGATAAAGCAAGGACTACTAATGAAATAAGTTCCATTAAAATAAGTTTTGTTTTGATTTTCATAACATTAATACCTTTCTTATATTTAATACTTATTAATTTAGTTCATTTATATATTTTAAGAAATCATCTTCGCTCCAAATAGGTATATTCAAAGATTTTGCCTTAACATTCTTGGATGAATTACTATTAACATCATTATTCAATAATACTGACGTTTTAGCACTTACAGAACCAGCAACCTTACCACCAAGACTTTCAATTTTCTCTTGAAGTTCTGCTCTATTTTTAAAATGATTTACTGATCCAGTTACAACAAAAGTCATTCCAGTCAAATCTACGCCATTGCTTGAAACTTCTTTTTTTTCTTCTTCTACTGATAAATCCAATTCATTCAATAATTCATAAAACATTTCTCGATTCTCAGACCACCAATTATTAAGAGAAGTTGTAGCTGCTTCACCTACACCATCAATTTCAGAGAATGTAAATGGATTATTTTCCATTATAAGAGTAAATTTATCAATACTACCATCACAATATTTTGAAATATCTTTGGCGGTGCTTTTACCAATTAAATTAATTGATAAACTCGTCAAGAAGTGCGCTAAATCCGTTTTACGAGAACTTTCTATACTCTGCAACAATTTATCCACCGACTTCTTTCCGAAGCCAGGAAGAGCCTCTAACGAGTTTCTGTGGGCATCTAAGTGATAAACATCTTTAAAAGTTTCGATATAACCTTTGTTTAAAAGTACATCAAGTGTTGCTTCTGATAACCCATCAATGTTCATTCCTTGTTTAGATACAAATGCACTCATTTTACCAAGCATAAGACCTTTACAATCCTTATTTGTACAATATAATACTTCTGTCTCATTATCTTTTCTTATTTCAGTTGGTGCTCCACAAATAGGGCAAACAGAAGGCACTTCAAATGGTTCGCTATTATTATCTTCTACATATTCACATTGAGGGATAATAAGATTAGCTTTGTATAGATAGCAAGTACATCCTTTAGTAAATCCAAAATCTTTAAAAATACTCACATTATGAACACTAGCTTTAGAAACAGAAGTGCCATCTATTTCAACTGGTTCTGTAATAATTGTTGGACATAAGCTTCCTGTTTTACCCATTGTCCATTCTACATTTAATAACTTAGTTGGATAACTATCTACTTTAGCTTTATAAGCAATTCCGCAATTAAAATGATGTTCTGTTCTACCAAGTGTTTCTCCATATGCTACATCTAAAACTTTCCACACAACACCGTCATTTGGATATGATAATTCTTTCGATGTTTCAAACATAATATTATTTATGCCATTAATATAATCTGATGTAATATTTTTCTTATATACACAAGTCCAAGGAGTACATTCAAAACCTAAATCAATTGCTTCATTTAATTTATCTTGTATAGTATCTCCATTACTTCCAACAATCACATCCCATGCAATAAAGCTAATTTTTCTATCCTTAACAATAGATGTATCTAATAATGCTAATGTTCCACTTGCAAGATTTCTGCTATTTTTAAATTTTTCTACTCCTTCTGGTAAAGAATCGTTAATATCAAAAAAATCTTCATCGGTGATGATGGCTTCTCCGTCAATTATATATGTATCTTTTTTATCAATACTCAATGGAATATTTTTAAATTGTTTTGCATGTTCTGTAATTAAAGATCCAGTTTCACCATTACCTCTAGTTTCTGCTTTAACTAATCTTCCATCTTGATATGTAAGTCGGCAGCTAAGTCCATCTAGTTTAGTCATAGCAATTAAATCATGCCCATTTGCAAATTTAATTATTTCTTCTGCACTATGACACTTATTTAATGAAAGCATTGGTTTATATTCATGATTTACTTTTTCTAAAACATCTAACACTGGAGCACCAACATTAACTGTAGGACTATTGCTTAACACTACACCAATTTCTTCTTCCAACTCTTGCAAATGCTTTAACTTTAAATCAAATTCTGCATCACTCATTAAAGTTTCTTTGCCATTATAATAAGCATCACTAGCAACATTTAATATTTTAATAAGTTTTTTCATTTCTTCTATCTTATTCATTTTCTTTCTCCTTATCCCATAAAACCATCACTATAACCATCATATATATGTCCATAACTCTTAGGAATAAAAGCATCGTTTCTGTTTTCACCATAATCTTCTTTGAAAATATAATGTATATATCCCAATTCTTCCATCATAGGAATACATTCATTTCTAACTAAAATACTTCCTAACTCTTTTCCATGGCCGCAGCAACATCCTGTAGTTTTAATTCCTTTACTCCAAAGATTCTCAATCTCATTTGCCAAACAAGCATCAACTTCAATACTATCTTTATACCCATCAGAGCAATTACATTTGATAAAATTCTTTGGTGGATATAATATTTTCTTTTTACAGTTATATAGTAAATTTGTTTCTATGCCGAATTCACTATCATTTTCTAGATAATCTCCATTCATCAAACTCATTTCTTATTTCCTTTCTTTATTAATTGGCGTTTACGATTAACGGCAAATATACATAATTCATAACAAAATCAGTAAATACTTTTATAAATTCCATATTTGTATCATATCCACATGCTTTATCAATCTCAATTTCAATAAAACTTCTTTTATCGGGTCTTTTTATACCTTTTAATCTACAAAATTCATTTACTAATTCATCATTTTTCAAACATATTAAACATACTTCTTCAAAATCCATATAAACTTATTCCTCTCATCATTCACTCTACAATTTTCCAATACTCATCAAAATCATCTTTTGGAATAGAAAGAGATATGCCTTTCCTACTTAACGTTACCTTATTTTCTTTTATACGATATTCCCATCTTTGCTGAGGATAACAACTTATATAACATTCTGCCTGTCCATCAAAAGTTGTGATGTGGTACATAATGAATGATTTTGGTCTTGCTTTATTCATCTATTCCACCTACCTTAAATAATTCTAAAAAATCTTTCTCATACATTAACTCTGATAATGTCTCTTTTTCACCGCATAGCATTGTTTGTAATACTACAACTTTTCTACTTTTGTAAGTTGCATCACTATCCATGAAATTTTCGAATATAGGACTTCCAATCTGACATCTTACAAAGAATGACTTTGGGTATGTTTTAACCAGTGTTCCACTAATTGAATTTATTTTTAATGTATTATAATTACTTGTATCTAACATTCCGTTCCACCGCCTTTCACAATCTCAACTGCATTTTTGGTACAAATAACTTCTCTTTCAACTTCTTCTTCGTATTTTCCAAGTTCATTGTTTGTTGGTAGTAGGATTTTTGCTTCAAAACTCCATTCTTCTAATTCGTTCACAACCTTATCCACATCACAGACAGTCGGCTGATTCCTTATCACATCTGTAACCAATCCAAAAGAATTTCTTCCAAGTTCTTTGCATTTGATTAATGACTCCAACAATGCATCCGCATCAATTAATCTCATTCTTCCGCACCGCCTTTCAACTGCTCTGCAATTTGCATCAATTCGTTTAAATCATCTTGATTGTATTGTTCGTGTTTCCAACACCATTTTTCAACTAATTTTTCGAAATCATCAATAGCCTTAATATATCCTTGTCTTCTACCTCTATCCCTTGCTTTTCTTTCCTTACTATTCATTATTGACATTATTCCTCACTCCAATCTAATTTCTGACCACAATCATCACACCAAATCATTGAATCGTCAATAATATCATTACAACAAGGGCATCTTCCTATAATTCCAACAATTTTATTCCCATCTTTTGCAGTGCTAATATCAAGTGGCTTCTTTGCCCTCTGCTTCTCCATGGCTTCTCTGCATTCCTCTACAGTGCCAATTACCTTATATGTTTCCCACTTGGCAGAATCCTCATATGTAAGTATTTTTGCATTTATAGGATGTGGATTATCAGGCTCTTTCAACGCAAGCTCCAATTCATCAACATACTTTGAAAGTGGAAGTTGTCCACCAAACATATCAGCAAGACGTTTCTCGATTGCTTTATACTGCCGTGTTTCTTCCAACGCCTGTACGATATAATCTGTTTCCGCTTTTGTTAGATATTTATTGCTTTTAATTCTTCTAATTAGTTCATTCTGTTCTATCATTCTCACACCTCCAACAGTACATGTCTCTTTTTGAATTTTGTCATTACAGAACCATATCTCTCGTTCTGTTTCGTGTCTGCAAAGCTTTTTATTCTTCTTATATTCCATTCTGCCAATTCCTCAGTATTTAATATAAATCCCAATCCCATCACAAAGATTTCATTGTGGCATTCTACGATATAAGTTTTCCCTTTTGTAGTAAACTCAAAAGGTTCTCCTGTCTTAAATCTTTTGCCTTTAGTTACTTTCGAAAATTCCACAACGTCACCGACACACAATTTGTTTCCGTCAATATCAATTAAGTTACTTTCTTTTCCACATATCCCATACTGCGTAATAGGGTTGCAACCATATAACATTTTAATTCTTGATTTCATCTGATTCCTCCACTAATCCATCCAATCCTTTTTCGATCTTTTCAACTTATCCAACTTTTGCTTCTTTTTATTAAGATGTCGTTCTCTTACCCTTGGTTTGTATTTATTACATTTTTGACAGTAGCCATTATGTTCTGCTTCTCTTCCTTTTTTACATTCACCTGCACAAATATAATACAAACAAGGTGTCAACCTATCTTTTGCCATAGCTCATTTCTTCACTTCTTCTTGTAGCCACTTTAACCAATCCTTAACATCCTCACAATATTCATACTCATGCGTATCTTTGATTAACTTGGAAAAATGTTCTGCTAGTTCCTCATCACTCATGGATCGGATTTTATCTCCATTAGTCTGTTTCTTTGTATTAAATGAATTTTCTTCTTTACACACTTTGATTACATTGTATGCAGAAGCTATCCATTCATCTAAAGTTATACCTTTGATCATGTTTCTTACTCTCCCTTCGATTTCAATTCTGAAATTTTTGCTGCTATAGCAAATAATCCAGAAGCTACAACTAACATTTCACTGTTACCAAATATTCCAATAAATAATAAAAAGAAACTTATTACATACATAATTATTCTTCTTTCGGCTGATATGGCTCTGTCGGATATTTCCATGCGATAACAGTTGGATGATACGGATTTTTCTTGATAACCCACTTACCGTCCTGCAACCATGACCGCATTGTATAATATCTCTTCCCACCAACATCATCCGCTATTTCCTCAACGCTCACTTCTACATCTTCATATTCTTCTGGTAGTTTTCCACTGTTGCACGGAATCCATCCTTTGTTGTACTCTGCGGCTGCCTGCTTGACGATTTGCATAATCCTAACAGTCTGTTCATATCTTCCTGCACTCTTACCATCTTCATAGATTTCCTCGCCATCTCCACAGCCTTCTTCATCACATAAATCTTCTCTTTCTAGTTCTGCTTTCTTTAACTCTTCCAACTTCTCTATAATCTTCTCAAATACTTTCTGCATCCTTTATCCCTTTCATTAATACATTTTTTAATACTACTTCACTAGTATATACCTGTGCTTTACAACCTTTGCAGTATCTCTTTCTACCATCTTTTTTAGTAGAGAATCTTCTTTTAAATCCGCAATTCGGACAAATATATTTTTTCATTTCTTTTCCCTTCTTTTTTATATAAATAAATCAATTAAAAGATTAACCATTAAACAAAACCAACATAATGCATATTCTATTTTCGTGACATCACGCTTGTTAAAAAAAATAGAAATCCCTACTATTAACCATAATAAAAATGCTAATATATCCATTATACTCTCACCTCTTTTTATATAATATTATCTAGTTTTGAACTGGGCATATAGCCCTATGTACAATTACTCTAAAAAATCTAAAAACTCTATGTATATTTTTATAGATGGATACTTTAAGCAAAAACTCTCTTCGTATTCATCATATTCAATACTTTTACAATTCTGAAACTCAATCATTAAATCATCATTTTCATCTTCAATAATCAGTTCTTCGTATGTAAAATGTAACGTTTCTGGATTCAAACAACACCGAAGACCACCATCATTTGAATATATATTTAATATGATTTTTTGTTCATTTGTTAAACATTCTTCAATTTTTTTCTGTAATAAATTATAATTGGTTTCAAAGTTAACTAGGTTTTCCATTTTACATATTTCCTTTCTCTGATTATTTTTAATACTTTTTGATACTTTTTATATTTCGGATTATAGCATTATTTATCTAAATTGTCAATATATAATGCGTATTTTTATAATATTGATTAGTTAGAAAAATAGACTACCTCATATTAATCGAGGTAGTCTGAATACTTTTTAACATATATACTACGAACAATTTTACATCCATATTGATGTTCTACTTCACTAATATAATCTGAATAAATGTAATCTCTCATACTCATATTTAATTCTGTTGACCTTCTCTTAATCATGTCTAATTTACCTGCTTCTACAATAGAATTTGCAGACATCCATTTTTCTACACCTAAATATTTTAAACTACGAACACAACTACTATATATTACTCTTCCCTTTTGAAAATCTGAAACATCATTTTTTACATTTGGATAACTACGAACAATTTGATTATTAACAACAATTAAAGGCATCTTTTTCATACCTTTGCCTGATATACTATAATAAGTATCTTCTCCATATGATTCTAATGCAATATTTTTTAATTCATCAGAAATTTGAACTTCTCTTCCATCAAATAAAGTTAATGTATTTTCTTTAATATCTGTAATTTTTGCTGTTACAATATCTTTAAAATCTTTTGATTTCCCTACTTCAAATAATGATAATAATATAAATTGATCTTTTGGATTAGGCAATTCTTTTATTAATTTCAAAAACTCTTGTCTATCAACAAGGCTTTTGCTTATTACAAGTTTGTTAATACAATTTTTTAACATCTCTAGATTAATTTCTAGAAAATGATTTTGATTGTCTATAACCAAATTATTTTGTAAACACCATTGAGTATATAAAGAAAGCTGTGAATTTAAAACATTTAATGAATCTAACGAAATGAAATTTCTTATTTTATAATATTCAAGTATTTCATAAGTAGTAAAATTTGATATATCTTTCTCAATTTCTATTTCGTATTCTTCACTATGATTAAATTGTAATGTCAAGTAATTATTAGGCATAACTACTGCATTTTCTTTTTCTTCTATATATCTTTTCTTTATATCTTCGTTATACATACTACATTACCTCCTTAACAATCTTTTCTACTTCATTCATTAAAGATTTGCGAGGTACTTTTGAATAGAATTTTTTATTATCAGATTCTCTGACTAATTTAGCAGCATCATTGATAACTCTGCACATTTCTGTTTTATCTTTATCTTTAAAATAATCAAAACAAAACATTACAGTTAATAATGTACGATAATCCCAACTCTTTTCTAAGTATGTAGTATCATACTCTGTTAAAATATTAAAATTCTCAGTTAATTCATTTACTGCCTGAATAATAATTTTATTTTCTTTTCCTTTTAATTGATATTCTTTAAAATAAAAATAATCAACTAATTCTGCCAATTCTCCAAATGGTACTATACCATCATTTCTGCTAATTAATCCTTTTAAATTACATCTAACATTCTCGTTTAATCTAGTTACAATAATATTAGAAGCTTTATTCATATTTAATGAATTAGAATCAATCTTACGCATCTTCGTCTTTTGATCTTCCTGATAGATAAATTGCTTTGCTTTATCTTCTGAAAAATTGATAATCCTTAATTCCATTGGATAATTAAAACTATTATCTGCATCAGATATTTGACATGCAGCAATATATCTATGAAAGCCATCGACAATATCTAGGTGTTCTAATGATTTTATTACTAAAGAACAAGTATCTTTATCATAATAAAAATCAAAATCAGTTTCCATAGGAACATTTAATGTTAATGGATTTGGAATAAAAGTATTGTTACGAAAACTTTCTGCTATGTCATTAACAGATTTTTGATTCAATGTAATCTTATAAAACTCTTTATCTCCTTTTACAATTTTTTGCATTGTCCTCTGGGCATTTGTATTATAGTTGATTAATTGTGCTGCTCTTAGTTTCATTAAAGCTTTAACATCAATACTTCCTGTCCATTGATCATCTGCAACTTGAATCATTTTAAAAACTAAAGGAAATTTAATCTTATCGACTTCATACTTTGATTTTCTATACTGTTGTACTTCTTGCATAGTGTAAAACTGATCTATTACACTCTTCTTTTGTTCTGTTACTTTTTCAATAGTATCTAATAAAATAAACAATACAAATTCTGACGCTTCTGATAATGAAACTCTCATTGTTATTAAATCTGATACCATTCCCTTTGGTATATCATAATTTTCATTGGCATAGTCGTAAATCCTTTTACAAACGCCATTATCCAATACGATTTTCTCGCATTGCTCTCCGAGGTACTGCTCCAATGACTTCTTTGCCTTTAACATATTGCATCTCCCTTTCATTTATATGTAAATAATACAATAAATTTATAATTTTGTCTAGTCTGAAATTGAAAATTATTCTATAATAATGATTTATTTCCTTATTTATTATTTCATTGTAATAGAACTCATGATTTCTGATGCTTTTTTAGTTGTATTTCCTTTTCCTCTAATATATCGTTCTGTTGTTTGCGGACTATTGTGATGCATACATGCCTGAACGAAATAAATATCTTTTGTTACATCATAAAGATGAGTACCATAAGTAGCTCTAAGTTTATGTGGAGAAATATGTTTACCTTTTATATTGCTTGCATATTTTTCTACAACTGCCGCAATAGATGATTGAGCCATACGTTGTCTTCTATTTGAAATAAATAGAGCATCTTCATTCTTCCCATTTAAAAAATCATTTCTCTTAATTAACCAATCATTAATAATTTCTAATACTTCATCAGATAAACTATATTTATCTACTTTGCTTTCCTTATCTGTAACAATTAGATATTTATCTTCAAAATTAATACTTGAAACATCAAGCTTCATTAAAGCTGAACATCTAAGTCCAGTATTCAAAAATATAACTGCTATTGCTCTATCTCTTTCTTTCCAAGCTTTTTGAAAATTTTTGCTTTTTTCAGTTCCAATGCCAGTATCAATTGTGTTTAAGTACTTTTTTATTTCTGTTTTAGATAGATATCCAATTTCTCTTTTTTCTATAGATTCTTGTGATTCAATAGCTTTTGGGCGATCAATTAAATCCATAGGATTAGATTTTAAAATTCCTTTTGCTACTAAATATTTACCATATTTTTTTAATGCTTGATATACAACTATCTTATGAGAAGAAGAGGTTGTATTCCCATCTTTTGTTTTTCTTATAGTCATTAAATATTCACTAAAATCATCAAAAGTAATTTTATTTATAGGCTTATTTATATAATCAAGAAAATTAATAATATGACCTATATAATTATATACAGTGGATAAAGACTTATCACCAATGTAAGCGTAAAATCCTTTTAATTGTGGATTCTTATGAATTAAATTGTTAATTTTATTTTCATATTGTAGTTCATATGCTTTATTTCCATTCATAATTAATTCTCCTTTACTATTTATTTTCCGTTTTTGATTTTTTATTATGTATTTCATCTAATTGTTTTTTAAGTTCCAATATTTCTTTACATATTTTATTACATTCTGCTTTTATTTGTTTATCCATACTATTCCCATCCTCTCTTCTTTGCATCTTCATGAACCCAATCCCATTTTCCTTCTAAAACTTCTTGTCTATACTGTATTAAATATTGTCTTTCTTTTATAACTTTAGGATTATTTCTTAACTTCTGATTATTTGAATAACACCATAATGCATAAATTCCCCAAATTAAAATCTCTAATCCTATTGCTTCTTTTAATATTAAACAAAATAATCCAAGTGGAATCGCATAACATAACCCTTCTTTATTTTTTTTACAATAATATGTATCATAAATTTTCTTATCAATCAAACTTACATCTCTATTATTCATAATATCTTTACCTCCATTATATAGTTGCATTATCTATATTTTCAATAGTTTCATTTAATAAGTTAATAATTTCATCTAAATTATCATTTGCAATTTCCATATTATCAATTGCTTCCTCTGAATCCATTGCTCTTACTGAACTTTGTAAATTTTCTGGCATGTTATCAAAATAATTTTGTTCTTCACATAAGCAACTTTCTAATTCGGATTTAATATTTTCTAGTTTAGAATTAATTTCCATTAATGCTTTTCTTCTTTTATTATTCATATTATCATCCTTTCTAAACATCAATCCCATGTTCTTTACACCATTGAATCCAAAATTTCTTATTTCCAATTTTCTTTTTATCTTCCTTAGAAACTAACGAATTCCAAAGTTTTGTGCGTTCTTTTGCCTTATTAATATCAAATCCAGTATAATCATCAGACACAAATAACTCTTTAGAATGATAAACTGTAGTTCCACCACCTCTATAAGTAGAAGTTCCATTATCAAGATTCCAGCAAGTAGAATCACCAACTAGAGGTTCGTTAGCAGAATCCCAATCAGGAGAATCAATAAAACTAAATTTGTGCTGCTTAATATCATATTTGATTACTTCATAAGGTGCAGTCCCTGGTAGTTTCCTAAACTCATACCAACGAATAATTTCGCTTTTATACTCATCATCTGGTAAAACATTGAGTAATTCTTGAATATTAGACTTATGCACATAATAGCAATAACCTACTTTTTTCATCATAATTAATCATCCTTTCTATGCATATCTTGCCAGAACTTATAATCTCTTATATCAGGTTTAGGAATTAACCCTAATACAAATTTAGCCGAATCTCTTTCATATTCTAAATTGCTTGTATCTTTTCCTTTTTCTTTAAGCTTTTCAATAACCTTTTCATTTTTTTCTATTTGATTAACAATATAATAAACCATATTCTTCATTTCATTAAAACTCATAGAACTATTTAATATTTCTTCTGCTCTAATTACATAATCTATATGTTCATATTGTTTCATACCTATACCACCTTTCTACATTTAATAATATTTCCATTAATAGTTCCGACAATATCAAAGAATTCACTAATCAAACTTTTATATGTATTAACTTTTTGATTTCTCTGATATCCTTTAGTGGTTACTTTACCAACACCAGATTTATCACCTTCATAAATAGTAATATAAATATCAGTTTCATCTCCGGCACAACCATAAATCTGATTTAATATATGTAATATAATATTGTTCTCTTTTATAACATTTAAAACATTGTTACACATTATAATATCTGGAGCATCACACCAATCAGTCATAGCTTTGATATTATCTTCATTCCATTCTTCTGTTCTGTTATAAGGATCAATACCAAACCAAATGAAATCATGTTCTTGTGCAAATTCCATATTAGTATCATATTTACCACAACCAATATCTAAGATTGTTGTTGCTCGTGGATACTGACCAACGATTTCTTTATAAACTCTATTTAATGTTTTGATACTTGTATTTGCACTACTAATTTCTTGAATATTCCCTGTTTTTACCATAATAACATCATTTCCTTTCTCTGTCAAGTTGATTGATAGTGTATAATATTGCTGAGTTTAAATATTATACTATCAAATTATTTTCTTTAACCAATCTTCTCCAAACCATTGCGTTTAAACCTTTATTAATAACAATTACATTTCCGTCTTTTGCATAATGGAAATGAGAACCTTTACAATACTGATATTCATAACCATTTGCTCGTAAAATCTTTTGTGCTTCTCGTGTATTAATTACTTTTCTATTGTTCATAATAATGTTATCTCCTTTCTTTTTTATATGATAATTGTTATAGATAAAGAGCTATTACTATTTGTAATAGCTCTTTAAATTTTAATATTTGATATTTATTTCATCTGCAAGTTTCTGAATAAATTTTTCAAGCTGCTCATATTTATCAAGTAATTCTTTTAATTCATCCATAGTAATTTCTCTTTTATTATCATGATTTTCATCATAAACAAAAATACTTCCATCACTACAAAATCCAATAGAAACACTAAATGCTATACGATATTTTTTACTCATATCTCTTAAATCTTGTTTCAAAATACTATATTCATCATGTTCTAAAAAATATTTTTTCTCTGCTTTTTCACATTCTTTTAACTGACGATGAAAAATTTCATCAACATAATCATCATATGTATCATATCCACCTTTATGTTGATATTGAATATTTCTTGTACAACCAAGGAAATAATAGTCACCATAGTGATAATTATCATCAATTAGTTTAGCAGGAGCATATTTAGTATCATTTTTCTTAATCCACGCTTTTAGCGAAACTGTCTTTACATTATTAAATTCAGTTGTCGGCATAGATTTTTTATCTTCATTAAACTTATCAATAAGAGATAATAAGTAACTCAATTTCCCATCATGAAGACTATCAACAAAAACAATCTTGTCTTCTCTTGATACTTGTGATTCGCAGTTGTAAATTTTTTCTTTTCCAAAAAAGATTCCACCTTTTTGATTTAATAAAACCATATCTTCAACTTTCCATATAAACATAATATTATCTCCTTTCTATTGAACCTATATTCAATGGTTACTCCATTTTAAAATCTACTGGATTTTCAAGTTTCAACAAATCATCTTTATGTTCAACTAATGAAGCATTTGCAATAGAATTTACTTTATTCTGACAGAACGCTTCGATTTCTCCTTTTGCTTCCATAACTGTTTTATCCATCTGTTCATTGAACTGGTCGGCAATAAAGTCCATATTACATCCAATATCCTGACTAAGTTTTAATAACTTACTAAGAATCTCTTGTCTATCAGCTTTTGTTAAATTCTTTTTCTGCTCAAACAATTCAGCTACGTCATTTATAATTTGCTGTGATTCATTCGTTGCTTTCTTTCTTTTCTCTTTAAATTCATCTGCAAACTGCTCTCTCTTACTTACGAAATCGCAAGGAGGAATTTTACCATCTTTTTCTGTCCAACGGATAGTAACAGGGACTCCACTACCCATGTTCATAGATGTAATAGCTTCTGCAAACTGTGAATAACTCATTTCTACTTCGGCAATCACTTTATCTCCATAAAAATGGTCTTCATGTAATCCTCTATTAACGTCTGCATGGTACAATGTCATGGCAATAGTATCTCTATGTTCAATACTACTTCTAAACAAAGGTGTTGCTCCACCTGTTCTCCTACGAAAAGCTAATGTTCCATAGCTAGGATGACTTGTTTTTTGTGCCAAATTGTGTTTTTTCTACTTTATAATCACTCATAACAAACATCTCCTTTTCTTTTTCATTAAGACCTATAATCTATTACCATTATATAAGTTCTAAACATTCTACATCAAACCAATAGCAACCATAATCACTATTTTTATTATTTTTATTATCAATAATAACTCCCACTCTATTGCCAGAAACTCTCACAATCTTTCCTTTTAATCCTATTAATTCAGGATACTCACTTATAGGGGATAATTGTCTCTTTGGTAAGGAAGTTATTTTTACTTTGCCTTTATATAATAAGTCTTCTATTTTTGCCATATTATCATCTCCATTTCTATCATAAAACAATCAATCTATATAATATACATTTAAGTCTAAACCAATTTTTCTTATTTCTGATTGCTCATATGCATATGATATTGCGTCTGGCTCACATATAAATACCGCTTCACAACCTTTATTAAAAAGAAGATTTGCGTTTCCATTTTTCCATAACTGTAATTTCATATTGTCATAATTATCTGTATCATGTATTACCGCTACTCCATATACCATAATAATTCCTCCAATCTAAATATTAGCTCTCTTTTAAAATCCATATTTCCGTCCAACCATATTTGTTCAAATTCCATTTAGTTCTTCTTGTTTCTCCCATAGATGCAATTTGTTCAATTTTTATATATTGAAGATTGGTTGGAATTTCAAGTAATCGTCCTATATATAATTTTGTAGGATTATTCACATTTCCATACATAATAACTACTTGTTCATTCTCATCATATAATTTATTTTCTATTAATTCTTTAATTGTCATACCATCAATCCTCTCTACTCAAAATCTTCACCAAATTCATCTTTATAATTGTCAATAGCATCATCTACACCGCTTGCATATTCATCATCTTCATAATATCTGTTCCAATCATAATCATCATTCTCCATAACATCATCATATCCGTTATCATAACTGTCATAATCGTTATAACTAGGAACATCTTTCGTACATCGTTCATTGTAATGCTCATCTAAATCATTGCTACTAGAACTGTAGCTGCTGTAACTGCTTGAACTATAATCATAATTATCATAACTTGATAAACTTGAATTATCATTTCCATTTTCACAAGCGGCCAACATAGTAACTAATAATAATGTTGCAATTAAGAATTTCTTTTTCATAGTTACATCATCCTTCCTAAGCAGTTGCTTCTAAAACATTTACTTTTTCCATTCCAATTCTGTTTACAATCTTCTCAACACACTCTTTTGCTTTCTCAATAAGAATGCATTTTCTCTTCTTATTAATACAAGCAACACCAACTGAACCAGAGCCAGCAAACTGATCAAGAACAACTTCATTCTCAAGAGTTATATATTCAAGTAACTGTTCAAATAACTGAGGTGGCTTCTCACTCTGACAAATCCTATCCTTATTTGATACTGCTTGTACATTGAAATCTGTAGGAAGCATTTTATTTGTACCAGACATAAAACATTCAACACCAGTTGCTTTAGTTTTCTTAGCATCTAATCTCAATGCTCTAGGTTTGCCTTTAGAGAATATCATTAAGTCCTCACTATTTTTGCTGCTACGTCCGGTGTTACTAACAAATGTACCTTTAATCCAAGGCACTTTAGCATAATACTGAAATCCTGCTTCTTGAGCCATTTTCTTTAGCTTGTAAAGATAATCAAAATTTGTTTCGCTTTCTGATGGAATAACTTCAACTAAGAAACTTCCATCTTTAAGTACTCTAGCTTTTTCTTTAAAGTCTTCAAGAGTATATTCAAAGCAGTCATATAAAGCGAAATTTCTGTTTCCACCTTTGTTAGCTTTATTATTCCATGGGTGATCAGTAATAATACAATCAATTGAAGAATCATTTAATATTGATAAGTCTCTACCATCTCCTTCAATCAATACACAATCTTTATCTTTAGCAAGATATAATCCCTTACCAAGTTTTTCAAAATCAACATTGAGTTTTTCGTATATCCTAGCTCGTACACTCTCTTTATTAACATTAGGATTTACTTCATATGCATCTTTAAGAGTGAATTCTGTTCCCTTGAAAGCTTTTAATAAATTACTAACAATACTCATTTATTTATCCTCCTCTTTAATCTGATTTTTCATATACTCAATCTGTTCATCCAATTCTTTATTCTGTTCTTTTGTAAGAACTTCACTGTTTGTTAACTTATAAGCTTCCAAAGTATGAAGTATCTTCTCTTCCATTGTTTCATTAACAACTTCAATTTCTGCCAAGTAAGCATCTTCTGTGAATGTAATCATGTAATACTTTGTATTATCATCATCGTCATCGTGAAAAATCTCACTAAATGATTCACCCCATACGACTTTATCACCAAAAGAATCATCTACATCATCTGCAATAGATAAGAAAATAATTTCTTTATGATTAGGAATTTTCATAAGAGACTCATTCGCCTTTTTTGCTTTATCAGATACAAAAGAAAGAGAATCCATGCAACCCCATCCGTTCCAATTATTTGAAAGTAACCTAATTATATTATGAAATACTTCATCATAAGTAGTTCTCCCACAGATAGTATTTACAATTTTATAATTTAGCTTAGTTTTTTTATTCTCACTCATATCTTTTACCTCAGTTTTCTCTTCCTTAACAGCAACTTCTTTATCTTCTTCGTTAGTAACATCAACTAATACCTCTTTGCAATCTAATAAGAACTGACCTAACATTTCATATGTGTCTGCATTACCAGGAACAACAATATGATTATTATTAACTTGAATGTTAATATCAACTTTGCTCCAATCAATTTCATTTATATTTGTAACATTAAAACGCTCTAAGGCTTCATCTTCAATTGTATCTATAAACTCTAAAATATCTTCTTTTGTAAACTTAAATTCTTTTATCATATTTCATACCTCTCTCCCTTAACACCGTTCTTCATTAATAATTTCATAATCAGATTCAATAATTCCAAACCCTAACTCTTCAAGTTTAAATACGAATTCCTCATATGTATTATCAACATCTTCATCATTGCCAAGTACCATTTCATCTGTAAAGATACAAATACAATCATCTTGTTCATCATGATCGAAATCTATTGTTGACTCTAACTTTTCCAACATTTCCTTTGAAGTATCAAGGCTAACATTTGCCCATAAACCAATATAATATTTCCGCATAATAGTTCTCCTTTTTATTTAAGAATATGAAATTTACTTTTTAAGTTCTCATCTCTTCGCTTTTTAGAAACAGATGTGTTAATAATTTGTTTCCAATTTTGATAATTGACGAAAACCTCTTTTGGTACTTCTAACCAACCAAATACAGATAAAACTAAGTATTTCATAATTGATCTCCTTTTCTCAACAAAATGCAGCAATCTTAAATTCTGTTAATGTAAGTTTGAACTCAACAGGAGTTTCGCTTTCTTCATTGAGTAAAGTTAATGTTTCTCCGTCATCTTTGATAATAGTTGCTTCTTCACCATCCATACAAGCAAGATTTCCATTTTCATTATATAAATCATAATATGTATGACTTGGTTTACCATCTTCGCTTGGCGTATATTCAATAGTTGTAAATTCTAGACATTCGCCAATCTCATCATATAATCTTTCAATACTTAAACAAAATTTCATTCCAACTCTGCTCATAATACTTCTCCTTTCTTAATAAAAGGCAGAACTTGTAATTGCTCTGCCTTTATATTTGTTATAATATTGTTTAGTTTTATTTTATATTAATCCATGCTCTTCCATGAATTTTTTAGAATACTCATATTTTTCTGGAAGATTTTCTTTGATATCTTCAAGGGTAATTCCGATCTCTAATAAGTCCAAAAAGAAATCTAATTCATCCATTTGAATTTCTGATGCGTGTTCAAATCTTGCACTTAATTCAGACCTTAAATCATTATCAGATTTGTCTTCAATTATTACTGTATCATCCTTGCCTACATAAGATACCACAAATAAAGCGTTGTATCCGTCTTTGTAATGCATTTTAACCTCTGCCTTTGGGTTATATTTTTTTAATTCTTTAATCATTCTTTCTACTGTCATAAATTTATTTCTCCTTTCATCTACCATATATTTACATTATACACTAACCATTAGCTTTTGTCAATAGTCGGTGTATAATATTGTTTAGTTTAATATAAGCTTGTCTTAATAATCCCATGTTGCATTGAAGCATATCCAAGGTTCATTACCAATTAACTGTAATTCCCAGGATTCAACCATCCAATTTTCCAGATCCTCACTATGCATTGAAATTTTACTGACTTTTCCTCGATAGCATTCTTCTTGAGAAGAGGTATCAAAAACTATTACATTATCAAAGGAATCATTTAATAATAGATTTAGCATTTTTCCAATGGTAATAATACTTGCTTCTTCTAAATCTTTCTGTGTTAAACTTTTATATCTTTTCATTTAATTACCTCCAATGTTTAAATAAACTTTTCCTTTATATATCAGTTTATATTATCAATAATATTATTCATTTCTTTTCGCCAATCACTCGCATATAATGGCAGACTATTATTTAGTTCTGCTTTCAGTTTAGTTTTAAGACGTTTCAATTCATTCACAATATCTTCTCGTTCATCTTTTAAACCATCTCTATAACCATCGTCAAAAGCTTCTAATCTGTTATGTTTCATGCATTTTTCTTCGTCAAAATCACATTCGCATCCCTCTCCATTATTTTCGGTATTGGTTTTCCAACTACAGGTATCACAAATCATAAATCATTTTCCTTTCGCAAATTTTAATTTCTACTCACTATAAATTTTCTTTCTCATTTCTTCTACGGAGTCTTTTTCAGTTTGGTCGTTACTCCAACCAAAGCCACAAATCTTGTATCCTCTCTCTCTTAAAACTGTTGCACAATCTTCAGGTTCTTTACCTTTAAAAGAGCAAGCATAAAGACTTTTTAATGTACTATCAGATAATTGTCTCATTCTTTCAATATTCATATTGAATCTCCTTTTCTTATTTTTATTCTAATTTGACTAATTGATCTTCTGATATACTTTTTCTCTAAAAACACTTGCAACACAAGCTACAATATCGCTTTTACTTGATAAATCCGTTGCTTCATAATTATTAGCAACGTCAAGATATACTTCTTTCAATACTTTATCAACATCTTCCACCTTTTCACTATGAATACGGATAACATCACACAGTAAATCGTTTAATTGTTTATATACCTCAAAAGGAATGTCCTGCTTTTTTAGAATGTTATCAATTTCTAAACAAATTTCGCTTACATTTTTCATTTAATTCACCTCCATCTAAACATCAAATGGATCAAGTTCTTCATCGCAACCTTCAATTGCAGGGATAAGACAATTACTAGGAGTAGCACCATCACTACAACTACAATACATTCCATGCCAATGTACTGTAACCTCATATCCATAGATATCATTCTCTTCATCGTCATGATTAAACATATAATCTAATGCTTCATTATACATCTTTAAAAAGTCTTTCCTTGAGACTCTTACATCTGATGTTTCCATTTTACTTGTTAGCTTAAATAATGCTTTCCTTAACATCTCATTTGCAACTTCTAATTCTTTAACTTTTGAATCATTACCTTTTATTTCTTCGTATTCTTTTTCGGTCATCATTATCATTTCATTTTCTTTTACCATTTACTTATCCTCGCTTTCTTTTAATTTGCCTTGAAGATATAAACTTTGTTTATATGCTCTGTGTTCTCTAACAGTAGCGTTCCATTCTTCTTTAGGTTTTTTATAATCTCTCCAGTGTTCTTTATTTCGTGCTTTTACTTTCTGTTCTCTTTCAGGATTGACTAATTGACCAATTCTGCTTTTACTACAACCAAACATCTGAGCTAATTGATTCCAGCTATAAAGACCAGTTCCATATAGTTCTCTAATTTGTTGCTGCTGATTAGAGGTCAATCTTCTTCGTCTATCTTGAGATTCAGATAATCGGATACTTGATGACTTATATGGCATTATTGATTCTCCTTTTTTATATCTCTTAAATTTAAGGATTCCATGTCTTCTGTTGTAAATAGTATTGCATTATAGGATGTTATAATAGGTGTGTATTCACTACTATTATTTAAATCAGCTAATGTACACCCAAATAAATTGCAAGCTTTTTCAAGTACTGACACACCAAGTTTTCGTTCGCCTGCTTCGAATTTTGCAAGTAATGTTCGATCAATACCAAGAAAGTCAGCAACTTGTTGTTGTGTGAAGTTATTTGCGATTCGAATTGATTTAAAATTTTGATTTATGTTTGATAATTTATTTGACATTATCAATCCTCCTCATCTTCATCTTCATTCTCATCTATGTATTCCTGTAATGCATCTTCAAAATCATCTTCAACTGCAATTACAAGTCCTTCATGATCACTCATCATATCAGAGAAGATTTCTTCAAGCATAACATCTCTGTCAGCTTCTAAATCCCAGAAGCGATTGTTGTTATCTCCTCTATAATCATCAAGCCAATTGTCAATAGCATCTAATAACATCTCTTTAATTTCTTCATCTGTTAATTCTTCGTCTCCGTTATAGAAATATGAGATATTAATATCTTTCAACTTTCGAATAATATAATTGGCACAAAGGTTATCTAAGTTGTCATATAATGCTCTTTCATAATATACATACTCTCCAGTAGAGAAGATTCTTGTTAAATCTGTATTCTGACTACTTAAATCACATAAGCCTTCTGATAAAGCTTCTTCAATATATTCCTGTACATTAGGTGCATTCTTCCATAAATCAGAATTATAAATATCAACTCTGCCATCTGCAATTTCTGTAATAGCATCACCTATGTATGAACTATCACTTGACCAATCCATAAATTCTTCAAAAGCATCATCATCATCGTCCATCGCATCTTCAAAGCTTAATAATTTCTCTAACTTCTCTAAATCCTCTTGCTCAAACTGAAAAGCTGTATACTTTCTTTCTTTTCCGTTGATTTCCATAACTTTTTTTGTCATCATAATTAATACCTTTACCTTTCTATAATCATTTTAATATTGTTTTGTTTATTCAGTTGCTTTAAAGTATTCTACATACTCTTCTTCTGTTTCAAACAGAAGATACTTACCTAAGCTTGGGATATAACCACGATATCCGTTATCAGTAGGGAATCCTTTCATCTCAATCACTGCTCCTTCTTTATATCTTTTAAAAACTGTTCTCTTTGATTTTTACACCATTTTGCTACTTCATCTGAATAATGAGCGGGATGTCTAGTAACTCTAAAGTTTGGTGTTAGTAAAAAGAATTGCTTGTTTCTACCGTCATAATAATAGTGGCAATCTTTATAAACACCTAAACATTTAATAGAATCTCCATCATATTTTCTCATTTACATCTGCTCCTTCCGTGCTAATTTACGTTTCTGTTTTTTGATACGTTTTGCTTTTGTGTTCTTCTTAATACTCTTTGCCATTGTAATCACTTCCTTTCATTATTTTGGTTCATAACAATTTTTATCTTGTTTCATACCACAATTATGTTTGCAATTGTTACACATCGTAGTAAATCTGTAATCACACTTTTCGTTTGCATTACACTGAACTCCTAAAGAAGAATTTATAATATTAAATCCATCTTCGTTTTTGTTATTTTCCATCTGATTGCAACAATAAATAGCAAATAGTAATGTTAAAATACCAGCAGCGACAATAACAAATCCAACCATACAATCCTCTCCTTTCCTATTATTGAATTTTTGATTTCTATTTATTTTTGTTTATCCAATGCTCTGCTAAATGAATTTCATGTAATTTTGCACATTTATTACACATAAGAATATCAAGATAACGATTATCTGCCCACGGACAAGGATTTAAAATTTGTCCAGTGTATTTTACTGATTTATTCGTTCCACAAAACCAACAATGTTGTTCTGGTTTGCGTTCTTCTTTAGGTATTAACTGCATAAACTTCCTACCTCGTTCCTTATTAGAATCCTGATTTTAAGATTACTCATAATCTCTACATAAATCCATAATAGTATCTACTAGATTTAATGTAGAATCAATTCCATAACCTGTAAGCATTTCCATCATTGTATTGCTTGCATCATCTACAATTTCGCAACAATGAACCCAACCTTCATCATAATCACTATGATATAAACTGATATCCAATCTATCATCTTCTGATAACTTATATTCCCAAATCCTTTCATCGAAAGAAGAAGGTCTATCTCCTTCCCCATTCCAAAAAGTAGGATTCATATCTCTAAAGAAATCATTTGCAATTATATTTGCTTTTTCTCGTGTCATATTAATTCCTCCAATCTTTCCATTCCTTATCATTATCAAACACTGGATTTGCATTCCAAAATTCAAGCATTTGATTTAAAATATCATCGTCAATATCCCTAATGCTATTATCATAATCTTCTTCATAATCAATTTCATTTCCATTCTCATCATAACCAATCTGATCCATTGGTTTGCAATAACACCAATGTCCATCATCATATAGTTCTTCTTGTTTTCCTTCATCATTAACAGAAATATTTGGATAGTATTTTTTATCTCCATCTACTACTTCACACTCTAAGGATAACCAAGGATAAATAATAGCTACCGTTCTGTACTTTGTAATTTTCATTTTTAATTCCTCCAATCTTTATTTTCTACCATAAAATACGAGTTTCAAAGCTACTCAAGAATCATTTTTACTGTTTTTACAACACAATCTTTAAACTCATTTTTAAACAATTCAGTTGCATATTTACCTTTCAGAAAATCTTCTGCAAATTGTTTTGAATTATACTTTTCACAAAATTCAAAATCATTAATAAAGATAGGATATCCACCAGACACATTATCCACTTTGAAAAATTTTCCTTTACTATTTTGAATTACATAATATTCTTTTCTGTTCATATAATTATCTCCTTTCTACTTAAAATTCCGAATTTATTAGCAAATTACTGTATAAAATTTTCAACAATTTTTCCATTAATTTTCGCTACTGAATATACTATATTATCTGTAATATATTCTTCATCTTCTACACACAATTCATCATCGTTAATATCAATGTCATCATCTAATGTCGTGTTAGATACAACAGCGTATGTGTTTTCAACTCCATCAACGACATACTGTTTAGCCTGCTTAATAGCTTCATCTTCCGTTGCAATATAACATTGTCCTTCATCATAATACCCATATTTTTTATCATATACTGTATTATAAGATTCAAATTCTGTATCTTTTTCTGTTAATAAAATACCTACATCTAACAAATATGCTCTCATAAAATTTCCTCCTATTTTCTTGATGAAATCCTGATTCAATTAGCTATTATCTTTTACTCCAAACACCTTTAACAAAGAAGAAAAATCTCTATAACCATACCTATTTTCTTTAATATTATGAGTATCTTGCACCAATCCGTTAATAGAGTAACCTAATACTTCATCACCGCCACCTGGACAAGGACAATCTTCTGAACACCAATCTTTTTGTAATTCGTCTACAGAATCCCATTCATGTTCAATCTCTATGCCATCTACATTTACTGTTGCTACCCAAATCTTTTTATTCATCATATTTGTTTCCTCCATTTCTCCTTTAAAATCATTGATTTATTTGTACCCAACTTCCTGTATAATCTGGATTTATTTCATCTTCATATACAATAATTACTTCGTTGTTTTCCAAACGGATTTCGTACATTGTATTTATCTGATACCTTAACTCACCTTTTTCATTCTTATTTATATCGTCAATCAATTCTCTGTCATAGTCTTTTTCTGTTAATTCTCTGATAACTTCAACTACTTTTAATCCGTCATACTGTTTTAATTCGCTATCACTTGATGTAAATGTTTTGCCTATTAAATTATTTGTGTATTCTTTAGACATATATGTTCTCATAAAATCAACCTCCATTTCCAGTTAAATTCATCGCTTCATCTGTTTTTAATCTTATCTACTTGCCACAAGATATCACACACAACATCATCAATTTTCCATGAACCACCTTTGAAATCATTGATTGTTTTCTCTATGTTCTGTCCGATATATTCTACAAGGCAATCCATACAATCTTGAAAATCGTCATATGAATTTAACTCAACATCTTTTCCAATCTCATATCTTAATACCTGGCTTTCTGTCTTAAATCCAAAAGATAAATGTTCTCCATTTTTGTAATAAGGCGATAACTCATTTGAAATAAGATTATACTTAATAGCTGGAATATAACTTGTAACAACAATGTTTCCGTCAATATCAATAAAGCAATCATTTGTTACATAAATTCTGTCACAATTAATCTTGTGAGCAGAAATCATATATCTTGATCCGTCACCTCTCCATCCTTTTGTACTTGTCACTTCACTAGGTATAAAACCTAATTTTGTATCACTTATAAATTCTGCCAAACTTCTAATATTTGCTTCATATACTGCCATAAAGATCAACCTCACTTTCTAAATAAATCCATTGTTTCTAAAATCAAATATTCATTTCTGCAAAATGTTTCAATTCAGATGTAATGTTTTCTGGTGTGTTTGCAAATTTTTCCATCCATACATCAAAATGATGTGATAAATAACACTCTAAATTATCTAGGTTATCTGGTTTACTCGCTATTTCCTTAATAGCATTAACAAACATTTCTGCAAGTTCTTTTTTGTTTGTTTCTTCTGTATCTTCTTTCTTATTGTCGAGATCCTCCAAATCGTCAGCCACTTCTTCAAGTGTAGATTTTATCCATTCTGCATCTTCTAATAAGTCTTTGATACTGTCAGGTATTCCGTCATTTCCTCTACTTTCAATCCACATTTTAGCGTGTTCTTCTGCATCAAAATCTTCTGCATAACTTCTAAAAGCCTTAATAAAATCTTCATCTGTTCCATCATAAATAAGCGATACAATCACATCTTCCCCTTCTGGTGAATATGTTTCTAAATCAATATCATACACACCATGCGGTCTTTCAGAAATTTTTCCACATACTGAAAGACCGTGATTTTCTAATAATTTCTCAATTCTCTTTGATAGTTCTATCATAAAATCAACCATCCTTCCATAATGTTCTACTTATATAACTCATAACCAACAACTTCATCTCCATTGTAAATTGGTTTAGCACACCATGTTTCTTCTCCTGCTACATAACCAGTATCAAATTTGAACTCTGTTACTTCCCAACATTCTGTATATGCTTCTCCGTTCCAACCATAGAGAGCAATTAACTTATCATCAATCTTAACGATTCGAATACCTTTATCGCTCCACCAATGTCCTAATACTTTTACTTTTTCTGTTGTTGTACTCATAGACCACTCCTTTCTATTCTTCATTTTCATTTTCAAGATCAATAATTTCATTTAAGAACTCTTCTGAAAACTCTACTAATGGATAAGTACAGAAACCACTTTGTCTTGTTATTCCTGTATCTTTTATGTAACCTTTCTTTTTAAGTTCTGTTATAAGTTCCCATGGACAATTGTTTACGTCAAGAAACGCTTCATTTGGTTCACAGCCCATTCCAGGAAGATTTACTGTTACATCACACCATGATTCATAACATTCGTATTCTTCTTCATAATGTTCTGCTCCTACAAAAAGATTTCCATTGAAATAATGAGCCTTTACAAACCGTACCTCAATCTCTTCATCAAAAAATTTAAATTTAATTGTTTTCACACCTAACCTTTCATCATCTTCATCATTTTCTGTTTCAATACTTTCTGTTAACACCCATAAGTCAAAGTCTGTATGAAACTGTCCAACACCACAAATACTAAATACAAATATCCCTTCTGGATATTTTGATTGTGCTTCTTTAAGAAGTTCTTCTGGGTCATCACGTACACCATACCAACCATTCTGATAAATGGTATGTTCTAATCGTTCATAACCTGCTTCTTTTAAGTCTTCATCTGAAAGAATTGTATTTGCAGTTTTAAAATTGTTCTGTAATGTATGTAGATATTCATCTCTAATATTTTCATTTTCTCTTGTACAATCTCCGCAAGTTAATTCATAATCAATCCAATAATCTGCTTTCCATGAATAACTATCTGGAGAGGTTCGAATTACCTTATAGCAACAATCACATACGGCATACTCATCACCAAATCCCCACATATCTTGTGTAAGATAATTAAGCCAATTAGTGAAGTATTTTTTAGTATCTTCATCTCCTGGAAGTTCGTAACCAGTTTCTTCATAGAGTTCTTTTCCGTAATTCTTATTTGCCCATTCATTGAACTCTCTTATAAAATCCCAACTATCTACAATAAGGAATTTCTCTTCTGCTCCTTCTGTACCTCGTGGATATCGTAATAAACTATCTGATGCTTTATATCTACTTGCGTTACCTTTACATTCATTGTAATGCTCGTCTACATATTGAAGATATTCTGCAATAATATCTTTATCTCTTAGATCTTTTACATCACTCATACTAATCCCTTACCTTTCTCATTTCTCTTTGTAATACTTCTGCAAAGGACTCCGAAGAATCCTTTGCTTTGGTAAATGATTGCGTTGTGTGTTGCCTTTTGTCTTTATAAATTCGATTAGTTTTGACTATTGGTGTCATGCTACATCGCTCCTTATCAATTCGTCTAAACTATGATATAGTTTAAAGTTGCCTAACCCACTTTCTACAATTTCTTCAAATAACTCATCACCCCATTTGTCTGTTAAAAATCCCCAACAACATGAATCAGTGTCTTCGTTCCAATTCATATCTTCTTCTTCAAGGAGATTCATTTCGCTTTCTAATGAAGATTGATCGTCCATGTCAAGTTCATCAATGATTAATCCATAACATTCTCCCTTGAGATATGTGTCATATTCTTTAACTTCATCTTGCATAACTGTATAAGCACATTCTTTCCAGTTACGTTCTGTTACATTAACATCATTACCTTTTTTATTTCTGAATTTTCCTACTGTTTTCAGAATGGTTTCTTTATCAGTATAAATATAACCCACCTGACCACTATCCCATGGGTCTGAAAATCCACCACAATTCATTGTAATACCACCATGTTCATATACATACAATGGAAGATATACAATCTGTGCATGACGTTCAAGTAATTTCCATTTATCTTCAAACGACATGGCTTCTATCATATCGTCAATAAGATAATCAATTGGATTATTACATTCGATTACACCATGATGTACTTCATTTCCAGTCCACCATGCTTTCCAGTAACCCCACAGTTCCCAAAGTTCTTCTTTTCTGTTGTATTTTAATTCCAATCCGTTTGAAGTTTTCTTTGCTTTGATAAAGTTGATGATTGTTTTATCCTCAATCTTTTCTCTTACAAGGTCGTTAATGAAATCTTCTGGACTAGAATAATCATTTTCTTTATAATCTCCAAGGTTATAATCTCTATGCCAACACATCATTTTCCCTATCTGTCCGTCCCAATCATAACGTGGATTAGGTGGAACTTCATCTTGTTCTAAATGAATCCGTGCTATCTGTCCGTTAGCATAACGGAAGTATCTGTATTCTTTTTCATTTCCATACATACTAATCAACCTACCTTTCATTCTTCATCTTCAATTTCTTCATAATCAGAACAATGAACCGTTCCGCTATAACCACTCATTTCAATTTCAACAGTTACATTATCGAAATCTTTTTCACAACCTCCATCTGAATAATATTTGCAATCTTCTACATTACAAAATGTTATCATATGCTTTACCTACCTTTCTCTTAATTTAATTCCTTTTATATCATCACAAATTTCATCTATTGTACTATTTGCACAAGCTCTTTCGTCAGAAAATATGGAATCTCTATAAAGTTCATATGAATCCACTTCTGTTTGCAAATATTTTATTTTCTTTTCAAGATATTCAATATATTCTTTATCGCTCATAACTTTACCTTTCTCTTCTTAAATTGTTATCTACAATATCATCAAACCAACGAGCGCCAACATCAAATCGTGGAATTGTAACTGCACCAATATTTTTTATATCATTTGACATAACTGAAACAATAGTTAAATTATTTGGATATGCGTTATTTTCAGTTAAATTATATTGTTTGTTCATAACTTCACCACTGATAACATATACTTTTCGTTCTTTAAGTGGAGTTTTCTCTTCAATCCATTCAATGAAGTCCGGAATTGAATCTTCTGACAATCCTTCAATCGTTAATGCCGAATCATTATAAAGCATATCTAACTGTTCTCTTTCTGTTACGTTGATTTTTGTAATTTCTTTACTCATAATTATCTCTTCCTTTCTAAAATTCGTTCCAACTTGTTTCAAAACCATCTTCGTCTTGTACCATCATTAACCGAACTCCGTTGAAGTCATCTGCGTCAAGAACAATTTCTCCGTTTCTATACATATCTGTTGCTTTGTCTTCTGCAAGTTCCATTCGTTCATCCTTAGTTAATTCATCTGGTACTTCGATTTCTACTTTCCGTACTAAGTGTTCTTCAATATATACATTTACTTTTGCCATGGTTTATTCCTCCTTTTTAAATCTTCGATTTACATATTCACAAAACTTAATTAACTTAAGCCAAAATGCAAATTCATCAATAGTTAATTCTGTACCTTTTGGATTTTTCGAATTATATCTATGACATGTTTGTACAGTTTGTAATGCTTTGTTTTGCTCTTCTTCTGTCGAAAATATTTCTGCAAACTTTCGTTTCGCAGTAAATCCCATGTTATGATGAAAGCAATGAAATGTTTCGCTTATATAATCATAATGAAGTTCGTTTCTCATTTCGCTTTCATTAAAACATAAAACTGTTTTAACTTCCATGTTGTTCCTCACTTCCCAAATTTGATATACCGAACTTCTTCTTCCGTCCATTCCCAATCTTCTGCATACTCACAAACATCTTCTCTTGTTTCTGGATTTTCAACATGTAATTCTCCATTATCTCCAATCCATAAGTCTAAAGTATATGTTTCTCCCATGTGATCATGAAATTCTACTGTAATTACACTAAAATCACATTTTGGAATTGAAGCAATTGTAATATCTTCTCCATGTGAATTAACAATTTTCAAATATCTTTGACAACCTTTTAATGTTTCAACTAACGTTTCTATTGTTGTAAATGTACCCATATAATCATTCCTTTCTTATAATATTGTTTAGTGTGGACTATTTCCCAATATTAAATTCCTTCTTTGTCTAATCTCTTTACTACATCAAGCACCATTCCCCAATTAGAATCAGCTTCAACCGACTGATAAATTACCTTATTACCAATCTTAATCATTACATAGTCATCATTCTCAAGAGGAATAAGACTTTCTGTAAAAATCCGTTTTAAAAGTTTCCCTTCTGTGTTCTGAATTACATCTCCATCTGTCCATCCTTTAGCTGGCTCATAAGTAAGGCTTCCATATGTAATCTCAATATTCTGACATGCTCTTGTTTGCCTTAATAAAGCCTCAATTTCTTTTGCAAATTTTGCTTTGTTCATTTCTTTCATATTTTTTACCATCCTTTCCTATGCTATTTGATAGCATAATTAAGTACCATAGAAAGGTGCTGCCTAATTTTCAGCAGCTCGGTATGATACTTAATTACACTATCAAGTTGCCTTGACAGTGTATGGTTGAGAATTAATATTCCCAACCAGTTTCTCTATTGAATATATAAGCATGATCACTTAATACTTCTTCTGCATCTACGCTATTTGTATTTACTTCATTAACCATTTCGGTTAATGTATTGAGTTCCATTTCATCTGTTTTCGGTATTATGATTGTTTCATGTATACTACTTGGTAATACAATCAAATCACTATTAAATCTTTCTGCGAGTTCTTTCATCGTTTGATAGTTACAAATTTCTGTTGCTCCATTAATACCAGATTTATTTGATAATACATACATTGGAACTTTGCTTTCATATTCTTCTTTTGGTTCTCCTAACATCTCTGATATTATTTCTGCCATGGATTTAAAATCATATCCTTTAAATGTGTTCCTATTTGCTATTGGCATTATTTCTGATAATGTAAAATTCCATGTTTTAAGTAGTTCATTGTTTATCTTTATAGCTGCTATTGCACCTTCACCTCTATCCATTTCTATTGTAGCTATAATAGCCATATCTAAGAATGGTATGTAAGGAATCTGTTCTAATAGTTTTACGTTTCTATCTTTATTAATTAGTCGAACCTTTATTAGGTGTTTGATTTTATTGAAATCTGATATGTTATCTGTTACATTTGTTATGTTCTTTGTCATTGCTACACGGGGGACAGTAGTCTTTTACAATCTCTTTTGCAATCCTTTTGACTTCATCAATGTAACCTTTTCTTTCATATCCCTTGTTTAGATATGATTCAATATAGATTGTCGGTGCTAATTGTTGATTTGGCTCTCGAATGGTTATTCCGTTAAGAGTTACACTATTGTTTTTTACTATCTCTTGATGTGATACCTCTTTCCCTGGTAATAATTGTTGGACTTCATTTACTACTGCTTCTACAAATTCTTTTTTTAACATAAATATCTTCCTTTCTTTTCCTTATATATAATTTTAATGTGTTTAACACATTTTGTCAAGTTATAAAGCCTACATATATTTCAATGTAGGCTTTAAATAATATTATTTAGTTTGACAGTACATCTTAAGAAGTTCCTTCTTACTTCCAGATTCCTTATCAAAGAATAATAAGAAACTTTTTAGATGTCTTAAAGATGTTGGACTATCCCAGTTTTTAATATCTGTATGTATTTCTACTTCACCATCCGGCTTGATAGTACAAATGTTACTACAGTATGAAATTAGATGTTTTCCGTCCTCATCTTCTACAACTACTGCTTTTCTATAGAACGATTTTCGTGCATCTCCTATGTTTGGTAATTCATAAGTTTTCATAATACTTTACCTTCCTTTCTCTGTTTTGCGTATTCTCTACGCAATGCTCGTCTCATTGCTTCTATTGCTTCTCTTGGTTCGCTTTTAATTGCTCCCCATGAGAGAATTTCTTCTACAATTTCTGTTGGTATTGGTTTACAGAGCCAACCATGTCCGTATTTATAACCGTTGTCTTTATAGAGATTGATAGATTTAAGATAATCACAACCTTGTTTATAATTGGTTGCATAATGTAGAGTTTTATCTTTCTCTAATAAGGCTTCCGTTTGTCTTATTGTGCCACTCTGCATATCATTCAAATGATATTCTTTCCAGATTTCAAATACCCTTTCAAAGAGTGCTTGTTTCTCTTGTGGCATTATGTACTCAAATGCTTTATCTTTGAGGTGGTCTAAGCACTGTCCATGCCAACCCATTCCAGAGCCAGAGGCAGAGAATACATACATTCGTTTCTCTTCCATAGTGTCCCAATCTCGGCAGATTTGCGTTGAAAGTTCTACTTCTACTTCAAGTGTTTTACAACCGTGTCCTACCCCTACTCCTATACAAAGAGTTGGAAAGTAGAGTTTGTTTTGCATTACTACTTCTGTTGTTGCGTTCATAATATCACCTCTCTTTATAAATTTGGAGATTTGTTGATTACTACTTTTGGAGATTTCTCAATATCACAATCCAAAAATCTTGTACGTCCACTGAAATCTCTCATGTCATGTCCACACATAAATCCTAATTCACAACCTGCTTCCATTCCTCTTTCATTCATACAACTATAAGGTTTTTGTGTGAAGGCTGGACATTCATTACACTTCTCTGGATAACGTTCCATTTCAAAAGTGATGTGTTTTCTGTATTTAATCATATTTACCTTTCCTTTCCGTTGCTCTTGCAACTAAGCAATTAACATGCTAATTAGTCACGATTATTATATATTTTTCGTGACAATGACTTATAAACCTCTTTCATCATACTGTCTACAATATAAATGTCAGTGTAATCAATCATTAAAGAGGCAAGTAATAACATCTATACCTCTTACCGTAAATACACATTTTATAGTACTTTCTCCGTTTCATAGCATTTAATTTATTGCGTTCTTTTTTTAGTAATGAATAGTTTTTACATTTCATATTCTCACCTCTATACTTAGCTAAATTTTAATCAATTGCCCAAATTCTATTTTCTGCTTCATGATACTCATAAAGAACTACATACTCATTTCCATGTTTATCTGTATGAATATCAAAGGTTTCTGTATTATGATGGATTCCATCAAGTTCTGCATAAGTACTATCAAAAGTTACCTTGTTTTCTGTTCTGCTTTTGACAGTATATGTATGTTGACCACCTGTGAACCAACATGTATTTGTATAAGTTTGTCCTACTTTAAATTTCATTTGCCTTCACTCCTTTTATAAGTTCATCAAGAACCCATCAATTTCCCTTGCTTCTGTTGTTGTACAATTGATTTCAAAGTGAATTAGATTATCTGCTTCACTTGTTTCATATTGTATTTTCATATCTCGTAATTTCAGCATAAGTTCATATGCTTCATATTTTTCAAGTTCTACGTTTCTCCATGATTTAAGTTCGCTCATTTTTATCTTCTCCTTTACTTTTAAACTCAATTAACTGCCATGGTTTAACTCCAAGTGCAGTCGCAACTAAATCTAATGTTTCTAAATCCGGAAGATGTGTTCCATTCTCCCATTTACTAATACTGCTTGGAGCAATCTGTGCTGCTTCCGCAAGTCCTCGAACTGTAAAGTTTTTTGAAATGCGTATCTGTTTACCTATATACTTAATCATTTGTTTCCTTTCTATCCCATCATGATTCTCCGTGCAATCTGATCTACCTGAATTTCATTCTTTGCGTTGGCAAAGTCTGTTTTTGTTACTTTCTTAAATCCTAACTGATGTAATACTCTTATTTTCTCTGTAATATATTCACTCATTTGCGTTTTCTCCTCTCTATTCTAATCTGCCTTGTATTACCGGAAATGAACTTGTGTCAAGTCCATCTGCTTTCGCTTGCTCTACTGATGCTCCATATGCTATTGATTTACACTTTCCGTTTTCAATAAGCACTCTTACTTTTGCTCCATTCTTTAAGCCTAAGACATTATCAATTGCATATGTTGTTCCGTCTGATGTGATAACTTCATTTCCGTTGTTACATACAGTGGCTTCTACTGTACATGGCTTCTTAGCTGCATAGATTGTGATTGGAATTGCTAAAATTCCTAATGCTAATGTGATTACTAATAATTTTTTCTTCATATCCTTTACCTTGCCTTTCTTATTTTATCTTTCCATTACATCAATAATGATGTCATCTTCTGCTTCAACAGTTCCGTTGCTATCAAATAAGATATATAGTTCTTGTCTTTTATGTTGTACAATGTCTACATTCGAGAACTTTCCATCTTTGTTTACATCAAACAGTTCATAGTCTGTTTCCGTTGCTTGCACATTTCCTAAAACAATGTTCTTAAGATGATTGACTACATAATGTCCTATGTCTGGCATATCTGTTACTTCCCACAAGTTTCCGTCAGTAGTTTCAATCATTCCAATCTCTTCATCATAATAGCCATACCGTGCTATATACTGTTGAATTTCTGTTTCCGTTTCCGTTGCAGAATTTGATTCTGCATTTGCTTTTTTGTCGGCACAATCAGATACTCCTAATGTACATCCTACTATTACAATCGACATTACTGCACCTAATGCAATATCTTTAACTCTATTCCAAAATTCAATTTGTCTTTCCCTTGGTGTTTTACCGTTTACTCTATATGTTTTTCTCATTTCTCTTTTCCTCACTTTCTTCTAGGTATTCATAATATTCTGTTTCCGTTGAAAAAAGGTTATATCCCTTGTTTGGAATATAACCCATGTAGCCTACATCATTATCATAGCCTTTCATTTGCCTTGTCACCTACCTTCTTTCCATTCTCTTACTAAATCCTCAACAGTTCCCCTTGTAGAACAACCTCTATGTCTGTATTTGTCAAGGATATTTTCGATTTCCATTATAGCTTCATCTGGAATATCTAACTGCCAAATTGAATAGTTATTATCTCCGTGTTTATAGATAATGCTTTCCATTATTGGTTCATTCATGTTCTTGCCTCACTTTCTAAATGAATTCTTTTAACCATTCGTCAGTTTCAAAATAGTCATGACAATCCATATCTATCAAACCAAGTTCACTTGCAATCTGATAAAGCCAATACTTTGCATCTTCATCTCCATCTTCTGCAAGAAGTCGTATAAGTTCTTTTATGGTTTCCGTTACACCATTTTTCTTGCTTTCTTCAAATTCTACTAAGTAATCATATGCATTACATGCGATTTCCTTTGGAGTAAAACTTCCTTTCCAATTCTCATTTCCATAAGTTGCAATGTCATAAAAATCTTTATATTCTAACATATTATCTTACCTTCCTTCCTAGTGTGATTTCCGTTCTAGTACACACTATAAAAGGCACAAAACAAGTCACTTACTGAAATGCCTTGTGCCTTCTAACTATGCACTAATATTCTAATAACCTAACATTAGTAGCGTCTTATATGGTGTCCGTGCTTTCCGTACTTCTTCTCGTGCTTTCTCTTCTTTCTGCTTTTTTGCAATTCTGTCTCTCATCTGTCCATACGCACTGTTTGAATAACTACTTCTTAACATAATGTTACCTCTCTTTCTTAGCTTTTGCCGAGTTACTTTATACAAAAAGGTTTTCCTTGTTGTATCATTTTTTTTGCATGAAAAAAGAGATAGCTTTTGCTATCCCTTTTTCCTCTTTGCCTTGTATTACAATGGTATCTTTGTTTTATTGCCTACTTCATCTGCCCATTTCGCTATATGATTCGTGGCAATCCTTATCTCTTCCGTTGATTCCTCAATGGTAGATAAGCGTTGTTCTACAATGTAAACTCTTTTATCAACAATGTCGATTTTCTTTTCAACTTTGTTTAGTTTCGTTTCTATTGCAGATAGCTTATCTGTAATTGGCGTTAATAGTTTCTGTAATGCTTCTAAGTCCTCTTTAGTTAGCATAACTCATCATCTCCCTATGTTGTATTATATCCTTTTGATTGCCTTTTTACAAGGTTTATCTAGGATGAATGGAACTCTTGCTTTGACACGTATCTACTCACTATAGGTATAGTGCTAGAGAGTTCCTTAATGCTAGTCATGATATTCTTCTCTACTATCTATATAGGCAGACATAGCAGATTTATACCATGACTCTTTCTCATAATCATAAAGAAAATCATAGTTTGGTATAAAGTCAAAATCACGGTATTTTCTTGTGGTGCGTTTTGTGTTTGTTGTTGTTTTGCTCATGACAGTTTCCTCCTATTCATTAATCCATTTATAACGTAATTCATTTATGATAGTTTTATTACAACCTTTGACTATTGCGTTATTGCAGATAGTACGAATTTTTTCTACATAATAATTGTATGATTTTTCATAATCATCATCATTATCACAATCGTAATCATAATCACAATATTTAATCCCTTCTATGACTTCATTCTGAATATAGTCACGTTCAGAATTTGAAATAGATTCTAATTCAAGATAAAATGGTATTCTTTCCCCTAAGTTGTCCTCTAAGTCGCAAAGCCTACCATTCATAGCATTTTCAATAATGGAGTCTGCTTCTATCCCTACTATTCCATTATCGAATAAATAACATGATATATCATCACGAATAAATGATTGTGTGAGTGGTGCAAGTTAACAAATAAAAGTAGTTGTTTTCATACTAATTCCTCCAATCTAAAAAGGATAGACTTATAGCCTATCCCTAGTTATAGTGTGTTTATAGTTCTTTGGCATTATGTATCCATGACTACCCACTACACCCTAAAGGTGTAGTAGGCAGATAAGTACACAATGTTATTTTGCAATGTATTCAATTGCAAGTACACAAAGAGTCTTTGCGAAGTCTGCATATTTGTATGTAACGTTGCCGTCTTTATCCGTGTTTTTCTGAATGATAGTTCTAGCATTGCAAGAATTGAAAGCAATTGTATCTTCTTTCTTATTCTTATTGTACTTATTAGAGTATGACTTAACATAACTTTCATGTAATTTATGCATACTTGCACCGTTGAATTTTACACGTACTTTGTCGGTGTATGGTGTTGCAAATGGTAAACTTAAGGCATTCTTAAGAATACTCTGAATAGTGGCTTCTGCTTCTGAATATGCTTTCTTTACTTCTTTGGTAGCACTTGCAATTCCTACTTCATTACTTGCTACTAATGTGTGGCAAGTTTCGAAAGCATTGAATAACGTTTCTAATGTGTCATTGTTTACAAAGTCAATAAGTGCATACTTTTCAAGTTTAGTATTTTCGGCACTTGCAATAATTCTTAAGATATTACGAACTGCCGTTTCTGAATTCTGGAAAGTACCGTTTTCGGTAGTTGTCGGTGTTGTCATTTCTGCTAATACAATGTCATAAATAGGTTTGCACTCTTCTATCCGTGCATTGATTTCTTGCATTTCTTTCTCTAACTCTTCTTTTTCAGATTTGAAGCCTTCTACTTGTGCAACCGTGAATTTTCCAGACTTGTTTTCAATCTTTTTGTTGAGTGATACAATTTTGTCACTAATAACTGATAACGTCATGTCAAGTTGTTCGAATTTTACTGCAATTGCAAACTGTTTCATTGTTGCGTCGTTGATTTCATTGTTTAAAAAATTGATATTTAACATAATTACCTACCTTCTGCCCCTTAAGCGTGGAACGTACGCATTTTATAATATTGTTTAGTTTCTAACACTTTAAAAGTGCTAACACTACTTATAGGGTTCGAACCTATCACATATAGTCAAAATTTATGTGTTTTCCAATTTAAAAAAGTAGTGTAATAGCCTTATCCGTATAACTTACACTTTCGTGCACATCTTTTTCAATGCTATGCTATATCGTGTACTATCCTTTATTTTTAATAGCGTTTTACCTACTTTCAAACAAGGGAAAAATGTTACTTTTTCCAGAAGCAACTTAATGCTTTTTGCGTGTCCTACTAATAGTTATTTACTATTCTAATATAGTCAACCTTTACTATTTGCTATCTTTACCATAATATACTTTTTTCTGCTATTCCCTCAAAATACAATCAACCATAATTTATAAGTTTTCAAACTGAAAAACTCATCAGAACTACTCACACCAGATTATAAGAATTTGATGCTTCATTCCCATTTACAAACTATTTAAAAATAAATAGTTGCAACGGTTTTTTCCCATTTCTTAAAATCACTCTACTAACTTAAAATCGTTATGAAATTGTGTTTTGATTCCCAGAATACCCTCAATGGTGTTTCAAGGTTTCTTTTAATATTGTTTAGTGTTTCGATAATCCAGAAAATGGAGTGAAACACTAACCGAACGACTGTTCGGTGAAAACTGTTATTTCCTTGTTGCAAGTATATTATCTCAAAAGATAAAATTAAAAGCAAGTTTTTTTGTAAAAAATTATAGTTTTTCTAAAAAATAAGGGGATATTTAAAACTCAAAAATGCTGCTAAAATCCACACCCGGCTATAGCTGGTTAATTTACACACTGACTGAAAAATCAAACCTCTGTAATCCCTAGTAAAATCAACAAAAACATCACTTCAACAACTGAAAAATCGACCTCGAACTTCTTATCGAAAATCCCCAATAAAACTAACATAAAATCAACATTTTTGCTCCTAAAAATCGTACAAATCACCGATTAAAAAATTCGAATTATCCACATCAAAAATCCAATAAAAATAACCTAAATTCCGACTTATCAACATAGTTATCAACATATCCACAAACTGAATATAATATTAAATAGTCTATAATCTATATTAATCTTCTAAGGAGTAAACTATTAATCTGTACAAAAATAAAGACAGATGATATAATTTAGTTGAGAAAATAGGTAAATATTGAGAGGATTTCAAAAACTAAAGAGAATATAAAGGGAGGAATATATATGGATACAAATAATGCAGATATTAATAATGCAAACAATATACCTATACTGGGGGTACAATCAAACCAAGAAGAAAACACTATAAATAACACTACTATTGCTGCTACTCAGAAAAAATCATTTAGAAATAACAAAAAACTAATAATAATACTTTCTATAATAATCATAGCGATCCTCATTCCAACTACTATACATATAAAATCCGAGATAGAATTATATAAAAGATATAAAGAATACTTGAAAATCACAGAATATGCTTCGCAAAAAGATATAATAGGTTTTGTTCAATATACAAGTGATGAAAATGGGAATAGATTAGTTAAAACCTTTGAAGATGTAGAGCAAGCAGGAAGAGATGGGAACTTTACTATCTGGAATCCAATAATAGCGAGAACAAATAGATGTCCAATAGATATACAAGTTGGAGTATATGAAATTAGTGGGAAAGGTAGCTTAAAAGGAACAATAACAAGTAAAAAACAAACTATCAAGTTAACTAAAGGAAATACATATACAATAAAGGTATGTGTAGGTGATAAAATTAAGATAAAAGGAAAAATCAAGTTTAAAGAAGTAGATCCAAGTGAATTACCAAATAGTGATGATGATGACTAATAATGAATAAACATTTAAGGATATGGAAATACTACTACTGTTCTCATAATGGTGTTTATAGAGATGTCCTGATCTAGAGGGGGGAGTATAAAATACTCTCCTTTTTTATGTATGATATGTAGATGGGGTAGGGAGGTGTATTTAAACTGAAATCAAATACCAAATACACTGAATAATATTATATTTTTATTAATTTAAGTATTGACATAAATATCCAATAGTGATAGAATAGGAATAGAAATTGATAGAGTTTTGTATTTTTCAATAAGAAAACTAAATAAAATTATATCCAAAAATTTTCTTCCATGCTCTCCTACATAATAAATAGATGATATATTAGTCTGTCGGAGCAAATGGAAGAAAGTATAAAAACGTTTAAAAATAAGGAGAAAATTAAATGAATAATAATGATAATGTCCTGCCGAGCATACAGAATAATGTAGAAAAATTAAATATAGGAGAATTAATAACATATAAAGATTTATGCGAATTATTAGAACAACCTTATTATAAAGGTGGAAATCAAAAGAAAAGTCAACTTATAGAATTTGCTAGGTACTTTGATTTTGAGAATAAAGATAGAAAATTATTAATAAAAGAAATATATGATAAACCAAAAGAGAAAGAATATCGTTATCCTGCTAATGCTATTTATGCAGAATGTATTGAAAAGATATTATTAACATATTTATCAAAACAAAAAGGATATATAACCTATATAAGTTCACAATATTTATATTGGACATTAGGAATGGTAAATAAAGATTACATAGATATGCAGCGTCCAGATAACAAAGAAAAGCTAAGACAAGATTTAAGAAATAAATATGAATGGGACAAAGAAACTGTTAAGGATAAATCTGTAAACTTTTATATAAATGATTTTTATAGTCGTTGTAGAAGTAAATTTGCAGACATTATTGATTCTAGTTTAAAATCATTACAAAGACGAAGATTAATCGAATATTCTAATGTTTATCATATGTATTTTGAAGAATCTGATTTAGATGGAACTATAATAAGAACATATGATAAATATTCTGATGATGCAGAGACAAAAGATATTATGACTATAGAAAGAGAAGTCTTAGATTTATATGGATTTGAAAATGAAAGTGAAGTATATTTGCATCATGTAAGTAAAGAATATCATGAATTAATAACAGAAAAAGTTCGTGAATTATATCCAGGACTAAAAGGAATTTATAGATGTTTTAAATTTCTATTTGACAAAAATAATATTAAAAATGCTCTTAGTAGAGATGAAGAAAATAGAAAGAAAAAAGAATTAAATGATAAAGTATTAAACTTTATTAATGAACAAACAAACAAGAACTATCTAAGTACAATAGATGTACAGTATGGAGATGGTCAATTTAAATATACAAGAAACTATGAGCAAGCACAATATTATTTATCTGATAGACTAATTAAAATTAAATAACGAAAGGAGTAATATGAATAAAGTTATTATTAATACAAATAGAAAAGGCTTTTCAAAATATAATGGAAAAATAGGTATATTTAAAGAAATTATTAAAAGAACTAATGTAAATGGTTATTTTTATATGGTTGAAGTTGATGGTAAACTATTAAAATTATACGAAAGTGATTTTAAATGGCTAGAAACAAAAAATAAATCTGACGACTTAAAAAAAGATATAGAAAATATAGAAGAAGATTTGAAAAAAGATTTATATAATATAATTATTAACAGTTCAAAAAATGATAGACAAAAAGTATTAAAATTATTAAAACAAGAATATAAAAAATATACTGGTATTCAACAAATGGTAATTGCTCAAGCAATATGTCAATTAGAGTTAATAGGAGGAAAATAAAACAATGAAAGCAAACTTAGTAAATAAAACAGATTACGTTATGGAATTTGCGAATGATCAAAAAGATTTTCATGTATATGCAAAATGGGATGGCTGTTGTGATATTAATAGATATTATAACGGAGATACATATAAAACAGAGTATTCAGATTGTAATGAAGAGCCTGACTATATACATATATGTGACCTAAGAGAATTCATAGAATTCTTAACAGAAATTGCAGATAAATGTGAAGCAAATGAAAAGTTTGATTGGAAATAAGAAAGGAAGATAAAAATGAGTAAAGAAATTAATCTTGACAATCTTATTGAATATTGGAAATCTTCTCTTCCACCACTAATGGATTATGCAGAAATGGTAGGTGCTCCTGCTTGGGCATATGGAAATAGTTTTGTTTATGAAGATCCTGAAGGTTATATGATAGAAGATACTATTAAAGCATTAGAAGAATTGAAAGAATTAAGAGAAGGAATAAATAGTCATGGTAAGAATAATTGAAACTAATTTAAGTATACATAACGAGAAAGGTGAAGTAATGGATCATCAAAGTCGAATTATTGAAGCAGAATCTTGGGACAAGTATATAGATTATTATTTTAATCATATGAATGGATTTAAAGAACAAAAAGAATTTAAATGTTTAGATAATATGACAGGTCGTACTCTTCAATCTAGAATGGAAATTGTAAATTTTAAATATGACGAAATTCATTTGACTTGTGATGTTATACAAAAATATGAACATAATGGAAGTTTACATACAATGAAAACAAAAAAGTTAGCATATCTAGTTATTGAATAATTTTCAAAAATCTCTTGACAAATATTGTAAATTAATGTATTTTAATATTGTTAACAGATATGATTAATCAAAAGGGCAAAACTAGATTAAAGCTCAAGAGAAGGAAACTTCTCTTCTGCTTTTAATTTAACTAGTTAATATTATACTTTATAAATTAAGGAGATAAAATTATGAAGAAACGAAATAAAATTATAACAATATTATTATTAACAACTACTCTTCTCTTTTCATTAACTGGCTGCAAATCAGAAGAAACTGTAGTTACTGTGAATGTAGAAAATAAAGAAGAATTCCATAATACGGCATTTGGAAAATCTGTATTAATAGAAATTGGAGATGGATTATATTATGACTCTACAACAAAGATTGTATATTGGTGGAATGGTTATTTAAATGATTTTTATCCTGATAATGATACCATACCATCACCATACTATGCTCCAAACGGATTACCATATAGATATAATCCTGAAACAAATACATTTGAAGAGATTGAGGAGGAATAAAATTATGCCAGTACATGATGATTTAGGAGCAAGAATGAAAGAATATGAAAAGCGAAACAGATATTATTTACAACGTAGAATGCCAGTTATTATTAGATGCGATATGAGAGCTGGACATACGTTCACAAGAGGATTTCAAAGACCTTTTGATGATATATTTATGAAAACTATGCAAGAAACAGCAAAATATCTTTGTGAAAATGTACAGAATTGTAAAATTGCTTATACGCAAAGTGATGAAATAAGTCTTGTATTAGTTGATTATGATAAATTAAATACCGAGCCATTCTTTGAATATAGAGTAGATAAACTTTGCAGTATTGCTGCAAGTATGGCTACTATGGCATTTAATAAGATATTTGAGAAATACGTTAAAGGGTTTGATTTGTTACTTGCTTATAACGAATACGGAGATGACACAGAAGAAAATAGATGTTTATTAGATGCTTATAATAAATCTTGTTCAAAAGGAGCAATGTTTGATGCGAGGGTATTTAACATTCCAAAAGAGGAAGTAACCAACTGCTTATATTGGCGCCAGCTTGATGCGTCAAGAAACAGTATCCAAATGGTAGGACAAGCTAATTTCTCTCATAAAGAATTGCAGAATAAGTCTTGCAATGATATTCAGGATATGCTTATGACACAGAAAGGTATCAACTGGAATGATCTACCTACATATCAGAAAAGAGGAACTTGTATAGTAAGAAATAAGATTGTTATTGAGTCAGATGGAATCACTGGAACGGCTCAATTAAGAGATACAACTAAATCTGAGAATGAATGGATTATTGATAAAAATATTCCTATTTTTAAATGCGAAGGTAGAGAATATATTGAAAGACTTATTAATTTTGATTAGAAAGGATAAAAATATGAAAATAAGATGTAAAAAAGAATGTCCTAAATATAATACATGTTCATTATGTTTTGGTGGAAAAGAATGTTCTTATCCAGAATATAGTTATTTAAAATATAATTGGTTAGAAAAATTTATGAATAAAATAACGTGTAAAAATAAAGAGAGTAAGCAAAGCTACTCTTCTATTTGTACTGCTGATCAGAATAAATCTGAGTGTAGTTTAATTGAAGAATTAAGAGAATTACAGAATAAAAAAGATGAATTAATTTCTAAGAATACAGATCAATTATTATTGCGTTTTATTCCTTGTTTTTATAATATTCGTGGTTATGGAATCTTAATAAAAGATTCAAATATTTGTGAAGAAAAAGCTTTAGAACTTTTAAAAGATGCAATTAAAAAAGAAGAAATTTATTTAGAAAATAAAAAAGAAATAGAAAAAATAAATGTTCGTATTAAAGAAATTAAAAAGCAACTTGGGATTAAGTAAGGAGAATAAATGATACTAACAGATTATAAGCAGCAAGCAGAATTTATTGGTAAAGATGGATTTATGGGATTAAGTACCGGAAATTTATATGAAATTACATTTAAAGATAATGATCCTTATGGATATGTGGTAGAGATTACATATAATTTAACTACTGATGAAGATATAAATAAACATATATCTCATAGTAGCGAAAAAAGTATAAAAAGATATTGGGATGTAAAAACAGAACAATCAGAAGAATAGACAGATAAAAATACATAGAGAAAGGACAGAACAAAAATGAAATATATTTTATTATTAATACTAGTAGGTTTTATAGCATTTTGGGGTGGTTTTGGTATAGGTGTAGACTATGAATATCAGAGAAAAAAGGATGATATTAAATAAACGTATTTAAACTAATTAATATTATATTTTATTTTTTACTTGACAAATAATACAAAATATGTAAAAATACTATTAGATTAATAATTCTGATAGTATTTTTTTATATATAAAATAGTATCAAAAAATAAAATAAAGTGAGGAATAAATATATGACAAAGGAAGAATTAAAAGAATTAGAAAAGCAAAGAGACGAATTAGATAAACAGATTAAAGAATATTATAATAATGAACGCTCAAACTTATTAAAAGAGCATAGAAAATTGGTGGGTAAATGTTTTAAAGGAAATCAATGGCTTAATCCTGATATAATAAAATATTATAAAGTTATTCATGAAGAAAGTGATAATGAATATCGTGTTGAAACATTAACATTCCGTGAAAAGTTAAGTTATAAACACTTACACAAAAGATTACATGGTTATGGTTATAGAACTGATTGTGAATTATTTGAATTTGAAGATATAATGGTATCAGACTTAAACAAAATGGAAGAAATTACAGAAGAAGAATTTAATACTGCTATGGATAACTGTTTAAAAGAATTAAAAGATATTATAGATAAGCAGATAAAAGAAAGAAAAGAATTAGAAACATAATAATACAACTTAAGCAAATATAATAATCATATAAATAACAGAACTAAAATAATGAATAATTATTATATTGGCATCGTAGATGCTATTCGTTACGAATAAAAGTTTATTAAAAATAAAAACGCTAAATGGCGAAGCCCTCGTCCTCTGGCACAGAGACGAGTATTATTATATCTAGTATATATATTATATCTAGTATATAAAGAATCTAGATTTTTGTAATACGTGATACGAAAATGTCTATAGACGATTTCGTATACTATATACGTTGATTTAGAATTAAGCAACTTAAGGAGTATAAAATAAAACATGAAGATTAATAAAAAAATAATTCAAGATAAAACATTATCTAATGATGCTATAGTATCTTTTGTAGGATTATCTATGATTTCGTTGCCGGATATAAATACATATACTTCGGTAGATATTATTTCATATTATTTAACTAATAATCCTAAACCTAATAGAAAAATAAAAGATACAGTAAGAAATGGATTAAATGAATTAATTGATAAAAAAATAGTAATTTGTAATGGTAGAGTCAAAAATAATTCTGTATATTATATAGATTCAAAGAATATTTTAGTTACGAAGAATTATATAACACTCCAGCAGGAAGAAATTTGGAAGATATTAAATTTGAATATTAATTACTCTACTGCCTTACTTCGATTTTATATGAATCTTCTTTGTACTTTTATTGTAAAAAATAATATTAAAGATATTAGAGAACCTAAATTATATGATAATAAATTTGGAATGCTTTCAATAAATAGTTTATGTAATTTAACTGGAATCTCAAATAGTACTGCAATAAAATATATTAATACATTAGAAGAAATTAAATTATTATATGTTGTACGTTGTTCTAAAAATTTTCGACATGAAAATGGAACAATTAAACGTCATAATAATATTTATGGTAAATATGAAGATTCTAAAATTATTAATCAATATGCTGCTATTGAGTTTAAAGATTTAAATGATTTAAAAAATAAACAAATTATTGAAAAAACTAATAATTCTCGTTCCATGCTTCAAAAGTATAATAGTTTAGTAAAAGGTAAGGAATATGATCAGTATACTATTACTGCTCTATTTGAATTTATAGTTCAATATAATAACTCTCATCCTGGTAAAGAAAGAGATTTAGATGTATTTGAAAAGTATGGATTTGATATAAATATTAATAAAAAAAATTAAACTAATCAAAATTATATATTGACAATAAATGTTAATTGTGATATTATTTGTTTAGACAAAAAGAAAAAAAAATAATAATACATAAAGGAGACAAAATTAAATGCTAAAATTAGTTAGACTAAACAATATTAAATTAAATGAAAATGTAGTTATTGATGTGGATTCAGAATTTATTTGTGATATTCCAGATGATTTTGATGAGGATGCAGTTCTAGGAATTAGAGATGAAATTGATGATGATGGTGATGATAGCATCTATGTTCTTTAGAGAATTGAAGATGATTTAGTGACATGCGAAAATGTTTTATTTAGTGATTTTATAGATGTTGCAGAATGGGATTTTCGTGTAATCTCTGCTGTTGCTGCTGACGGGTTAGGGATGAATTTTGAAATTTAAGGAGAAAAAGATATGTGGGTTAAGAATGGAAGAATTATTATTAATGAAGTTAATTTAGAGTTTGATGTTAAATGTTTAGAAAAGGAATTAAGAAAATTTTTCGAAGAAGATTCTAGATTTTCTATGTATGACATTGGTGTTTTTATTGAATTTGATGATGAATGTTGGAATGAAGAAACACATTATATTTGGAACGAAATTAATATTCGTATCATTAATTATGATAAAGTAATTGAACTTGGTGGAGAATTAATAGGACAGAAAACTTTTGCTACTGCTTATATTACATATACTACAGAAGGATTTGAACCACAATTAGTTATGAATAATGGGATTCCAGAATTTTATTATGTATTTAATTGGGCTTCTAGTACAGTAACAAATTCTAATACCTGGAAAAATAATCGTGATAGTGAAATTACTGTAGAAGATATTATAGAAAATGAAGTATTGAGTCAGTGGGAATTATAGATAAAATTTATTATATTTTAGAAAGGTGATAATTATGAATAAAACAGTTGTTGTATTTACATCAGATATGGCAAGAAAATTATTAAGAAGGGGGTATTCTATTGTAGATATTAAACAAGATAAATTTGATCAAGATGGAAAAAGAAGTATTTTCTTTTTTAAAAATGAAAATGGAATTGAAGAATCTATTAAAGAGTTAATTCCTAAAAAATAGTAAACATAAGGAGTAAAGGTAAACAAATGAGAAAAGAAATTAAAGAAATTAATCTCCCACAACTAATTGTAGGATTAGATTCACAAGATGACAATGCAAACTACATTCATATCAATGATGTAAAAGAAAATGTAGATTACTACTGTCCTTGTTGTAAAGGTTTAATTAAACCTAGAGCATATAAGAAAGATGAAAAGTATAAAATGCAGCCACATTTCTATCATATTAATGGTGGGTGTACCGAAGAAACATACATTCATTATATTTGTAAAAATTTTCTATTTCAAGCTGGTAGTAAGTTTATTGTAAACAATGTAGAGTATGAAGTTAAAGAAGTTATAATCGAAAATGGTTTTAATACAAAATTTGGAGTCTATATTCCAGATATTACTGTTATTACTACTTCTGACAAGATAATTTATTTTGAGATAAGCAATACAAATAAAAAGACAAGTGATTATATTCCTAAATGGGATGAACTTGGAAATGATATTGTAGAAGTTGATGTAAAGCAATTCGTTAATCAGAAATTTAAAAATGATATTCCAATATTTAAGTTGATATATTCTAATGGGAATTGTTTTATTCGGGAGTATATTCGTAGAGACTATGAAGAAATCGAAAGACGAAAATTAGAATGGAAGCGACAAGATAAATTAAATTATAAGATAAAATGGGAACGCCTTGATTGGTTTTGGAGAGAATTACAAGAATATAAGCATATGAAATGTTCGGAAGAAAATATTATTGATGCATTTAAAAATCTCCCATTTGAAGATATGAGTTTTTGTTGGAATATAATCCACAATCATAAATTAACACAAATAGATAACGAATGTTTAAAAATATGTAATAGTGAGTTCGATCATAATTTATTAATAAAAAATATCACATATAATAAAATCAAACCATATACTTATATATTTTCAGTTCAAGTAAGTAAATATATTGATAGTTCTACTACTTGTATGACACATAGAAAGAAAGTTAAAGATATTGAATTGTTTAATAAAATAATTAAAGAACTTTACATAGAACAGCGTGATAAAGTTAAAGAATATTTGTTTGATTTAAATGATATTATCTTAAATGATATTCAAAATATTAGTATTTACCATGATTTATATTATATTCGTTTTAAAAGTGATAAATACTATGAAAATGGAGTATCTGTTCAATATAATGAATTATTAAATGATAAAATTTTGGAATATTATCATGACAGAAAAATAAAAAGGTATGAAAAATATAAATCAAATAAAAAACAATTAATGTCATTACATGATAACGACATGAAGTATAATCAAATCAAATATAAACGTAGTAAATATATTGATTTAATTAATGATGTATGTTCAGAAATAAATAATTGTAAAAATAAACAATGGCATTGTAGTTGGAATTGGAACAATAAAATTGATATTAAAGTAACGTTATGGTTTGATTGTAATAAAGAATATGAAATTAATAATCCATATTATGATTATAATTATTCTTTATCGTTTACTATTAAAGAACCGATGTTAAGAGAATTAAAATGTGTTATTGCTGAATATATGAATAAATTGTATAACATGGTAGGTATTAAATCAATAAAATGTTCTAAATATGAATTTACATATAATCGTTTTGGAACTTCTGATTATAGAAAATTAATTATTGACAGAGAGGTAATAAATGAGTAAATACGGATATAAAATTAGAAATATAAAAGCATCAACACTTTATGGGTATAATCAGGGAACGAGAGATAGATATGATTATACAGATGCAATGTTAAATCATAGTTTGTTTAGTAATTATATGGTTAAACATGGTTTGAACATATATAAAGGTGAAAGTACGAGAGATATTGTTTGTATGGAGTTTGACTTTGGAACAAGATCATATGAAGATGAAATATTACATATAGAGAATATGGATATTGAAGAAGTCGGTCAAAAATGTAGAAAAGCTATAGAAACAAAAATAGAAAACGAAAAAGATAAAAAGATTATTGATGAATTAAAAAATAAATTAAAGAAATCAAATGAAGAACTTGGTCAATTAAGAATAAAAGAGATGAAAGAATTTGCAAAAAACCATAAAAATAAATTTTGCGAAATGTCAAAAGAGGAACTTAGAAAGAAATTTTATACAGAGGGTGTGGATATTACATATATTACAAGAAGAAAAGGAAAAGAAGATAAAATTGAAACTATTCATTATAAAATGTTGTATAGAAGTTCTGCAAAAGCAAAACTTGGACAAGTAATGTTTATTAACGACAAATTATATGATATTGCATATAATTGGTTAACAATGGGATTAGGAAATAAAATGCCTAATAAAAAAGCAAAGATAGTTGAAATGTCTGCTTATGCTCCATTGACAACAAGTACAGTAGTTGGATATATGACTATTCCTGTTGAAAATATATTAATATTAAAAGATCAAGAAAGTATATTTACAACAATGGCTAAGATTGTTCAATCAACAAGTCATATTAAAGAATATAAAATTCTTGATGAAGAAAAAACAGAAATTAATCGTCAAAGAGCATTGGCATTAGATGATAATGATAAGAACAAATATAATAAAAAAAGGCAATTAAAATATAAAAAAGAATACATTGTTAAGAATGTTGATAAAAGAAAATGTGAAGTTATAGATAAAGAAACTGATGTTGTGAACACTATTTGGGACGGCATGGGGCTAATAGATATTTCTGCAATTCCAGAAAGCATTAATGAGTATGAAGATACAGTTAATGGTATGGTCTTATTAAGAAATCATTTTTTTAAGATGTGTGGATTTAAATCAAATATACAATTATTTTTTAAAGACTGGTGTGAGAAAAATAATTTTAACTATGAAACTTATGAAGTTAAAGATATGTTTGGGAACAGTCATCGTCTTAAAGATATTAAAGTAATTACAACAGATAATGCAATTAAGTGGAAAAAATTTTCTGATTTAATGGGGAATAATTTAGCTGAAGCATACCAGTATTGGTGTGAAAAGGTACAAGATGATAATTCGGTATTTGGTGTTGTAAAAACTGATCATGCTAGTAAACTTGGAGATGTGCAGCAAATGAGTTATCAGATGATTAATACTCTTCCATGTCAGAAATCAGATATCAAAGAATTATCTAGTACAAGTGTAAAGTATGTAGAATTATTAAAAAACGATAATGATGAATTTGAAAAGTTTTTAAGGAAATATGCAACAGCAGTTAATCATTATGAGATGCTTGCAGATTTATATGCACATAATCATGAGTTTGCAAATAGTAAATGGTTTAGAACTGAGAAAAGAAAAGTTATTAATGAATATGTAAATAAATTGAGAAAAGGAAAGATATTTATTAATGCAGACAATCTTACTGTTTGTGGAAATCCATACGCTCTTCTATTATATGCTGTAGGTGATAATTGGGAAAAAGACCCTACTCTTAATGTAGAGGATGGAGTAATTCAGTGTTATACTCCGAGATTTGAAGATGGAGAATTATTGTGTGCAATTAGAAATCCTCATAATAGTCCTAATAATATTTGTTATTTTAAAAATAAATATAGTGAGGAAATTCAAAAATATTTTCATTTCAGTAATAATATTATTGCGGTTAATTGTATTCATACTGATGTGCAATCTAGAGCCAACGGAATGGATTTTGATTCGGATTTTATGTTTGTAACTAATAATAAAGTGATGGTTAACGCCGCAAAAGAATGTTATGAAAAATATCCAACAATTGTTAATGCACTAAGTGAAAGTGGAATATCTTATGATAACACATTGGAAGAATATGCTGCAATGGATAATAAATTAGCTAATTCTAAAATGGGAATTGGAGAATCGAGTAATCTTGCAATGCTTGCGTTAACATATTATTGGACGTTTAAAAATGATCGTACATTAATGGATAAATATTTTCATAATAATGATAGAACTAATTTATCAGAAGAACAAAAAGATAATATAATTAAAGAATTATATGATAATTTTGTTATTTTATCAGTATTAGCACAAGTTATTATTGACGGGTGTAAAAGAGAATATGATGTATCTGGAACTGATGAGATTAAGCGTTTAAGAGAATTATCTAGTATGAAATATATTCTTACTAAAGAAATTGAAGATGATAATGGTGATATTATAGAAAAAAAGTATAGATGTGATTTCCCAAAGTTTATGAAGTATACTAGAGAAATAAAAGTAACAAATAACGGTAAACCACGTCAGCACGAAGAAATAATTGCAGATAAAGAAAAATTAGAACAACGCATTAATACAGATTTTATATGTCCGATGAATTGGATGGAAGAATGTTTGGATGCAATACAAGGAGCTTCTGTGAAGAATGCAACGCCTACGGAAGAATTTTTTATTAAAATTAACGGACAAACAAATAAAAGACAAATTTCAAAAATACGTAAACTTGTTGATGACTATGACAAATATGTAAAATATAATCAACCAAAAGATACTAATGATGATGAAGATATGTTGATTTATTATAATAATTTAGAGTTAAGGTTTACTCAATTAATAGATAATTGTCAAAAAATTAAAATAGGTAATATAGTAACAATTAATAGGCTTATTGAAACTGCACTTGGTATAGATAAAGGAAATAATCAATATCAAAAAAAAGGAAAAAATTCTTCTATGTGTAGAAAGATGTTAAATACATTATATAAGATGAACACCGAAAAATTTCTTATAAACTTTCAACAAAATTGCACCGCTTTAAAATAAATATTGTTAAAAAAGTTAATAAAACTAGTTAAAATTATAAATCGCTTTGCGTCCGTTATATGAGGGGGAAAGCAAAAACTATTTTGTTAGTAACTCAACCGCTATTGCCAATTGCGGTATATAAATATGGAATTGCAATGTATTATAATGCCAAGCCCCAGGCTTTATATGGGGCTACGTAAAACAAACTAAATAATATTATATTTTTAAATTTAGGTATTGACAAATAAATCAAAATATGTTAATATTAAGGAGTAAAAGGAAATGAGAGAATTTAGATTAGAAAAAAATGATACTGCTAGATATTCATCTTTTGGAGAATTAAGAGAAGCCTTTGGATTAAAAGCGATTTCTAAACACACTTCTGACGAAAAGAAGTTAGCAGATCAGAGAAATAAGTTTGTAAAAACATGTAGATGTTGTGGACAGCCACTTACATATATTAGTGGTACTAATACTCTTGCTTGTAAAAATACTGAGTGTAAGGGAATTAAGAAAACATCTAAGAATCCTGATGGTACAGAAAAGGTTTGGTATGTACCAGTAACAAGAACTCTTGATGAAAAAGGTTTTGAAATTGCTTTAAATTTGTTTGCAGATTAATATTTTTTTGCAAACTCATCAATATTATATTTACATTTTATATATGGTTACTACTCTTCCGTCTTGGAGGAGATAACAAAAGAATAAATAAAAAATTTAAATGAGAAAAAGGAGAAAAAGAAATGACAAGAACAGAGTATGTAAAGACAGTGGCTAAAAAGGCTAATTTAACACAGAAAGCAGTTAAGGAGATTTTAGATGTAATGCAGGAAGTTGCATACGGAGAAATGACTGCTGGTGGAGAAGTAAAAATTTTTGATTCAGTAACTTTAGTAGGAAAAGAAGTATCTGAAAGAACTGCAAGAAATCCGCAGACAGGAGCTGAAATTGTAGTACCTCAGCATCTTGCTCCAAAAGCTAAATTTGGAAAAGGAATTAAAGATTTATTAAAGAATGCATAATTAAAAACTGAATATAGAGACTACTGCAAGTGTTATAGCTTGCGGTAGTAATTCAAAACAAACAGAGATTTATCGCTTATATCATACTAATGCGAAAATGTAAATTGTATGTGGAGAGGTACTACCATAAGTGTACGACAATAATATTGAAGTTACAGAACTTAATAAAAACTGTATCGCTACTAATCAAAGGCGGTTTGTATAAAGTGGGTATAGACACTTTCAAAACCTATGCCATACCGAAAGTCAAATGAGATAACCTTTCTCCGCTTCGGAGAAGTAAAATATGAGAAGAATAAATTATAACAATGCTCTTTACGAGCCGTATAAAAATAACCCTTAAATGGGCAGTTCGTAAAACCGAGGAAGACGTTCTTCTGAATACTAGGTTCAACGTTTGAGGTATTCAATAAAATATAGCTGGCGGCAGGTGGGAATCTGACTGAGCCTCATAAGCTTGGTAAACTTGGCTCGACTCCAAGGCGTAGCAATCAGTGGCTTGACACTAATAGTATACAGTGATGTATATAAAGACATAGCTTCTACACTATGTCACCTAGAAATAGGCTAATTCAAGCAAAACAGACATGGCACATACTCAAAAGGTATGGGTTCACATCGGTAAGCAAATAAATCCTATGTGGAAATAGTAATTGAAATTCGGAGTGACAAGATGATTCAAGGGCGACTGCTGAGAATTTATCTTCTGACCGCAAATCAGATAACTCATGCAAACGAACAAAATTATGATGCTGAATCTGAAGGATATTTAGTCTGAGTACTTATTAAACAAAGGCGGTATCCATTAATGTAAGCGAATTGGTATCTTCGGATGTCAAATTAACTTAGATTGGAATCAAGTACCGATTATAAGGGAAAGTACGGCTGTGTGACGTATTTCGTGGGACAAAATCTTATGAAGCGACTGGCACAGTACATAGTCAGTAGAATAAAGAATAATAATACAGATAGTGCAAAATATTATTTTATCATTGGTTATGATGAAAACATCAATATTTTATTAATTACATTAATTAAAGCAAAAATCTGTGTCTATGCGGTGTGCGATAAATGACCTAATATACTACTGTTTTTTCAGAATAGTGTCATTGATGAGTTCGCAAGACTCTGATATGTTTAGTGAATATTGCAGCGTGAACTTAGCGGTTCTTTACGGTACGGCAGTATCGAGTGAATATTGAAACTAGAGTAGCCCCGTAGAAATGAGGTATAGCCTCCTCAATAAAATGGCGGTCATGGAAAATACAATATGTGTACGTCAAGTAGCATATTGTGGAAAAGAGAAGAAACAATAATGTCTCTAAAGTTTTCTAGGTGTAGGTGTATTCTCAACCTATGTAAATGAGTAAAAGGATGTAGTGGTGGTATTGCATAGCTTTACTACTACTCTCCTAACTTATTGGATATTAGCTCAATTTGGCAGAGCACTAGTTTTGGGTACTAGCGGTTGTGAGTTCAAATCTCGCATATCCAACTATGGTGTCATTAGTTTAGTGGTAAAACATCAGATTGTGAATCTGAATTCGAAAGTCCGATTCTTTCATGATACCTTTGGGATGTGTATGGTGTTTTCTTATAAACATCGTTACATGGTTTTGCAGATGTACTTTAACATGCTGTATATGGTAGCGTAATGCATAGCTATACGCAGTAAATCCTACTGTTATCCTATCACTCGTCATAGTTTAAGGCGAGCAGACCATGGCGATAGGCTCTAGCATATTTTGCATAATTCGTATAGTTTGGTCAAGTACTCCTGCCTTCCAAGCAGGCAACATGGGTTCAAATCCCATATTATGCTTTAAGTAAAGTATGACATAATTATGCCTTATCGGACATGCTAACAAACAAACCGAATTAATTGTAAGGGTTTTCTCGATATACCTGTCTAATAAAAAATCGAAGCTTTACTTTAATATTTTGGCTCTATAGTATAATGGTTATTATGATGCCCTGTCACGGCATAGAAGACGGATCGTAACCGTCTAGGGTCGTTTTATTAATTATTTGTAAATTTTTGGACTTTTTACCATCAATCTCCTAATGAAAATAGTTGTATTATATATTATAATCAGTATTATTTAACACTATTTTTGTGGAGGTATATAATGGTAAATAATTTAAAAGAATTAATAAAAAAAAGTAATCTACCACTTTCTGAAATTTCAAGACAAACTGGTATATCTGCTTCTACTATATATAGATATGCTAATGGACAAATTAAAAATATAAAAAGTGATTATTATGATATGATTGTCAGTGTATTAAATAAGAATAATCAAGAAATGTGTCTTGAAAATAATGAAAATTGTACTACTGATATTAATACAGATTTATTAAAGAAAGATATGATGTCAAATGGTATAAAACAAAATGAATATGAAATGACATTAGTTAATTCTAATAATGTACATAATAATTTTTATAAGAATATAAATACAAATAAATATCCTAAACGTGGTGATATTTATTATGTAAAAAATAATAATGCTACTGGTAATGAAGTTTGGGGGTCACGATTAGCTGTTATAGTATCAAGTAATAAGTTAAATCAAATAATGGGAACTGTTGAAGTCGTATATGTTACTTCTCAACCTAAAGCTGATTTACCATGTCATTGTACTATTAAAACAGAAAAAGCAGTATCTGTAGTATTATGTGAACAGATTAATTCTGTTTCTAAAAGTAGATTAGGAAATTATATGGGAACTGTAACTGATATTGAAATGCAAGTTATTGAAAAGGCATTGAGGGTAAGCTTAGATTTAAAACTTCCTGCTGTTCGTGAAGAATTTAGTACGGATTATATTATGTTACAGACAGAAAGAAATTTTTATAAGCAATTTTATGATCATGTTATGAAAGTATGGATGATTAAATCTACTACTTCTGATAATAGTCATATGTTTGAGTAAAGTATAGCCGATGATTTTTCATCGGTTTGATTAGACTTGATAATATTATATTTTATATTATATATAAGCACGTACAGCAAATATTCAAATTATTAATGATGAAAACAATTAAAAGAATGTTTACAAATTATAAGATTTTTAGTTATGAAATGTATGTTAGAGGATTTTGTGCTTAGTTTTATTTTGTTATAAGGAATGTAACTGTATTTATTTACAGACATCTTTCTGTGAAAATCAGACGGACTAATAGACCGATAGCACTATTAATTATTGGTGGAAGGTAACTCTCGGTTAGTTACGGCAGTCTGTAAAACTGTTGCAATTGCTAGGCAGGTTCGACTCCTGCTCCACCAACTATCACTGCTCTATTATGGGCAAATATAAAGAAAAAAGAGGAAAATGATTTTATGATCAAAATTTCAAATTTTGAAGCAAAGAAACTTAATGAATTAGGTGTTAATTATGGAGAAAATGGAATCTCTCATACATATGGACATAATAGACACTATTTTTTATGTGAATCAAAAAAGAATATGAATATGCTTGAACAATTGAGACAGAAATCTATTATTAAAGCATATTAAAATTAATTGAAATTAAATAAAATTATACAACTGAATATAGACTAGGATTTTTGAAACTAAAAATATGAAAGGTGGAAAAGCCTTTGGGGAAGAAGAAAAATAAAGGAATTAGAATTTCATTTGTAGATGAACCTGCTGCGGAAGATGTAACAGGTTCCGCAGTACTTGTAGAAACACCAAATCATAAAATTTTATTGGATTATGGACTTGCACAATCAAATGATAAATATCTAGATTTCATTACTAATAATAGAAAAACAAAAGAATTTAAACCTAAAGATATAGATATGGTGTTAATATCTCATTTACACGGGGATCATTGCCTTGCTTGTCCTTTGCTTTATAAAAGAGGATTTAGAGGTGCGACAATTATATCAGAAGGTAGTAAAGGTGTTTTTAAAGCAATGAGTGAAGACTCTGCTTTTATATCAGAAAGAGATGTTTTGGTAATTAATAATCAACATAATAAAAATTATGAACCATTATATTCTATAGATGATGTAAATTTAATGATGGAATATACTTTAGAAAAACCAATTAGTCAAAAGATTGTAGTAGATGATGAATTAGCATTTGAATTTATCCCATCTGGTCACTTATTAGGTGGATGTCAAATTTTATTATATATTACAATTGATAATTTAACAAAAGTAATTGGTTACACTGGAGATATTGGTAATCATGAGATTAAAAATTATTTTGTAGGTAATTTTACTCCTATTACTCATTATTGCGATGTGTTAATAGGTGAATCTACATATGGAGACAGACCAGATTTAAAAACTGGAATGAAAGAACGAAAAAATGACTTAGATAAATTACGTTCTATTATTGATATGCAAGTGAATGAAATGCATGGTAGAGTATTAATCCCTAGCTTTGCACAAAGTAGAATTCAACAGCTCGCATTAATGATTTATCAATTATATAGAGATGAAGAATGGCAGCCAAAAGTTTATATTGACTCTCCTCTTGCTATTACTATTTTTAAAGAATACGAAAAGGTTTTAGTTGGAGAAGAAAAAGAATTATTTGATGAACTACTTAATTGGGAAAATTTGATTTTTGTAAAAGAATCAGAGCAAAGTAAAAGTTTAGTTGCATCAAATGAAGCTTGTGTTATTCTTAGTACTGCTGGAATGTGTCAGGTTGGAAGGGTTAGACATCATTTAAAATCTTTAGTAGGAAATCCAAATGCTACTATTTTATTTGTTGGATTTTCAACACCAGGAAGTTTAGCAAGTTTATTAAAAGATAATAAAAGAAAATCAATTACTATTGATACTAAAGAATATAAATGTAGATGTGCTTCTTATAGTTTAAAATCTTTAAGCGGTCATGCACCATTTGATCAACTTGTAAATTATTATACTTCTATTCCATGTGGAAAGATTATTTTACATCATGGAAGTACAGAATCGAAAGAGATATTAAAGAAGAAACTTGAAAAAGTTTTAAGTGATGAATGTAAAACGACTAGAGTTGTTATTGCAAATTCTAGTTTGAAATTTAGTTTATAAAATTAAATATGGAGATAACCGTATTGATTACGGTTGAAAGACACTTATGCTATTTATAAGTGTCTTTTGATATAAAAAATATGAAGTGCAAAAGCACTTAGGATTAAAAGGAGAAAAAATTTATGGCAGAGTTATTATCACTTTTAGGTGGTGGAAATGATGATTTGTACACTGAAATGATTAAAGAAAATCTTGATCGTAGAATATTAATTTTTAACGATGATGTAAATGATAGTATTATTGAAAATTATTTAATGTATATTATTAAATGGAATAGAGAAGACAAAGATATTCCTATTGATAAGCGCCAGAAAATTACACTTCTTATTAATAGTGGTGGTGGAGATTGCTTTAGTGGATTTAATGCAGTAGATATTATTACAAATTCAGTTACACCTATTAGAGCAATTTGTTTAGGAATGGCGGCTTCGATGGCATATCATATCTTTATATGTTGTTCAGAAAGATACGCATTTCCGAACTCAGTACTTCTTCAACATGACGGTGAGTTATCACTACAAAATAGTACATCAAAAGTTCGTGATACTATGAAATTCTTTGAAGAAATGGAAGAAAGAACAAAACAACATGTACTTAAATATACTACTATGACCGAAGAATTCTATGATAAACATTATGATCAGGAATATTGGATGTATGCTAATGATAAAGGTAAAGAATTGGGAATGGTAGATTATATTATTGGAGAAGATTGTACAATTGATGATATTTTTTAGAAACTAAATAATATTAAATATTGTATTTTATGCAAGGATTAAAAGGAGAAAAAGGAAAATGGAAATTAAACGTACAGTAAAAACAGATATGACAATTAAAACTGCTAGAATTGAAGATAACATTTTAATTGATGAAAATGGTGAGGAAATTGATATTGTTGAAGTTGCTCGTCAGCTTTATGGTGAAGGAGAAGAATTTAAATTAACTCTAACACGTTCTACTAGTGAAGAAGTGGAACTTGATGATATTAAAACAGAAACTGAGAATGAAGATGATGAAGAGTAGTGTTTACTACTCTTCTATTTTATTGTAAAGAAATATTTTAGGATTAAAGGAGAAATATTAATGTTTAATATTGAGGAAGTTCTTGCTGAGTATGGTTTAACTCCTGAAAGGTATGAAGAATTATTAAAAGAGTGTTCTGATAAAGTACATAAAATTTCAGACAGTGATTGGAGTGAAATCTCTAGTAAGTATGGAATTGATATGAATCCAGATACACTTAGAAAAGCTCAACAACCACCTTTGTTTGGCGGTGTTTTTGTAAGAGAATATTATCAATGGAAAGAAAGTCAAAATAAATATAAAGATGATGATTCTTATATGAAAGAGATTCAGATTCAAAAAGATGAAATCTATAAGGAAAAAAGAAAATTATATGATCAGCGTAGAGAATATAATAAACTTCTTACTTCTGATGCAAGATCAGAACATTTAACTGATGAAATGATTCTTGCTGCAAATAGATTAAACGAATCTAGACCTCTTGAAGTTGAAGAAAAATGGATTACTGTAAATACAAAAAAAGAAGCTGTGCTAGTTTTTTCTGATTGGCATTACGGAATGGTTACAGACAATCTTTGGAATAAATATAATACAGATATTTGTAGAGAACGTGTTGCTAAATTAGTAGCTTATACAAAAGAATATTTACAATTAAATAAGATTGATATGCTACATTTATGTATGCTTGGGGATGCTGCTCATGGATCTATTCATACTACATGTAGAGTTAAATCGGAAGAAGACACTTGTGACCAGATTATGAATGTTGCTGAAATTATAGCAGAAGCAATTAATGAGCTTTCTACAGTAGTAAATCATGTAACAGTATATAGTTGTTACGGAAATCATTTGAGAACAGTTCAAAATAAAAAGGATAGTATTGATTCTGATAATTTAGAAAAGATGATTCCATGGTGGTTAAAACAGAGATTACAGAAAAATTTTAAGGTTGATATTGTAGATTCTGAATATAAAGAATTTACAAAATTGAATGTACTTGGATATAACATTTGTTGCGTACATGGGAACTTAGATAATTTTAAGAATCTTGGTACTACTGTTAATACTATTTTCAGTAGAAAATTTGGTGAAACAATTGATTATACAATTAGTGGTGATAAGCATCATCTTGAAGAGTTTGAACAGTTTGATATAGAAAGTATTCTTGTTAGATCTCTTTGTGGTACGGATGATTATGCTAATGAACATCGTTTATATTCTAAAGCAGGTCAAACATTATTAATCTTTAATAACGAATATGGTCGTGAAGCAACGTATCATATTCCGTTAAATTAATTAATATTATAAAAAAGTCAATGCGAAAGACTTAATCGGTTACATAAGCCTAAGAAATTATGAGAAGCAAAAATGGAGAGGATAAGTGGAAACTTGCTTCTCTCCTATTGATTTTGACCAGTAGCTCAGTTGGTAGTAGCGTCAGACTGTTAATCTGAATGTCGTAGGTTCGATCCCTATCTGGTCAGTTATTATAATAATCAAACAGATAAATATAAAATTATATATGATAAAAAGAAATTCTTTTGTAAGAAGTGGCGTATTATACGTCTCTTCTGAGTTTTCTTTCGGAGGGTTAAGTGTAAATATATTACTCTCCTATTACTGATCTATAGCTCAGTTCGGTTTAGAGCACTTGCCTGATACGCAAGGTGTCATTGGTTCAAATCCAATTAGATCAATTTAATTCGTTTTAATTCGTTTTATTTTACTAAACCTTAGTTTGACGAAGTAATTTAATATATTAAAAATAATTATATACAATTTTAGTACAGTCCGTGCATATATATTGTAATATTTTATATATTGAAAAATAAAAATCTAGTACTTAGG